GTGTAGGTTTGGTTCAATCGAACCAGTAGGGTGAAGATCTGATCGAACGAAGTGACGGTCTGCCGAAGTGGCTGCATGCCAGCATCAGTGAAAGTACATTCCATGTCGAACGGGCCTGAGAATAGTTGGTTGCGTTTGGTCATGCTGCTAGAACGGAAGAGCCCGCCTAGAAGTTAAGCCTTACTCTGAACCAAAAATACCGCCACCACGTCATTCAGTTGGTTGACATAGAATTCGTGGCAAATCACCCCGTCAAACTTTTGAGCCTCAGCTTCGAGTAGACTCTCCAGGGTATCCAACTTGCCCAACGATAGTCGGCCCAATTTGACCGTATGAAGCTCCACCGGAAAACTGGTGCTTCCGACCTGTCCCCCGCCTGGAGTGGTCAATCTGATGCCAGGCAGGTAACCCAGACTGACCAGCAAACAATTGAGGCGTTCCACGTACTCAACCCCAATCGAGCAAGCCTGCACCTGGTTGGTCTGGACCCACTCGTTCACCTGCTTGGAGATCTGCTGGTCTACGTCGTAGGTTTGGTGAAAACTGAAGAACTTGAATTTCTGATGTTGACTCATCAGCCAACATACACCAAACCCCTCCTAGTATGAGCCGCACGGTCTCTAGGAGGGGTTTGGATCAGCAGCTCTGGACCATCCAAAACGGCTGACTAGGGTCTATACACCGATCAGACGTCGGATAGATCAAAATCGAATCTTCGGTACCATTGCGGCCGTAAGGCCGCCTTGGGGTATTGCTGCCGAAAGCCAGCATGCCAACCCCGCATCCATTCACGGTGGACCCGCCGCTCCTGGTCCTCCAACGCCGAGAATCCGATGTGTTGCCCTGGTCCGACCGACGGTCCGCCAGGGACGTATTGGTCAGCTGCCGCCCAGTTGAGGCCCGTCTGACGGCCATCCTCATAGGCCTGCTCAACCGTCATCAATACATGATACGGAGTGCCAGGCCAGACCCGATTGGTTGGATGAGGTATTTTGATGAACTGGTCCATTTTGGTCATGTGGGGTCAGACGGAAGCTTAGAAGGCCTAACCTCTCCAGAAAAAGTCCAGGATTCAGCTCGGTTGGGTTCTTGCGGCCCCACGTTGACTTCAACCCAACACACCCCAACTGATTGCCCAATCCAACGATGATACGCCACACCATCTCTGTACCACACCACCATGATACCAGGCCCGCTGGTGGCGAGTCGCTCACCTAAAAAGATGGCATCTACCGTATTATCCCCGTCGACCGTGTAGGTCTTGATCCCATTTCGGGTATGGACACGCAAGGTATGTTGAGTCATCAGTGGACCAGTAGGTTGACGTTTTGAGTATGAATACAACGAGGCATCCCCATCGCGTCACGGACCCATAGCCCGTCATGACAGTCATTGACGGCCATGTAGGTCAGGCTATAGATCGCACCAGCTACGGTCAAACAGATGGCGAGGCCGATTAGGATTTCGACCAAGGTCAGACGAGAACTTCGGAAATGGTTTCGCATCTGGATCTCCTTCAGAAGAAAATGTTGATCGGGCGAGCGGGCTTCTTACCAGTCAGTTTCCGGTAAGCCTTCATGCCCAACATGAAAGGGACAGCAGCCACCAAACACGAGAGAGCGAGCACATCACCCAGTAGCGAGATTGTTTGTTTCATACCTGGTAGAACGGATGCCAGGTGGAGAAGTTAAGGTCAGCCCAACAACTCGGCTTCGATGGTTCGGTAGAGACTGAATTCTTTCTTGAGCCGTTGCTCCAACTCTTTGATCGATTCCCCATACGATCCCACTCCAAGATCCTTGGCTAGTCGGACCGAAAGATTCAAATAGTCAGGTTGACCCACATGGGTGAACCAATTAACCTCAATCCTAGGGTACTGACCGGCAGGGGTCCGGTAGACCCCCAACTGGATCTGGTCATCGTACTTAGACTCCAGGCGGATCAGGTCGAGGGTTCGGCCGAAAATTTGGATGGTGGGATTCATCGACATATAGACACCAACGGCCCTTCCGGATAAAAGATAACCGGTGTAAAGCCCAAATGATGAACCGCCGCTCCATGCTCCAAGCCCTCACCTGTTTGTCGGTACTCTCGATTGCCTTACCCACCTGGGCTGGCTCGAAAGACCCCAGGACCCCGCCACTAGGCGAACCTGAGTTCCTCTCCAGCATGCAGTACCTGCTCGATAATCACCAAAACATGGTCGATTACATGGAGCGCTTCGCCACATTGGAACCCCCAGCCAGGCAGGTAGTCTGTAGGGTCCAGCTGACCACCGTGGCGTTGGCCCAACAGCTCAAACGACTAGGTTTGGTCGAACAGACCAAACTTTGGAACCATTGCAGCGAAGGAGCTGTGTTGAGTTGGGCCGATCGATTTGGAGACATGCAGCTAAACAGCTACCTGCCTTACTGTCGGGTGAAGCAACCTAGGCTGGTCCCAGCCCTCCAGGCATATGAGCTAGCTAGACGGGCGTTGCAACAGTATTGCAGGGAACGCCCCCTCAGCAGCGTAAAGGACCCCCATGCCCCGCAAGTCGAAGAACGCTAGGAGGGTCTATGATCAGATACGTTCTGGGGAGCTTACGTTCGAGCAATTCCAAGAACGTTTCCTAGACGAATGGTTGGCAACAGCCATCCAGCAAATTGACGGCTTGGTCAAGCTGGCGGGACTACGTAACGTGAGATGTCTACTAACGAGCCGTAGCTGGCATGGGCAGTTCGTGTTTGAGATCCTGCAACTGAACCCCAATGGGACATCTAAAATGATCGCCTCCATAACACTGATGGACGGCCGATACAGTTTCGTGAATGAACCCTGGATGTCAAGACGACTGGCAGCTATCAGGCTACGCCAGTTCATTGGATCATGAAAGGCACCGACCCCTCACCCGACACCAACCTGGCCTCAAAGCCTGCCAGCAAGACACAGGCTCGCCCCATAGGCACCAACTCGGAACTTAGGATCCGGACTCCCCACAGCAAGCCTTCAAACCTGCCTCCACCAGCTTGACTGACTTGTTGGATGACCGACATCTGGGCGATCGGGTCGTACTCAGGGTCAGTTCTGAGCTCTGGCATGTGGGCAGGATGGATCCAGACCGCCTCCACCCGTGTGTCGAGACAATGGAACGCATCCAGTAGGGTGGCTAGACCGATCGCAACTGTAGTGGTGGGTTTCATGGATGGGTCTACACCGTTGGACAACACCACTTGGTCGGGTCCAACATCCTACACCCCTCCAACTCTTCACGGAGCTGAGGCGTCAGACGCTCCAATGTGATGGGCAACTCACCTTCGCGACAGATAGATGTAGGTCCAGGGGTTTGGAAAGGCTGGTCGGGCCCACCGTCAACACGGCCACCACATGCCTGAAGCAGCAGTATGAGGCTCAACAGGTATTTGGTAGACATACGGCCAATACACCAGAATTGGTGTATTGGCCGTATGTCCCTTAAAGCCGTTGCCCAATTCCTCCAAGGGCGTGAAGCGTATCTGAAGGCTCGCTCCGATCAACAAGCACAGGCAGAAGGAATGCTGTTCGACCTAGTGGGGCCGGCCGTCCTGCAGATCGCTGAGTCGTTAGGTCCTATCAGCCAAAGGAGTGCGGCTCCAAATCCTAGGCAGCTACCCACGAGCGATCGAGCTAACGTATGTGCCGATCCCCATCCCCGAGGGAGACCTGCAGCTGAACCTGACCCTCTCTGACGATAACCGATGGCTCGAATGTACCAGATTCGGGGAACGGATCGCCCTCAAAGGGCTATCGCAACAGTCCTTCATCGACTGGATGTTGGGACTGTTGCGACGGCTCGACCCAGCATTTGGCTGACAGTATCGAGCGTCAACGCCACCACTCTTGACCAGATTGCTCTTGCAGTCGAACCATCCGCTTCTTCAGCCTCGCTACCTTGGCCAGATGCTGTTTGGTCAATAGGGCGAACCGCATCCGTTCCCTCTCTAGATCGGCCTCAACCTTAGCAATCAGCTGTTTGGGATCAGGTTTCATGGAAAATGCGGGCCCAGAAAAAATCCGCCGCCCGGCGAAGCCATGCGGATTTTTTGATCGAGCCAAAAATGGCCGGTCGATAAAAATTTGGATAGATAGGGGGATTTGACCTATTTGCCGTTTTGAGCGGGGCGCATACTGGATACGCCATTTTGGGAGATCTGTACAGCCCGAACGGATTATCGATCGGTTCGGCCAGACGGTCATTTAGCGGCGGCTGGTGGGCCGGCCCGTAGCTTCGCTATGGGGAGCCAGGCCAGTCGGCCGCCGATAGTTGTTCAGCCTACACGGTAACGTACCGCTACTGTCCCGACCCCTCGCTTGAGTTGTTGAAGCCTCAGTTGACTCTGCTCAAGCTGCCTGGTCAGACCAGCGTACTGACGTCGAATCTCCCAGCGTTGGAACTCCAGCGTCACCACCCACCACACTATCATGATGAGTAGCAGCCAGGCATCTCGGATGTCGGCTAGTTGTTCTTTCATGTGGGATACTTGCTGGGATTCGAACCCAACTCTCCACCCTTATCGGGTGTGTGCACCAGTACACCAAAGTATCGCTGCCAAGACTTGACTCGGTCCTAGCTGCCTCTTGGGCCAGCTAGGCGCTCCATGCATTCTGATCTATATAACGGATCAGGTGGGGGAAAGTTAATAGAGCTGTGGGCCTTTTTGAGGGGGTCTGGGTGGGGCCTCAATATTCGGCTGAGGCTGGATCGTATCGATCACCAACCTGATGGCTTGATCGAGCGTCAGGCACCCTATGCCGTCCGTCTGACCGTCGGATGCCCTCTTGAGCCGATAGCCCGTTCCCTCGGGAGCGATCATGAAGCCGTTCAGCACCATACGGATACGATGATCCGAGTCATCGTAGTGAGAGCCTCCGATCAGTCGATCGTCACATAGGTGAACGTGGAGGCCCGCCAGTTTGAGGCGTTGGTAGGCGGATTCGATGGGCGTGAGGACATCCTCAGGGGTCCACTGTAGATCTTGAGCTATGTGGAGGATGGCGGGGCTACGTTTCATGATCCAAATCTTACACCAAACTAGCTAGATTGAGTATTGAGATACTCAATTCGATTGATCTCACTGTGGATCGGGCATAAGATCAGCACGTCTCCATAGCCTGGTTGTCGCTCCCACCTGCAACCGCATTGGGCCACATCGCCAACGAAGTTCCGGTTGAATGGATCGCCGTGTGGGATGGTCCGATCGTGAGGCTGGCCAGATGGGGCATGGCAGAAGCGGCACTTAGCCATTTGGTTCAAGCTGTTCTTTGGCGTCTTGGATCAGGGCGAGGATGTGGGTATGGTTGGTCCGCTTAGGGTCGAAGTTGGCGGGGAACTTGATCGGTTTGCTGTAGAAGTGCTCTGGATGGGGACGGGCCAGGAACTGTTCGTAGTCGAGGATCGCTTTCTCGTAGTAGGCTCGCCGTTCTTCGGTCAGTTGTGCCATTTGCTCACGGCGTGGGCCTCGAACCCACTTCTCTCCCTTTTAACAAGGGTCGCTCTTCCTGTTGAACTAGCCGCAAACCGTCGAGGGGGAGTTGAACCCCTGGGGCGACGTCTCGCCCGATTCTGAGTTATTGGATCAGATGCTGGCAACCGGCCAACTATTCGACTGGGGGCTGTGGGTCATGACTCCGTTGCCCTTGATTGATAGTACGGCCGGGGTGGGCGGGAGTTAACGCTTTACTCCAACTTTTAGGGTCCTACCATTGTCTGGTTTTGGAGGTACATACTCCTTTAGACCCCCAATGTATATTTGTTCATGACGGATCTCCTTACTCCAAGGATTCCACCATACACACTTTGCAATACGTTCACCCGTCTGGAAACTTTCGATTACCATGATGGGGCTGTCCGCTGTCTTCAACGTAACGAGGTCTCCTTCTTGCATGAGAACCTCCTTTCATCCCCTCACTTACACCAGCCCTACAGCTCGTTCGGGTCAAAACGAGCTGTGAAAGCAGCTAGATAGCCGTCAGCCGCACCACCTCAATCGATGTCCCGCTAGCCCAGGTGGTGCTTGTGCGGCCGTCCTCGAACGTGAACCTCATCGTTTCGTTTGAATTAAGCACCGTCTTTACGACAAGTGTGGGCTTCTGATAGCAGGGCCACCGATCGCCTGGTCGCACCATACAGGCGGGGATCCGCATCGTCTGAATCTGGATCGAGTCCGATTCCCCTGTCATCTCGGACAACAGGCGAATCACCTCTTCTCTGGTTTCACGGTTCATCGTCAGCCCGTCCCCAAATCGGCCGAATCTTCGGCTATCAGCTCATCCCCCAAGAAGAGCATGACCCTGACCCGCTGACATCGCCCGCTGAGGTAGTTGTTTCGATCCTCCGACCGTACCTCGATCCTGAGCTGCTCCTTCAAGAGCTTGATCAGTTCTTGCTTGGTCATGTCCTGCCTCGTACGTTCTTTGGAGCGGCGTTCCTCGGCTTCCGCTACTTCTTGCTGTGCTTCATCGAAGAAGTTCATGCTCAACCCGTGGAACAATCCTGAAGGATCAGTGCGGGGTCGCCACCGTTGGGCTTCCAGCTGGTCTGCCCGTAGTGGTTGATGTCCCCGATGGTGGTCTCAGCCGCCTGACAGACGTGGAGGGAGTGTCGGCCAGGGATCACCACCTCTGCCGAATCGGGGAGTTCAGAGTTGGCGAGGAAGAGCTTGAGTTCGCCTACGGTCATGTTCGCTGGGGCCTCTCAATTAGGACCGTCGCCACCACTTCACCCTCCACAGGGTCTACGTGATGACAGACGGTTTTGACCAGATAGGAACCGTCATCCCTAGCCACCAGCTCGTTAAGACCGGGAACTCGGGAGACCATGTGTTCGGCGTAATGGTCTTCGCCCAACACCCTTAGAAAGATTTTCACCATGCAGGCCTTACACCAAGTAACGTCTTGGTCGGCTGGCCGATAGGTACCACCAGTCAAGCCCAGCGACTCATGTCGCCTCTGAGCCTCTTTTGAATCTTCCTCAGGCTCCAGACGTGCGTACTGTTGACCAGCGGATGTCCCTCCGAGCGGGCTTGGCTGATGTGATAGCGTTCCAGGTAGAGCAGCTCGTCCCGATCCTTGGCGACTGCCAACACTTCAGCCACAGGGCGAACCCCGTCTGCAAGGAGGCCCCGAAGCCATCCAGAAGCCCGATTACGGGTCTTTAGGTTGGCCTTCGACAGATGACACCTCAGCCGCTCTTGGAGCTTTAGACGGGTCATACCGACGTAGCAGAGATCGTTGGTTCTTGGGTCCCTCAGACCGTAGATGATTCCGAACGGCCCCGAGGCAGCCTGTCGAATATTCCAAGCTCGGACTGGTTTCGGGTCTTTCCAGTGATGGGCCTTGCGAAGCCAGGCCGTCCCCAACTCATCCAAGCCGGCTTCCGTTGCAGCACGCTGTACCATACGTCTGGCATCTCTGGCAGAAAGCTTTTGGTTTCGAAATGATAGGAACACAAGCCGCTCAGGGCTGGCGTCCTTTTGGAACTCAAGCAGGCTAGCTTTCAATCCGTCAGAGACCTGATCCAAGTCCTTGAACCGAAGCTTGGTGACGGCCTCTGGGGATTTGCCGGTCTCATAGAGCACTCGAATCAAGAGGCGGTCCCGCTCCCCGTTGGCAGCGCCAACCAGATCCTGGATCAGGCTTGTGTCGACAGGGACGACTTTCTTGGGTGTCTGCTTGGGACGGTTCAAAGACAGTCCCAAGTTCTCTTCAACGTATCTGTGCTTGTGGGCGAAGGTCAATAGGCTGACAATGGTCGAGACCTTCCTCGCTCTTGTTGAGGGACTTCCTGTGAGCGATTCGGCCCATGCCTGGATGGCCGGCATCTCAAGAGGGACCTGAGTTAGGAACGATTGGGCGACCGGTCTGTACGCTATGAGGGTGGCTCCCCCGTATCCAGCCAACCACGCTTCGAGCAATTTCTCGTGATGCATACATGGCTCGCCTTACAAGTAGATTCTACATACATCGAAACTGTGTCCTAGAATAGGCGTTTTCGGTCATTTTTGCTCGCAGTTTACTTATCCGATTGAGTAACAAGGGCCATCGTTAACCCAACATAGGGGTGTATCAAGAGGGTTAACTTCTCGCTCCCCCATCCGTTCTAGTAGGTAACGCTGACCGGTGAGTCCGACGCCCGATAGGCCCTAGGGACTGGGCCGGCACGGTCAGCGTCCCTTTTCCAACCAAAGCTCATGAAACCCACCGCCGCCTTCCGAGCCTTACAGGCCAAACATTGGACCGATATGGTCTCAACCAAGACCCTGTTGGTCAAACGCCTCAACAAGGATGGATCGGTTAGTCGAGCCCGATTCACCTCAGCAGAATACCGCCTAAACGCCTTCACGGCTGAGCAAACCGCTGAGGCGAATGCTCGTCGCCTAGAGCTCGAACGCCTCAATCCAGGCACGCTCTATTGCGTGGTTGGAGCTTAACTTCCCGTCCTAGGTTCCGTTCCATCAATCATGATCACCCTACAGGTTCACGAGGCGGAAGCCCTCCGCATGAATGCCCAGATCCTAGCCCGTCACTCCAAGCGGGTCGCCAAGCTGCTGGTGGTCGACATTCCAGCCGTACAGGAACAGTTCAAAGCTGCCTTCATGGCTCGCCGTCCCTGTGGGTGTAGGGTCTGCTACTGGAGCCGCCAACAGGCTACCAAGATCTGACCATGGATACCCCCTCCACCATTCAAGTCTTAGGCCAAACCCTACACGCTGTGCCTGGCTACAAGGAACACTACAGTAACGCTGAACAGCAGGGCAAGCCTCACATCCAAGTGCAACACCAGACCCCACCCGACGGCGGAGACTTCTGGCAGATCTCAGTGACGATCAACAAGACCTTCCTCACCCTCTGCGCCGGTACGTTGACCAAGGCTGAGGCCGCTCTCAAAGAAAAAATCCTCCAAACAGCCAGAGACTGCACCGATTTCCTCCACAGTACCTAGGAACACCATGTATTCCACACCAACGAATTGCCAAGGCTGCGGCCGCCTCATTGATGCTATTGGCGGCTACTGCTCAATCCTCTGCGAAAAGAATTGGTTCATCGATCTCCCTGATGGTCCAAAGGAAGCGCCCGAGAAGCCTGATCATGGCCAGACAAATCCCCCAAACCAACTTTGATGTCCTGGTCCTGACCCGACAAGAGGCGACCGACTTGATCGCCCTACTGGTCGGACAGTTGGCCCAAATGCCGGTACAGGGTAACCAGCAAGGTGCCTGCCCAGAGCTGATCGTCACTCGATCGGAATCCAGACCCTTTCCCGAACCTTCCGTCGAGACCCGAACTCGCTTGATGATTTGTTTGGGCAAGAACGAACCCTGAGGGTGGGGAAGCCTTAACTTCCCCACCTGGCTTCCGTTCCATCAGACATGAACCAGCCCACCCCTAACAGCCTCAAATGCTCCACCAACTCAGGCAAGCCCTATCCAGACGGCTCTGGAGCTCCTTGTGTGGTTGAGGTGATGCTGGGCCGCCAACTGCTCCGCTACGCGGCCGACTTCATTGATGGTGAGACCCGTATCCACCTGTTGAGCAACCCCGTCGGCATGACCACAGAGCTGTACCAGGAGTGCGCCCAAGTGGCCCGCCGGCAGTACAACGAATGGCTGGACGGTCAGGTGGGTCAAGACTGGAAAGACCTCAATTGCAAGGTCTACGGAGTCTGAACATGGAACGCCACCTAGTCACCTGTCCCGTCTGCAAGACTGATCAACACATCTATGGGGGTAAGATCTGCAACCACATCGGAGCTGATGGTTTCGGTTGCCCTGGCAGCAGAGAGCCGCTAAAAGCCACACGCTACTCACTCAAACTGATCCAAGAGACGGCTGAAGGGATCCTCAATCAGGATGATTGGGTCCACGGGCCAACCGATCAAGAACCCCGCCAGATCGCACAAGTATGGTGCTACAGCGGCCAAACCAGGGTCGTCGAAGTAGTGTTCTACGATGACCTCTACTACACGATCAAGCAACAGCCGGTCGGTGTCCGTCATCTACAAGATGCAATGACCTACGGCCGTGTGGTCAGCTTGATCCAAGCCTTGGCCAAAAAGGTCCCCAACATGCAGGAATTCATGTGGTGTGGGACCGTCATCGGTGTAAAGTGAGGGATGCCAACCCTCACCCTGATCAGCTACTCTGACGGTACTGAAGTGTTGGTCACCACTCCTGAGCTGGAACCTCAGATGCTCGAAGAGTACTTCAAGGAAGGGTTGGGCCGAGACCTGTCGGATTACGATAAGGTGACCCATTTCGGAACAGCAGTGTGGGTCACCAATTCGGCGCTGACCGTCAATAACGACTAAGCCTTGGCCTCTACCGTGAAGGCCTCTCCCCGCCCGATAGCGGCCCTCAACCGCTCCACATCGGCCGCCATGCCTTCCGGCAAGTAGAGCTCTTCCAAGGGCACCTCCAGCTGAGCCAAACCGCTAATAAGCTCCGCCCTATTTAGCGTCCCGTTCCGCCACCCTGCTAGGATCTGATCAACCGTCATCCTGTCCCTTAAGTTCCAAAACCGACTTCCGTTCTATCATGCATCATGAAGACCGCCAAGTTGGTTGCTCGAATGGTCCGCCCCCTATACCAGCACGACTGCGATGAATGCCGCTTCCTCGGCCGCCTGGATGGCAAGGACCTCTACTGTTGTAGCCGCACGGGCGAGTTCACAGCCCGACATGGCAATGAAGACCATCAGTACGGCAGCCTTGGGACCCTCACCCCTGAGGGCACTCAATACAGCCTGGCCCGCCAACTATTGGATCGCCGGCTGCCAGCCAACGCTTACATCACCGCATGAATCGTTGCCCCAAATGCGGGCTATTGAGTATCCTGGTACTCAATAGCCCCTGTCCCCAGCATCCTACCATGAACAAGTCGACCCCCATCACAGTGACCGAATACGCCGTACTGGCTGCCAGTACGTGCCACAACCTCAATGGTTCGGAACGAAACCTTCTGGCCAGAATCATCGAACGAGAGATCTTGCGACAAGACCGTAAGCGGTCATCCAAACCCAAACCAATTGCTTGATAGGCCCCTTTGGGCTAAGCTGAGGACCGATGCCTCAAAAGCCCAAAGGGATCCTGGCCCGCCTCGATGCTAGGATGGAAGAGCTGGTCAACAATGTGGTGATCTGCCTAGCGTTGGCGATCGACCGGGGGATTCGAAAATTACCGAAGCTGTGGTGAGCCTTAACTTCTCCCCACCATGGCCGTTCTATCATCAACAGGGCGCTCAGCCGTCACGGCAAGCCCGCCCTTCTGACCCACGGGGACGGGGGAATCCATCCTCCAAAAGGTCCCCAGACCGGATCTCCCCGAAGCCGTCCCTTCTCCGTCTGGGCTAGCCCCGTGGGGGAACCGAACCAGCCGCTTCATTGATATAAACGGCTGTCCTTCTGAAGAGTTAAGGGCCTATCAGTACCAAGCTAACAAGTAGGTGGCTCCTTGCCAGCTGCTGGTCTCCCAAACCGCTTTGGCATCAATGTCGGCCATCCCACCCAGCATGCGGTATCGGCCGAAGCCAGCCTCCTGGAACTCCTTGTACTCCGGCCCCACCCGTCGCTCGGCCCGCTCCTTGGAGGGATACATGCCAACGAAGTTCAGGTTGATGCCAGCGTTCTTTTCAGTCTTCAGCAACAAGAGGAACATGCTGATAGAACGGCCCCAGCCTCGAAAGATTAAGGCACCACCTCTTCACCGTCCACCAACAGACCGGCCGAATAACCGTTTTGGATCGGAGTAGCCTGGATCACCACACTGTCGCCATTGAGGAACTGGAGGCACAGCGTATCGTTCCCATCCTTATCCGGATAGGCCGTATAGCCCGCCAAGACCTTTTGGGTAACCAAATAGTCCAGCTTGTTTTGGGGACGTAACCGCTCCAGCGCCTTATCGACATCCTGACCCACTTCCTTACGGGTTTGGAAAATCTGGGCCATCATGGCTTGCTCGGCTTCATCCAGCTTGGTGTTCGGCATGCCAGACCATACGGCCCAACTGCCAACCGCTTAAGCCTGCCCATCACCATCCCTCGGTGTAGAACCACCCTATGCCGGTCTTCGTCCAAGCTTTGGCCTGCTGTGAAGTCCAGGGCTGCAACAAGGAAGAACCCTTCCTCCTAGGCCTAGAACCTGTGGTGGGGATGAGTGGCCCCGTCATGGGCAAGAAACTACCGCCTGGCTGGAGACGGATCCTAAACCTCTGGGCCGCCCACTCGACCGTGGTGTGTCCCGCTCATTCGATCGAATTCCCATGATCACCCTCCAAACCACCATCACTTGTGAAGTCGGTTGCAGTCGCCAACAAGCCCACCTGGTAGAACTCCAACGCCAGCCCCTGGTGGACAACCAAGTGTTGCTCAGCTTTCCTCCCACCCAACTGCCCCAAGGCTGGACCCTCCAACCTGACTACCGAGGCGGACACCGAATCGCCTGCCCCGATTGCTCATACGATCACGGAAGCGAGTTCTGATGCAACTCTACATCCTAGCTACCGCCATGTGCCAACACCCCGGCTGCCCAAGGACCGAACAACTAAAACTTGAACTCGCTCCCACCTTCCCGTTCTTCCAACAACCATTCCTATCCCCACGCTACAATGAATTGCCCGAAGGTTGGGTACAAGCATTCGATTGGAAACTGTTCTGCCCCGATCATGCTCAACCATATACTCAAGAAGAAGGTGGCACCACCGTAGATTCGGCCGAATCTTGAGCCATCACCTCCAACCAGACGATCCGAAGCCATGGGCAGAGACATGATAGAGCGATGCACACCGTCATGTGGGCGTCACTCTATTTCCGCACTTCCGAGCAATCATTTTGGCAAATCGTAGGTAGGGGGTTCGATTGGTAGGAGGATGGTCAAGGCTGCTTGACCATCCTCCTCTCGGCACGGTTCTTGCGAATCAATATAGTCAAGCAATATGGACTAATTTCCATCTGTTGAGTTAAATGCTGGTTATTATTGGTCTTTCGAGATTTTCGGATTTCTTGTCGATTTCGGGTTTGGCAAATGACCATCAAGAACACCCAACAGGGCCTGCTTCGCCTGCCAGGTTGGTCGGTTTGGGAGTTTGATTTTGAGTATCCAGATGAGTAAACGTTGTCTTTTCGCCATCTGTTTGGTATTGCTGTCTTGTCAGGCCGACCCCACTCCTCCTCCTCCTCCGGTGATGGACGTCACATGTGCTGATGGTCAGCATCTATGTCCGCATGGGAAGGTATGTACGCCTGATAGCCAGCAATGCGTCACATCGGTCCAATGGTGTGCTGACGGGCAGCATTGGTGCACGGGTGGGCGGGTGTGTGCACCTGACCTGACATGTGTGGACCGGTTATCTTGGTGTCGGGATGGGGTTCATTGGTGTAGTGGCGGTCTGATGTGTGGGGATGACCTACAGACGTGTGTGAGTCGACGGCATGATGATGGTCCTGACCTGTTGCCGGTCTACTATTGGGTGTTGTTCCAGTAGGGTGGTGTAGAGGACCCGCATGCAGACCATTGAATTTTTGGGACGTCAGCTCCCGTTGGTATCTGTGGAGAATCCCAACCAGGCTCGTGAGGTGTTGACATATGAGGCTCGGCAAGGGTCTATTAAACTGATGGTCTCCCATTACCCTAATTGGCACTATTCTGGGACCAGCCAGGTGAGGGTTGAGCTCCAGATGTGGGTACAATCGGGTAACCGCCATCTGACGTTTGAGGGGTGGGGGGAGGATATAGGGATGGCCGAGCTGGCGTTGAAGCGTCGGTGGGCTGTATGGATGGAGGCTGGAAGGGTGATGGGGTTGGAGATGGGGCTTGGCGACTTCTAAGTCGTATCCTGATAGACCGGACCCTCAAGAGGGGGTTAGGTTGTTGTTGATCCATGACCTCAAGGCTTTGCTGAGGCTATTTAACATTGGTGGTTGGACCTTGATGCCTAATCCACAGCGTAGTGGTATCAATCGAGCGATCGACCGTGAGGGGAAGGCGATAGATCCTCGCTCCCATGAGGCGGTGGCGTGGAACCTGATTGGCGGCATGTTGGCGGTGACGGCTGCTAGGACGGAACTAGATGACCGGTATGTGGCGTTGTATGGTCATTTGGTCGAAGGTTTGCCCAATTGGGGGCCGGACCTACATCGGTTTAGTCAGACAGCTGAGCGGTATCAAGTCATAGGGCTGATCGAACGGGGGTTGGATCGCATCCAGGAGGGGTTGCCGGCCAGAGATGAGGCGCAGCTTTGCAGTGGGTGCCGTCATTTCAGTATGGGGACTGATGGGGGGACGGTAGGCCATGAGGGGAGGCTGTATGGTTGGTGTGGCCGGCCCCGATCTGGTAGTCCGTTCCTTCCTGTCGTGATGGTGGGACCGGACCCTGACCGGCCTGACGACCCATGGAATCATGCCAAACCTGACTTGAGTGGGCCGGTCGGTCATTTGGTGCTACCTACCCACTATTGCTCAGCACATCAGACCCGTGGGGGATCCCGATAGTATGCAAGATATCTTGCGAAAGATACATCTACAGCATTATTGTAGCCAAATGCCCTACCCTGACGATTCATCTCCTCAGTCGATAGGGGCCCGATTGGCTCATGATGAGGATGAAGCCCGCTTGTTTGGCCAGTTTCAGCGGGACTGTTTGGAACAGCTGGGGATCAGACAACATCCTAGAGGGCAGCAGGCTTTCAATATGGCATGGGGGCGTTGCCATCAGGAGGGGCATGAGGCGGTATTTCGAGAGCTCAGGTATTTGGCCGATCTGTTGTGGGCATAGGATGCGTAGATGATTCCTTTGGTACCAATCTTGACCAACTGTCCAGCTTGCCATCGGTTGTCCCGGTACTGCGGTTGCGCACCTGAGCAGGCCCCTACCTGCAAGGTTTGTAGGAAGCCTCTGGCTGATGGGCCGCACCATCCTGAGGTCGATTGTGGGGCCTCGTATGAGGAGTTGGACCAATCGGACGGCACCTAAAGTATCTTGTTTGGTCTGATGGTGTAGATTGTTGGATGGACCCTCAACAACCCAAGACCATCACCATGTTCGGCCGCACCCTACACCTTCACGAGAAGGGGTACTATCAGACTCCCAAAGGGTATCAGCCTCATATCCATGTTCAGCCCTACCCAGGATCTTTCTCTGGGAGTGTCGATTACGGGGCTATGCACGCTTTCATGCATGAGTCTACCCTCGAAGAACTGGAGAAAAGCTTAGCTGAAAAGGTCCGTTCAAGGGTCGAGTCCTACCAGGCCGCCGCAGCTGAGCTGGGTTTGATTAGGCGCCCTTAACTTCCCAGCTGGCGATCCGTTCTAGCCAGCATGACCCAACTAGACTTTCAGGCAGGCCAACAAGCACTCATCCAGCAAGCCAAGCGTCACGGTTTCGGACCGTTTCGTGGCTATGACCACAAGCTTGCTACCGTCACCAGAGTGACCAAGCAGCATATCTTCGTTGTTGTGGACGGGGATCCTGCCACGCAGGAGCGTCGGTTCGTCAAAGCGACGATGATCGAGTACGGCAAAGTAGACTACCACACACCTGAGGTGCGGCTGATCCTAGATCAGAAGCAGATTGAAGCAGAGCTGTATCAACAAGCTGATCGTGAGCAGCATCAGCAGCTGATTGGACAGGGACGTGTGGCTGTGGAGCGGTTGTTGAGGGTCTTTGGCCAAAACTCGATCCATCACCGAACCGCTGCGGAGCTCAACAGTTTGATCGAGTTGGCTGACCGGCTCGCTCCCGAGACCCAAAAGGAGACTTGATGAGCACCTCTCACGATAATCAGATCCGACGAGACCTGCTGTCCGAGCTTTGTATCTGGTATGCGCCTGAGCTGGCCCTTTCACCTGAGCGGTTTGCACTTCATCAGCCCAAAGAATGGCCTGGCTTGTTGGCTGCGATTGCTGAGTTGAATCAGCAGTACGCTAAAGAAGCCGGGCCCAATCCTGAGATTGGGTGGGAGCAGCGGTTATATGAAATGCAACAAATCCCCTATTTGGGCGATACGGATCTCCTCGGCATGCTGCGCCCAGGTGAATGGTATTGTCATCTTCCTGGGCGGATCTTTGATGGAGAGGCATTGCTTCCTATGCAGCTCGGTTGGGGCCCTACTCCCGAGCAGGCGGTCCTAGCAGCGTGGGCTTTGGTTGAAGAGGTTTCCCGAACGGGACATTTCTTCAGGATGACCGAACAACCGAAGGCGCACTATTACAGGTGGGACGGAACCCAGTGGATTGAATATCCACCAAAGTCTTAAATGATCCAACCTATGGCCGTCATACTAGCCATGACCACCCCCGAATCCCCCGTCATCCAGGCTGTTGAGTATGTGAGACCTTACTCTGGCGCCACATGCCATCAGGTTGAGATTCAGATAGGCCCCCATCGTTTCGTCCATACGGACGGAGAGATGACCAAAGAGAGGGCGGACCAGATCGTCAAAGAGCTTCAGGGAACGGAGTCGTGATGCCCACCTATACCTTTACACGTCCTGGTCATGTTGGGGGTTGGATCCTCCAAGCGGATTCGGATCGAATAGCCATCCAGCAAATCTTGCTTGAAGCTCCTGATACAGAGACGATTCTGACCGAAGGCAGGGTTATTTGGCCCGTCCTCAAATCGCTTTTTGACGCAAATGAACGTTACACGTATGAGGCCAATCAGTTGACCCGTGAAACGGTGGAGCAGCTTAAACCCTTGTTGGAGCGTTGGCTCGCCACCCACCGTTCCCGTGAGGTCGAATATGTGGTGCAGCAGATCGTCGCTGATCTGGTGATGTCACATCGAATTGGTAAAGGTTGATGCCTAGATTTGACTTCTCTAAAGCGATCCTAACCCGTCCTGGGGAGGACCTGATTGACACCGTTCAACGAGCTAGAAAGCAAATGACTACCGCCCGAGAATTGGTCTACACCCTATTGGTTCGATACCGCAACACTACTGATCTCAAGCCACAGGCGGGCAAATCTGATGAAGATCAGTGTGTTGAGTTATGTTGTCAGCTGATTGAGGCTGACAGGCTGGCGGTCAGGCAGGCGTTGTTGGACGAGATCTACACTAATGCGGATCGCATCTTTGCTGGAAATCGTCACACCAGCCTGGGGATGGCCGTCACCGAGGCGGTATGTAGGCATTACGCTCCTGGGCCGGTTGAGACGTCCAATGAGGACGTATGACGATGAAGAAGAGTGATGGGGTAAAGGTTCGCCCGACCATCAAGCTGAAGGGCCCCAAACCGCCCGCTCGATTGGTTCGGCAAATCGTTCGATCCAGCGATGTTGGAAGAATATTGCGCTCGTCCCAGCCGATTGGCGGAAGACGAGACCCCTCTAAGGATTGAGGCTTAATTTATAGGTCTGAGGATCCGTTCTACCTGCATGACCAAATCTGAGTCTCGCACCTGGTATGCACAACGACGGCTGGCCATCCAGCAAGCGAACGTGCTGTCCTTGTCTAAGCAGCAACAGCATCGGGCCATCAAAGACCCACTTCATGGGCAGCTCTGGGTGTTGCTTAATGCTGTCACCCGTCGGATCGTCGATAGTGAAGGGATGCCGCTCGATAGCCTGTGTCCATGTGGATCTCCACATCAAGACCCTACTAAGCCTTGCCAGCTTGAGCGTACCTGAATGACACACTATCGATGGCCCAAAGGTCGTCCCCAAGATGGCGTACCCTTGTTGAAGCTGCTGGGCCGATGGGGCGGATGGATCAACCCAAAGAAGCTCAAGGTGGTGGGCCGGCGGATGATCCGTCGAGTCGCTAGATTGCGGATCAAAGAGGAATGATGAAGATCGAAATTTTCAGACGTGGGCCGGCATATCCATACATGGCCCTCTACCGCGATCAGGACAACACACCTCTTTACATGAGTCATCCCGACTTGGAGGAGCTCAAGAGGAGGGTCACGACCAGTTTGGCTCCCCTAGAGGCCGAATTTACCGTTGAAGAGTGTAACGAAGCGTGAAAACGGTCCAAGAAGGGTGAGGTATTGATGGAACTGACGGTTGGTCAGGCTTAACAATCGGCCAGCTTGTCCGTTATATCAGCATGGCAAACCGCAATACTGAACTACGCAATCAAGAGCTGGCCCGTATCGATCAAGCGCTCGAACGGGGTGAACTGACCCCCTACGAGGCTCGCCAGCAGGAAGCCGCCTGTGAGGCACAATTTCCATACCTGGACGGCGAAACCTCTTACCAAATCCCACAATCATGACCCCTCACCTGTTAGACGCCCTCATCGCTTTCCGAACCGCTTCACACAACCTTTGTGCCGCATGGGAAACTGCCAGGCAGGTAGAAGAGGGGCCGGACCCGCTTGAGCAAGCTTACCCCTTCCAGGGTGCCTTCTTTGACGTCTGTTGTGCGATCGACGCTTGGATCGATCGTGCCAAGTGGGGGGCCGATAGGCCACCCCTCGATATCCTACGAGCCATCAAACAAGGTCGCTACAAGATTCAACTGGCCTATCCTCCACACCCTCTACCTAGCGACTCTCAAGAGGTCAAGGATGAATGGCGACGTCAAAAGATAGCCTATCAGATTGAGGACAGTCGTCTGACCGATCTGTTCAAGCGAGATGCTTTTGAGGCGGTGGGACTGACCGATCATCCCAAAGCCAATCTGGCCTACCGGATGGCCTGGGAGAACGGCCATAAGGAGGGTCTGGAGGGGATATTTGACCATTTGGAACGTTTTGCCCAGATGGTCAAATGAAGGGTTAACTTCTCAACCCCGCATCCGTTCTAGCCTACATGAACCAAATGACCGTCATCGAGCACGTGGAAATCAACCAAGCTAGCCTTTCGCTCTCCTTCTGTGATGGGATGCCGCATCTGTCTTGCATCCGTCTCACCCCCGAGGGGCAGTTGGATCACGATGTTGAGCTGGTGGTGTTGGATATCCCAGACGTCAAGGTGGCGGCTCAATGCTATGTCGAGTTGGAGGCTCAACTGAAGGCGGCCGACCAATACGGCTATCGGGCCAAATCGAGGCTCCTCAAGAGCACGATCCGTGATTACTTCCGCCGAGCTGGTCTGCCTATTCCTTGCTAGAGTGTCTTCATGGGTGTGATCAATTACGTCTTTCACCATCCGACTCGAACGATGGTGTGTTTGGAAAAAGGTCCATGGGCCAGGGTTGACTACAACCTACCCCTTCTGGAGCTAGTCGATTTGGCGTTAGAGGAATGGGGGATGAGTTGGCCCGATCCTAGGGATCAAATCCTCTACTGTTGCTGGATTTGCGGCTGCACACAACACTTTTTGAGGACAGGCCGCTGGGAAGCCGAACCCTCTACAGGGCCTCTGGCGGGCGACCTGTTGACCGATCATCATGAGCAATATGGCCGTCGTCTGTGGCCTCAGCATTCCGACACACCTGAAGCCCTCCCCTATCGTGAAGTTGGTGATGAACCTCGCACGCCTGACTATGAGGCGGAGGTGTTGAGGATGCTCAGCCGAGAAGACTTGGATCTGTTGATCGCCTGCTGGCTTCCCTAGCCAGGGTGGTGTAAAGAACAGGGTGAAAACCATCCCCCTGTTGGGCCAGCAGTTTGGATCTATGAAAATCCGGCCCTCACAGCACAGTGCATTGTCATCGACTAACGGAAGTTCGTTCACACTGTGGGAAGACGATCAAGGTAATCTTTGGCTACCTTGGTTGGGCATCAAAGGAAATTGTTGGCCAGCCGAACCGGCCTCAGGGCGGGTGCGGGTTGCCCATTTTAAAATCCAGCCTCCTCAAGGGATTTGGTCCAATGACCCCAAACCTGCCCCTTCAGTGTTGTTGGTGGAACCGGCCTCGTTGAACCCCATACGGATGATCTGTAGTTTAGGGTATGGGCCGTCAGACGCCAGCTTCCTTCAACAAGCTAAAATCCAACTGACCACTGTCTTGGAGGTGACACTTGTCGAGCAATTTCGACTCATCGGCCCCTCTGATGACAATTTTGAGCCATCCGCTCAGGAGCTGGATGAGACAGACTGTTGGGACGTGATCACCCGATGGTGTCAGCAGGGTGGGAACAATCTCGATACCACCTATCGAACCATGCGTTTCTCGGTCGAACGGTCGGATGAGGGAGACGAGTGGATCCCTACCTTGTGTGCCTTCAAGGGAGATAGGGTCATTTGTGGCTTCAATAGCTCTGATCGCCTGACTGCTTTGAGGTTTGCGGCCGAGTGGTGTGCAGAGGAACTGAAGAAATGACAACCTATCATCTTCGAACCGACGGCACTAAAGATGGTTCTTGGTGTGAAGATGTGTGGATTCACGATAGGGTGATTTGGCCCAATCAGCCCGTCTTCTACCCTCATCAGTATTGTACCGAATGTCTGCAGATTTGGGACCAGGTCCACCCGACACGGCCTCTGCTTGAGATATTGCAGCCATGTCGGGCAACGGTGTCGGTTCAGAGCCACGTTCCAGCTAACCACTGCTGCAAATCAGCTGGTGTATAGCTGGCGATGCGGCTCCTAGAGGTCTCGTGTTTGCAGCTTGGTCCCAAGGGTGGGCTGTACAGATGTAGTTATGACGTTGGTACCTACTATCTGACCATCACTCAGTACATGGGAATGACTTGCTTCTGTGGTGGGGATCGTTACAGCCGTGCCACCTTTGAGGCGACCGATTCAGCTGCTGAGCAGCGAGCCCTGTTCAAAGAGACCATCGATGAGGCTCTCAAGTTGGAGTTAGGTCAAACCCGTTGGACCGATTGCCGGTTCGACGACTTGATGTCAGAGGTTTGATGTCTGAGGATCGTCAATGGATCGCTTGCTCGGTCCAGCGGCCTAAAGAAGGCCAGGCGGTTTGGCTCACCTTCTACGGCATCAGCCAAGCAGGTTGCTGGCGTCAAGGAGCCTTCTATGCTGATGCGGAATCCAAACAGCCCATCCCTGCAGTTACCCATTGGATGCCTAGAATGATAGAACCCACGTCAGACATTTCGGCAACCGAACAACAGCTTCGGCACCTCAAAGCCGAACAGGTCCGTCTAGCTCGCTCTATTTCGCTGGTTGGGAGAGCCGTCAAGGTTACCGAGCAACGGTTGGAGCGTCTCAAGGCTGGGCAACCCGCCGATCTCCCTCCTGATGAACGGATGGTGGGATATGAGGCTGCCTTGCAAGACGTGCTTAGTCTCTACCGATCCAGCCTAGAGATAGGTTGGGAAAAGATATTGCCTGACCTGGATAGCTTGCGAACCAGTTATCGGAACAGCAGGCCGATCATTCAGCCTACTTCGATTGAAGATGGCTTGCATGTGCTGGGCGATTGTTATCAACGGGTGGATGGCAGCTATTTTGCCGAAAGTCCTCTAAATAGTGGCGTCTTCAGATCTCAGGCTAGAACTTGGCGAGCCTGTCAGAAAGAGATGCCTCAAGCAGGTCAGGCGGTTTGGTTCATCAACCTTGAGGTCACCTATGCGGGATGGTGGCGTGACGGTAACTTCTGGACTGATGACTATTACCTGACCGATGTGACGCATTGGATGCCAAGGGTGGTCGACCCGACCCCCACACCTCCAGCCAGGCAGGATTGATGCAAGCCAGGGACCGATCCGAACAGTTGCTTGATAGGCGGATAGCAGGTATGCTCAAGGCATATTCGCTCCAGCAAGTGACCGAGAGTTTGCGTCGGGTGTTGGGCCGACAGATCGAACAGGAGACCAATCAGTCGCCAGCTTGGCATCTCCGGCGAGCCCTCAACATTATCGAGCAGGCGGATCGAGCCTTGTTTGGCCAGCATTGTGGCGATACGCCTCATAAGCCTAAACATCCCAGCCGTTGAGCCGTAGGGAATTGGGATGACCGATAAACCTCAAAAACGCCCACTGACGACGGGATTACATTCCAGTTTGAACGCCAGATTGACTGAAGTGGCGATGTCCAAAGGTACAGATCTATTGACTAGACTGCGGATGAAGCGGATCATCTGGTTGGAAGAAGCGGCTGTGTTGGAGCGAACGGCCCGTACCTATGAACGAGCGGCCGATGATCTGACCCAACAGATCGCCAGGATTGAAGCCAAAGAGGCCAAGCAGCTCTAATCTTCTGGTCTGATGGGCCGTTAGGTTGATGAGATGCCCAGATTGCAGTTTCTGCTCCCTTATCTGTTCGAACTGTTGATGGGGGTAAATCTATTGCTCACCACGGTGGCGGCAATCCACCACACCTACGATCAAACCATACTCCACCTACTGCTTTTCTTTCTAGGAATGTTGGGACAGTGGACTTCAAGACTAGAGATTTGATGCCATCATTACTACACACCATATTGGGCGAAGGTATCCTCTCTTGGCACCCAAGTGAACGACGCTCCAAGCGATATGGTTCCATCAATCTGAGTGATTCGAATTTCAATGAGGATGCAAAAGCGGAGTTTTGGCTCAATCAAGAAGGGCTGGGACAGCTTCAGGGGAAGCGAGTTCGCCTCTGGTGCATCGTGTTGGAGGAACGCACCTCCGGACACATGGGAGACCTGAATCTGGGGCTCCGCCCCATCAGAGCGAATCGCCATGAGATGATTCAGCTGGGAGTCGGGATATTGACTCTTGATTGTAACCCGATTGGAACCTCTATCGGGCTTCATCCGTCAGATGGTCGACAACACTTTTGGCTGGATCCTCGCAAGCTGTATCGCCTTCATGACCAGACGGTTCAGCTTCAGTGCATTGAAACCGATCAGCCGGACCATGTGGTGGAACCGTTCCAGACTACCGGCCAGACGATCGATTTTGGGAATGATGGTCAAAAATCCTATTTTCAGCTCAGTGGAGATGAATGGTCTGACCCCAACATTGTTGGGATTGAACTCGAACCGAAGATCGAGGAGGTGGAAGGTGGTTTCCTCGTCTCCAGAACGGCAGTTCCTATTCGCCGTCCTTAGCTTCTGTCTGCTCGGTTGTAGCACCCATCTGAGGCCCGCACGGTCGACCCATCCTCTCGTCTGTCAGTCATCCTGTGGGTCAGGTTATCATTGTCTGAACCACAAATGTGCTCCCTATGTCTACTACTTGATTCGTTGAAATTGTGAAAATGCCCTGGAAAATCAAACCCTCGACCAACATTCAACATTCTGCTGACCCTCAACTGACCATGTGGGACCCCACTGTGGGGGTTCATCTGCAGACTCATCTTGAATCGGGTGTGATCGATCTCTGGATCGGCGGCCCCACTCCCCAACTGGCCACCATCTGGATCAGCATCGATAGTGAGCGGATCCCAGTTTGCCGCAGTGAACCGACCGGTCAGGTGCCGACCAACCGAGACAGGATGGTGATCAGCACCGTGTTGCGGAGCTTGGGACAAGACCCTCAGAAGCTACTTGGACGACAGATGGTGGAGAAACGTCGCTTCTCCAAGCCCAGGCCGAAAGTGCGGCCTGGTATCCGGCTGATGGGAGATCGCTGAGAGGATTAAGATGCCGCCCGAAGCTGAAGAGCCTCCACAGTATCCGCAATTCCCGCATGATTCCGAATGCGAAGCAGTGATTGTGGACACAATCTATGAGCAAATGGTTCTAGCGTATCTTTACACGGTTGAAGGGCGTAAAAAATTGATTGATTCGTTGGTCGGTGCTCGCAACGACAATCTGACTACTGGATTCCCCAATTGTTTGGGATGTAGGGCTCGTTTCTGCAGTACTTGGATGAGGGTTTTTACGCTGATGGGGCCGGCAGAATGGGACCCATCAGCGGGAGACCTATATAGGCTGTTGAAGGCCAGCATGGCTGAATGGGAGGACCTCAGGATCCCTAAACCTGTAGTAGAACCTGTCCAACGTCCAGAGTTCGTAGAACATCTGTTGCAGGATCCGTTCAAGTCTTAGCTCTCCAGTAGGAGTTGCCAGCTGGATGTTCGCTGGATGGTGGGGGTCAGTTTGAGACGTAGCTCGATCTCCAACTGAATCAAACACAGTCTTCTGACATGCCCCATGTGAAGGATCGGCATACAGAGCAACTCCACCGTCGTCATGCGCTGCAATGCCGAACCATAGGTTCGATTGAACTCTTGTACCCAGGCCTTGTATTCGTCGTCGTCAATACCTCTAAATGGCGGACTGTGCTCAACATGCACCCTATCAGGCAATCCACACTTGCAATAGCCTGGCATCGGCGGCACGTTGGGCTTGACGATAGATTGCCGTTTTAGGTTCATCGCCATCGCCAGTTCTCTTTGCTGCTTGACTTCATGCAGCAAAGCTTCGAGCGTACCTTCTTTGACCCACCACTCGGGAGGCTGCTGGCCAAACTCGTTTGGGATCTGTTCGGCTCGCAAACAGCAGGTGTGAACGTTTTTGCCCAAATGGCCGTACAGGATCAGATAATCGTAGCCCTCCTCCATAGCAGCACGGATCCGATCTGCCGCCTCCTTGGGGGTCATCCCCATCGACCATGTGAGGGCCGAGCGTCCATCAATCCACTGATCGCCGAACAATTCTTCTGCCATGAACGGCAAAACGTCAATTCGTAGCACGGGGTTGACCCGTTCCCAGTAGATCATCTGGCTTTCAGTACACCGATTGGTGTAGGGTGGGCCAACCGTCCCTAAAGGAGACAACGGATGAAAAATATGGTGAGATTGTTCGGTATGTTGCTTGCGTTGCTGGTTCTCAGCAGCACCACACAGGCGCAGGCGCTTCCCAGCTGGTGCTACGACTATACGTCCTACGACAGCTTCAACGGCTGGGGTAATTGGGGTCTTTGGAATGTCTCGGTATCGGGTGTCACCAAGGTTGGCACCACTGGAAGCAACAAGAGCCCGCCTGGGGCAGTGTTGATGTCGTTTGCCGATAGAGAGTCGAATGGCAACTTTATGGCGCTTGACAGGTATTTCACGCTAGCAGGAGACGCTAACTCTCGTTACGATGCTTGCCGAGGCAGGACCTCCTCAGGTCCGTTTTCACAGCAATCCAGCAATGCCAAGTTCTGCAGTGCGGAGGTGTCGGTCCGTACCTCTCAAGGTGCACACGTAGCGATCGTCTTGCTGGATCCAGATTACTTCATCATGTCGCAGAAAGAGATTGATCTGCCGAAATCCACCGCTTGGACTAGGATCTGGACTCCAGAGGTGTTGAATTGTAGGCAAGATGTGGTGGTTCGCCTTGCGTTGGTCAAGACCGCCACATCTGCGTCAGTCCAATTCGATGACTTTCGAATGGACTGGTGGTACTGACGACGTTCTGAAGTTACGACCGTGACCAAGAGGCGCTCGAAAGGGCGCCTTTTTCTTTGGTGTATGGGTTAACGAGAGGTCCCTTCCGGCCGTCTATTGTTGCAATGAATCGAGAAGAACAAATTCACCAACTGGCCCGAGACATTTTCGTCCGTGTGTCGGTCACCTTGATTTCTGATCTGACCAATAGACACGAGCAGGCAGATCTGTACGCTGAACGGTCATACCGTTGGGCCAAAGCGTTCATGGAACAACATGTCGAGGAGGAAAGGTCCAAGGCTTTCCTCCGGAAGTATCGGTATGCACGTCCTGGTCAGGGAGAAGGGTGGTTCGTCGAGGCCTATTCGGACAAAGATGCGATTTTTCGTGTCAATGAACAATGTGACGATGTAATCCACATCATGAATCCCGAGGGCACGGTCATCTGGTCTCGTGCCCATTCAGAACCCTGATGTCAAAACGCAAATCCCCCAAGCCTCCAATACCCACCAAGCCGTCCGCATCTTTGGGACAGGCTCAGAAGGCTCATTTTGATCGAATGACGCTAGATGAGCTGAAGGAAGCTAGGAGCTTCTCTATACGGCAAATGGATCAATTGGGTACGTTGATTGCTGGAGGTGGGGTGTCGGGGCGGGATCGCTACGAGGATCACGAACGTCGAATTCAATACATCGACGATTTGCTTCGGGCCAAGAAGGCCAAATGAACCGCTACCATTTCGATTGCACGGACGGGACGTTTTACGAGGCCGATTGTTGGAGTGAGTCTGAAGCTAGGATTCGATTTGCCCAGATCTGTGCCCGAGATAACGTGACCGGTAGTTTGACGTCAGTTGAACCATCGCCAGACCATCTTCAATACCTGGTGTGTGAATGTGGGCACATCAAACAGCACCACAGCCCTCAACACGGCTTTTGTTTGATGGCGTTGGATATTGACCTGGAGTGTCCTTGCCCCAAATATCGCCCCAAAACCCCGACCAAAGGGTTGAATGTCCTACATCTGTTGCCCCATAGTCCTGCCGTGCATGCGGGCATCCAGGTGGGGGATGTGGTGCTTCGAGTGGATGGCCAGGACATAAATGGGTTGGAGGACTACATCGCAGCTGTGCAGAATCGCCAACATTCGATGGTTTGCTTGATAGAGCGGGGTGGGAAACTGCTTACCTTTGAGGTACCGGCAGGCAGGTGGATCCCGTCTGAACTCAACTAGCAATTTTGCAGCAGGGGTTAATTCTGGCCAGCCTTGTACCGTTCAATCCAATATGGCTAATCAAGACACCACCCCTCCACCCCCCAACTACGAACATGTGGTTGGGTCTACCCGAACCACCACCTTGACGCTGGATCAGATGGTCAAGCAAGCGCTTCAGCTTGATGATGCTGACTTTGATCTGGTGATTGAAGAAGGGTTGAAAACACCCCACCGACCTTCCACACCCCCTCCGCTTCCGTCCAGAGGCCGATTGTCTAACCCCATGTTGCGTTCGTTCCCGCTGCCAGATAAACTTCGGTGATGAACAGTTGTTGTTACCAAAATGCCTGGGTGGGTCGCTGCCAGAAGCCGACCGCACAAGAGTTCTGTGAAGAGCATCAGGATTTGGTTTGCGTCAATTGTTCGGCCAAGGCGACTCGTCAATGCCAGCATACGGGCGGATTCGTTTGCGGCGTTCCATTGTGCGAAGCCTGCACCCACATGCCGCCCGACCCTAAGAGTCGGAACATCTTCGGGATGGGTGGTGGTCATGCCTCGAAAGAATTGGCTGCCCCTGCTTGGGAGGCCTATTGGAACGCCAATCCTTAATGTTTGGCCCTAAGATCCGTTCAACCTAGTATGACTCAACCCAATTTTCTTTTCTCGGATGAGACGGCGGAAGCTGGCCAACAGTTGATGCCCAGGACTACCGTCTTATGGGATGCAGTGTTCGCTACCAGCAAGTCTCGTCCAGCACGCTTCCTTTGCTACGTAGAGGGCCCCAAACTAGCCCAATTCATCGCCGAGAAGCTAAACGAGGCTCAACTGGACGCCACCCCTTCGCCTCTAGTCAAGCTCACTAAGCCTCAGAAGAAGCTGTTGATCAGCTTGTTCGAAGAAGCCGACGGCTGTCATCCTGATTCCAGAACCTGTTGGGTAGAGGTCCTCCCTGGGGAGTCTCGTCAGGCCAAGAAATTGGTCGAGTTGGAACTGATTGAACATCGCCAAGATACCAATGAGGCTAACGGACAAGACGTCAGTGAAGCCAGGATGACCCAGAAGGGTTTTGAGCTGGCCAAGCGGCTGACTTTCCGAATCAGCGGTGTATAGTCTGCGATGCAGACCTATCAAGTTGGCGAGACGATATTTTGCTTCAATGCTGATCTTCGCGGTGAGGTGGTGATCCGCCACCATAACCGTGACATGGTGCTTCCAGCCGAAACGTTGCTACGCTTCGTTGCTGATTTGGCTCGTTCCAGTCAGATCGAAAAGCTCCAGAATACACCTTCGATGGAGCTTTTGGAAATCAAGCCGCCCGTTCGTCTGGGATACTGATGCGGATCATCAGCGTACCTAAACCGAACCCAGAGTATAAGAGCACTTGTGGCGACTGTGGAACTAAAGTCGCCTTGTTGCCGACCGACACAACGTTCATCTCAGACAAGAGAGACGGAGACGCAATCTCTTGGGATTGTCCTACCTGCAATCAGGTTAACTGGATCAGTGTCACTATCCTACCCAAACCGTTTTACCGTCTTGTCCTAGAGAAGAAAACGGCTCTCACATAAACGATTGCATCGGATTTCCGTCCAGGTAGTTCTGAAGGAAGCGGGGGTCCTGTCGGGCTAGATCGGCCAGCTTTTTGGCCATGTCGAGGACTGGCGGCTCCCCTTCCACCACCTCCCCTTTGACCAGGCTAGGTACCAGCAACAACGCCTCGGCTAGGTGGATGTCGATACAGTGGGGTGTCTGCAACGCTACCAACAACACGTGCTGAAGAAAGCCGTGTTCCAGGTCTGGCAACCCTTCGAGAACCGCGAAGGCTTTGACCACATGATTGGTTGTCAATTCCATTCTTGACCATACACCAACGGGTGTAAATGACCTGGATGAACTCTGGCTGGTATCACGATCAAGAGTGCGACCTGAAGTGCAATTTCGAGGAAGGGTGTGGGAAAGAGTGCATCCTTATCTCGATCCATGGCGGAGAACTACATGTCTGTAGTGCTCACCGAGACGAGTACTTCTCCAAAGAGAGTCAGAGGGTCTCTCAAAAGTAGATTTTGATGTTGACATAATGTTCGAACCCGTGTAGGTTACCAGCAACGCTCGGCATAGTTCTGAGCGTATCGCCCGCATAACACCCGGGCAGACTGGAAAATCTAGCTATGTTTGAGCATTTCGAAAGAGATGCACGTCTCGTCATGCGAGCGTGCTGTGTTCGTGGCATCCTGTTGGACCGAATATTCAGCCGGAAGACCATCACCTATCAAGAGTTGGCCCAAATACTCAAAACTCTGCCAGGTGGCGGAGAGTTGGCCCAATCGCTGTCTCTGATCACGGCTGATGATGCGGCCCAGAAGCGGCCGCTCTCTGTGGCGGTGGTGGTCAATAGCCGGACTGGCGTACCAGGCAAGGGGTTCTTTGACCAATGTCGAGAACTAGGTCTGCTGAAGAAGACTGATAAGGTCCTCAAAGACCCATACCCTCATGATTTTAAGCAGTTCCCTGCCTATCGCCAGCTTTCTTTGGACAAGGATTTCGCCGAAGTGTTGGGCGAAATTAATACCATGGGTCTGGCGGATGAGGATGAAAAAGAGTTCTGGCTTCAACAAGCCACCGATCTAGGGGTATCGGTCGACCAATACTGGGACCATGAGATACAGGCTGACTTGGGGCATCCTAGTGGTATTTCGCTCGAAATACCCCCGCATATGTGGAATGAAGGTGTTGACCCTGTTGGGGGGCATCTGGCTACCCCTAAGTTCAAGATCAACGGACAACTGACCGATCCTCCTTCTACTAAGGCTACAGCTCAGCCTGATAGGATTCGTGCTGTACTGCTACGATCAAAAACCTGTCGAATCCCCGCCTATCTGTTGCAAGTTGGGGATGTGGTGGTGGTCAATAGAAACTCACACGTGCAACATCTCACCGTCCAATCGATTTGGATTGACCCTGTGATGTTGAGTGCCACCACCCCTATAGAACAGCGAGATACGTATGATCGTTTTGTTCGATGGACCGATACTTCAGAGGAACGTTACCGAGAACCCTTGCATGGGTCGCTCCTCATCCAGACTCCTGCCAACATCTTGGAGCGTCTGGATCCCAGAAATCAGCCTCAATCAGTCCCTTGAGGACACTTTCCTGCGCTATACACCGTTTCTTTGGTTCGGTGTATAGCTGCTATGGATTCCGAAGGCCAAATTCGTAAAAAAGACGAGAGCTTCATTGTTGAGGCACCCTTCGACAAGTACGTCGCCTCTTTGCCTGGCGTCGAGACGTCAGAGGATGGGCTCGTCAATAGTAAGGTATTTAGCAAGAAACGGATCTACCTCCCACATGAGCTTGACCGAGCGATTGTTGAGAACCTAGAAGGCCATGATGTCCTTCGGTTGGCCGCAAATGGCTACAGCAATTTGACGGCAGAGCATTGCATGGTTTGGGGTGTCAAGCCGGGCGCTTATGAGCAAGCCGTCGCCTCTTTGCTTGAAGTGGTGACTAGTCGGATGCAGGACTTGTTCAAGGGTGTGGATGTCCGGTATCTTCACGGGGCAAGCAATATGGGGGTAGACGCGGCGATCATGCAGGCGTCTCGAAGATTGAATCGCCCCAATCTAGGGTTTAGCTGTCCGCGATTCATGTTCTATGTAGAAGATGACTTCCTGCCGGTCTACGTGGCTAACTCTCAAGCCGCTTATGCGGACGCTTTCGCCAGGTCGACCGACATCCTGATTGCCGCTAATGGGAGGGCGCAAGCCCTTCAACATGACTTGATGGCCGCATTGATGTACGGTAAAGAGGTGGTGTTGGTGAACGTTCTTCGAACCATTTCAACCAATGGGGGCCCTCCAGCCATTGGCCCTGAAGGCAAGATCGAAGATGCGGTGGATGCCTTCTTGATTCGAGTTCATGCGGTGGGTCAACGCCTAGAACGAGGCAACAACCGAGATCATTGGAGGGCTACCGTTGAGGAGATCACCGAAGTGGCGTCCTCTATTTGCCGTCAGAAGATGTCTCCCGCGCGAGCATTCATGCTCTGATGGTGTATAGCCCAGCATGCTATTCACCTCATTGTTTGGAATTATTGGATTCTTCGTTGTGTTTGGGTTGGTGGCCCTGCTGACCGAAACAGAGCGGTATGTTTGGGCCACCCTATCGATCATCGCCTCATTGGTGGCAGCCCACTACTTGGCCGATCTGCATCTGTTGGCCTTCATCAAGGCCCATACACTAACTAGCGTGGGCTATCTGGTCGGCTTCATCGTGGTAGGCGTGGTGTGGTCGTTCATCAAGTGGTTCAGCTTCTTGGTGCGTGTCCGTGAGGTGATGAAGGAAAGAGGGGACTTCAATTTCCCTGTTGAATATAGGGGCCTCCCTCTGGACAAGAAGCCGCTCGCATCCGAGAACAAGAAGCGGATCACTGCTTGGATGATCTTCTGGCCATTCAGCCTCGTCGGCACCCTGCTGAATGATCCGATTCGCCGTATCTTTAACCTGATCTTCAACAGCTTGAAGAATCAATATCAACGATTGTCTGACCGCGTGTTTAGGGATGTGACCTTTCCTCAAAAGAAAGACTGAAGATGTCTTCTAGAAGCAAATCCATCACCCTCAAAGGGGCGGCCGCCCGAGCATTTGTCGAATCTCTCAGCGGAACCAAGCCCAAGAGCGAGCAAGATGCTAGCGAACGTATCGCCACTCGCATCCACATGGAGGTCCACAGTGGCAACATGGCGGGTGCAGTAGCGCTGGTCAAGCTGGTGTCCCAGCAAGGGATTGATCAGACTGTCAAAGCGCTGCCTAGGGGTTGATGGCCGAACCTGCCAGCATCGCCACTAAGCGTCAAATCCTCTCGTGCTACATCCTGATTGCATCCGGAGTGGGGGAAGCTCCACTCCGGATGACGGCTGACGGGGTTGAGAGGGTGGTGTTCCGTCTAGATGGTGTTTACCGGTTCAAACGTGAGATGGGCCAAATACAAATAACCAATCAGGATATTGAGGGCTTCCTGATATTTGAGGCAGGTACACACGCTACTCTGGCTGGGTGTGTGATTAGAGGTGGTTGTACCATACACTCCGCCATACCGCCTCGACAGCCGCCTGTTGGGTCATCCCAGATTGACGTCCCGACCGTGTTGGAGACTGAGGTATCTGTTGACGTAGTTTGAGAATGTGAAGCCAGATAGGACCCAAGGGTAACAACATGATAGCTGATTGTGATACACCAGGAACAGCCTCTACTTCATATGGTCATTTGATTTTCGGTTGGAAATCCAGACCTTCTCTCGAAACTCTCAACCGAGCTCTTAATCTGTTGGGAGTATTGGTCTACGAAGATCCTGGTATGCAGGATACCGACCAACACAGCTACATCTTCTCAAAAGAACCTCTCACGCCATCCCAACTACAAGCTATCGCGGAAGAATTGTGGTCCGAATGATCTGCTTTGTTTCTGGTCATCTCGACCTAACCCCTGAAGAGTTTGAGCAACACTACGTCCCTCAGTTGGCCCAGGCGGTTCAAGACGGGTGCAGCTTCGTCTTGGGAGACGCTAAGGGGGCGGATGCGATGGCTCAGCTGTGGTTGTCCAACACTATCGCCGAGGTGACCGTCTTCCACATGTTCGATGCCCCACGCCATACGGTAGACCGTTATGAACGGGTGGGCGGCTTCCTGACCGATCATGCTAGGGATGCGGCGATGACGGCCGCCTCGCATCACGACATTGCGTGGGTCAGGCCAGGCAAACGTCCCAATAACGGCACTGCCCTGAACTTGAGGCGACGTAAGATGACTGCCATCCATTACTGGAGTTACTGTGGAACGCATCACTCGATAAAAGATGGTCGATATCTGTGTGGTACCCCAATAGGTAACACCAGATCCTTTGATCGAATCCAAGATGTGACATGTCGAGGCTGTATAGACGCAGTAACGAGCATTTCGGATGGATTCTGAGACGGTATACCAGCATGCGCTTCGCTATGCTCAAACAGCCTATGAGGCGTACCGCACCTATCAGACGGTAGAAGAACGGGTGGGGTTAGCTCCCGTCAGACCGTTGTCCCCACCCTGGGAGGAACTGTCCCCATTGGAGCAGCAACGATGGTTCGCCTGCTCAGAAGCAGTGGAAGATCTGACCACGGCTGAGATCGGAGCGGTGTAGAGGGGCACAATGGACACCCACTACTCCTTGAATGACGATTCTCACTACCCACTGATCGTCAAAAGATGGATCCTAAGAGCTCATCTGAATGATGGGGATAAGGTTCAGATGCGGACCTACCCGTTGTCTGATAAGGAGCCCTTCATCAAAGCTTGTGAAACACAGCAGTTGCCATTGGTGATTGACCAAGGTGAGAACAAAACCTTTGCTTCCCTCGATACTTATGTGGAGATCACTCCAAGCTACGCACTGCTGTATAGCCGAGAAGTAGAGGTGTTCCAAGAGTTGGAGCGGGTCTTCACTCTTCATCAAACCAAATCAGTAGAGATCCCGGCCAAGAATCCGGTCTATCTTTTGATTGAAGGTATGCGCAGCTACTCCCTCCGAAGCATGGGTCAACCTGGCAAACCTTTGATTGAGTCGAACTACAATCCTCACGTGATACAGCAATTTCGCCGTTTGCAACAAGGGTTGGAAGCGGAGGTTCCGAAAGGCCGCGTTGGGCTGATCTTGGGCCAACCTGGAACGGGCAAATCGTTCCTCATCAGGGCTTTGCTGGACCGATACAGCCCAGGAGTGGCGTATGTGTTGCTCAACAGCAAGCAGTTGCTGGACCTGAGCAATAACCTGGACAAATACCTGAATCTACTGGACAACATGGACTCTGATCTGAAGACCATCTTCATCTTAGAGGACGCAGACGACCTGTTGGTTGAGCGTCAAGCCGAGAACATGAAGGCTATCCAAGCTTTGTTGAATATGGGGGACGGCCTGATTGGAGAAGCGTTGAATATCCGCCTCATCCTTACCACGAATGCGAAGGCTATTGAAATCGATCAAGCGATCACCAGGTTCGGTCGCTTGATCGAGAAGATCGAGGTAGGACAGCTTTCCAAGGAGCAGGCGGAGATCGCCCACATCAATCTGGCGGGCACGGGCAAGCCGAGGCAGTACCACACCCCCACCACATTGGCGGAAGTGTATCACAATGTCGGCCTAGAGGAAGAGTTGCAGGCTGCCGAATGAGACCTATTCTTGTTGCTTTACTGCTGGTCGCCTGCAACCCCTCTCCTTCAGAATTGCAGGATCTGAAGACCAAATTCCAAGACCGTGTACAGATCACTCCTGACAGTGTGGTGTGCGATGCGGATGGCGGGTATTTGGTATGTTTTGGCGTGACCAAGAAGGGCACTCCAGTGCACTTTCGGTGTGGTCAGGATCTGACTACTCCTCAGTGCTACTTCATCGGCATGTACGGAAGCTGAATGGCTCGTTTGGTGGGCTACGAATTTCACGGGATCGTCACGCCTGAGGCGGAAGCTGTGTTGGAGCTAGCCAAGCGGAACGGTATCGTGACTGACGGAGACCATAACAGCACCTATATGTGGATCAATGGTCAGCCTGGAGCCAAGTTGCGGACGGTTCGTAATCGCCTCAAACAGCTGATCTGCCTGGTGTAAGTGTTTCCCCGATAAGGAGAAGTGTCATGAAACCGAATCGTCGTTGGGCTCTATTGTTGCTGGTTCCGTTGTTGGTGGTAGGCGTGGTGGTCCAGAGGGGGTTGTGGTCCAAAAAGCAACCACCGACCCCTCAGATGGTGAAGGTTAGCTGCCCTTACTTTCCAGGGTGACCCTTAAGTTCAGTCTAGCAGAGGTCGTTAGAGCCAACATGCCCCTGACGACCCCTCTGCTGAAAGACCTAAAAGCACTACTGGCTCTTTTCTCCGACCCTAGCAAATGGGCTCAACGTTCACTGGCAAAGGATGCTGAGGGGAACCCTTGCTCCTTCAGCTCTGAAAAAGCTGTGTGTTTTTGCCTATTAGGCGGCTGTCACAAGGTGGTCGGGGATGATTCCAAGAGGGTCGAGGCTCTGAAGAGCGGTCTTCGGAGAGGGTTTCCGGCCAATAGCAAATGGACATACGTCTTGGGGCTGTTCAATGATGAGTCTACCTATGAGGAAGTGCTGACTTTGATCGTTAGGGCGATCAAAGTGGAGGAATCCAAATGACTGCTTGGCGAACCATCTCAATTGTCTCGGCCCTGACATGGGCTCTAACCATCGCTTGTTCGAATGACGCCGAACCGATTCGGCCAACCTATTGGGGTCAAGGTGGGGTCAATCAGTTGATCTGGCCCACCATCAAGCTCCTAGAGGCCGGACAAGCAGGTGAGGGTGGCTCTGCTGATGGTGGCCAAGCAGGCCAGGCTGGCAGCCATGAGGGCGGCTCGGCGGGTGTTGAGCTGGCAGGGGCGGGAGGCTTGTCTGAAGAAGACTGTCAGCTTCCTGAGTATCTGGAACAAGCCCATCAGCTGGAGATAGGTCTAGGTAGACCGGCCGTAGAAGATACGGTCAGCACCACGGGTTCCGTCCCTTATGGGACGATCGTCAAATTCAGCAAGTACAACAATTGGCGTTGTGACCATCAGCCATTTTGCGATTACGCCGTCCAGGCCCCGACTGACGAAGGTTTCCCTGAGACGAGACGTTATTGGGAACCCGTTAGGTGGCAAGGCCTGCCTCCCGACGGCAAGATTGGGCAGTGGCTTGGTCTCTGTACGCTGCCTCAGTGGACCTCTCACGGCACCTGTGGAGGCTTCTACCGAGACGGAGATTACGTCGACTACCGTGATTCCAACGACCCGTATGCCGAGCGTTTCGTTTGGCAATGTCGAGTTGGATGGTCCAGTGCCTGTGACGTTCAGCCTCCAGGCACTGGGTCTGCTTGGGTCAATGTGTCAGACACTATCCATTGCTACGGCTATTGATCAGTGTAGCCCGCTTCTCCACACGGCATAGTTCTGACGGAGCCTCGTACCGCTCAAGGGTGTTGTTGAGATTAAGATTGGTACATTGGTGTCGTAGTTGAACATATCCATACCAGCGACGTACATGTAGCCTAAGGAAAGGACTTCAATCCCACCACCGAGGTCGCAAGAGTTGCCAACGATAGTGGCAACTGTATTGTCGACAGAGGGGTGCCCGACACGAATTTGGCTGTGTAGGTGCGGATAGTCCCCTTCGTCACAATGCTCGACATTGTTACCTAGGATGCGGGGGCCGATGTAGCTCCAAGCACTTGCCAGAACGTAGATCCCTGGAAGACTGCAGTTGTCGATGCGATTGTTAGAGATTTCGCAAGTACCACCGAACGTAGTGTTGGTCGATACAAGAACGCCGCATGCTATCCAAGAACTGATGGTGCAATCTCTCACAACCAAATTTATGGTGGTGGTGAGCGAATAGCAGGCTACCCCGTCACCATCTGTCGCTAGATTCAGATTACCTATCAGAGTACAACGCTCGATTGTTCTCCAGACAACGTTGTTGTCGCTGCCAACGAACACTCCGTTACCGATCGGGCAGTTGGATGAAAGGATAGCGGTAGAATCTGACAACACCCAACCTTGCGGGTGGGCACCAGAGTCCGGAAAGGTGCATTCGCAGAAAACCCCACCATCGTTGGTGCTGGCTTGTGCTGCCGCCTCAAAGTTACCGTATGCGATCTTTGAATAGCGGGCCACATTTTTGGTCTTGTAGTTGACAGTTGGGTATAGGATGAACCGCCCTTTTGGATACGTACCCAAGCCGGTAGCTTGCCAATCGCCCTCTGCCTGTACATCCTCTACTTCGCAACGGTCAATACCGATGAATGCGAAGTCCGCCCTATCAGAGTCTTGGACCATACCTCCTAGGGTGATCCTTGATACTCTAGTGTTATGGGCGTACACCGTGAAGGCAGCCCACGCCCTAGAGTCCCCACCGTAACTGATCTCGGATGCAGGAAGCCCATAATGGAGTGTTCCGTTGAACACTCCAGTGATGTCTGCCCAACCCATCCTAACGTTATTGATCAACACACTACGTATGCCGTTATTATCTACGGAAGTTGCCCAAGTCCTGGGTCCAATGTAGAAAGGGGTGTTGATACCGCTGTAGATGCTGGGACTTGCCAACCATTGCCCACCATTGATTTCCAGATCAATGGTGGTGGCGGCTCCTCCAGTACCAGAACTAGTCAGATACATGAGGATCGCCCCACCAGCTCCACCACCCCCCACGATAGCGTCAGACCATACGTTGCAATCCAAATACTTGACGTTGATTCGACTGGGGACCGAACCACCACCTGGGAATACATTCAGCACTCCGCTATTGGCGTTGGTTACGCTGTTGGAGACCGCCACACTATTGCCCGCGCAACGTAGAGTGCATCGTACGAAAGTCAGATCAACCCATGAGGAGTTGCTGCTTGGGCCGAAAGCAGTTAACGTACGATCAACAACTCCTTGGAAAGTGCATTCCGAGAACACGAGATGCCCCAAATATCCGCCACTCCCACCACTGATGCTGATCAGGGGGTTAGCGTCACTACTTTGAGCTTCGAAAGAAGTCCGTTCAATGACGGTCTTTAGACCTTTGGATTGACGCCAATCAAGGTAGCTGTTCTGCACATAGCAGTCTCGCATCCCAAGAACAGCGGCCGTAGAATTCATGATAGCAAACCCCAATGGGGTGCTGCCAGATCCTTGGAGCAACACATTCTCCAAGAACAGTGATCCAATTACTTCGAAGCCACCATTACCATTGATGTTCAGCTTCGAATTGTTGCTGGTTAGGTTGTAGCCAGATCCTCGGATCTTCAGAGTGCAGTCTGCAGGTATGATGAGAGTGCTGCCGGCCCCGTTGTTGATGTCGCAGCTAGCGACTTTCATCAAGAGGCTGAGCTGCCACGGAGTTCCAAGAGGGCCCACCACAGTGTTGGCATAGGTGACGGCATCTCGAACGGCAGACGCACCATTGAAATCGCCGAATGTAGTTGTGCCGTTACCGATCGTGAACTCCCAAAGATGAATGATTCCGATGGTTGAGGTAGACCCTACTGTACTGACCGTGATAGGAGACGTAGCCGCTACGGTTGAAGTTCCGCTGGCACCCGTTGGTCCAGTAGCACCAGTAGCCCCTGTGGCACCAGTCGATCCTGTAGCTCCCGTTGCCCCTGTGGCACCTATGGGGCCCGTTGCACCTGTGGGTCCGATGGGACCTGTAGCCCCTGTCGGCCCCGTTGGACCTATTGGCCCCGTTGCGCCGGTCGCCCCAGTAGCTCCTGTGGCACCCGTGGCACCTGCAGGTCCAGTTGGTCCAGCAGGTCCCGTCGGGCCAGTTGCACCTGTGGTGCCTGCTCCAGTGGCGCCAGTCGCACCAGTGGGACCTGTAGGTCCGGTCGGACCAACGGGTCCTGTGGGTCCAGCAGGTCCCACAACAGAGGAAGGGTTCCATCTAGAGAGCGAGTTGTTCCAGGCAAGTACTTGCGTATCAAGAGCCCCGTCTTGTTGGATACCCACAAGAGAGACGCTGTTTCGAATCACAAGTGTCGCACCACCCGCTAGTGTGATGGCACCAACTGCCTTTGCGGAAGCGTGGCTCTCACCATCAATCGTCACAACCCCTGCTCCCGTGAACGTCACAGCTGAGTCGAACACAGTGTTCTCAATCAAAACATTCGCACCCACACCAATGCTGCCAGAAGTCAGGTGGCAGTTATTTAGCTGCGAAGCTGCTGAGAACGACACGGCGCCAACCATGTAGTAGTTGGACGCCTGGATGGCGCCAACGACCGATGCCGTTGACTTCAACGCACCATTAAGACCCGCCAGTGAACCGCCTAGTCCGTTTAGGATAAGGGTCCAGCGGTTGCCGGCAGTGGACGTCAGGCTCACAGCCCCATTGATATCTGTGTTGTTCAGGATCAGAGAACGTCCACCAGTTGGCGACGTGAAATCACCGCTCACCGTACCAGTAACGATCAGAGTCGTCAGGGTAACGGCCGCACCAGCACCACCCGTACACACGATGTTGCCGTTGATGGTAGTCCCCACCTCGGCCTCAGACCGGACCTCCCAAACACCAGTTGTTGGGAACGTGACGTTCTCAACTGTGGTCGAATACGGCGCCATAAAGATCAGCGCACCAGTCGAAGGAGCGGCCGCTATGGCGGTGGTGATGCTTGGATATGGGTTGGCTTGAGTGCCGTTCGAGAATCCAGTGTAGGCCGGATCTACGTAGAAAGTGGCGCCAAAACGAGCTGAGGTGAACGCAACTGCGGCAGGATCGTTCAGCAATACGAAAGCACAATCGGCATTAGGGTAGCTTCGAGGCACATTTGAATAGTTCAAATTGTGGCCCGTCATGGTGATCTGTTGAGTGGCCAGAATACCCAAACTTGTAACAGAGTCTGTGACGACGGTTGCCCCACTCGTCAGAGCGAAGCCAACCGCATAGTTGGTCCCAAACCCATATTGCTGACCAAATATTTGAATCCCACATCTAGGTCCGACCGTGATGGCTGTTGTGGATCCATTTCCGTTAACCCACTCACAATCAGCGATCGATAGATTGGCCGGCACAACAGCTGTAGTACCAGAGGCGTAGATCGAACCGCCGTTCATACAGTTGGCGACATAGATCTGTGTTGTCGAGTAAATCAACACTTGATTCTCGATCACACATCCAGCAAATACGGGCACCACGCCGCTGAACATCGACACGGGTTGAGTGCCTGTAATCTGGCAGTTTTGCAGCTGAACGTTACCAGAAACACGGGCCGTTACTGAGCCAGAATTGCCAATCTTGCATCCGACTAGTGCCAATGAGGCACTGCCCCCTACCTGATTGACGATCTCTGCCCCGAAAGGCAAAATGGTGTCGTATACGTGAATCTGCCCACCAAGTGGATGACCGCTGGTTCGGATCTGGACACGATTGATCGTCACCTGTAAGGTGTCCATCACCACTGTTGAACTGAGACCAACCGTCGTTTCGCTGAACGAGGTAGCGTTGAACCACTTCTTGACGAAAGCGTTAGTTGAGCTTGTCAGGCCAGTGATATAGCTGATTGCTCCTGTGGAGCCTCCCGAGGTGCTTCTAACACGAGCTTTGTCGATAAAAGTACCGGAGGCAGTTTGAATGGCACCTCGGGTGGGAGTGGCAGATCCAACCGTGTTGGTCACACTAGACAGGGTGATCGGACTACTGGAGGTAAAGTCCCCCTTCACATCGAAGACGTAGTTTGAGCCAACGGGGATGCTGACGCTGAGCTCAAGAGCATTGTAGGTACCGGCCGCAATGAACACGGTCGTGCTTTGAGCGGGGATATACCAGGCTCCATTGGGGTTGAGACGGTTTCGGAGCTCGTCGAGGCTAGCGAGAGCGGTACCGCTTGTCTTGCCGTCATTCGCATCATTGCCCGTACTAGCGTTGATGTACCAGGCAGCTTGCGAAGAAGCGGTAGTGTTTCCGAAAGGAATCGGATTAGGGTCATTCGTTAGAGCAAAAACACAATCCGCATTCGGATAAGACCTGGGCACATCCACGTAGTTGAGATTCTTCCCAGCCATCGTGATCTGCTGAGTAGCAGGTATGCTCAGTATAGCGGTCGAATTGGTGACGACATGACCACCTGCCGTCACGTTGTAGCCGACCGCGTAATTGGTGCCGAAGCCGAACTGTTGACCTGTGATTCTCAGATAACTACCAGGGAATACCGCGATAGCCGTTCCAGAGCCATTCACCCATTCGTTGTCGGTAAGTATGAGACTCGCTTGAAGAGCGGCAGTCGGATCTCCCAATTCAACACTACCTCCATTGAAGCAGTTGGCTTGAAATTCCGAGACGTTGTTATAGATCAGTGCTTTGATCTCAAGCACACACCCTGCAAAAACGGGAGAACTTCCTTGAGCGAATCCCAAGACTTGAGTGCCGGTGAAACGGCAATTCGCCATCTGTATGTTGCCTGATACTCGGCAGGCATTGGGGAGTGTCCCGCCGATCTGGCATTGAGAGAAGACAAATTGAGAACTGCCTCCCAAGAATAAGCATTCCATACCGTTCGGTAGGATCGCATCTCTAACGGTGATCGCCCCGCTGAGTGGATTCCCTACAGTGCGGATCTGGACCCGATTGATCGTCACCTGTAGGGTGTCAACCGTTACGGTCGTGCCGTTCACAATGTTGACTTGAGATGTAGAGGATTCTAGGTACCAGCTCTTGACGAAGGCATTAGTACTGCTCGTTAGACCTGTACAGTAGGTGATGGCTCCAACGGAGGCACCTGAAGTTGAACGGATACGAGCCTTGTCGACGAACGTGCCTGAAGCGGTCTGGATGCTACCTCGGACAGGAGTTACAGTTCCAACCGTGTTGGTCACACCTGAGAGGGTGATGGGGGCCGATGAGGTGTAGGCACACACCACCTCGAACGTGTAGTTTGAACCAACGGGGATCGTCAGACTTAGTTCCAAGGCATCATAGGTACCAGCCGCCAAGTGAACGATTGTATTCTGTCTAACTGTGAGGGTGGTGCCGCCAGGACATAGGATCGCTGCCAACCTCTCCGTTGTTCGGAGGGCAGTGCCGGCGGTCAGACCATCGTTGGAGTCGTTGCCGGTAGAGGCGTTGACGTACCAGTCCGTGGCCGTCTGTGCCGGGAACCCGTAGGGGATGCCTAGCGGGTCGGAGGCGAGGGCGAATATGCACTCTGAGTTCGGGTACGAGATCGGAACCTGGGCGTACGTGTGCTTGTGCCCGACCATCGTGATCTGCTGGGTCGCGAGGATCCCTAGGTAGGTGGACGAGGCCACAGCCACGGAGGTCTGCGCGGTCAGGGCGAATCCGACGGCGTACGGGGTCCCGAAGCCGAACTGCTGGCCCAAGATATACATCTGGCACCCGTAGTTCAGGGTCACGGCGGTTCCGGAGCCGTTCACCCACTCGGTGTCAGAGAGGCTTAGGCTCCCGGCACCAAACACGCCGGCCGGGTCGCCTCCGGTGACAGTCCCTCCGTTGAAGCAGCTCCCGACGGGGATGACGAGCGCGGTCAGGAAGGTTATGGGGCACTCGATGACGCACCCCTGCAAGACGGGGGATGAGTTGCCGTGAAAGGAGACCGCGAACGGTGAGATGCTCGCCCCGACAAGACGGCTGTTCCGGGCCTGCATATTGCCGACGAGCTTGGTGTTCGTCGACGTCCCACCGCCGATCTGGCATTGCGACAGGTAGACGGCGGCGCTGCCGGCAGCAACGTTCACGAACTCGGCGCCGGCCGGCAGGATAGCGTCCCAAACACTCACAACGCCGCTAAGCGGATTGTTGGTGGTTCGGATTCGCAGTCGATTGATCGTCACCTGTAGGGTGTCGATCACCACTGTGGTGCCGCTCGCCACATTGACGACCCCGAAGCTGCTGGGGGTCGTCTCCTGAAACCAGGTTTTGACGAAAGCGTTGGTTGAGCTGGTCAGGCCAGTCACGTAGGTGATTGCTCCAGCCGCCGCACCCGAGGTGCTTCTGATTCTTGCCTTATCGACAAAGGTTCCAGCAGCTGTCTGTATACTTCCACGAGTCGGAGTAGCACTACCGACCGTGTTGGTGACGCCACTCAGGGTGATGGGGGCAGACGACGTGTAATCACACAGGACCTTGAAGATGTAGTTTGAACCAATCGGTATATCTAGATTGATGTCGAAGAAATTGTAGGTACCGGCCGCAATGTGGATTGTGGTATTCTGTGACAGAACGAGCTTCGCCCCATTCGGATTTAGGCGTGCAGTCAGCTCTTCAACTGTAGCTAATGGGTTGCCGACCTTACCATCATTGTTGTCATTGCCAGTTGAGGCGTTGATGTACCAGTCGGTCTGCAGTGCGAGGGAGTGACTGGCACTAAAGAATGTCCAGGTCGTCAGGTCGCTGTTTAGGGAGTAGTAGACTTTGGTCAGTTTGCTGTAGACCAACATACCCTCTCGCCTAGCCCCTGAAGGGATGGCGTTGCGAGCTGTGTTGTCAGCCACGATCATGAAGCTGGAATCACCACCTATTGAGGTGATCGCCCAATCGGCATTTGTGAGACCCGCCCCCAATACATAGAACGTCCCATCATTGGTATGTACCAACATACCTTGTTTTCGAGAACTAGAGGGAATCAAATCTCGTTCAGTAGTATCGACTACTGCTACGAATCCGCCCAATACAGATGCGGCACGAACTGCCGCATTAGCGTCCCCAGGTACAGAGATTGGGGCAATAACTGTTACGTCACCAGGTTGATTGATACTCATGATACATTCACAGTTGTTGGTCCGAGACCTACTGATACGCTCTCATAGAGATCGTAGTTCTCGATGAATCCTTGGGCGTTTGTCACACTAATGCCTGTAGCTCGTTGGATGAATCCACCTGTGAACCCACCTACTGAGAAACTGGGAGTTCCATAACGAGTGGGACATGCGTAGTAGATCTTTGTGCCAGCAGTTGCGTTGACTGAGAAAGAAGCATTTCGAGAAGTACTCAACGAATTGCTAGCCAAACCTTCAATGAAAGCCTCAGTGTTGGCCGGCGTACTGCTGACTCCCCAAAAGTTCTTCTGACCCCATGTAATCGACGCATTGGCGGTAGCGTTGGCTGACCCCGACAATGTGGCAGTGATGGTGAAGGTGACCGATTGATTGGGGACGTTCTTTTGGAAACTGTGGCTGCTTGAAAAGCTGTTGGGAGTACCGCTGACATCTTTCGATTCAGCATCTGCGTTGTTGATCAACGTCACACTATCGGGAGCAGTATTGTAGCTGGCCGAGAACGACGGATTGTTGATGATCTGACCTGTTTCCAGCAAACCCACCGATACGTTGAACCCAGTGATCACCAACCCTCCAGGGATCGACCATATGGGGGTGGTGCCGTTGTACCCGATGAACTTACCGATAGCTGGAGTGCCTGCTACATTCAAATGTCTGGCAATCAAGTCATTCAGCAGACCGTCCGCATCAATACCGCCTGCCCAACCTCCTGATTGCCCTCCAAAGTTCATCTCATTTGGCTTGGCACCTGCGAGACTAGATTGAGGATCTGGTAGAGGTAGTGGGTAGATCTGGACTGGAGGGACGAACAGGTTGTTCAATTCCCGAACACTGAAGACACGAATATCGATGTCAGGAATCCCCACCCTATTAGGGACGTTCCACACCTTGAGTTGAAAACGGTAACTACGCCTCACATTGGGCGTGAAGGTGACGGTAGGGGTCGCACCATTGTCACTGAAAGCCAAGGCGGTGGTGGCAGGAGTGGTACTGCCAGGAGCGGCGTACAGCAGATCAATCTGCCAACTCGCCACCCCTGTGTTGTCACTATTGGTGACCGTTACTAGTTGGCCCAGCACCCCTGCAAAGGCCTGTCCAGCCAAACCAGTTCCAACCGTAGCTTGTGCAAATTTAAGTAGGGCGGTAGCTGGCATAGATAGACCCGATCGGAACGCCCACTCCTTGGGTGGCTACATTCACGACATAACGGGTCTATAAGAACCTTACTGCTTGACTATAGCGGACCACGACCCCTAGGATCTTTGGTGTAAGTGTATGTAATACATATACTTACACACATTCCGCCCCTGGAATGATCACAACCACACTGTAACACAACTTGGTGTAAGCTGACCGAATGAAAGTTTTCCCTGCTAGGGTCTCGTCCCCTTGGTTCAAGGCGTTGATCTTCACATCCTTGATGTTTCTGGTAGGCTATTTGTGGGTCCTGTTGGTGTGCGCTTACCCTAGCCTCGTTATTGTGAGCGCCGCAGTGGTTCTGTTTTTCCTCGTCCTGGCTATTGTGAAGTCCTGGCTCTTCGAATCCTAGGCTTGAGTGAATGGTCCCCTTCCATAGGCTATCTGGCCATTCCAAGCGACGCCACATGAGATTGGTCCGACGGGTCTTCTCCAAAGGATGGGTTTGGGTGCGCGGGGAATCGACCTTCCGGATGGTGGAACGACTCCACAAGGCCGGCCTGATTGAGGCGAGGATCTCAAAATGGAACCTGTTTGGTGTAGGGTGTAGGCCTTTCCGTGAGTTGGTCTTGACCGCCCCTGGCAAGGCTCCTTCTGGTTACCCTAAGTTGCCTCGCTAACATGTACCCCATCATCTTCAGCTCAGCCACAGTGGTATTTTGCATCGTGTTGGTAGTGGGTGTACTTGGATGTCGCCTGCTAAAGATTAGAGGAACACGATGATTTTAGATGTTGATGACATCCAAAAGGCCTTGGTAGAGTCCGGGGCAGATCCGTCCAAGTCACCCGCGGATCAAATTCGTCACCTGCACGCACAGAATATTACGCTCCAGAGGGCGTTGGACAATATTCCGCTCCAATGCCTTGAATGTAACGGCGCCAAATTGGAAGAGAAGCTGGTCAGTAGGGAGACTGCTGTCTTTGCCAGCCAACCTTTCTCCTATGAGACATTAGCGACCGTATGCCTCGACTGTGGGTTCGGCTTCCTTGATTATCGTGCCGAGATGGCTGAGATGAAGGCGCGGGAGAAGTGGTTGGTTGATCGATTGGTGGCAGCTGAGATCGCTGCTTGTGTGCACCACCCTGTAGGTGGGAACGACCTGATCTGGTGTTCCAAATGTGGTACCGACATAGCAAAGGTATGACATGATCGTAGCCGAACATCAGGACGGTCGAACGCTCTTGTTAGCCGAGGAACTCGACCTAAAGCCTTTGCTGAAGCAGAACGGCAAATGGGGGCCGGCCACTGTCTCAATCGAAGATATGAGCAACTTCGAAGCTATTGAGGATGTTCTGACAGGTTGGTTGATCCTTATTGAGGCCACCTACGGCTTTAACTTCCTCATCAACAGAGAGACGTTGGTGGAGAAGGATGAGTTCAGGCGTATCATGAGGCGAGACGCCTCCTATCCTGAGATCCAGATGTGGAACGCTTTGGTGCCGCCAAAGGTCCGTCAATTGCTCAATACTTCGGTGTATTGAAGGCTATGCAGCCTCATCTGGATCGGACCGAAGAAGAGAAAGTCAAACTGGCGACCGAGGTCATCACCTATCTGAATGAGGTGTTGGCTCTTGACCCCGAGGCGATCACCAATCTCTGCGAACAGCGGGTGTTCGCCAATCCTGAATTGGTCAATCATCCCACCACACAGATCGGAGCCTTGAGAGATAGCTCTCCGGCCGTAGGTTTGTTGGGGATCCTCAACGGCTTGATAGGAGTGCAACCACGCAATCAATGGGGTTACGTCTCGGCCGTCTACGAAGGTGATAAGATCTCACATTTCCAACTCACATGACTGGGCTGGACCTCCTGACCGAGCAACAGAAGGCGTGGCTCATCGGAGAGATTCGAGCCTACGCTTCTAGTTTGGAGCCTTTGGTAGATGGGATCCCCAACACCCCCAACTGGGGAAAAGCCGTTTTGAGGCAGGTCAGAGGACGAGCCGTCGTCAGTCCTGCTGGGGCACGTTTTGGATTGGTGCTGCCCGATCCCCTTCCCGACTGGTTGTTAACGCAAAATGTGGAAGAACTACAACGTTTCTACCTCTTCACTAGCTTGACGGAAGACTTGGACTTCGATCCTGTAGCGGTATATCCCAACCGCAAGTCCATTTGGCAACGTTTGGATGAGCTCTGATGCCAGATCCCGAAATACGCCGACATGCCAAGACGATGAACTTCGCAGACCCCATGGCGAGCTCCACTCCTCTATTCCGAAAACCCCAAGCCATGAAGCATTACTCCTATCTGAACCAAAAGGCCGAGAAGGGTTGGCTGCTTCATGAAGTGCACCGTCATCAGTTGACCGAGCGGTTGGAAGCGGACTTGACTAAACTCCAAGAGCTGAAGCTCCTGTCCGACCAAACCTTATTGGAAAAAGCCATTGAGGTTACCCCTGCTCTGGAAGGATTCCCTCTTGATAGAGTGGTTGAACTGCGAGAAGTGCTGGACAATCGAGCTAAACACTTGCGAGAACGTCTGAGGCGAGTTCGTAGAGCCCAATATCAGAAAGAAACCTGATGTTCAAGAAGGTGTTAAACCGTATCTTAGGATTGTTCAAACGATTGGTGGGCGGGTGCCACGATACCTGTCAAGAGGCGGCCAAGCTGCATGAAAACGAACGTCGACATCGAGATGGCAGATGACCTCCAGTGAAAAACTGCCTGTCAGCACCCCGATTATTGTTTTGAGTGCAGATCCCACAGCCGCTCCGACCATTGGTTGGTGTGTAAAGGAGTATATGGGATCTCCTATCCACCTGATGGTTGAAGGTGTGCCAGACGTCGAACATACGATTCCAGCCACGCAGGATCTTTTGAAAGGGATGGAGGTGGCTTGCCCTAGCCTGTGGGACGGATATTTTGTATGTAGAGTCGAGTTCGATGATCGAGGGGCGCCGGTCCTGTTGACTAAGGGTCAAAAGTTGATGGTTGTCTTGCATCGTGGTGGGGACGACCGAGAGTGCTGGGTTACTGGCGGTTACATCAACACCCTAGGGTTGAAAAAATTGAGCATTGACGGTGTATGAACATCAATGCACGAAATAACCAAACTGCTGCTTGAAGCTCCTGACAGCTGGCTTGATCGGTGCGTCATGCCTCTCATATGCACTTGGGAAGGCAAACCTTCCGCCATCCAGCTGCTGGAATTGTTGGATCGCTGCATCCATGGAGCGTTGGCCTCCGACACCATGGTCTTGGTACTTCAAATGTTCTACAATCAAGCCCTGAAAGACGAAGGGCTCACACACGAACAGCTCGTACCTCAAGCCACTTGGAGACAATTATGAAGAAACTACTGCTCACCTTGATCTGCGTTCTGCCACTTCTTTCCTGTACGAACGAGGACGCCACCGTCAGAACTTTGACGGATGCTGGTTACAGTGAAATAAAAACCACTGGTTATGCCTTCTGGTATTGTAGCGACAACGATCACTACCACACTGGATTCCAAGCCAAGAACCCTCGGGGTATGATAGTGGAAGGGGCCGTCTGTTGCGGCCTTATGACCAAAGGGTGTACGATACGGTTCTAGACCTATGAAGAGCGACAAGGACGAATTGCAGGCTGCTTGGGAGGCTCTGCAACCCAATGGGTCGGAAGAACCCGCACCAACTGTGGTAGAGGTTCCTTTGGAACCGGAGGCAAAACTGTTGCCTCCACCACCCCCAATCCCTTTAGGGTCACCAAGACTGATCGACATGGGGTTAACTAGAAGACCTCCGGTTCTGACTCGTCGTAATCAAGTCAGTTGGTATGTGGATCTGTCCCGCACCACCTCTTCTTTCCTCGATTGGATTCTAGATATGGAACGCCTATTTACCGTTTTGCTTTTCTTCGTCCTGTTCACTGCAACGGGCGGACTGTTCTGGGTTTGTTGGCGGGCTATCTCGGCAGACGGGAAGGTCACATCCTGTTACGTAGAGGTTCAAGGGGGAAATGGATTTTCTCACGACACCTACTACGTCAAAGGCAATATCGATTGGCGCCCTGATGTGTCGATGGCCAGCTATCCTACATCGGAAGCTGCCCTTGAAGGTCTGAAGCACCTCTGCCCCTGAGGCTTCATGTTGGTCAAAGCCAAACTGGTGCGACGCAGAGACCGGTATCTCAATATTTGGGGACAGATCTGTTGCATCAAGGATGCCTACATTTCAGGTAAGGCGACCGTCATCACGTTCACGGACGGGTTGCAGACCATCTGGCCTAGCGAGAGTGAGATCGAGGTGATCCGACTGTTGAAACCAGAAGACCTGGGGGCTTAACCTATCGCTCTCCCTGGACGTCTATCAGAACATGCGAGAATTTCTGTTTACAATTCTGTTCGGTATATTGTTCACCCTGTTGGGTTCATGGGTCTTCTATCTGTATTGGGGCTGGTACGTCGTCCCTGTCTTTGGGCACCCCATTACCTACCGGCAGGCGATTGGCATCGATATGACGATTAGCCTAGAATTGGTGGGTGTGGTGGTGGCGATTATATGTAGGAACAAGGATGCGTTCAGTCTCTACGCGGCATTTGCGTACGGACTCGCCTATTGCTTGGCCTCTGGCTTCCTCTGGCATCTGTTCCTGTGATCAACGCCGCTCAAACGCTGGCCGACCTCAAGGCTTTGAAGGAGCTGCTCTCAAAGCCAGAGCGATGGACTCAAGGAGCCTACGCTAGAGACATTGCCGGACATCAGGTGTCCGAGGAAGACAGCTCTGCCTGTTGTTTTTGCCTGTCTGGAGCGATGTACAAGGTCTCTAATGGACAGGACTCGTCCCAGCGTTGGGACAACATCTTGGAAGCGATGTTCCCTGGTTGTCATTGCGGAGCAGCCATCCGTTTCAATGAGCAGCTAGGTAGGACTCATCAAGAGATCTTGGGCAAGATCAACGAGGGGATTGTTTGGATCGAAACTGAGCTGGTTCAGTCCAACTGGTAGTACATACTAACGTCCCACCCTAGATTCTTCAGCCCGTTGTGGATGTGCTCGGCCGCGATCGTGTTGGGCCCACCTTGGAAGGGTACACAGGGAGATATGAGGAACCCTCGGTAGCCCCAACTACGACACCAATGGCCCGACATACCTGCCTCATCGATGGCAGTGAGGATCTTCTGGTAGGTCTTGGGCAGCGGCTTTCGCTTGAAGTTCAGGCAGACGGCATCTCGATTGGCCGAGCCACCATCCTTCATCAGATGAACTTTGCTCGCGGCCTCAACCTGTAAAGTTCGAAGGTCGGAGGTCAATTTTGACAAATCTATCGTCATGATAGACCTCTACACCAAACATTCCATCGGTGTAGAGGTCTATCATGCGGACCTTTTCGAACTTTATTCTCAACTCCCCCAACCCATCTTTTGATGCGGATGACCTTCTCTATGGGTTGTGGTTGCTGGACAGTCTTGAACCTGGCGCCAAGCCCTTGGTGGTCAAGACTTTTGAGACCAAGCCTCAGGCTGATGTGTGGGAAGCCTTGGCAGATGACGGCTTTCGCCTCATCATGGATTTCCAAGAGCATCGGGTTTACTTGAACGATGTCAAGCAACTGGTCGTTTCTAACCCAAATGCCTACAGCGCTATCTATGTCGGGGGCCGAGACAAGGCGGATGTGGCAGCTCTGTATGACACGCTGAAAAAGAAATACGGTCAAGCCTCTATTCCAACCAACAACTTGAAGCTATTGGTGAGCAGCAATACCGGATATAAGCTGACCAACCTGTCAGCCCCTGCAGAACCCCTGCAGACCGGCAACTATTCTCCCCAGGTTCTGCAAAAGTTCAAACATCTGACCAAGCAGTTGGTAGCTGATCGGCCTAGGGGGAGGATCGGGGTATTGTCTGGTTACCCAGGCACTGGGAAAACCTATCTGTTGCGAGCCATCCTCAACGAGTATGTTGAGGATGTCGATTTTGTGCTCATCAACATTGAGCAATGTCTTCAGGTGAGCCAGAATTTGCACAGATTCATGCAGATGTTGGCTACTCGTCCCGAAAGTGGGTATGCACGGCGAAAAGTAGTGTTGCTTCTGGAAGACGCGGACTCGGCCATCGCACCTCGTTCGGCCAACAATCTCTCGGCCATCCAAGCCATCCTCAATTTCGGCGACGGCCTGATGGGGGACGCTCTGGACGTCCGGCTGCTGGTAACAACCAACGTCCGCACGGTGGAGATTGACCCTGCCATCCTCCGCAAGGGTCGTTTGATTGCGCACATCGAGGTAGGTGCGTTGGACCCCGCACAGGCTAATGCGGCGTACCACCGAATCTCTGGTGGCAAAGAAGGCTCCTACAAGCAAGCCACCACCATTGCCCAAGTGTATGATGATGTGGGTAAGTTGGAGGAAGTGCAGGCGGCTGAATGAAAACACACTCGGCTCTCCTAACTAGTCTGTGGCACCACGCTCTCTACATGGCGATCTTCCTATACCTGTTAGGAGTGTTGGTGCTGCTCTTTCAAAGGGGTGGGGTGTCGTTTCTCCACATCCTCAAGTGGCCCAAGTTCTTCTTTGACATTGAACGATATGAGAAGTTCATGCTCAAGGGAAGCCCCACCTCATGGCAGCAAGCCTACGAGGCCAAGAAAGAGGTGGAAAAGATGTGGGACAAGGAGTATGGGCCGATCTTGATCGACAAGAATCCGGCTGGCCACTACTACTTGCTGGTCAAAGTGCTGGGCCAACCGACGGCAGGGTTGTTGGCGGCCGCCAAACAGATGCCGACCCGATCTAGCAAGGGTGTCGAAATAGTGCTGCAACCTTCACAGTTCTAGGAGAGCTGATGTCATTCTCGATCGGACAGCGGGTATTGGTTCACCAAAGTTCAGGTAATTGGCATGATTGCAGCAGACCTGAGCAACATTGGAAGTCTCGTGTGCTGAGCTACACTCAGAATGGTCTCCCTGTCATTGCTACTGATGCTAGCCGAAACCCTTGTCATGCAGAATGGCCTTACACGAACGACAGTTTGACCCTGTTGGACGATGGTACCAAAGATTGGGTGGATTCCAGTCCGTTCATGATGGGCCAGAAGGTGTTCTTCACATTGCCCATAACGATCCCTCAATACGCCGCTGGAACCCGTTTGGAAGCCACCTTGGAGGTCCCCCACATCAATCCAGAGGACTGGTACGTTAGTTTTCCTACGCCCGAAGGGTGGGCGTTCAAGATGGTGGTGTCAGAGAAGCTGTTGGAGGTCACCAATCGCCCCAGCTTCTCCGAGCGGTTGTTGGACTCTTTCATTTAGTTCCGGTGTATGTTTGCCTAATGTCAAGTGAACACCGTCTGACCGCCTTTCTCTGTACCCTCCTCTGTATCTTCCTCTGCTACGCATCTGTTCAAGCTCGTGGCTGCACCGTATCTGACAACGAAGTCAAGAAGCTAAATGAGCAGAATGCTGTAAAACTACAGCAACAAATGGTCCAGATGAAGGCCGATTGCGTCAATGCCGGCGGATCCTATGATGATCGAGGGGCCTGCTACCGTGGGGTTCACTGAACTATCGGATCCCTCGGAACACGGCGTCCACCTTCTGCTGACCTCCTATAGCAAAAGCCTGAGCCTTGATGCTGGCTCGCAACGCCTCATGGGCTAGCCGAAATCGCTGCCTCCATGGGGTGGTGATCGTCAGGGCAGACAAGCGAACCGCCAATGGCAGCCCGCTTGTCTGCATGGCCCTCAGGATGTACTCTGCTTGATCGAATTCCCCTGCCAGCAGATGGGTGTCCAGAGTACGGTAGGTGTGGTCCACCGCCCTAGAGACAGCTTCTCCATCCATCAGGGCTTGAATCTCTGCCACTACTGTCAGGCCACGATTCCTAGGATCCATTCCGGCTTGAGCTCCACATGAGGGTGTCCACATTTACACCCAATGAGATTGATGGTCGAGCCTTTCCAATCGCCATCAGGATCAACGTAGACTCTGATGCTGGTCGGGCTGATGGGGTGGTCCCCACGGATGTGTCGGACGATTCCCGTTAGTTCGTGACGAACTGCTGGAAACTTGGTCTGTGCTCCCGCTAGGGAGAACCCAGAAGTCTTGGCCTCAAACCAGCTAGCTCGGATTCGGTCACCCTTGTTCATGCTGGGTATAACGGCCATCGGGACAGCTTCTTAAGCTGGTGTAAAGGTGTCACATGAGTAGCAGGGCGACTGCTCCAAAACGAGACACCCCCCAAAAGGGGCGTGAGCATGCAAAAAAGGAAACCAATCTCGATAACCGTGACTTCCCACGCATAGACCAGCAGGGAAATCGAAAAGGCGTCTGCAGGCGATGCGGGCTAACCATTACTGACTGCGAACCCTCTTCTAGGCTGGGAGAGTTTTGGCATATCGCAAGAGTTGGGCAGACTAGGGCAAGAGCCTGTCGGAACGCAGATTTGGTGTTTACCGTCCATAGTTCGGAAATTGCTCCTTTCCTGAGAAAGTCCAGACGCCGTTACCTCAAGAGGCAAAAAATACGACCATGATCTTCAAAACACTTTCAGGTTCAGCCTATGAGGTAGATGCCACCAAGCTACAGATCCGTCGCCTGTACGGGGCTCTCGAACCGACGGCCCGAACTGGCCAGGATGGGGCTTGGAAGCCATATGTCAGCCTATCTGATGTGGCGGTGGGCCATCCTGTGCTGATTCATTGGGCCAATGAAGAGCCTAAGGAGGCGGGCGCCTTGCCAGGGACGCTAACCAGTCCTGTAGTAGAGATCCTACAGACATCGGGGCTGAATTGATGGCCGAGCTAGACCCGATCCATGGGTGTGACTATGCCTCACAACCCTACGTCACCTTTCGATGTACTGGTCTGAGTCACTATGTTGGGTGGGGGTATGTTTGAACCCGTACCGCTACCTGAAGGGGTCTATCGTTGTGATGGTGGGCTCTATAGCTTCCGATCTGAGCTGGAGACCTGTCCTGACTGTCTGGGGGTCGCCAGCACCCGTCCAATCGGTGTAGAAGACGCTTGATGTCCTCAATCATTGGAACGACCGTGTTGTTAGGTGCGTTGGTTTATGGTGGAGTGGCTGTGGCGGTCCACCGTGAACTACGGCGATTCGGAATCCCCTCTAAGAAACGGCTAAAATTGGCGGCAAAATGGCCCCAATTGATTCTGAACAGTCAAGCCTACATGCGGGAGATGATCTACAATACAGAAGCGCCCGCCACCCCTCCGACCACTCCTCCAAACGCCAAATATTGGAACTGATGGGACGCTCACCCAATCCTTTGTTTCTCGTGTTGGCGATCATCGTCCCTTTGATCTACATCCTGATCAGGGACTCTGTGCGATATCGCCAAGAGCGGGTTCAGACCAGACGTTTTAGCGTGGCGGACCATTTCTCACGCTTCCCAGGTTGGGGCGATAACTCGCCTGAATCGTTTCGAGCTCTGTTGGTGGATCAGTTGAATGATCCAGGTAAGCTGGTGATCGACCTTGACAATACGATGGGGTTCTCATCTGCTTTCCTCCGCAAGGCTTTTTTGGGGCTAAAGCAACAATTTCCTGATGTGTGTGACCGTCTTCGCTTTGAGAGTCAAGACGGTAGCTTGTCGACCGAGATCTGGGGTTACATTCACGGAGAAGATTGATGGGACTTTTTAACGACAACGTAAATGCAACTCGTACCGTCTGGACCTTCCAATACAGAGGTGATGAACTTCTCCCGACAGCAGAGTATCTATTTAAACGACACTCTGAATTGGAGCGGAAGGCCAGAGAGCAGATGGCTGCCTACATGTTGGACTCCAACATGTCTCAGTTAGATCCGAAGATCGCAGATACCAAAAAATTGATTGAGAAGCACGGAGATCTGAAGGAAAAACTCTCGGTGTGGGTACATGAGTTCCATCGAGATCCCGCACGAGAATTTGAGCTAGGGTTGGGGGACGTGACGTTCTTCGAGCTTGTAGGTCCCCTTACATGAGTCAACCTGTTGAGGTTGACTCTCCTCCAGTCAACCAATGGGAGTTGTCTGGCGACTCTTGGGTGTTTCTGGTTGGGGGTCGTACCAAGGCAGTCGTCTGGCCTCTAGGAGGATTTGTCGACCGTCCTGACCGTTGGCATGCCACTTTACCCAAAGAATCCAAGCATGCTAGTCTTTATTCTGGCACAGGCTGGGAATCAAAAGCCGCTGCCAAACTGGAGATCGAAACCCTTTATCGTACGGAGCCGTGGTGATGGAACCAGAAATAGATGCAGTGGTGCAGAGCCTTCACGCCTGTCAGAAAACCCATCGGGTCGTCAAAGTGATGGCTAATCCTTTTAAGATCAGCCCAGAGGATGGGGTCTGGGAGCGCCAAAGTGCCCGACATGGATGGCAACGAATCGCTCCTGGCGAAGTACCGACGAGGAATCGTCCCCTAAGAGGCGGCCGGCTGGCCCCTTAAATCAACCCTCACAACAGTCGTAACACGAACCTAATGGCAATTATCGAACATCCAACATCAAAATATAGCGTCCCAGGCAAGAGCTACTACCTGGCCTCTCAGGTGGCCAAGTGTGACCTCTGTCACACTCTTTGCACTCATACTGGCAGTGACCCTGGAGATGCGGCCGAACAAGCTCGCAAGCGTGGCTGGGGAACCCAGAAGGCCAAGGGTGCCCAGCTGGGGGATCCCAAGATCTGGGTCTGCAAAGGCTGTATCAAGCTTCAGCAACAGCCGCAACCGTGACTCGACCTAAACGAGACCCTAAGACGCTTCGCTATGCGGCTAGGTTGGCTCGTCGACAACTTAAGCTTGCCGAGGGTAGCGTCTTGTCAGAATGGTTTCGTCTAGACTTGTTGGCCCGCCAACTGGTTGATGAAGCTCGAAAGATTGAGAAGAAGGTCAAACCGGTTCGAACGCCAAAACAGTCGACCGAACCTGAAAGTTTGATTGCCTATAATCTCGTATGGTTGGACAACGGTGTGGGGCATGGTGGGGGTCTGTTTCGCACCATGGAGGAAGGTGAGGCCTTCCTCCGCTTCTATGCTGAGGCTTACGTCGCTTGGGTGACGGTGCGAGATCCTGAACATCTGGGATGGCTCAGAGATCCTCAGTATGAGCCTAAGATGATGGCCGAATACGAGGAAATGACCCAGTGGCAGGCCGATCACGGTCTGATTGGATCGAAAAGGTCTTAACTCCTCCCGGTGGGATCCGTTATAGGGGTCATGGATCAGGACTTTGACGGATACGACGGCTTTGAGGACGATCGCGAAGATTTTGACCTAGATGGCGAAGATGAAGATTTCGCTCCCATCGATGGTGTGGGTTTCGCCGATCCTGGCGGCCGTTCTGCCCTTCGAGCTGCCACCAAGCGCAATCCCCGCAACTGTCCGTGTCCGACCTGTGGACGTGCCGATATGTTGACCCCAATCGATGTCCAGCGCGGTTACCAGTGTGATATCTGTGCAGATTCCTTGGAGAAGGGGGAATTCTGATGGCTGACATTTGTCAATGTGCTGCCCCCAATGTCGCTTACGACGGATCCTGCCGCAAGTGCAATAAGGAGACCACGGCCACCCAGAGCCAAGCCTCTCTTATCGATCAACTCAAGGCATTGATTCCTCTTGCCAATAGGGCTGGGTTGTACGATGCTGCCGACTTCCTCCAAGCCAAAGTCGACTTGCAGACTCGAAATGAGTCCAAGGCGTGAATTGGTTCCCTAGAAGCCGCTGGTGGGCTTTGGTGCCTGCCAGCATGGCGATAGCGATCATTGCGTATACTTGGACGGCAAACCCTCTGATAGGCAAAATTTTCACAGCTGCTGCAGTTTTTCAGAACTTGTTGCTGTGGATGCTGCTGAAATCTAGCCAAAAACCGAAGAGAAAATGATGCAAATCGACCAAAAGACGATGCTCTACACGGATATCTTACCTGTAGAACGGAAAGAGATGATTGAGGTGGCCCGATCGATCGTGTTGGATGGCAAGGTGCCTCATCCGATCCCCCTTTGGGTGACCGATTGGCTCAAAGCTTTTGATCTCGATACGCCAGATCGAAGGCTCTTGGTGTTGTCGACCGCCTTCCCCCAGCGACTGCTTCTTTCATTGGTACTGGAATCCGAAAAAGATTCGAAATAGGTTAATTTCGAAACGTCCTATCCGTTCTACCGGATATGGACAACATAGACCGTTTCGCAATTGCCTCAATATTCGTTTCAGCCGTTGCGCTCTTCATGGGTGGCCGCCTCTCGGTAACGGTGCCCAAACTACCAGCCCCTGTGGAACAGACCAAAGCTGTCGTCACACCTGTGGTTCTGGATGCAGAGACGCTGGAGTTTCTCAAGCGTTGGCAAGCTTCCATAGAGCAGGATCGCATCCCAGTGGTGTCTGTGGGCGAATTGGCAGATGCAGGGGAACCGCAACCCGTCGCTTCAGCTCAACCCTCTGCCCAACCTGTCGTGCCGACGGTGCAATCGGCCCCCAAGCCCGTCGCTCCCGTGGTGGTGTACCAGAATCCAGTCCTAAAACCCGCTGTTGTCGCCTCGGCTGCCCCCGCCCCTGTCGCCTCAGCCAAGTTGCCGCCAGCAAAGGTCGTCTTGGAAGATGACCCCATCGCCTCTATCCACAACCCGTACAAGTGAAGTCGGTCGGCTAGGCCGACTTCTTTTCCTCTCTAACGATCGATCTGTTGATCAGACGCTCCAAGCGGTGAGTCCGCTTCTTACCCCACTTGCCTGATGTGGGTCGGTTGGCGCCCAATCGGTTGCCAGGCCGGTTGGTCCAATATTCATAGCCAGGGCCCTTAGCCCCTTTGATGGATCGACTCATCCAGATACTCTCAGATAGACGGTCTGATAGACAAAATCAACGAACCGTTGGACGCTTTCTTCCGTCCTGCCCGTTGCCCTATCTACCATCTGTTCGATCGGCTGTAGCTTGTGAAGTGCCAAACAGCTACCAGTCAGACGATCGAATCCCTCGATGAAGTCCCTATCCTGCAGGCAAGCCGCCAAGCAGGTGTGGAAGAACGGGTCCAGCATGACCGCTTCTCGGGTAAGATGACTCAATAGAATGCTCCACGGATGAGATGGTTGATCAGGTAGACGGAACCTTCACCCAGCTGCTTGACTCGTTCCTGGGCCCTCCTCTCCGTACCACATGTCCGTTCGTAGCAATAGTACGGCTTTCCACCATCGGCAGGTTTTCTGACGTACTTGTAGACGTAGTAATGGGTTTCCATTCGATGCTTTCCCCTACACCAGTGGTGTAAGGCCAAACATGAGTCTAGCTGACGAGATAGTGCGAGCTCTTTCCGATCGATCCCACAACCCCATCGATAGTATGGCATCGTTTGAAGTGGCTGGGTCATCCCCCATTCATTTGAAGGCCTCTATCGCGATGTTGATGGCCCAAATCAGGTCTGTCTCACATGTTCGAGCCAAAGGAAGTGAGATCATTTTCTCTGGTGGAATTGGTCATCATGAAATCGCTACCGATGGGTGGGTACAGCTGCCCTTCCCGCTCGACGCTTTGGGGGTGATCCAGATGGCGGAGAACTTCTTCAGACAGATGGACCCTAAGGATCAGCCCACATACCCAGACCACGATGGTTCCAACTCGCCTGGCTGGAAGGTGGCCCGAAAAGGCTATTGGGGAGCCATCAGCGTATCGTTCAAATGGATGGAACACCACAAGTAGAGCTTAGGTCTCCTTCAAGACAGCCGTATGGACGTCCATGAAGGTCAAATTTGCGGATCTAGTGGTTCGCGTTCGAGAAATCGAATTCCCAGAGGTGTGTCCTCGTTGTGGAACTGACCTGACCGTTGAGGGTAGCCTGTTTTCATTCAGACTGGAACAAGTGGCCTACGTGGTAGGGCTTAGGTCCTTGAAGGATCCGAAGGACAATGACTTCGCCACCCCCGAGGATTCGTACCCTGTTGTTCGTCCAGTGACGGCGGTCACCTATCTATCGTGTCGTGAGTGTGCGACTGAGCCAGGTTCGGCCTTGATGTCTGGTGAAGAGAAGGTGCTTCAGCCTGACCCTGCTGAGTTGGAGCGTCTGCAACAAGAAACGGTTTGGACCCAATCAGTCGATCAACTGATCTTTGGTGGGAACAACTTTTGACTTCGGTGTATTGAGGCAAGATGGCGAAATTGCGTGATTATGTGCTGAAGAGCTGGATGACCGAACGAGCAGGAGATGCAGTGTCGGTCCGGCATCTCAAGGGTCGTGGGGTGCTGATCCAGCGAGACAAGGGTTATTGGGCCTCGGTTGATGAGGATTGGGCATTGGTGGGGTTGATGCCCAACCAGAAGCTTCAGCAACCGACGGTCGGACCGTTCCGTACCCTCAAGGAAGCCTTTGAGGCTTTCGAGAGCGAACTGCCCATACCCGAGCCCGTCTAGTCAATCTATGGCCACCCACACAGTTATCCTCACCATCCTAACCCCTGCTTTTGCAGACACCATTTTCGCGTGTTTGATTGGTCGAGGTTGGAAGGTGTCCCCTATCCCTGGCTCCAATGCAAAAGAGTTTTACGATTATGTGACAACTGAGGAGAACATTCTAGGGGCTCTTTTGACCTTTCGGCTGGAACCAGCGGGACAATCTTTAGAGAGCACCCATACGATCTCCAAAGCAAATAAGGACTTGGAGGAGATCTTGAAAGAGAACTCAATCAGCTTCTTTTCCCTTGTAGTCCTGAAGGCCAATATGGGGACCTGCTGGTCCTTGGGTAACATCAAGACAGCCACACCAGAGCGTCTAACTGCTTGGCAACAGCTAGATTCGAAAGAAATCCAGTAATGAGGCTGAAAGTCGGCGACCGCGTCCGTATGACGGAAGAACTCAAGAAAGGACTGCTGATCAATGATTGTGCAGAACATGTTGAGGAATTCGGTCATTGTGTGGGCGTGGTCGTCGGTGACGACGGTTATAAGTCCGACCCCGCCTTCGATGTCAGGTGGGAGCCAAGTGGGCTCAAGTACGGCTACTGCGGGCGTTGGCTTGAACGGGTGAGTGAATGATTCGTCAAATACGCAACTGGTTCAAGTATCGTACCGTCATGAGGGACCGCCGTTGTGTGCTTCTTTGCCGCTGTGGCGAGATCCTCAATGATGACGAGCATGAACCAATTAGGGTCACCGAGACAATAGTGGAGCACACATGTCCACATTGTGGGTGTAAAGGTCGATTCGACTTTGGACATCCTTTCTATATGTCGACGAGATTTGTAACAAGGAGCTGTACCGCCATATTGGCCAGTACTTGGGTCAACTGATTGGTGTAGGAGTCATCATGTCTAAATGCGAATGTTGTGGTGAACAAGACGCTGATGGTCAAATCCTTGGATGGGCCGACTGCCCCAGTTATGGTGTTCAAGACCTACATCTGGCCGCTATCTCGTATGCATGTGCGCCTGGAGCCAGGGCCGAGAATCCAGAAGTCGTAGTGGCTTTGGGTCGACGCATCCGAGCCCGTCGTGCAGGCTTCTACGGTAAACAACCTACCAAACTCCCCGAAACCCTGCCAGATGGTACGGTGGTCAGGACTCATGCTGGAAACTATAAGCTGCATGGTACGGTAAAACTGTACGGAGAGGTATATCAGGGGAGATGGTTGTCCGAAGATCGTACCTCTCAAGCGGGGTTCATGTACCCACGTGATGTCGATTGGACCCAGATTAAGAGGTCAGAGGGAACCCAGAGTGCCGTCTATACCATTTATCTGGTAGCCAGAGAATTTGTTCATTCCTGGGTAACTGGAACCGCCGCCCACTCTCAGCTGACCTTTTTGAAAGACTCTGAGATCTACTATGATGGGAAGGAACAGGTCATCCTACGGAACGGATCTCCTATGAAGATCGCTGCTCTTGAGAGAGCGATCGAATGCGGCTTTTTGACCCTCAAGGAAGGTCAGAAGAACCCCAATAAGGAGCAGGTCTCACGCTACAACGGCTCAGATGTGGAGGCCGACCGCCTGGTTGCTGCGAAGATGCGGGATCAAGGTTTGACCAAGGATAAGAACCAAGCATCCCCCGCCACACGTTCGTGGCCCGAAGCCTGGTCGACCCCCACCTGGGAAAGTTGACGTTGAGAACGGAGCAGGGACCTTAACTTTCATTTCCTTGCTCCGTTCTAGATGGTATGTGTAAAACCATCATTTTAGCGTTCCTAGTACTAACCTCATGTTCAGGTCAGGATCCTGACCAGAAGCCAGCCGTCCCAGACTCCTGCTATCTGCATGATGCGGCTGATTTCAACTACGGCACTTTCAAGTGTGACCCTCAGACGGCTGACACCTGTGCGTTCGGTGCCCACAACACTCCTGTGCCGCTAGATAGTTCGGGTGACCCGCTGGCCTACTACTGCACCTGTTCGGGAGATCACTACTCTTGCTGGGGTGTCAGCTGGTTCGTCAAAGCAGACCCACTTCCGAAGCCTTGAGTCCAGGATTTGGTGTAATGCCTCACCATGAGAGTGGTGATTTTGATTGGGCTACCAGGCGCTGGGAAATCTACTTGGATCAAGCGAAACACTTGGGGGGACGTTTCGATTTGCAGTGCCGATCATTGGCATGAAGGTCCAGGTGGATACAGCTTTGAAATAGAGGATCGGAGTTTGGCTCATGGGGCTTGTTTGCGCAAGTTCGTCAATCTGGTGTCCACCCCCATGCACTATTATCGGACCACCACTCCATTGTCTAGAGAATCGACGGTTGTGGTCGATAACACCAATGTGATGTTGTACGATCTTGCGCCTTACGTTCAGATAGCGTCGGCTTTTGGGCATTTTCCAGAGTTGGTGTTGCTGGAATGTCCGGTAGAGGTCAGCCATGCTAGGAATGTGCATCAAGTACCTCTTAGTGTGATTGAGCACATGGATTACTGTCTTACCCGACTGATCGAGAACTGGCCAAACTATTGGCAACCCCCGCACAAGGTCCCTTTCGGTGGTGTATGACCTGTCATGTGTTGTGTCATCGAATCTGGTACTGAGCTTTCCAACACCGTCATCTATTCAGCTGAAGTGGATCATCCCACAGAAGATGGGGTTGAGACAGTCCACGTCCTGGGTTATCAAAATAGTGTGACGGCCTACAGGCGAGGCCCGAATGCCATGATCCTACCCATCCCTGCCCTGGGTTCATTGGGTCCGGCTAATGTGGTGGATGCGAGCGGCTTCAAAGACATCTTGTCTGAATACCATCAAGCGATCGAGCATCTTAAACCCAAGCAGAAAAGCTTTTCCAGAAGCTTCTCTTTGAGTGAAGACGATGACGAAGATGTGTTGGGTGCAGTAGCCTTCGAGATCATTGACTCCGGTGCCTATACGGTAGCGCTGTCCAATTCAGCGGCTGGTTTGAATCTAGCGTTGAAAGAAGTTCCGTCCAACAAACGCCCCCATATCCCTGAGGCTTTCTTGGACGAATTGGGGCGTCTATATCCAGAATGGCCAATCGCCATTTGTTGCTTTGATATGCAGGATATGCGGGGTGAAAGCACCGATCCGATATTCTGGTGGTACCGTCCTAGGGCCGGCTTTGAAAACACATTGTTCGCTCCTGCGATCGACGCTCATGACGGACGCCCGCCTCGATTGGATAATTTGGTTCGTCGTGACCATACGTTGATTTTTGGTTCCAAGCGAGCCGAACAACTGAGACTGGGTGCCGGTATAGGGGATAAGCTGGATCGAATGATCCCTGCCGAGCATCGATGGATGTTCACTTCTGGGATTAGAGGTGGGTTCATCAACAATGGGAATCGTACCAAGAATGGGGATTTCACCATGTTGTTGGATGATGTGTTGGACCCTAAGAAGAGCTCCTTCGTGAACAATTTTACGGTCTACCAACCATCCCCATGATGCTTGAGGGGCAAGCCTCCCTTTATCTTGGGGACAGTCTGCAGTTCTACAGAGATTGGCCCAAGCCAACCGTCATCATCTCAGATGGGGCGTACGGTCTATTGGGCTTCGAAGGAGACACCTCCGATCATCTCAGCATACCGCCTTGGTATGAGCCTCATGTGAGGCTTTGGTCGGAGCTAGCCTTGCCCCAAACTACCCTCTGGTTCTGGAATACCGAGATAGGGTGGGCGTCCGCTCACCCATTGTTGGAGCGATATGGCTGGCGGTATCAAAACCTCAATGTGTGGAACAAGGGACTTCAGCACATTGCAGGCAACGTAGATACGAAGAAAATACGCCGCTTCCCTGTCGTGACCGAGATATGTTGTCAGTACGTGTTTGAGCCAAAGGTTGCCTGTTCCACGCTCAAACAGTGGTTGCTGCGGGAATGGAGGCGTACTGGACTGACCCTCAAATCAGCCAACGAGGCTTGTGGGGTCAAGGATGCGGCTACTCGAAAGTACCTCAATCAAGGACGACTCTGGTACTTTCCCCCAGTGCAGGCGATGCAACTGATGGTCAATCATGCCAATCAACATGGTAGACCCGAGGGACGTCCCTATTTCTCACTTGATGGTCAGCATCCCGTCACCCCATCTGAGTGGAAACTGATGAGAGCTAAGTTCAACTGCCCTCATGGGGTGACCAATTGTTGGAACCGAGGTCCAGTCAATGGGCATGAGAGGGTCAAGGTGGGGACCAAAATGCTGCATCCCAATCAGAAGCCCCTCGACCTGATGAGTCGCCTGATCGAAGCTTCATCTGACCCAGGGGATGTGGTGTGGGAACCCTTTGGCGGCCTGTTCAGTGGCTCGCTGGCTGCCAAACGGCTAGGCCGTCGAGCCTTTGGGGCAGAGCTCCAGCCTATCTACTATGAGGCTGGTATAGCCCGTTTTTGACCCTTAACTTCCACATCTGATGGCCGTCAGGATGGGTATGACAATTGATCGGGAACTATTTCAAGAATACGGCATCACTCCGGATCACGCCCTCTACCCAGGGCATCCAGTGACGATCGCCTTCTGCATCCTCAAGGCGTTCGACAATTTCGAACAAGCTACCGAGAAACCGTATGGGGACAACACCCCCAAAGCGGTCGCCTCAAGGCTGATTCCTGGCTCTGGGGGATGTGTCTACAGTGCGTTGGACTTCCTATCAGCACTCCGCAAAGGGGCCGGCTTGGAAGCCGCCTTCGAACAAGCTGATGCGACTTGGTGTCGGGTGGACGGTCAGAAAGAGGGTGGCGGCAGTTACGCCAAGGACGAAGCAGACCGCCAACGCTTCATCCAACGTTGGAAAGATGGTCAAGCCCAGGCCGACTTGATCAAGCCGTTGTTCAAAGATCGGGAATCATGGTGGTTGCCCTGATGTCGGCGAAAGTAGACCAGGATTTCTATCGCCTATTCACTTGGGCGGTGATCAAATACTTGTGTCAAGTCAAGCAGCTGACCCACACCATCACACCCGAAGTGACGGTAGATCTGTTGAGCGTGGAAGGGGTAAGAAATAAGCTGAAGATCACTTCCGAGCTAGACGGGGTGTCGGAAGACATCTACCCTATCTTGCGACGCTTTCGAAAGCGATCACGAGCAAGCCGGCTGAGGCTTGTGACTAGGATTTTGAAAGGACACTAAATGTCATTCAATCACTACGATGGTTACCTGGATGTTCGGGAACACCGTCACATCCGATTGAGCCGGCGAGATGTTAGGGCTCAAGCCAAGATCACTGAGCTTTTGAAGCCCCCTGCCACCTCGTCACACGAAAGTCCCGAAGACTCGGAACTCCCGGAAACGGTTCGTACCTTTCCAATCCGTCCAAGATAGCGTCGGCATCCTTATCTCGGGTTCGGTAGTACTCGTAGGCCCGCTGGTAGAACGCAGGCCGACTGGGCAACACCTCATCCCAAATTAGCGTGACGGTCAGGATCCCACACGCCAACGCAGTCTGACCTCGGTCCAGGTCGATGTTGACCATGATTTGCTCGGCTAGGTCATAACGGCCAGCAAACAGGAATTCCTCCATCATTTCGTAGAGGTAGTCTAGGGCTTGTGAGGTGCCTAGACGGTAAAGTTTCTCGTAGTCGAATGAGAAATCTTTCATGTGGGGAACGTACTTGCTTTGACGCACCTTGTCTAGTAGGTGTTTTGTCGGACGAGTTTACACCTCCGGTGGAATGAAGGCGACCATGCGGAAGAACCCGAAGGGTTGCTCTTGCTGGATCCACAACTGAACCTCCTGCCAAGCAGCTTCAACTTGTTCGTCTGGTCCAGGGCCGATGAAGGGTTTCCATGTCATTAGATCAGTTGATGATTCGATGATTTTCATCTGGGTGCGATACACCGGCCTTAACCTTCTGGTTTGGTGTACCGTAGGACCCACCATGGCACAATCATTCGAACAGCAGCTCGACCTATCGGGCAAGATCAAACCCTTCTATGCTGACGGAAAGAAGGTCAATTTCGACCTGGGGACAGTCAAAGGTACGGGCAAAATTCGAGGCCTGTCTTCTCGACATCTGGTCGACATGTGGATCGTCGAGATTGAGACTGCGGAAGGGTTGGACAAATCCTACTATCCCTGGTCCTGTATGGTGATCCAACACACGGCCCTTTCGGCGTTGCCCTGAACCATGCCTCTGACTCGCCGCGCACTCCAAATCTTGGAGGCTATGGCCAGAGGAGCCGCAATTTTCTACATCGACAACGACTCCTGTCACGGACAACATCCTGTCTTGTGTGAGGGTAGATCCATCTCCAAGGTCACTAGGCCGATGCTCGAATCTTTGCTGACAGCCAATGTGATCTGTGGGAATGGAAAAGCCGACCCAACCTATCAGATCACCAATTTGGGGCGGGCAGCGATCAAAGCTCCTTAATTTCCCTACAGATGGGTCGTTTGTTCAATCATGAACCACCTGCCCCAAAATCTATCCGGCGCCACCTCTGATGAGCAGTTGCTGGATTTGTGGCTCAGCGGTCGCCCTCCGGCCTCCAAGACGGCCTACCGTCCAGTAGCACTAAAGTTCCTCCAAGAGCTACCTAACGGCCTCCAGGGGGCAACAGCCACTCAGGTGTTGGGATGGGCCGAGTCGCTGAATGGGATGCCCGCCACCGTGGCGAGGAAGATCAGCACCATCAAGAGTTTGCTCAGTTTCGGCCATCGGACTGGCTACCTGGTTTTCAATATTGGGCTGATCCTCAAGGCCCCCAAGGTGCCAGATACGTTGAACGAGCGGATCATTGAGGAAGAGGGGGTGGAGCAAGTCATCAATGCAGCTGACCATGGGCGTAACAAGACGCTGATCCGCTTCCTCTACGCTTCTGGGGTGCGGATCGCCGAGGCGGTCGGCCTCCGATTCAAAGACCTGCAGGACTTCCGAGTAACGGTTCATGGGAAAGGCCGCCGGACACGAACCATCATGCTTCCTAGCACGATTGCGGACGAACTGAGGGCTTTGCGCAAGAAGCAAGACAAGGATGACGCCCCTATCTTCAAGTCTTTGCGGGGCCGCCAACTCAGCACCAGGGATGCCCGCCGTATTGTGAAGAGAACTGGCCTGGAGGCAGGAGTCAAGGCTTGGCCACATCTGTTCCGACACTGTCACGCCAGTCATGCCATGCAATCCGGCGCATCTCTCATCCTTATCTCAAAGACGTTGGGGCATCAAAACATCGCCACCACTTCCCGCTATCTCCATGCTCGCCCCCAAGACGGCAGTAGTCGTTTTCTACGCTTGGTCAAGTGATGCAAGAATTGCCGGAACCTGAGTGGGTCAGAATCGCAGACCTTCACACCCTGAGGGATTACTACACCCGTATCCGAAAAGGGATGTTGAGACGCTACGGGCTTTGGACTCTTGCCTACCTGATCTTGTTTCTGGTGACCGGATTGTTGGTCGGATTGTCTTGGTCAAGAGCCCTGTTGGCCAGCTCGGTATCGTTGCTGTGCCCGTTGGCTGGATTGGTAGACTGGATCCGAACCACACACAAGATTGAGACCTTCTCGGCCGAGATTGCCAAGACGGGCGTCAATCTTCGGCGTTGAACCAAGGGAAAGACAGTTGCTCTGATCCATTCCGATATCTTCGGATGGTGTTGACCCGTTGGGATAATTCTGGGTAATCCTTCATGTCCCCTGAATGACGGCAGCCGTGACATAAGAATTTGTCGTTTGGCCAGATGGTCAGAGAAGGGGTCTTTTCACGATGAAAGCAACATAGGACTGTAACTTGTCCCGAGCTACTGATCCGTTCACGTCGGGACGTCATTCTTCTTCGCTGAGCCGACGGATATCCCGACGGTTGTTGGTCCAAAGCAAACCCCAGATCAACATCACGTAGGGGATGGGGGCCAACAGTGGCCAGAACCAGTAAGCTCCTATCAGCAAAACTGACCCAAGAATCCCCAACCAGATCGACATGGTCCAATTGTCGGCTCGTATTTCGGCCAACTCGGCGGTCCGCTCGGCTCGCCTGACGGCGTCTAGCGCCTCTATGACTTTTGGGTCCAGTGGTTTGGGCATCAGATGTGAAGCGCCTTCTGGAGGGGTTCCCAACCCATCTGGGTGTAGAGGTAGCAAGTTAGTGCGAACGATTTACTTTGACGCAAGTTTGGTAGCCCAAATTTCAGAAAGGATAAGGCCCGTCGCCACTCATAGTAGACACCTAGATCCTTTATCGAGAATCTCATCGCATTATTTCGGCCTTCCATCAACCAAGCATCTGTTGGATTCGGTGGATTGTACTCAAGCAACCCTAGACGTTGATGGGACACGTTCTCATGGGCTATGTGGACCTTCTGACGGCCATCAAAGGTTTCAGAGTGTTGCAGGATCACCGGCCAGATCTTGGAATCGGCCGTCTCTTGACGAAGATTGAAATTCCTTTCAGCCAAAGCCTCTGAGTGAAGGATTCGTTGAAGCAGGACCTCTTTGTAGAGGCCGCCATGTAACGGAATAGCGTTGGCAAACGCCAATTTGGGAGCCAACAGCACGAACCCCACAGCCGGCACCAGACTTAGAAAATCACGTCTTTCCATCCATGTCTCTACACCGCTGGTGTATTGACCCCCAATGACCATCAATACCAAATTCTGGGGCGTCCGAGGTTCGGTCCCCACTCCGTTGACCCCCGCTCAGGTTAGCGACAAGGTCAGACGGGCCTTTGAGGCAGCTGAGCGTGGTGACAGCTTCGATATGCTGTCTTTTGAAGAATCGAGCACCTACGGAGGTAACACCACCTGTGTGGAGGTTCAGGCAGGTGGACAGCTATTCATCCTCGACATGGGGACCGGCCTCAGAGAGCTGGGCAATCATCAGATGAAACAGCTGATGGTAACAAAAACCCTCAAAGGAACGATCCTCCAATCTCACGTCCATTGGGATCACATCCAAGGTATGCCCTTCTGGAAGCCCCTATACTTGCCTCGGAAGCGTTTTCAATGTGACTTTCAGTTCTTTGGTGGCAAGAGCTGGGACAGCGAGCTGGATCGGGTATACCGAGGTCAAATGAATCCCCCAGTTTCTCCAGTAAATCTGGAAGAACTTCAACAGATAGCCATGCATATGACTTCCAATAGCGTCTATGATGGCTGGATACGTATTTTCAACGACTCTAAGGATCTGGCCGATCCTGGCGTCACGGTGATGGCTAGAAAACTGTTTCACCCTCAAGACACGTTTGGCTACCGGATCGAACATCAGGGGCAAAGCATCGCCTTTACGACCGACCATGAACCTTACCGCGGCGGCACTCCTGTTGGATTACTTGAGTTGGTGCAGGGAGTTGACGTGTGGATCACCGATTGTCAATACGATCTACACACCTATCAGGGGAAGAAGAACGGACCCGCCAAATATGGTTGGGGGCATTCATTCCCTGAGTACATCTCTGAAGTGGCGGCCGAGGCCAAGCCCAAGAAGGTGGTGACCACTCATCACGATCCAGAGGCGGACGATTTTCAGATCCGGATCATCGCTCAACAGGTGCAAGACCTCTGTGGGATCGAAACCCTGGCCGCCTATGAGGGGTTGGAGATAACAGTTTGACGTTCGATCAAGCCCTTCGAACTGGGGGGCTAGCTAGCCGAGCCGATTGGACTTGTGTGCTGCACATGATGACGGTCATTTGCTTGGATGACGAGGTGACCCAAATATTCAGGGAATGGCCCAGTGGTCATGTCAGTCTCTACGAGCCTACTCATCACGATGTGGTGGCAGGTGATTGGGTGACGGCCGATTTCCCTGACCAGCTACCAGGAAAAGGTTATGTCCGAAAAGTGTAGAGTTTGCGCCAGTATAGCAGCATTTTGTGACCCCAATATTGAGGTTGCAGAAGGGGTATGGGACGGTGAACACACTTGTGGCTTGTCCGCCGAAGTGCCTGTAGAGGCGACAATTGAGTCACCTGTCGAACAAACCGACGAAATCGTCATGTATGTGGTGGTCCGAACCGACCTGCAGATGAGCCCAGGCAAGCAAGGAGCCCAGATCGGCCATGCGGTTCACCTAGGTCTCAAGGGACCTTTGGACAATGCTGAGCATGGGAGATGGGAAGACGATTGGAATCGCCACAGTTACCCCAAGATCATGCTCCGAGCCGGCAGCGAGAAAGACCTTAGGAAGCTGCATGGGCGATTGCTTGAGGGTGGGTATCATGCCGCTCTAGTGATCGATGAAGGGAGAACCGAGCTAACTCCTGGATCCGTCACCGCAGTGGGGATGATGCCGATGCCTAGATCGATCGCTCGTCAGTTCGTCAAACGCTTTCAGAAGCTATAAATCCTCAGGTAGTTTGGACATGGCACATTTCCAGCAATACATGTAGGTGATGCGTCGACTGTAATTGGCTCCGCCTTCCGTATTGCTGCATTCAGGATCGGCACAAGGCCATGACAGGTCATTTTTGGCAAACACATCATCTTCTTCATTACAGCGTGGACAAGATCGACGCTCTCCTGTGAACTCGTGTAGGCATCTACACACCCAATGGTCGATCTTGATCCAGCTGGTAGGGCCGACGCATTCATTGGGGTCAGGGATTCGCCACATTTTGATGATCAATACACCGAAATTTCGGTGTATTGATCATCATGGCAATTGGTCCGTATCTAAATCCTTTGGCTAGATTTTACGGTGGAGCAGCTCAGACCGTCGCCCATCAAGGAGTTGTCGGCGCTACCGTCAGTGGTCATCAGGTGACGATCCCAGGAGACCCTTGTCCTTGGTGTAGCGGCAAAGAATACAAGATTGTCAGCCAAGAGAAATTCTGTGCAGGTTGCAACCTCTGTCATGAGGATGCGGTCTACCGTCGTGAGAACGTGGCCCGTCGAGACGGCAACAACAGCTTGCTTTGCCAGGGTTGTGAACAACCGTTCCCTTATGCGGAACCAGACCGTAATGGCCGGTTCCGGTGCTTCGGCTGCAAGCTATCAGAAACTCTCGAATAGGCGTTCAGAGAAGCTAGGACGGTAGACCTCTTCTCTGGTGGGGAGTCTCAGTTCTGAGTACCCCCACGAAAACTTGATATTCTGATGACTCATAGGACGAACCTTGTAGCCGCTATTTAGGCGGTGGACCGAGACTATTTCTCCCAGAACAGAGAACTCACTCTTCTCAAATTCTGGACAAGTCACCACCACCTGATCTCCTACCTTTAGGTTCCGCAGATTAGTTGGGGCTGACATCTAGGATTTCCAGTATCTAAAAACCGTGATATGATGGGGGATGGATCTACGAGACCTTGAGCCTGGTGAGACGTTTGAAGGGATGCCGTTGGTCTGCTGCCCCATCTGCAGCAAAACTGCAATCCACCTAGGCCTGGTGATGGATGACAGCGGCCTTTGTTACACCCAGCAGATATACGCTCACGTGGTGTCTGTGGTGGAAGAAAAGGCCGAGATCTTAGAGGCCTGCGAACTTAAGCCGACGGATTGAGCCGTTCCGCCTCATCTTCAGCGCCGGACTGGAAAGCTTTCAGCAAGGCAATCACCACCACATCTTCGGGGCGATAGATGGTATCACAATCCAAACAAGTGTTGCGTCCGTTCTGGTAATGAGGAATTGACGCTTTTGACCCGCATTCTGGACACTGTCTAACCAACAATCCACGGGCGAATTGACGCAACTCCTCAGTACCGTACTCGGTTACCTTCTTCACACCTGGTTCCGGTTTGAGGAAAGACAGCTCGGCCAAGATGTTAGTCTGGTTCTGATAACTCCGGCTCATCTGGTATCTTTTCTCCCGATCCCCATGCTTGGCTGACCGCCTGTTGTTGTTCTTCCGTGACAGCTTCGAGGAAGGGTACCATCTGGAACGGTGCCACACGGTCGCATAGCCCTACACTGCACCACTTATGGGCCTCACAGCGGGCCTCCGACCGCAAGTTGCCACCTAAGCCCATCAGACGGTAGATGGCTGGTTCCTGACAGTTCTCTCGCCAGTTACATCCGCCCTCAAGCAATCGTTTGATGTCGCCCCCAGCCTTTTCCCAAAGACGGTGGTGGTAGAGATCCAAGTCACTCTCGTACGTCTCGATTCCCCCGCCTATGTGGCAAAAAACCTCGGGAGGGATCTTGAAGGCCGTGAAGAAGTTTCTCAGGCATTTCTCGCATAGGGAGAAACGGTAGCGGGTGCAGTCCATGAGGTGGAAGGAGCTATAGCCGCCTGAGACGGTGGCGTCGGTCAATCCGCTAGGCCACTGACCCTCACTGTCCTCACACAACCCTCCACCACATTGGTTGCACACATATGAGGCTGGATTTCGGACGATTCCAGTCCCTTCGCAGGACTTGCAATTTAGCGCCATAGTCCAGATGGCTCTGGATCTGTAGTCGGCACATCTTTGACAGGGTATGTGTTGATCGGTCATGTGGGATTACGGATTCGTCGGGCAGGTACCATCAGCACTTTGACTTTACAGGCTCGGGGGTGATTGGGGTCACAATCGCCACCCAACATTCGATCAATACACCGTTCCGCCCCATCAGGCAGATCAACCAAATGGCTACCAGGCCAATCCTCGTGTGGTCTTAGATAGGTAGCCGGTTCCCACTTGGCGGCTGGCTGACGCTGCACTTGGACCAATTGTCCTGGCGTGAAGGATTTCATCGTTTTTGACGTTTGCAGCGATGGTATTCATACATCTGCTGCATTGGCGCAAATCTAGATTCGTCTGAATCATTCAGGGATTGGAGAAGGTTGGCCAACACCATTTTGGCGATCGTTAGTGAGATCTCATCTGCCTTCGGATCCATCAAAACTTCAAGTGAACGAGCGTAGGCAAACGAAGCATCACCTCGAATGAAGGTCCCACACCAGTCTCCAAGAAACTTCATTGGCCCTGTCTCGGGACGGGCTTTGGAATTCAATTCTTCCGTATCGTCCTCATCACTCACGGACGTCGAACCTCGATGTATTGATGCTTGTTGCCTGTGTGGAGGTTGTAATTAAGATCTCGTTCATCGGTCTCTGGGTTGTAGCTGACCCATAAATTGTCCGACAGATCGGTGACTCGGATGCAGGCTGCCAAGATATCAGGTTCGAACATCAGCATCCTCTCAAGCGCTTCCGCCATCTCAGGGCCGTGCGAGATACGGTCTTGTTTCTGACGTTCAGCAAAAATCCGAAACGAATCGGCCATCGCTTGAAAGTCTTCCCGTCTCAGCATCGCGTAATCGTAAGTCCACCAGAGGGTATTGTGTTCCCACCACTCTAGCTTTAGGGAGCCGTCCTCTACCACTTGAAATAGGGTTTCCCATGGGTCCCATTTTCCTGGTAGAGGACGTAACCCGTAACGTTCGACCAATGTGGTCCACACAACGGGGCCAGTACCATTACTGTTCTGAAGATACAGGTAAGGCGCAACAAACCCGTCCTGCCGGACGCAATACATGGTCGATCGACTCATCAGAGGATCGCCTTCTTCAAAGCAGCGATCGGCTTGGCGGCCAGCTTCTTTGAAGCCGGCTTGGCTGGGATGACGATCGGCTGCTTGGTAAACGGGTTCAGTCCCTGACGTTCTGCTGTAGCTGGTTTCTCCTTGCTGGTGATCTTGACCAATCCAGGAATGGTGAACTCTCCTTCAGTTTTGAGGGTTTGGGTGGCGAGGGAAGCCAAAGCCTCCAAGATGTCAGAAACCTGCCCTTTTGCGAGGTTAGTCTTTTGGGCCAGGTCACTGATCAGTTGGGTTTTACTCATGATGTTGTACCATTACACCGACCATGGTCATTTTTTCCGACAGCCTCTAAAGCTTTCGCCATTTGGGCCGCTAGGTAGTACATGACCAACAATCATCAGACCGTTTGGACCCTCACTCATACGTGCAAAGATACCGTGACCGGCTACGCTGTTGAGATCAGCACTGCCCCCGCCCGCGGAAATGAGCTTCAATACTCATTCCGAATCGGCCGTCTGGTCAAGCAGCAAGGCACCGGCCAGGCTCCCGGCCCAGAGAAGTTCATTCCCCACATCCGTGCCCACAAGGACCGCAGCTCGATGGTGCATGTAGGGTTGGAGACCCCGTTCGTCACCATCCTGACTACCTTGTTGGAGGAAGCCGAAGAATGGATCACCTCCGATATGGCGGCTCGTCACGATGAAGATATCGAAGCACGAATCGTCAAGGAGACCAAGCAGGCAGGGTTCGGCCAGAAAGAGACCAAGCGAACCGGCAAGACCGAACGGAACCGCAACAAGCGCAAAGGCGCGGCTTAATTCCTGGATGGTCGACCCGTTCTAGCAGCATGGCCCGCATCACCGAATTGGAGAAACTCCAACTGGAGAATGCCGCACTACACAAGATGTTGCGTCGTCTAGAGGGTTATGCTGCTGGAGGAGGAGCTCCCACCACCAGAGCCGTCAGGCTGATTTGTGAGGAAGCTCACACCTTTTTGGAGGAGGCTAGAAGGCAAAAGAAGGGTCTCAAGACCCCAGATTTGCTGGAAGAACATTGCAAGTTCATCGAACGGGTAGATGCCAGGCAGTATGAGGCCTACGTCGAAGACCAAGATGAAGTGTTCGGCGTGGGGGTCGGTTCCAACGCTGAACAAGCCGTCAAAAAGTTGCGGGAATTAGTCGAATCCTTCATGGCTTATCACAAGTCTTCTCCTTCAGCCGCTCCCTCAGCCTCGTGAACACCTCCTCTGCTGTGTACCAATAGTCCCTACGGCCGTCCACAATCCCACAAGCGACGCTCCAGCAATTGGGTAGAGACTCCCGAGTGACGTACAGATCTGGACGGGCCAAGGCCTGCTTGGTTCGTGTTCCGAACCAAAGCCTCAGAGCCGTGTAGGGGATGGTGAGCAGCCACCTGTCTCGCCATCGTCGGACCCACCAAGATTTAGCTTGATATCGGTCGGCCAGCCGATCCGAGTTGTCCTTTTTCTGATATCTTGTGGATGTCATGCGGAAGCTGCTCCTACTGCTGGTTTGGATCCTGGCCCTAGACAGTACTCCTACACCCTTGCGGGCAATGTCGAGGGAAGCGGGTGAGAAACCCGTGGTGGTCGATACTGGCATTCGGATCGTCTATCAGTCTTGCAGCAATTGGTGTTGGGCTGCCGATATCGAGATGCTGAGCGGCAAGTACGGACAACCTACCACTCAATGTGGGGTAGTGGCAGCTCGTTTCCAAGACCCTAGCTGTTGTGCAGCGGCTGCCTGCTATGGAGGATGTAACCAGGGAGCCAACAGTCCTGAAACGGTGACCACTACCTTGCAGGCACATGGGATTCAAAGCATCTACGAACCTTCTTACCTCTCATCTGCTCAGCTGAGAGCCTGGTTAGATGCGGGTTCTCCGGTGTTGGCCGCTACTGTACCGCACGCCTTTATCGTCTCCGGATATCGAAAAATAGACGGACAGTATAGCTATCTGGTGTTAGATCCGTTCCCATTGGTGGGGGCACATTGGGTCTCGTATACAGAATTGCGAAATTATGGTGGGTATGAGTGGGCCTTCAGTTGGTATGCCTTTGAATGATTCGTTAACTAGACGTTAACCAATTGTTTCCAAATGTGTGGTTTATGGCGCCTTTTGGCCCTTTTTGACCCGTAACTTGTTCTTGTTTGATTCCTCTTAGCGGAGGAATCAAATATGCTCAAGACAGCTCATCATGCGAATGGTTCGCCACGCCAGGTTCACCTAGGTGGTTGGAAGAAACAGCCTACCGACACCCGAGATGAAGACTATCGCCTCAAACTACCCTCAGGAGTGTTTGGTGCCGCTCCCGCCTCGGTAGACTTGCGTTCCATCTGTAGTCCAGTTGAAGATCAGGGCGACCTAGGCAGCTGTACGGCCAACATGTTGGCTGGTATGGTGGAAGCCAATGAGAACCGTGGGTTGGCCAAAACTTCGTTGGCTCAGTTGGGTGCCGCCACAGCCAATGTCAGTGTTTCGAACGTCTCAGTAGCGGCTGATGGCACCATTACCTTCACCACTACCATCAAGACCACCTCAGCTCCCACTCCAGCTCCAACCCCATCACCCTCCCCAACTCCGACGCCAGCCAAGTTGGTGCAAGTAAGCCGGTTGTTTGAGTACTACGCCACGCGGAAGATCGAGGGGACCGTCTCTGAGGATTCCGGAGCTACCATCCGCGATACCGTCAAAGCTGCGGCTCAATACGGTGTGGTGGATGAAGCCTCATGGCCGTACAATATCTCGAAGTTCGCCACCAACCCGCCAGCTGCCTTGTGGACCACAGCTCTGACGCACAAGGTCACATCGTATCATTCGATCGCAGATGGTGACTTGGCGACCATGAAAGCCACACTAGCTGCCGGCTATTTGGTTGGCTACGGCTTCCAGGTCTACAGCTACTTCATGTCGGCTGATATGGCCAAGAACGGCTTCCTGAACATCCCAGGCAAGTCAGAAACTCTGCAGGGCGGTCACGCTCAATGCTTGGTCGGGTATGACGACCAAATGGTTAACCCGTTCAATTCAGCTTCCAAGGGCGCATTCTTGGTTCGTAACAGCTGGGGATCAGCTTGGGGCTTGGCTGGCTACTACTGGGTGAGTTACGATTATCTCAAAAACACCAAACTGGCTAGCGATTTCTGGGTAATCCAGAGCTCAGCATTCTGAACCAAATATCTCTAGCAAGTCGAGAAAAGGATCCCAATTGGGATCCTTTTTCTATTTAGAGGCCACCGTCATCACGGCGCTGCTTAGGGAGATCCGTGGCTCTTATCACTCCAGGGAAGTCGTCGATATCGGTCAAAACACCACAATCAGGACATTTGAATGTGATGAAGTAATCAGGGTATTGATCCCCATAGCTGTGTCGGCTTGTCTGGAACAGATCCGACCTCTCAACCTCCAATTTGGCCGAACAACCGCCCCCTCCGTTACCTCGTCCCGTACAGACAAGGTTTCGACTTGGGGGTTTGCCTTTTTCCAATACTTTCATAGTCTGACGTTGGTGTGAACCAACCCCAATCCTTGAAGGATCCACAATATCAGGAAGATGGAGACCACTACTTGCAGTAACCTCTTGGTTCCAGCGCCCATTGGGACGAAGGCTTCGATAACCCAAAGGATTAGGCCGAAGCAGATGATTTGTTCCAAAACTGTTGAAAGGCTCATGGTTCGTTATCCGTGGGGAACGATGGTGGAGGGGTGGGGATCTGATGGTGGGGCATCGTATCCCGCACCACCTCAATCTCTGGGACGGCTGGCAGCTGGATCTTTAGCCAAGCCTCGGTGATCGCTCCTTTGTTGTAGTCGGCGATCAGGTGGCAAATGGTGTTCGTATCTGGGTGAGGTATGGCGTCTCCGTCCACCTCATGGGCCAAAACCTCGTGAGCTACATTGCTTAGAGCATCCAAGGGTACCAACCCATCCAAATAAAGCTGAAGTTCAGTCGCAAGGCGAAGGTTCATACTTGGGGGTTTACACCATCTGGTGTACTGAGGCTAGCCATGTCGCAATACCAAATCCTAGATTCCTACAGCCCGCCTGCCCCATCCTACAACACCAATCGAACGGCCTTGGAGCCCTGTCCTTGCTGCAAAGTGCCAGCCTTTCAGCCGTGCGTAGGCAACTTCATCTGCAGATTCGATGTGCTGGTTGAGGCGTCTCTTACCGAGGCAGAGAATCGCTACATCGAACGCTTTTACCGGTACAATCACAAGCCGGTTTTGCAGGTTGGAGTCAGTTGATGGATCGCACGTGTGGTGGGTGTGGGAATGTGCTTTGCCTCAAGCAAGGGCTGGAGCGCCTTAGAAGCTATCGTGGGGAGCCGAACTATCAAATCCCCGAAGATCTGGTGATCCCCACTTGCCTCAAGTGTGGTGCAGAGTGGTTGACGGACCTCCAGATTGATCTGCTGAGTCAAGACTTGGAACGTCAGTGGCGGGAGCGACACCCTACCTTAGGGCAACTTTCGGACGACCCACAGCTTCCGGACATCACAGAAGGTGACATCAAGCTTTGATCTGCCACAACGGACGAACCAAGTGTCTCGCCTCTTCTCCAGGGAGGTCCAGTAGAACCCTCCTCGCTTGGCTCGGACAAGAACCGTCCCCTTGACGGCTAGGGTCCAGGTGCCGTCGATGGTGTTGTCGGCTTCGTTGAATGTAGAAGTCGGAATCCTTAGAGCAATACTGCCATGTTCCTGGAACTCCCGCTCTCCCAATGACGTTCCGATTCTAGGCTGAATTTCGTCAATGGTTCCTACGTGGATGTGTTGTTGAATTGGCAACGTCCCTATGTATTCGGGTTCGGAGATGTAGACTACCCATCCTGGAGGTACCAATGCCTTGACAGGAGAATCCATTAGATTGACTGGCGATGGTGGATCCTTGTCTAGTTGATCCTGCCGAAGCAGACGGTCATAAGCCCGCTTGAGGAATTTGGGGGTCAACATGGTGGGGTAGCGGGCGCGTTGGGGTCAACCCACAGGATCCACGGAGACGTGATCTTGGGCCGATGATCGCACGCGGTCTCACAGGGGCCGTTGTGTCGGCCCGTTGCCTTCTTCTGAGCCGTCATACAGACCTCGTAGTCGTAACAGACTTCGCAGATCCAGGTTCCGGCTTCGGTTTGGGCGTGGGTCAGCATTTCATGCCCATTCTGACAGGCAGGGCATTCACAGAAATCGCAAAAAGCCATTGGATACCCTATATAGCATCATGCCTGCTAGGAGTCGATCTCAATACCTGGCCCGCTCTTAAAGTCGTACAAGATCACCTGGGAGCTAGTCCTCTTGCATTGCTTGGCTGGAACGACCCAAACGTGGTGTTCCTCATCTCCCAGCTGCATTCCTCGACGAAGAACATATGATTTCCCTACGGTCAAGTAGGTCGCCATATGTTCACCTGCTTTTTCGACCAAGATCCTAACCCTAGGTGTATGGTTCTTCTGATTCAGTAGTTCCGTCACAACCCATTCTTCTGACCCATCGACGATCCGCTGACCTACTTGCAACATCATAGGAGATACACCACAAAACTCCTCTTGATTGGTGTATTGTCAGCATGACCCCTGGCCACCAACTCTGGATTGAACTAAACTACGGCAAATACGTCCAACCGGACGGCCCCAATCCTTTCGATTGGTGGCCAGAACTGCCCGAAAAGCGGCGTCAACAGTATGAAGAGGCCGCTTTGGTGATGATGGCCGAGGGGGCCAAGAAAGCCAAATGTCCTACCTGATCCCACTCTCCAAAGCTCCGCCAGAATATGGAGCTCCTCGAACCGTTATTGAGCGTGATTCGGAGACGCTGGTTTTGGAGATCCCTCGACACTTGATCGATAGCTTCGAAAAAGGCTTTTTGGTGATAGAACCCTATAGGCCTAACTTCCGGAAGAGGTTTAGACCCGAGCCTAGCTATCAATTCAGCATCGCATTAGACGCTTCCTCTAGTTATTGGTACAAGCGTCGATTGGTGGATAGCCCACACCCTCGACAAGGGCAAACATTGCATCATACGAGTCTCAAGAAGCTGAGTCAAATGCAGACCGATAGCTTTGTATTGGTGCAGATCGAATCAGCTTGGAAACTCTGGCGAGTGGACCCTCACGTCAACCCCTCAGCAGTCAAGCAACAGATAGAGAAGACCGAGAAGCGGGTTCGCCTAAGGGAAGCCAAAGAACAGAAGCGCCTAGCTTCCAAACCGTCTATTTTCAAGCAACTGCTGGACCGTTTCTTGGACGACTGATGCCCCACGAAGAAGAACGGATCAGGGTATTGGAAGCCCAGGTGTCGGAGTTGACCGACAGTGTCACTAGGCTGACGGCCGCCTTTCTGAGCCTGACGGACCATTTGGCTCAGATCCATCAAGAGGGGTCCTACCCCTCTTTCACCAATATGCAGGTTAGTGCTACCGCAATAGCTGTTAGCTTTGGCCGAGTCGTACCTATCTACAGTCCAACCTCCCCTCTCAGACCGTTGAGCTGCGATAACTCTAGAGGGATGTGGATGCCATTCGTGCCTCCCCCACAACTACAGGTCTCAAGATTGGTTCCAATCGCCGGACCAACAACTGAGCCTAGGTCTGCTTGGGATCATCTGACGGAAGACCCTATCGGTCAGCCAACCACCAGATAACTGGTGTCTTCCCAAAGCAGTTGACGCCCGTCACTACACACATAGACGGCTCGATCATAGTCGATCGATACGATTTGGTTCTGATTTCGAATTAGGTCGTAGCGATCCACAACCCTGACATCTCCCTTGTAGATCACGCATGTCCCTACCGATAGGGTAGGCTTTGGAGCGTGGTAGTGGACCCACCAGCTCAACATGCACGACAGTACTCTCTTCCTAGTGTGGTAAATGTCGGCATTGACCAAGCCCACGATCAGGTTTTCGTCAACATAGAAATTGTGTCTAGCCAACAGGACCCCAATCTCGAAAGCGTCTTCCAGCTTAGAGCTGAGAATGTGGGCCAAACTATCGAGGAATTGCTCTTTTTCACTAACATCAACGCAATCCTTCAGGGAACGCCACACCTCTGCCGCCACCTCAGTCGATACCTCTAGGCTAAAGTAAGTGGGCCGCTCAACCTTCTCTTGTGTCACTTGATCTTCCAATCATTGTCCAACAAGTGGTCGGCCGAACGCTTGGATTTGGGAGGTTCGGGAGGTTCTTTTACCTTCACTTCTGGATTCGAAGGGTTGGTCTGCAGACTATGTTGATCCGTACCCAACTCAGCCGCCAACATAGTCTGGATGGCGTCATGAATTTCTTGTCCAGTCCGCACTGCAAATTGTGTCGGAACGGTAGAGTACTGTAGTCGCCATTGTTCTTGAGCTTCCGAAGGAGCTCTGACATCTGCTCGGGCCCGTCTGAGACGCATCTGGGTGAATGTATTGGCGTCTAACACCGCTCTTGGAAAGACGATACGTAGGTCGCTGTAGTGCTTCCGACCCACATTCTTAGGGACCTTCACCTTGGGTCCAAAGAAGCCGTGGAAGAACAGTCTGTCTGCAGCATAGAAGCAAGATACCGCCCCCAACGCCAGAACAACATAGATGATCAGCAGAGGATGGATGTGGGACATTTTTACACCTATACTTTAATCAAACCAGCGAGTGGATCCAAGCCTTAAAGTACACCAAGATTGGGGATGTCGTTTTGCTCTTGTGAAAGGCCAGCTATTGGAGGTTCCCCATGACATGCATCGCTGCGATTGTTGAGCCTGGCCGAGTTTGGATGGGTGGGGATTCGGCAGTGACGATTGAGGATGCGGTTCTTACTCAAGCGGAGCCCAAGGTGTTTAGATGTGGACCCCTCATTGTGGGTTGTTGCGGCACCACCCCATGGGAGTCGATGTGGCAACGTCTAGAGCTAGACCCTCCTGGGACGGATCTAAATAGATGGGTCAAGTCCTATTTGACCGATGTCCTCAAGGCTGCCATTGAAAAATCTGTACCTAAGGAAGATGTGGGTGAGGTGGCTTGCTTGATCGGCATAGGCGGAACCCTCTACTTGGCTGAGGGGGACGGGATCCCTTGGCGGATCAGGAACAACTATTACGCTATTGGGACGGCCGACGCAGCCAATGGCTCGTTATTCGAATCAGAGAAGCGGAAAGGGTATTCGTCCCCCAGGAAACGCATCCTCAGCGCCTTGAAAGCGGCAGAGCACCATACCAATTGTGTCAGAGCCCCTTTCCACGTCATCCACACCTGAACGGTGTATTGACCTAAGTGTTTCACTATGACCTACGTGGCCTGTTCCTGACGGACCACTTCCATCATGCGGGGTTGTACGATACAGAAGAACAAGGGTTGGTCCTGAGGGCAGGGGGTATAGAGCCCACTCGCAAATGCCCGGGGCCTTCATACCGCATCATGATCACATACGACATCAGAGATGAGTCGGAAGTTCAAGAGGGGTTGGCCAAACTTTTGGTTCGAGCGGCAGGAAAGCCTACCACCCATCGTCTAGGGTTGATCGGGAGGAAGCTAAAAAGCTCCGTGGCCGTTGTTCTCAACCCTCTCCTGTTAGAAGCGGTTCAAGATGCAGTTGAACACCATTTTATGGCCAAGTGCTGGGCATACACGCTTCCCAGTAATCTGAGATACTGGGCCAAATTCATTGATCGTCCGGTTTACCTATCCAAGTACGTTCCTTTCGATCAAGTGATTGGCGTATTCGATGATCACCATAGCCTACTGATCTCTACCCCAGGAGGCCTCTCCCCGTATCCGATGGGAGCGGCAGTTAGAGGCAACAATACGGCTGTGGCGTACAGGATAGCGGGAGCTGAGGAGCTGCTACCTGAGAGGTCTGCATGAGCAGTTGGTATCCTTACATGACACGGGTCAAGCACTTGATCTATGAGGCCGGAACACCTTGTGAAGTTCGGATAAGCCAGACCAGATCTGACTTGGCAGAAGTCCGGTTCTCCGATGGTAAAACAATCGGCCTCCTCCTGACCCATTGGTACTTCCCTGGAGTGCCAGGTATGGAACGCCGTCAATCTAGTGTCATAGATCAAATCTGCGCTATTGAGGACGCTAGATGCTCGGCTGCCCTTGAACAGGCCGCTTCAATGCTTGAAGGGTCTGATCCACTTCAGTCGGATCCCCTTTGATCCGTATCTGAGACTTCGGATACATGCATTCCCTGCCAGCACTTCCGTCGAATTCGATCACCACGTATAGGCCGGCTTCGATATTTAGGCGATCCTTTTCGATCGGGTCCACCCCTTCGAGATGTCTGAAATCCTCGACCGTCGCTACTCTGAGGATCTTGAGCTTGCCGCCGTACTGACCGTAAAGAGGCATCAGTCTTCCTCCTCAAATTCGAATTCCCCTTCCAAGGAATCTTCCTGTTCTTGTTCGACGCCGGCCAGATGGGCCAGATCTTCCTCGAACACTTCTTCGATGAACTCAGCAGGGCTAACCCCGTTCTTGAACATCGGTTCCGCCACTTCAAAGAGCTCGTAGGGGTCATCGTCATCCCACAAGTCATCGAAGCTGAGGCCGTGATCCCTGACTTCCTGGATACAGGCGGTCTTCCACTCGGCGAAGGTCATGATTCGAAAACTCGGCCGTGAACCGCTACTTCGAAGAAGCCGGCCACTTCCAGCACCAACCCCACCACATGATGTGCGATGCGAGCCTCACTGATGATCACGGTCTCACAGGTGCCGTAGAATACGACCTTGAGGGTCACACCCTTCTCAACATCGATCGGCTGAATGGCATCCTGCTTGATGACTTCCAGGCCAGCTAGGATCCGTTCCCCCATCCGAAAGGTCGCATGAAGAACCGTATCGTCTAGAGCGTCTTCTGGATTGGGGGTATCGATAGTGCATCGAACCGGAAAGGCGAAACGAAGACCCTTGAGATCTTGGGTCATTTCTTCGATCATGGTATTTAGGTGCATGCCTGTTCCTTACGGCCGATTGGTCGTGGGGTTAATGGCTGGCCACCATTCGTAGCCCAGTTCTGGATACCAATCGTTTACCAACAATTGTTGGTGTCCCAGTTGCCGGTGGGTCTGGTCCAAAATAGCTCGACACTCTTGAAGAGTTGTTTCAAGAGCTTCCAAGGCTCGTTTGGTGGCCGCGTCTCTATCGGCCAACATTTGCTTGTAATGCTTCATGAGAGTCGGGGGAGTCGGATGGTGGCAGGGTCGTATCCGTGACCGATTGAGCCGTCGGAGAACTTGAGCCGCAATGTCGGCCCGAACCAATCTCGACGCCAGCCCAGTATCCAAACCTCTTCACCGGTTGCTTTGAGGATCACCTTGACCGGAAATCGACGGAACCAGAGGTTGGACACTAGCTTGAGCCAACGGAGGTCAAAGACTGGATCATAGACCCAGTCTTTTGGATGTTGGAGAGTTCTAGCCCGTGCCATCAGGCCCGAATGGTGACCCGCTTGAGCGGATTGCCGTTATTGAGGTTGAAGGTGGGGTCGGACAGACGATTGATGTGCCGAGCGTACAGGCTGGTTTGACGCCCGCCCAGATTGAGGGTCACTTTGACCTGATGACTGTACTCAGCACCCAACATGGTGATGCCCATCACGATGGCCTTTTGGTTCTTGCGGAGCTGCAAACCATCGCAGCCCTTGGTGATGGTGACGGCACGATTGAGGAGGGGGTGCAGGGTGAGGTTGGTCATGCAGGATAGAACGGATGGGGGTGGGAAGAGTTAAGTGGAAGATGGCTTTTCTGTGTGCGAAAGGTACTGAGCCAAACACTCTTTGCAGGTGAATGGGTCAAAGACTTGGGTGACCTCTGTTTTCAGATCCCAGCCCTTTTGGATTCGTTCACAGAGACTGGGGGTGGTGATCCCTCCCCCTAGCTTTCGATTTTCACCGTTGGGGATCTGACGGATATGCCACCTACTGGTGCCGGTGGCATTGACGCTTTCCATGTAGCTGAATTTGTTCAAGCTTTCCACCCCTTCGGAGCCTTCCATCCCTCAGCAAGAGCCGTCTTGGCCCACTCCGGCAGCGGTCGATCTTGAGTCCAGGCGAACTTGACGGCCTGTAGAGCCTTCTTGGCTTGAGCCTGAGTCTCGAAAGCGGCACCACGATCGTCGATCACCACGCCTTCCAGCTCTCGAACGGTCTTACAGGCGATCCAGTGTTCCCAATTGCCACGATCGGCCGGCGGTTCGCCCAGACCATCATCGGCGGATTCACAAAGGATTGCGCCCAGATCGATCTCTCCATCCTCCAATGTGACTTCCCATTGGAGGTAGAAGAAGTAGTTGTTTGCAGCGTGAATTATTAGCTTGTCGGCCATGGCTGCTAGAACGGATCCATGGACCAAAGATTAAGCCCGTTTGACTCTAGTCTTTTTTCTAGGCCCAACGATCCGGCCAGCCGGTAGCTTGGCGGCTATCTTCCTGAACACGGCCGCCACCAGCGGCTTGATGTTGAATTCTTGCTTTTTCATGGGCTATTTCAGATAAACGGTTCGTCCAACCGCTGGGCAAAGGTTGGAATGTGGATGGTATTTTGCTTCACCTGAGGACCTTCGATCAAGAAGGTACAATCCGACACACCCAGGTAGGTGGAGATGTCCTGCATCTCCCGCAGCGCTTGCTCCCACGTATAGGGGCCATCTCTTCTACTCATGCCGAAAACGTTGTAGCAAACGTAGACGTTTTCCATTGGGTCCCGCTCTCCTATGAGTTGCTCCAAAACGGCATTCATGGCAAATTAGCCCGATCAGGGCACTTTCCATCACACATCTGACAGTTGGCTTCAAGGTCGTGGTTGGCCAGCGAACAGTTGTTGATGCGGCCGTCAGGAGTCCGAGGTAGCATCGGACAGTCAGGCATGTGGCGCCTATCTTGGCGGAAATATTCCCCACAGTTGCATATCGGACCTGTCACCTCAGGATCTTTGTGTCTAGCCAAGGCGTCCTGCCCCTCGTAGTAGGCCTCAACGTCTTGGTAGGGATCTCGCCGCTTCAGTCCTAAGAAGGTACCTATATCTAGCGTCAATGTTTCCTGGCTCGAAGCTATGACTTTAGATTCCAGGATGGTGGCGGCCTCGTAGTGCTGAGCAATCGACTGCAGCATCGACTCTCGTAGCTCTCTAGTGTCTGCCCAACCCTCGCCAGGCAACGCCCTGTAGAGCGCCATAGCCTCACGGCGGAGGGTTTCGATTGCGTGCTTCATACCACTCCAGTACACCGATTGGTGTAAGCTCCGCATGGCGACCGAAGTTCTGGCTGTTCCTGAAGAACACCTAGATGAAGTGATTGAGGTCTTGCGGGCCGGCCTGGATGTGTTGGGAAAGAAAGTGTCCCGAGAAACCAGGCAACGCCTAGAAGAGTGGTGTAGTGAAGAGGAGGATTACCTCAAAGGTTAACCCTTAACCTTTTGACGGACGGACCGTTATATAGCTCAACACCTACACAGGGGTTCAAATACTGTGGCATAGTCAATGGATTACACAATCGAGCCCAAAGAGGGCAAAAAAGGACGCTCTTTCTCTGGTTATTGCATCGCTGCTGTGGTGGCGAACGGCTTGTGGGAAAGTGGGGGCGGTGGTAACGAAATACGTCCCGTGTGGGCGATGTTTTGCGGCACTGAGAGTGAGCTCAGGCCATTTGTCACCAATCTGAGGTTGGGTCGCAAGGCTGAACCGGCCAAAGGCGGCTACCGTCGATCCAATGCTGGAGAACGGTTGGAATTCCTCAAATCCGACAACTTCTATACGGCTTGGCAGCGTGAGCCAGAAGGCAGCATCGCCACCTTGTACCATCCAGAGTTGTTCCGGCTTGACCCTGGGATGGTAGACCCGACCGCCATTCGATTCATGATGCTGGTCCCTCGCGATTGGGCCCAGGCTCAACAGATCGATGACCGGCCGATGCTCCAACACGCCAAGCGGTTCAAACATCCACTTGATGAGGCGGCACTCAAACTCTATGCTCCGTCCGCCTACCTGTTTGCCGCCTATCTGGATCGTCGCACCCGTTGCCCCCTGCTGGCCGACAATCGATTCTACATGCAGCTCTTGTTGGCCGCGCTCGAATCTGGTCTGGCTAGCCGGATCATCGAGGGGAATTTGAGATATCACCCCAGCTATCGTGAAGATTGGGGCCATAACCCCAAACACGCTTGTAGGGCTGACGGCTTGGAAGATGCGGGGATTGCATTGGGGATCTCATTCTCATCGGCCCATGAGCCGTTTGAGAAATTCCTAGCCGAGCAGGTGGAGTTGTTCTTCGAAATGACCGAACCCAAGAAGGGGCGGCGAAATATATCGGTCCAGCCTTAACTGTTGGGAACGGCTTCCGTTCTATCAGCATGCTCACTTTCACCGATCATCTGTTTACGCTCCAGAATTTGCGTACGCTGCTTGAGCACACCCTTTCGATGTACGTGGACGAATGTCGGCGTACCCGCCCCAAGAAGTCCGAACTAAACCGTCATGAGATTGTCTTCAAAGACGTTTTCATGTCGATGGCCAAAGACCTGGTCGAGTTCCGTCAATCTCCGCTATACCGAATGACCTACTCTCCTCGTTTGGACGGTCTTTTGGAGCAGATGGAAAAGAACCAAGAGACTCCCGAGTTCACGATTCACCGTTTCGTCCTCGCTCACCGTTACCCCAATACTTGCCGCAGCGACAATCGCGAGTGAACCTACGGTTTCGAGTAATACCCACTCACAGATTCACCTCCCAATAGTCCCAAGAAGAAAACAGCATGAGACTCGAAGCGATTGCCAGTGGAGGGTACTTCCCCACTCCTCCACACATTATCTCACACATCGCCCGTCTGTTGGATACGGCTGATCATGCGGGGTATGTCCTCATGGATCCGTGTGCGGGTGAGGGTAGGGCGATTGCTGATTTGGCCCGTCAGGCGTTCGCTGGATCGTTGTCGACGCTCTCCGTCTACACGTGCGAACTAGAGAAGACCCGCTTCCAAACGCTAGAGCAAACGATCAAAGATCTGCGATGTCACTGGCGTAGCCCGATGGCCACCCTACAGGGGGATGCGTTCCAGATTGCGTTTGAGAAGCCTGTTGGAGACCTGCTGTATCTGAATCCGCCCTATGATCTGGACCCAGTCCATGGCCGACTCGAACAACGGTTCCTAGACCGTTTCCAAAGCGCCTTGGTGGTGGGTGGGGTGTTGGTATTCGTTGTGCCGTTCTATGCCCTCAAGGCATCGGCCAAGACGCTTGCCACCCAATTCACCGACCTGGTCTGCTTCCGCTTCCCTGATGAGGACTTCGATGCCTACAAGCAAGTGGTACTGTTTGGGGTCAAGGGCGAGACACAGCTGCGCTCAGATCCCAAGCTTTTGCGCAAAGTAGAGACGTGGGCGGAATCGGTTGAGTTGATGCCAGTGTTGGGGGAGCCAACCAAAGTTCTCTTCACCCCTCCACAGACGGGCGGCTATCATGTGATCGACTGGCGGATGCGAGATTTTGATCGCCTGGGATTGATGCGGAAGATCCGTCCGTGGCAGCAAAGCGCTAGGGTGGGAGGCCTTAGTGCGGTCCCCCATATCATGCCCACACTGCCCCTATCGGAGCTGATGTTCCGCACCTATCAGCTCGCTACTCCTCCACGGCCCGCCCACATTGCAGCCGGCATTGCTAGCGGACTGTTCAATGGCAGGCGAGTTGCCCCCATCACACAGGGGCTGCCGGACCTATTGGTCAAGGGGGTGTTCGACCGAGACTTTGTGACGGTTGAGGAAAAAACCAACAAATCAGGGGAAGTTACCTCTGTGACACAGGTTCAGCAACCCAAGTTGGTGACCACAATCTTGGATCTGAAGACTAAGAAGTACACAACTCTAACCAAGCTAGGTAAGACCAGCTCGCTTGATGTCGAGCAGATGTCGATCGAGGATTTGTTGGAGCACTACGGGCCAAGCTTAATGCAGGTGATGCTTCAGCAGTGCCCTGTCTTGTATGACCCCAAGCGGGACGCTGATCGGGTGCAACTCAAGCCCACAGCTCGCCCCCTATTTAGTGCTCAGCAACATACCGCCAAAGCGTTGATCATGCTGTTGGGGGGTAATCAGTGCAAGAATCGCCGTTTCAAGAATGGTAAGCTGTTGGGGGAAATCGGGTCTGGTAAGACCAGTGTGGCGTTGGCCGTTAGTCAAACGATCGCCCATAGGACCCTTGTGATCTGCCCGCCCCATCTATTGGCCTCATGGCGGAAAGAAACTGCACTAAATCTGCCTGACGCTGAGGTGAGGGTATTGGCTGATCTCCAAGATTTGGACGATCTGTCGACCGTCCCAGCCGACAAACAGCTGATCGCCATCATGTCTCGTGAGGCGGCCAAGTTGGGTCATGGCTGGGCTAGTGTGGAGGGTAGTTGTCCCAAATGCGGAGCTCCGCTTCCCAAGGAAGATATCGTCAAGAAGCGGTTGACTTGCCAACATCAAGGCATCGTGATCAAAGGGCGGCTGGGCTTCGAAGCCGAGAAGCTGGCTGTTCGGTTGATGTCCTACAGTCCTGACAATCATCAAGTCAGGACCATGTTGCCCAGTCGACATTCCCAGCGGATCCTGGATCAGCTGCAAAAGGTGGAACCGAAACCTGAGTGGCGGTTCGAATCCGAATGGGTCGAAGCCTTGTTGCCCAAGGTCTACAGCCGGCTTCTGAAAGACCCCGAAGATGCCAATTTGCTCAAATTGTTTGGCCGGCTGATGCTGGCCGACTACAATCCAGAGCGGATTGCCCGCATGGTTCGCCAATTGGCGGCCGATTCGGGGGAGTCTTATGCCCTCTCAGACGCGGCCCGAAGTTTGGTGATGTTGTTGGAGCAAGGTTCAGACCTGCAGCTATCGTTTGAGCAAGACGATACGTTCCGAAACGCCAGTTGGGCGTCCCTCTACTCCAGCACCAAACAATCTTGGGGATATACGTGCCGATTGGGCAAGATCACTTGGGTTGATGGCAAGCTTCAGCTTGATGGGTTGGAACCCAACAGTTTGACATTGGCGGAGGCGATTCTCCGAAAGCTGATTGTAGCCGGTAAGGTATCGTCTTTGCCTGCTTGCGAGGGACGGCTCTATCAGGCGGTTCCTGAGCCTCGTCGAGTGGCGTTGGCCAACCATTTGGCCAAGTATCGGCCCAATTTCTTTGACCTGTTGTTACTTGACGAAAGTCACGAATACAGCTCTGATTCGTCCGCACAAGGTATGGCGGCGCACCGTCTAACCGGTCTAGGGATCCCTTCGATTCTCATGACCGGCAGTGCGATGAACGGTTACGCCACATCGCTCTACCAAAACATGTGGGCCGTTTCGCCTAGCTTCCGTCAGGAGTTTGGCCGAGCAGATAAGCAACGGTTCGTTGACCGATATGGCTACCGTAAGCGAGTCCTCTCTGACAAGGATCGTGAGACAGGTGAGGTGGTGGCGTTTGGGGCAGTATCGGACCGTGTTCAACGGAATGAACGGACGGCCGGTGATGCTCCTGGCATCCTTCCCTTGTTCCTATTCCGTCACCTGCTGCCTATTGCGGTCACACTCCACAAGGCCGACCTGGCGATCGATATCCCGCCCTGCAGGGTTGAGAAACACGCGGTGGAGGCTTCGGCTGAGCTGTTGGGCAGTTACAAGGATCTGCTTTCGGCACTCAAACAGCAGATTAAGAAAGATCAGTTTCAGCCCGATCTATCGGGCAAGCTGTTCGGGCAATTGTCTGAACTGCCCAGCTACCTGGATCGCAGCTCGGCTGATGTGGGCAACAATGCTGAGGGAATGTACGAGATCCGCTACCCTGAATCAGTTGGGGGAGAGCTGGTGGCGACCGGCAAGCAATTCCCAGCCGAGATGTTGTCGGCCAAGGAAGAGAAGATGTTGGAGCTCCTCAAAGCCGAGCTGGCTGAGGGTCGAAACGCTATGGTGTTTGGCTGGCACACCAATTTGCTGCAACGAATCAGCCGCCTGATTGAGCAACATTTGGGCGTCAAGGCTCCCGTCCTGTACGCTGATGCGGTCCCTCCTGGCAAACGACAAGCATGGATCGAGAAACAGATTGTCAGCAAACAGGCTAGGGTGTTGGTCGCCAACCCCCAGGGGATCAGCACCGGTCTCAACGTTCTGACCTACTTCTCCACTGAGATTTGGATGGAGAACCCCCAATGCAGTCCCCACATTTTCCGTCAGGCGGTTGGTCGGGTGGATCGTGTCGGTCAAAAGCTCGACACCAGGATCCATTTCCTTGTCTACATGGATTCACTCCAACAACAGCTGTATGATCTGCTGATGCGCAAGGTAGAGGTGGCGGTCTCGACAGATGGTCTCGACAATGAGAGCATGCTGGCGGCTGCTGGTGTGGGGACTCAGCACTACAGCGGTATGTCGATCGGTCGCCAGCTCTGGGCGTTGATCAATGAGGAATGACGGCGGTGTAGGGGTCAAGCATGATTCTCAGATTCTTCGAATCCCTAAAAGCCTGGGTAGTGGACCCGGAGGTGCCCACCAGGCTGTTGATCCAATCGAGCCATGTCACTGGTGGTGAGGGGTTGACTTTCGAGATGGTGGCTGAAGAATCCTCAGAAGTTCGTCTTTGGAATGTCTCAGTGACAGACCTTTCGCTGGACGAGTACTACATCTTGGTCGGACGTTCACTCGTAGCGGTCAAACTTTGGCCCCCATACGAAATCCGTCGACATTGGAGCTTAGGGATCAATCATGAGGTTTCGGTTGTGATGTCGGATTTCAAGCCACAATGAGCTGGGCCACACCCTATATCCAGAAGCTTCAAGCAGGCGAGACCGTCAAGTTTCGCCCTCGGGGCAATTCGATGCAGCCCTTGATCCAATCAGGTCAGTTGGTAACGTTGTGTCCGGTCAACCGTGAGCTGGTGGTGGGAGACGTGGTGCTGTGCAAGGTTGCTGGCAAACAATGGCTCCACCTAGTGTCGGCCGTCGGAAGTGACGGCCGATATCAGATCAGCAACAACAAGGGTCACGTCAACGGTTGGTGCCGTGCCGACAACGTGTTCGGCCTTTTGGTGCAGGTGGAGGACTGATGGACAAATATGAGAGACTTAGAGCATTTCAGACCTTAGAAGAGATGTTCGATAGCCTACCTCCTCTAGCTCAAACGCTGTCCAAAATGGTGGACCCTATGGGTTTGATCCATCCTGATGAGGAACCAACCACGCACTCTCCGTCCCCAACAGATGATCCGCAAAAGTAGGTCTGACCAGTTCTGAGGCTGGTTCTGTAGGGGTAGCGGGCGTCGGCACAGACGTCAATGGTGGCGACACCTGAATAGGGATTGAATACGCATAATAGGTGACAGTCCGCTGGGATGTCGTCGCATCTCGATCCTGGCTATATAGCTGATCCAAGTTCCCTAATCGGTCCGCGTATGCCGCACGGATGTTTTCCCATTGGTTGACCCCATCCAGTTGGTTTGGCACGGTTCTAAAAAACTGCACGAAATCCATGATACGTACCCAATAGACCCCTGGCAGATCGTAGCTAGACTGCTGGAGCAAAGTTGAGGTGGCGTTGCTGCTAACCAGATCTAGCCAAATGGTCTCGGGATCGTATCTATCGGTTCGAAACATCCAGCCATTTCTGACATCGGTCACGAACTGGTGCGGACGGATGAAACCATATCCTAGGAAGATACATTCATCTGTGAAGAGCTGATGCAGCGGGATCTTCAAAGGTTCAGCCTCTATATTGCTGGCCATCACCATGATGACTCGCTTCTTAGTTAGATGTACCACCTTCCTCAAGGTGCCCGACACCACCCACCAAGACCCCACCAGCCTCTTTGGGCTAGCTCGCAACTGTAGCTCTACCTGTTCGTCAATCGACAGATTGGAACGGACCTTCATCCAGCTTCCCTACACCGAGCGGTGTAGATGTTGGTTCATGCCCCTGAGTGAAGAGCAACGTCACCAATTCTTGAACACTCCTCAGACATTGGTCGATACCTATTGGGTGGTCAATGTGGGCGACGGCCTGAATACCGAATATGTCAAGATAGTGGACGTTAGAGAGCGTCGAGCTCATGTGGTGTTGACGGCTGTCCATTGGAATTTTCGTACTGAGCCTACTCATTGGTGGGTTGTAGTCGAATCGATCGTATGGGGTGGTGTCTATATAGGAACCCATCAGGAAGCAGGGTGGGTTATTTCAGGCGCTATGGTCACTACTATAGTAGCTACTGAGGATGAACTTCGACGAACCTGGCAGATCGAAGGTGTCCACGGAAATTCAGTATGGTTTAGAGACAAACCATCTGGTAGAGACTATTTGTTGGGCGCAAATTGTCGAACGCATCTATTTCTGACGACATATAGGCCGGCTACTAGAGAGGAACACCTCGCTTACCGAGAGCACCTAAACCAATTTTTGGCACGGCCCTTGCCCTCTCCAGATTCAGGACCAATCCCTCCAGAAAGCCTTGAACCATCATCACCCATCTCACGAATATCTGCATGGGATTTGCTGAAGGAACCCCATGCCACTGAATGAACGTCTTCAAGGCTTCTCGGATGACCCACAAACGTTGGTGGATACGATTTGGGCCATGTTGAGGCAAAATCAGGCTGCATTTCTGTGGGATAATGTCCAGATATTGGATGTCCGAGAACGTGAGGTGCATGTCATTCGTTACGAGGCACTGGAACCGCAGTCCCGTCATCCCCCCAATCATTGGTGGGAGCCAATTGAAGCTTTGTTGTATGGTGCCAAGTATTTGGGTACTTTTGAAGAAATGGCTTGGTTGAGACCTAGAATGCCTGTCGTGCGGAGGGTGCCGTCAGAAGACCCCTCCCTCAATGGCGTGTGGAGAATCAACTTTGTCGCAATCGGCAGTATCAGTCTAGAGTCCAGACAACGACAAGGCGTTGAGCAAATGTCGGTAGATCGACCGCCAATCTCTGAATTCTTGCAAACTTACCGCCGTGCCACTCCTGAAGAACTGTTGGAAGAACAACAGTTTGAAGTAGCGGTGGCAGATCTTCAACCTGAAGTCGCACCTGAGGCACAAACAGAAACGCCCTCACGGACATCCCTCTGGCAATTAATCGCTCCTGAGACTCCAATCCCATGAAGAACGATATGGAGGACCGACGTCGCCTACGTGGCCAGTACGCCCCCAAACCAGGCGTGTGCCGCCTCTGTAGCGGAAAAGTGGTGGCCACGATAGGGATCCGGCATGGCCCGCTAGGTCCCAAATATGGAGGGCCCCCACAACAGCACCACATCCTTGGCTGGCATTGTGAATCCTGCCAGTTGGTGTATCGACAACGCCCAGCGGACCTGGAGATCTGATGAGTATTTTTACCGATCTGGATGAATTGGCCAAATTCCGTATGGAACGCTCAACCGAGCTTGAAGCTAGGTGCCGACCACAGGTGGAAGCGTTGCTGCAAGAAGTAGTGGTCAGGATGGGGGTCCCTCTTGAGAATGTGGAGGGAAACGGATTCCACATAGTCAATAATGGGTGTCAGATTAGGTTTCGGATAACGGTCCAAAATTCCTCTGATGAAAGGGAGGTGGGGGTGTTTCTGGGTGATGATGGTATGTGGCGTTATCAGTTCAGAGATGGGGGTAGGCTGTTCCAAAGGCCCGTCGATGACCCCTCATTATTGGTCCAGTACTTTGAAATGGCGTTGAGACGAAGGATCCGTAACCGTAACCCGATCCTCACACATGGCTGGACCGATCCGTCGCTCGCTGTTGAGGAGCGTCTTCGAGACGACCTTATGCAGGCGTTTATCCAACATGTGGGCGGTAGCCCTATCCCTATGGATGACCACAGGAATGACTCTATGGCGACGGATGCTGACGACGAAGCATACCCTGTTGCCCCCACTAGGGCGGTCGTACCGGCCGCTCCCTCGGCACCAATCGACCGTCCAACCCTCTGGCAACACCTAGGATCTGATCCGGTGTAAGGATCCAGATGGCATACGAAAAACTCAAACATGTGATCCGAACCCTCAACCCTGCCTCCTATGTGAGGGTTTTCGACGAAGTGGCGTTGGTCAAGCATCTGGATGAGACCCTCAAGATGAGTAACAACCCCTTCAGGGTATTTTGCGAACACCCGTTGATGGCTTCAGTCTATCTTGGGGAGTTGACGACAGCCGAATATTTGAGGGAATCGGCAGAACTGGGCAAGAGAGGGGTCTACAAAGAATCTCTCTCTGAAGATCGTCAACATAACGTCCTTCGCACGGTTGAATTGTCTCAGGTGTTGGAGCGCTTTTTGACCAGAGATCTTGGTCAAGACGTGTGCTTTCTGGTCATCCCCAATGGCGATATGTTGCTTGCCGATCCGAAGATCCAACTGCTGACCAGCAAACTTCTGGACCTCAGGGACTGGAACGACAAACAGTGTTTCCAGATGATCTTCATCGGCTTGTCAGAGCTACCGCAGCTTCCCCCACGCCTGCGAGATCGTATGGATGTGTTGGATGAACGCGACTCTCAGAAGGAAGATGCGGCCGCCTATCTAAAGCACATCACTGACCGATTCGAAGGAGATTCCTTCCTGCCAACCCATCTCCTGCAAGCCATCATCCCATACTTCAATGGGATGTCAAAGAGTCAAATTGACCGTTCATTGGCAGACTTTCTCATCACCAAAAGGTATCTGGAGAAAGAAGACAAGCCGGTCGATTTCTCGGTCCTGAGGTCCCGTCGGGTCCAATATGGGCTGTCATACCTGCCGTGAACGCTCTAAACCCCTTTTAGACCCGTCAAGGACGTGAAGAGTGACCGAAAGGTCGAGCTGACTGGCTGATCAAGGATTAGTCCCCATCCTTGATCAGCTGCCAGGCCGATCGACGCTCCACTGGTTCTAGCGGAGCGCTAGGAGTCAAGCCGTCGTAGGCCAGCATGACATAAGGACCCAGGCTTTCCAACAGCTCCCTGTAGCGGCCAAGGCGAGCCTTTAGATCTTCACTGACGCCTTCCAACGAATCCTCATGAGTGGTGGAAACCATCACAGTCGGGACGTTTGACAAAGGCCCCACACTGAGCTGAAGGCTTTTGATACAGGCCAACAGCTCATCGTTCACGTAAGCTCGGAAGAGGGGCGATTGAACCACCACATCAGCGTTATGTGCAGAAAGATTCGGCGGGTAGTCGATCTCAATCGTCAGTTTGGGCATCGGGCGGCCTCGCTTCCAAATCGTTCAATAGCCAGCCTCGGCTGACCAATTCTCTGTCGCAAGCTTGCTTGCAGGCCTCCAACGTCTCGAATTTGGGATATTCGAGGCCCGTCAGATGGTCACGGCTAGGCCCCCTGAAGAGGCCGTCCTCTTCCACGATACAGGCCGCCTGAGCACATCCGTATTCCTCGACGTCCCACCTGACCCACATCCCCTGTCGGTCCACCGTCCAGGCATAGGCAATCAGGCGTGGGATGGTCCGGATGGCTCCTGCTAGCTCGATAGGGCTCAGACTAGCCCAATCAAGCGATGGCGGCGGAGACGGGGTGGAAGATCCGTCCTCTGAGTCGATCAGCTGCCATCCAATTTCTATCCATTCAGCATCCCAATGGGCCTGTGCTTCATTGAGAGACTCGAACCTTAGACCATCCTTGTCCCAATAGGACCTAAATAATCCACCGTCCTTGATGATGAGTGGCGGGCGCTGACCTTCTTCAGCATACTCCCAAACCGAGGCTCTGGTCCATCCCTCTTCTCGCACGATCCAGCTGTATAGCATCATGCGAGGCAACGTTCTCAGGGCGTGAGTCAGCTCGGTGACCGAAAGTTCAGACCATTTGATCGTCATGGGAGACGGATCATAACAGCCGATTGGACCTTTTTCAACTCCGCCACATGCATCAAATGGACGAACTCCGGTACCAGCCAAAGAACATATTCGGGGTTCATCCCGAGAGCGATCTTCCCCGGCACTGGTTTGGGATCATCCCTTCGGGTGACGACAAACCACTTGTGTGAACCCTCCATGTCTCGGAACCCTTCAGTATTGATCCAGCATTTGCCAGTAATGCCAGGCTGAAGCTTGATTCGGTTAACGTAACAGTGAGGCTTTGGATTTGTGACAGCTTGAATGTGCAGGATGTTGTCCAAGCTGCGTTGAGAGATCGGCTTCCCTCCCTCAATCTGGATCTGGCCGCCCAGATGGACCATCCGTCCTTCTTCGTCATGGTGGTTGACCGAGCAGAAGATCAAGTAATTGCCACGGATCCCCACCATGGGCCATTTGGTGAAGATGGGGGCGTAATCTCGCCAATCGTAGAACTCCCCATTCTCGTCCTGCTGACGATCTAACTCGATCGGACCATTGACCAAGAGGTCCAAAAGCTTGGTCTGACCTAGGAAGATGTCGTATTCGTCGGGAGCCAACACCTGCCCCTTCTTTTTGACGATACTGACAGATGAGATGTTGTCGCAAGCTTTGGCTAGAGATGCTTGGTAATCTGGCTGCTGATCAATAGACAGCAACGTATACTCAACAGGCGCCGAATCGATGATGGGCATTTCCTCAACCGGTAATGGGCCGTCATCGATCGGTTCGATAACCAGATGAGCATCTTTAGGGTCAGGCAACGCCAGGCTCAACTGCTCGGGCTTTGGTGCTTTCCTTTGATAGCTGATCCGAATTCGGCTCCCATAGTGCCGGTTGATCGGTTCAAACGCCTCTTTGAACCTCGACATGTAGACGCTATGGTCGGGCTTTTGGCCAACCAAGATGGTGTACTGCTCAGCCCAATTGGCCAAAAGCTTGTGGACACGTGCTAGATTGAATTCGTTAGGAGGTTGGCCGTACCATTCGAAGAAGCTCGCCAGAGTATCGATGAACCACTCGCTACCGCAAGAAGGGGCCTTGGACTTTGGGGCTGGTGGTTCGGCGCCCTGTGCTAGATACATCAACCTTCCAGTAAAAGGTGTGTTGTGCAGCACATTGAACAAAAGCCATGTAGGGTCTTCGAGAATCACATCTCGAATCAGCTTTTTGATACGTGTTAGAGCGACCCCTTTGAGGGTAGGCTTCCGGAACGCCGTCGTCAAACCCTCTACCATCCACACATGTACGGATTCTTTAGGGTTCTCCTGCTGATAGGCCTTGAGCAGGGAAACGAAGGTCAGATGGGCGTATTGGGAGACATTCTGGGTCATCTCCCCTAATTACACCAATCACCTGGGTGGGGGTTCAGGAACGACCGTCCCACAATTGACGAACGACAGGTTCGAATCGATGCGGAAAGTCGACTGATTGGTGTGTCGTTCGGCGTGGAACAGGTCTAAGCTGTACACCTTACCTGTCTCGATCCTCAGCTGAGGGGCCGCATCATCCAGCCTGATGGTGGCCGCTTGAGCGTGGTGCAAACCGCCCAGATCGACCGCAAGCTTCTGGTTGATGAAGATCCACACATCGTCGTCCCCCTTGAACTGGAACACTTCGCCACCCTTGTAGAGGAACTGTGTGTGGATCTCGGTCGTGAAGCCAAAGTTGTGCTGCTTCTGGTCATCCGCCAGGCCGGTGTCTTTGAACCCTGCCCCATCTAGGGGGTAGTAGAACAAGCTTTCGAAGCTGAACAGGCCGGATGGTTGAGGGGCGAGCCAGATCCGCACCAAGTAGGGCTGGTTCAAGCCGTTGGCAGATCGGTACCATTGGTCAAAGTTGGCTTGGCTGGTGGTCTGCGGACCATTCAGACATGTAGGCTGAGCCCCTACCTCGCACACACCCGTATAGACCGGCTTCTGGTCGTCCCCCAGGTTGGGTGCCACCATCCCACTAGAGACCGTCTTACCGGCGAACACTTCAAAGTCTGGGTGGTTGTTTGGACGATCGGAACGGAAGTCTCTCGACACACCAGTGATCACATTGGCACAGTCGTCATCGGGCAAGGAAGGGGCGCCCGACTGTCCCACATCCAACGGATCTCCCAACCGGTATCCCCCTATCTCGGTAGAGGTGAATCCGTCTGGCAACTCAGTGATGATCTCGATCGGCTTAGTGCCGGCGTCTTGACCTGCTTGCCCACCATCTGACACATTTAGCATCAGACCTGCCTGAGCTAGGGTCCACAAGCCCGCCGAGCCAGCTGTAGTGTTGAGAGTTCCGCCCACCCCACCCACACCATTGGGCTGGACCACCAAACTAGGGTTAGAGGTGCTGCATGACAGTGCAGCTAGAATCAATGCAAGGAGGAAGCGTTTCATGACTCTGCAGAGTCACAAATAGGTTAGATCGTCATCTCATCAAAGCGGGACCATGCCGACACTCTTTCGATAACGAGACGTTTCCTATAGGTCATAGTAGCTTGTTCACCATTTACCCCACTGCTCCTGTTTTTTCTGATGGTGATCAGAGAGGTGTTGTCGTCACCAGAATCCACTTTCAACCATAGATTGGCATAATAGGTGCTGGCCCTGTAGGTTCGTTCTGTTGCAATCAGAATAGAACCGTGCTTAGACCTGACTATCAAGGATGGGAGCAGGCTCACCCATTCGGCAATGGTTCCAACCAATCCGTTACAGAACAACATCCCATCGAAGTCGTGCTGAATCGAACTCTTAAGATCCTGTGCCGCACTTTTGAAGTCTAGATCCGTGTAGTCCTTCCAGATTTTCTCAACTGCAAGATCGCTGTCATGCAGATATTGTGCGAACCTTCTGCATCCACCACCTGTCACGGTCGTGATACCGGTAGGGATCCCATCGGGCAACATATCATCTAGCGCGGCTATTCCGGTCTTAGTCATCGGAGGCTTTCTTGGTAGGGTCTAGGCCGTCCCCTTGCTGAAGGATCTGATAGCTGCTTTGACGGCTAATGGGGGAAATTGGGACTTCGACGATTGGGGCTCGTTCCGGCTTATCATCAGGGGGTTCCTCAGGAGCTGTCCAGCTGGTGTCACAGAATTCTCTGATTTCCGTCTCATGCTCTAGAATACCAGCTCGTATCCACAACATCCATCGTTGGTAAACAGTTTCTCCATCTTGTATCTCGGCTTCGGTGGGATGTCGGAATTCATCGAAGAAGCCTACTACAGGGTAGATGTGGTAACCCTCCCATAGGTTCTGCGGGCTCAATTGAGATAAGTCTCCACGCACAACCGATAAAGTAACTTCATTACCGGTAATCCCCAAGATTTCGGAAATGGATCCCCCATTCTTTGCCACCACATACTTGTTCCGACTGCGATCGGGGATCTCTCGTCCCACGTAGGTCGACTGGAGCAACAGATCCTGGATATCTATCCGCATGATCTCCAGCCCAGGCACCACCACACACCAAGCCCGCTGCTTGGAAATCTTGATGACCTTTAGTACTCGCTCATTGACCCAGAACGTGCCCACCAGACGCTTTGGATGTTGGCGGAAATGCTTGTGGGGCTTAGCCATCCAGACCGTCCCCATCACGCAAGATCTGTAGACGGCTCTGACGCACCACTTCAGCAAATGCTTGCTTGACAACCGCTTCCGAGTGCGTCGCTTCTGCTTGTAGGTTCAACAAATCCTCTTGAACCGATGGCGGTCTCCCCAACTCTAGACTGGATCTGAGAAAATTGAATTGCCTAATAGGTGGGGGATCTCTTCTGTGGGCGACAGCCAACGGACAGTAGGCTGTCGACATCAACACGGCGGTAACGTTGTCTTCATCTATCGCACTGTTGACATGGATAGGCATACCTCGGTAAGTGCTTGGATTCGTCCCCGAATCACTGGCTAATTCGTTGTATGCTTCTGGAGTGATCCAAACAAATGCTGGGATATCGATGCTACGATCGATCAGCTGTTCCAACACTTGTCGGGTGAAGCCGCCCAAATGCCACAGATGTTCTTCTCTCAAGTACTTGATAGATGTGATCAGTAGGTTGCCGTCTCGATCTGCCGCTAGAGATATGGTGGGTCTAGAAGGGGGCATACGTCATTCCTGTGCTTTCAACCCATCACCGTCACGCAGGATCTGTAGCCTGCTCTGTCGGACCGGCTCAGACATGATTTTGGTGAAATCCTGAGGAGAATGGAGGAACGCTACACTATCATCGAAGCCGTCTCTAGCCCCGGATGGTATCATCCACTCCAATTGTAAACGGGTGAATCCAGTGATCGGGACAGAGGTGAAGGGCGGGTCGATCCTTTGGGCGATACTCAGCTGAACAAAGTCACTGCTCAGCAATATCGATACATTGGACGTCTCATTGTTGACATAGAGACGGATCCCCGCGTAGCTGACTGAAGTAGTGTGGGTGCCTTCGATTGAGGGCATCGGAGTGATGGTGTTCTGACACCCGCCATTCATCACACACTCGTTGTAGGCGGTTCGATTCATGATCGCAAAGGCAGGCCTGACCCCACCAACACATCTGGCGATCATTCTATCGAACACCTGCTGGGTGAACTCCCCCGAATAGACCAAACTACCGACGCCCGACAGGTTCCACAACTCTCCAGGCGGGAGACCGGTCAGCCCCCCGCCGAAGGGTGTGATCAGGCCATTCAGGTCTATCTGTAGGCTTGAAGCAGGAGGGTCGGGCGGAGGCATGGGGATCGATACACCAAACGGCAAAGGCCGAACCCCCTGAGGAGCTCGGCCTTCGTATCGTTGACGTTTCAGGTCACTCGACGTACTCAAAAGGGGTCACAACACTTGGCGAGCTCGTTGTAGTTGATCTCACAACGTGAGAAAGGATCAGACGATCAAAAGGGGTTACAACGCCGAGGTGTTTACGATAGAGGAGAATGTCTCGAAGGGATCTAAAAGGGGTCACAACCTTATGTTCCGTGTTGAGTAACGGTTCTCTTGTTGTGAGAAAGGATCAGAAGATCAGAAGGGGGTCACAACTTCGTGTTGGCGACGAGTTGGTGTGAAAGGACAAGACGATAAGGGGTCACAACTTCACGCGGAGACACCAGCACCAAGAGGGGTGGTGGAATGGGTTAGAAGATAAAGGGGGTCATAACAGATCGGAAACGCCTTCTTACTTGAGCAGCGTAGTGAGAATGGATCGGGAAGATCAAAAGGGGTCACAACCTCCTTGTAACAGTCGAACAGCGTCTCGGCACGTAGGGAGAATGGATCGAGAGATCAAAAGGGGTCACAACGTGTGCGTGTACTTGGTGACGATCTCGGGCGTCGAGGGAGAATGGATCGAGAGATCAAAAGGGGTCACAACTACCAGGGGGCGTGGTTCGCTGACGTCAGTTGGCTCGGGGAGAATGGATCGAGAGATCAAAAGGGGTCACAACGCATCAAACTGCATCTGTGCAGCGAAGCTGTTGGCTGGGAGAATGGATCGAGAGATCAAAAGGGGTCACAACACATTGACCAAGTCATTCTGACATCATCCTTTCACCGGGAGAATGGATCGAGAGATCAAAAGGGGTCACAACAGCTCTCTTTAGGTAGTATGAGACATTGGCCTGACTGGGAGAATGGATCGAGAGATCAAAAGGGGTCACAACATTCTAGGGGTGCGCGGACAAACTGGTTGCCTGGGTGGGAGAATGGATCGAGAGATCAAAAGGGGTCACAACGCGGATCCGGCGGTGAGATTGGGGATGGCCAAGACGGGAGAATGGATCGAGAGATCAAAAGGGGTCACAACCCTATTCGTGCAAGCACATTAATATTGAGTACTTGCACGACGGTTTGCGAGCGGTTCGGTTGTCAAAGAGCAGATGAGGCCTCTCTCGATAGAGGCTCTCGCAAATCAGGCTGTGAAGCCGTAGTTCGTTTCGGTGAAAATGGGGGCGCTGATGCTATGGTCCAATTTATTGGACACAACGAGTTTCCTCAAATGTGTCTTCAGTTCTTGCTTGAACCTCTCGTACGGCTCTGGGAACTCGTGCAACTGGTTGTACTTGGACAAGGCGATGGAACGACTGATCTTGCGCAACAGACTTGGTGTGATGCAAGCTATCACGAAAGCATCCACCGCATGATGCCGGTGGTCAGATCTGTCCTTCCCATAATTCGGCTTCTTTGGGTATTTGTTGTAGACGTATCCTGGCACACGAATCATGTCGCCCTTGTGCAGTCGCATCTTTAGCGTCCATCCAGCTTCCACTTCTGGTGGATGGTTGAGTTCTGCATACGTGGTCAGGAGCATCTTCACTTTACCGTCTCTTACCACCACATCTCCATGATGATTCGTATCTGCTATCAACACCTTTGTGTGTTGGTTAGCGGCTCCGTGTCGAACGATGACTCCAGATTTGTTGGCGACAATCCGGACCCTTCCAACGGAGTGCTTCTGGCCAAACTCTCCCAACAGCCTGGACAATTCTACCTTAGCCTCTCGATTCAGAGTGTCGGTAAGGAGCTTGGGATTGACCTCTTTGATATGGGCTGTGATTTTGGTTCTCAACCCATCATCTTTGATCTGTGAGATACTGTTCGCCGTAAGGCTAGTCAACGGCTTCCTAGTTGTGGTTCTAAGATTTTGGAAGTTAACCTTTGGACCTCTTGGCTCGATCCTGCGAATCTCACCTGGCGTTTGGAACCTCCCGATAGGATCTACACGTACTACTTCAGCTCCAAATTTGAGCAGCTTATTGACCGAGCAATCTTCCCGAATGTCGTGCGACCCTCCTGTCACATGATGAGGGGCCATAAACACCCCCGTGCTCTTGACCGAGGATAGGCAGAACAGATCGGCATGATCGGAAACTGTGTCTCGTAACAATCGGTCGAGGCCCCATTCTTTGCGGCAGATGGCCGTAACGGCACCCCGTACGGCTAACACCTTTGGACAGGAGTGTCCTAGGTAGATACGGACAACTTTTGACAAGTAAGCCGTGTCGTTCAATTGCCTGGTGGCGAAATCCCCTCCTACATCTAGATAATCTGGCTTGAAGCGAAGCTTCTTTTTAGCCCAGGTGCCGCATTTGTCAGCTGCCAGTTCAAACACTCGTTGCTCAATGGCTGACCAGTTGAACTCCTTGTGTAGGCCAGGGGCGAAGGCTTCATGAGGAGTCTTATTGGTCTTCAGACGGTTAGCCCCTTGAGCACAAAGCACCAGATTAGACGGGCTGTTGTCGAAAGAGATCGAGTGGGGGATAATGTGGTCAATTTCAACCCTAGGTGAGAAAAGGTCGTTAAGAGTAATCTCTTTTCCAGAGTAGACACAGACCTTGCGCTCCTCTGGAAGTTCATTCCACAACCTCCAACGTACCAGGTCTTGGTCGGAGTTGGCACGCTCGGGGAACTTCTCTTTGAAGGCGTCACGAACCTTCTTGTTGGCCGCATTCTGCTTATTGGCCGCGATCTTCTGCTTGGCCGTCTGTTTCAATTCACGAGTGACCTCGATATTGACACAATCAGGCACCCCAAAGACCTCAACCAACGTATTGTAAACCTTGCGAACCTGATTCAAAGCCACATGGACTGTTGGATTAGAGATCCTTCCAGGTTTACCCTTTTGTTCCTGCCCCAGATAACGCTTCATTCCTGGGAGTTCGTTGTAGAAGGGTAGGATTGGGGTCAATTCCTCTGGACGATGATCGGAATGATGGTATCCAGCAGCTGCACAGGCTTGTGCGTAGCCCATACCTTGTTGAAGATAAGGCAAGACGGCCCTCACAGCTTTTTGGCTGAGATTGATGTATCCGGCTGGCAGCATCAAACTAGACAACTGATCCACCACCTCTGGTGAAATCCCAAAATCGGATCGAAGCTTACATTTGAGTTCTAGCTCATCGTCAATGTCAAGCAATGCTAGGATCAAGCTAAGTCTCATGTTCTCCGGCATTTTAGAGAAATTGGGCCACACACTACGAATCTTGCTGGAAGTCAGATCTCCGATCAAGTAATTCCTGGCCTTGCCCCCATCACCGTCATCTCCTTCGAGATTGAACTTCACGCCGGCACGAAATCCCAGCAGTTTGGCGATAGCGGTAAAGGTCAGCTTCTCTGAGTTCAACAAACCATCAACTACGATTTGACGCTCATTGGCCGTTAGGGTTCGGACCTCATCTCCCTGTTTGAGGGTCAGATTGGCCACCTCCGATCGGATCCTGAACTCATGGGCCATTGGCATCGCCTTTGGCATCCGATATTCATCTGGTTCCAGCGTACATCGCCCTGGATAGACTGGCTTCAAAGGACGCTGATAGAAGATGGCCGTTATGAGGCGCTCTCTAAGAGCCTCGGTCATAACCTCTGGATGGTGCGGTACTTGAGATTCCCACAGATGGTTGAACTCAGCCTCCATCACCTGTCTGGACGGGTAACGATTGTATGAGCCCTCACTGTTAGCTCGGAGACGTACAGACCCACCATTCAGCCGGATTCTTTCAAGAAGTTCACCATAGGTCCGAGCCTTCTGTGCCAGCATCTCGGTTTCGAGACTGCGGATGCCTTCTTTGATGACACCTTGCTCCTTGTCATCTTTTCGCACCAGTCGAGGGCCTCTGTGTTTGGCAATATGCCAGATAGCCCTCCCTACCTGAGACCTGCTGAGCGGCCCTGTGAGGGCGGCGGCCCTGGCTGCGTAAGGGCTCTCCAGAAGGGAATCTTGAGGGTCTAGCCCGTGTTCTCGCAATACTCGCAAGACGGCTTTCATCCTCGACTTCTTGCGTTCGCGTTGTCGTCTCGCTTGTCTAGCCGTTCGCCTGGCCTCGTTGAGAGGCTTCTTCTCTTTATCGGTTCGACTGTCACTGAAGATTCGGACTCCAATGTGTTTCAGGGAGATGACGTTCCCCTGTTCATCCGTCTCAACAAGTGCGTGCCCAATCGAGTTGGTACCGATATCTAGACCCAATGTAAGTGTCATGTCTATGTCCTGGAAAAATAAAGGCCCCTAGGATGTTGGTCCTAGGGGCCCTTTGCCCAGCTTTGCATATTTGGTGGTAGCTGGGGACCTGGTTAGCGACCCCTTTAGATCGTGATGTTCCTATACACCGACCATCTGAGAGTTTGCAAAAGAATTTTTGGTGTATCCTCCACCAGTGAGAAATCAGATCCTCCTAGGCGCCGCACTCGACCAACTACACCAGCTCCCCGATCAACACGTCCACTGTTGCATCACCAGCCCGCCCTATTATGCCCTAAGAGACTACGGTCCCACATCAGCTGAATGGCCGGACGGTTGGCAGGGTCAGCTGGGCCATGAGAAGACCTCAGAGCAGTATCTGGATCACATGGTCGAAATATGCCAACAAGTGTACCGAGTCCTGAGGGACGACGGTTCGTTCTGGCTCAACATCGACGATACCTACCTAAACAAGGAGCTGTTGGGAATACCCTGGCGGCTCGTCCTCCGGTTGCGCCAAATAGGGTTCTTCCTTCGGTCGGAAATCATCTGGAACAAGGGAAACGGTATGCCGGAGAACGTGCATGACCGCCCCTCCAGAGCATTCGAACCGTTGTTCCTGCTGACCAAGCAAAAGCACTACTATTACGACTCTGAGGCGGTCAGAGAAGACTCAAACGCCAATCTGCGGAACTGCTGGAACATACCGACTGAACGCTATGGAGGCGCCCACGTTGCCGTATTCCCGACCGCTCTACCGAACCGGTGCATCCGCCTCTCCACCAGCGAGAAAGGCTGCTGTGGCCTCTGTGGGGCCCCGCTGGAGCGTCAGTTGGAACGCCTGTCAGAAGTGGCGGAGCGGGAAGGGCACCCGACCCGCTACGGCAGTGTGGGGACCGGCGCCTTCAAGGGATACAGCATGCCGTCCATCCAACCCCCCGAATATCTGACCAAGGGTTGGCAAATGACTTGCAAGTGTGAGACGGATCAGATCGACCCTTGTCTGGTTCTGGATCCGTTCGCCGGCAGTGGGACGACTCTTCAGGAGGCACAGCGGCTGGGACGGGACTATTTGGGGATTGAGATCAACCCCCAATCGGCAGCCGAGATCCAAAAACGCCTTGAGTCGACTGAGCAACAAGGCGTTTTGGAACAGGCCCGATTGGCGGGCCTGGATATGCGGTTCTGACCGGTTAGACCTTCTTCTCTTCCGGCTTGGCCGGCAACTGAGGTAGGTTGACCAAACTGGCGCCGATCCGGTTCAAGGCGTGCTTGGCGTTCAGCACTTCGTCACGAATCGCCCCATGCAGATTCTTGATGTCGATCGCATTGGCGGTCTTCTGCACCCGCTGATGATGTGTCACCAAACGGGCCGATTGGGCACGGAGCTTGGTCTTGGCGCGATCTGAATCGTTCGTCGTGGCACGGTAGCCCTCCACACGATCGCTGTAGACGGTGCAATTGTGATCACGTTCGAGGATGGTCTCGGCCGACTTGAGCACGTAGCCGAAGCGCTTCTTGACGTATTCGTGGGTCGGCTGCGGGGTCTTGCTCATGTTGAAGGCGATACGAGCCAAGACGGTCTTTTGGAAGAATTCCTGAGGCATGTCCTTGGCGGCCTTGAGGAGGAATTGGGCCAGCTGGACTCCAGGCTGTAGGTCCGGATTCGGCTTGTAGGCTTGAGCGTAACGTTCTGGGATCAGTTCAATTTTACGTGTCATTTGGTTTCCTAATGTTGGATTTAGAGACTCTTCAGCAGGTTCCAGGCTTTTTGGATCGAATCGAAGCGTTGGGCGCTTCGATCATCATCGGGGTTCTTGTCAGGGTGAAAGCGTGAGGCAAGTTTCAGATAGGCCTTTTTGGCCAATTCCAAATCCGGCCGCCAAGTTCGGTAATGTTTGGCACTTCGAGAGGGAGCTTTGAATCCTAGGATCTCCGCCGCTTCAATGATCTCGCTTTGCTTGATATTCAGGATCTCTTTCGAGGTCCCACGGGCACGGATATTGCGAATCTTGCCCAATAGATTCTGATAGCAAGCGTTGACCTCAAGCTTGAATTCGTCAGAGATGTCTTCGATCTGACTAGGTTCAGTCAAACCATTGAGACGGCTGGCGACGAAAGCTGGGATCTCCTTGTCCAGCGTCATGGTGATGGTTACCCACAATGCCTTGGATTCGGTCGTCATCTCATCCAAGGGTTTGGCCCATCTGGATCGAGGAGGTTCTGCTACGATCGCAGTTTCGGTTTGTTCAGGTGCTGGGCGCTGCCTAGGTGGTCTACTCAACTTACTTCTCCCCCCTCGACGTGAAATCGACTTTGGACTGACCGGTCTCCTGTCTCGAATGGGTTTGACGATACTCTCAGTGAGACTCTGTTCGAATCGTTGATGGGCTTCCCCATCCGCCGCATTTTTGGCGGCTGTACTGGCAGAGGTGAAAGCTTCGTACACATGTTCTGGGTTGATGCCTTCATCCAGGGCCTCCCAGGCAGGCACCACGTTGAAACCCTTGCGCAGCTCCTTTAGAGCACGAGCACGAGCTTTGAAAGGACTGCAGGGCCCACCATCGGCCAACACATAGGCCAACCACTTGGCCTCGTACCCCTTCATATCCATGATGATGTTGCGATATTTGGGGTCAACCTTGAGCCAAATGGCGTTTTCGCTCAGAGCTTTATCCCTAGAGGTCTTGGGAGGATTTTTCTTGTATTCCTCGATCAGATCGATCGCATCCACCTGCGCGGCAAAGATAGCCGCCTGGTAGGCTTCCTCAGTATGAAGAGGTGTCTTGTCTCTTTTCACGACTTGCTCGTTTTGGCCGTCAAGGTCTTGATTTCTTCCAACGTCTTGTCGAGACGACGCCCTTCCGATTCCAGCTGATTGGACAAGGAGGTGCGACGGCTACCGATCTCAATCATCTTGTCAGCCAAGACGCTGAGCTGAACGCGCTCATCTTTCTCGATTGCCTCAATTATCCGATTGAATGAGGTCTCGATCCTCTTCTCCAGACCGGAGAGATGCCCCAATCGGGTCTCCAGATCGGTGAGTTTTTCATCCAACCGCTTGTCCAGGGTCGTCAATCCTTGATAGACCTGCCCCAGATGGTCGGCCACCAACTTGAGCTGACTCGCCACCTCTTTGACGGCATCCAACCCCTCATCGACAGGAGGCGGATCGTCCCCCTTGGTCTCAGCCTCATGCTCTTCCTGCAAGGCTTCGGTCAGGTCCAGATGGTCGGAGGGCCACAACAGCTTCTTGAGCTGCTGGCCATCCTCAAACAACGCATCCTCCACCATGTCGAACAGGTCTTTTTGAGCCTTTTGATCGACCGCTTGGAAGCTGATGTTCCTCGACTGGTTGACTTGCTGGACGAATCCTTGCTGAATCAAATGGTCGACGAATTGCCGGTGCCATTCCTTGGCCATCGCCTCTTTTTTGACCGCCTTCCCCTCCTTGCCGGTCTTTGTGTAGGGGGCCGTCAAATCTTTCCTAGAACGTTGGCTTCCGTTGGAAAGACGGATTATGGTCAAAAGCCCTAGAATGAAGCGGGCTTGATCTCGTTCGTGGGCGGTCCCGTAGAGATGATTCAGCCGTTGGATGGCCGGATCTGTCATGGGTCGGTGGAGGTCTTCAATAGTTTCGGTCATTGGATTCTGTACACCGTGTTGTGTTGCTTACTTAGACGGCACAGAAAATCGACAACTTAACCCCCACTACCGACAATTTCGCAACCGGCCCCGCAAATCCAGGTCCAGCAACCAGTCGCAAATCTGCTCCGTCTCCTCCAGATCTCCTGAGCTGACACGAGTCAACATCTCTTCAGAAGAGAAGCCGTGCTGGGCCTCGTAGGCGACGATCTGGTCGTCCAACTGAGCCAACTTGAGCTCCGTCGGGATAGGGGTCAGGGCCTTGAGACGGTCCGTGTAGTCTTCTTTGGACAACCCCTCCAGCTCAGAGAAATTGATGGTATGGCGGGTGTTGTAGAGCAGATCATCCAGCTGATAGGCTGAAGGACACCTGGGACAAGGGTTCCCGTCTGACATCCGTCCGTAACCTCCACTGCAGGTGTTGTTGCCACAGTCCCCACAGAGAACCATCCAACGGTGACAATGGTTACAGTAAGACCATTGATGGTCGGCCATCAGCCCATCCCCCAACAGATCATCCCCTGGGCAAATTCAGGAGTATGCTCCAGCCGTTCGAGCTCATACGTGTGCTCTGTAGGGTCAAAGTTCTTGATTCGGATCCATTCCGGTTCAGAGGGAGCGTCGATGCCACTCATGATACCTGGCCCCAATTCTTCAATGACAGCGTAATCGAACGTCGCACTTTCGAAGAAAAGATCGGTATTTTGAGTCAGGTCGGTCCAGGCGTCCTCTTTGGTGTGATACCAACCCCAGCATCGATGATTGATGATGTGTCTGGAACAGACGACAGTGACAGTGAAAATGGTCTTTGGCTCTTGCATGAACGTAACTATAGGTTGCTAGAATCGCTCAGCAATTCCCAGATGGTAGGTCGGTATTCGAGGTGGCGAAGCACTAGTTGACAGTCCTCCAACGACATACACGAGAGACGGCCGAACGTTCGGCCTGCTTCCGTAAATTTTTCACTCAGTTCAGCCTCAAGGGTCTGCCAATCAAACAAATCAGGATGACGTTCCAGCAAACGATGGATCCGTTGTCTGGCTTGTCGGGTGGCCCGATTGCCCGGGATCCCCAATGGGGTTCCGTCATTGTTGGCGCTGAATTTGCCAGAGCAAGTCTCAACCGTTAAGTCAAAATTAGCTTTCCGCCACTGGATCCAACCGTCCAAACAGCGATAGAACAGCCCGAACTTGCCTGCCAGGAGGGAGACTTTTCCTCCGCAATCAGGACATCTGTAGTCTGAGCTTCTATCTACGGTTCGGATCGTCTGCCTTAACTCTTTGATCTGCTCAGACGATAGCTCAGGTGACGACACCTATCGATCTACACCAGATACACTTCTCTGGAGGCTTCTGGCCTGGCACCCGCCTGCCAAGCAGTGATGGCTTGCTCGATCAAACCTGTCGCCACCTCAGCAGTGGCGCAGATGCCCTGGATGCCCATCTTTGGTCTGGCGTCATCTTCATCCGTCGTGATGAGGCTGATCGAATCTTTCGCTGGGTTGGACAACGTCATCAGTACACGGCCGCCAGTGCAGAGCGTGAGGATCTGCAGATCGCCCGACTTGAGCTCCATCCCCCCACTGTCACAGTCTAGAATGATCTTTTGCAACCCATTGAACCAGACCTCGGCCTCGAACTTTCGGGTCAACTGCTGCAACCCTTCCATTGCCAGCAAGAGGGGATCCTCCAACGGCTTCTTACGAGAGACGCTCAGATGATCTAGGTGGCGATCCATCCACAAACTGGTCGTAATGACGCCTGTTCGGGCATATTCTTCGTCTTTACGATTTCTAGAACACATTTGGCAGAGGGTGTACAGATATTCCCCATTTGCCGTAAATGTCTGAATTCGGTAATCTCGATCGGTGGTGTTTCGTTGGCAATCTTTGCAGGGTTGGTCTTCGGTGGGGATCATGTGGTTCCTTACGGTCAGCAGATGGGGGATCCTTACACCTCTGGTCCAGAATCGGGCCAATCGGGCGATATCTTGGGCCAATTGGGCCGTCTCAAAATCACTTATCGGGCCAGCTAGGGTAGATAGCCAAGATAGGACCCCAAATGCCCGATTTTAGAAGCAATGTACGATGTTTCTCTGGATTTCAAGGTGGAGGCCGTGTCTCGCCCAAAGCCTATGGGGCCAAGGGAGATGGGGTGGCGGACGACACAACTGCCATCCGAGCTGCCCACGACTATTGTGTGTCGCTGCCCAACGGCGGGGATGTGATTCTTGATGGGTCGTTTCGTATCACCGATACTTTGACTTGGAACGGAAAAGTATCGCTGGTGGGGGTTGGCAATTGTTCGATAGGGATGGATCATCCGACCAAAGACTGGTTCTCTATCACTGGCAGCATCACTACCCCAACTCGTTTCGAGAATTTCTATCTAGCGTCCGCTCAGGCCAACTCCGGCACGGTGTTCAATTGTGCGACCACCGTCGGATCAACCCCTCAAAGGATCTTGATCCGAAACGTGATGTCAAACCTGAACCCCGATGCTGGTTTGGTCCAAGGAACCATCGTCTATGCGGGCGTGTCCAACCAGACGGTGACGGTTCAGAACTGCACCCTTAATGTGGCGGCTGCTGTCCCCTCCTGCACCGTCACTGGGGGGTCTCGTTTGGTGGTGTCAGATTCAGCCTTCTCACCTCCTGGCACTTCCAATACGATGATGATTGAGATCCGAGCCGCCTCTGGCGCGAGCGCTCAGATCGACAACTGTGCGTTCATTGGGCGTCCTGGAGGCGGTGTGGGCGGCACGTTCATCTATACCGCGGGTGGAGGCCGTTGTGTGGTCACTAACTGCCACTTTGCGGGCGATCCTGGGACCGGTACATTGTGGTACGCTCATGGTTGGGCCGCTGGTGCGACCGTGATGAGCAAGAATCACACGTACAATCAGAATGCTTATCCGATCAACTTCGGATCTCCTCCTCCCACTCTGACTGATCGCTATTCGAATATCGAGCTGTTGCCTAGCTATAGGGTGACCAGCATCGGAACCAGTCACAGTGTTTTTTCTGGCTACCAGACAGCCGAATTGGGGGTCAATGGAGCCAGCTTCACCGCCACCATGCCGGCCAAGCTATTCATTGGACAACGCCTCCGACTAGCTATCCAGAACAACAATGGGGCGGCTTGGAAGCCCCTCTTCTCAGGGTCGGGAGCTCCAAGCAATTTGAGCGTTGCATCGCTAGGCAACCTGTCAGGCGTAGGTTCGTTCGGTATCTACGAATTCGTAGTTAGCGACATCTTCTCAGGTACCCCAGATTGGTTCCTGATTGTTCCAGGACAACTCTAACGGTTAGCCGCCTGGTACAACGCTTCAGTGACGATCGGAAGCGTCATGTGCCAGGTAGAACCTTTCCCTACTCGGACGACGTTCGGGTGTTTGAAATGCTGATTCCAAGGCTGGTCCAGCATCAACACTGTGCCTCGCGGCCGATATTTGAGCCACTGTTCGATGTACTGAGGGTAGTCATCGAACAGTACTCGGCCGTAGGTATGTTGCTTGCTGGTCACCACCTGCACACCAGCGTCAGGGATGTGCTGCTGACACCAGATCGCCTTCTCGGTCCAGGCATTGATCGCTTTCCTGGGCCCTTTGCTCAAAACATTGAGCGAGAACCCGAACTGTCGCATCAGGTCTAGTACCAAAAACCCCTCTGGGATACGCTCCAGATTCTGCCAAAACCCAGGATGTTGCTTGATGTAATCCATCCTAGCGTCCATCCACTCAGGAGGGTTCTCCAAGTCTTCCGGAAATACCACCATTTCATTCGGACTTCTCATCCGGTTCAAATTGGTGATCAATGCGGTCGACATATCGGCAACCGAACCGTCTAGGTCGATGAGAGCGATGGGGGGATCTTGGGACATGCCGTCCCTACACCGAAGGCTCATCCCGCATAAATGGCTCGGAGATTTGCCAAGCCGTTTCGATCAGCATGGTGGTCATTTCCAAGCTATGAGAGGCCATCCCACAAGCTTTCGCCAGTTTGGGCCGCCCCCGTTCCCCATCAGCTATCGATTGAGCCCCCAACTCACCCGCGAGTGCTTGTAGGAAGTCCTTCAAGGCGTCATAACGTAAATTGGCCACTTGCTGGGCCAACTCGACAGGGGTAAGGCCCGCAATATGTAAGGGGTGCATTCCCTCCATTACACCGATGAGGATTCTGAATTCGGTCTGACCATGATCCAAGCTATTTCGAAGAGATTTGAAGCTAGACTCAAGTTACCTATGGCCAATGTTTTAACCCGGGTCAATTCGTCCTCCCCCAGAATAGCGCCCTCAGCCACTTCATCATTTAACGCGATTGCCAGTTCATCGAGGAACTCTTTCAGAGTGTCATACCTGAAATGACCAATGGCCTGAGCCAATTGCTTGGGAGTCAGGCCATCAAGAGTGGTGGGGTGTGGCATCCCACGCAATACACCAGATCAGGTATCGTCTGGCAGGTCAAAGACAAGGAATGTCTTACGTCCTACCGCCTGGTAGTCAATTCCTCGCCGCAGAGGAGGAGCCTTGGCCTCGCCTCGATACACCTCCTCTGTATGGCGTCTGCAGAGTACCGAATCACCCTTTTCAGGGTCCTGCCATCTAGGTTGTCCACAAGCCTCACGCATGCAGATACCCTCTTGGTATACGCATCGTTCACCTGCGTACGGATTAGGGATCGGCTCGCGTCTAATGATCGGGAATGCCGCTTTTAGATATTCCGTCAAAGGTTCTTGCTTGTTGAGAGGAAGCAGCTTGAAGGAGGCCATCAGAGCAAATTGTGTTGGTTCATGATCGAATGGTGGAACGTCTGATCCCAATTGCCGGTCGCATGACCGATAATCAGATGGCCCAACTCATGCGTCAAAGCAGTGGCGTAGATGGACTCATTTGGCTGGTTGTAGTCGACTTCAATCGTGTAGCTGTACGCTAGTGTCACACCTTTGACCTTCTGATGGGCGGGGTTCTTGTCGTTCTCGTCCAAGTCTTTCTTGAAGAAACCCCAGATGACTTCCCCATCAGTGATGATTTGAGCTGCATTGGGATAGATGGGGGTCCAACTATCGATCACTTGCTTGACCAGTTCATTCACCTTTGGGGCGGGTGGCAACACGTATTGCTCTGGCTTGAGCATCAGGCCGTAGGTCGGATACCAGACGAAGCTATCGATGTCCGCCTTCTTGAGCAGCGTCCAGCGAAGCCAGATGGCCATGAACGCTACGGTGACGGTCCACATGAGTGGGATCGCTTGACGGGGTCCATCAAACCCACTAACCATCATGTAGATCGTCAAACCGGCCATCACCAGACCAGGAGTACCGATCGTCACTGCATCCCAAACGCTGAACCAAACTGGTTTCTTTTTCATGATTAGACGACCTCACAAATACTCTAGCTCGCCATAATAGACGCCACCCAGGTGGGCGAGGATCTTACCCAAGACAGTGCGGTGACAACGTGTCGGGTCGGTGCAGTAGCAGCAAAGCACTACCCTCTCACGAGCCAACAGCAAATCCCACTCGCCCCTATTTATCCGATATGATTGGGACATTTCTAGCAGGTAGGCTCTGCAGTAGGTTTGCCAAGCCGTGTTGGAGATGGGCTGTTTGGCTCGATTCAGGTCTAGGATGGGACGGAGGATGGTCCAACTAGGGGCGAACACCCCATTGCCGCTCTTTCGCGTCACATTGAACGCATCTCGATCGCCCGTCGAGATTCTGGCGGACCATACCTCCAAGGTCATTTGGGGATCTTTCGAAGGAGAACCCAATGCGTAGCCCAGAATTCTTTTGCAGTCGACACTTCTTCGGCTCCCAGCGCTCTAGCGTCCAAATCAGGGTTAACCCGTTTGGTCTTAGAACGCACCAGACTAAGCTTCTTCGAGGCTTTCAGCTTCAGAGCCATCCTGACTTCTACACCATCACCATCCGTATAGACTCATCGTCAGACCGTTCTCCGATGCCCATTGAGACACCACCCCCAGCTCGGGAGCGTTGCCTCGACTATTGCAGATCCCTCTAACTTGCACGATCGCCTTGGCACGATTATTGACCTCGATGGTCAGATATCTGAGATCTTGACCCTTAGATTCACCACATAGGGACCAGATCGACACATCTCCTCGTTCGATCCTAGATGCGTAGCTGTAGACACAATGCCGCATCGACCGCCCTTCATCGGCCAACTCGGTGGCGGTCAGGATCTCAAAAATGTACCAGTTGACCTGGTAATGACCACTCTTACCTAGATTTGGGTACTGTTTGGTATATTGGGCTTGTTTGAAGCCAGATGGTTCGTAGTTACGCTTCTTGAACACCTTGACGGCGGCCAATTCTTGATGCCATTCATCTCGGTCACGCATCAAAGCAAGGATCGAGCGACCCTTCATCGAATAGGTCTTGTCGGCCGTGTAGCGATTCTGAATGTAGTCAATGAGTGGTCCGATCTGAGCAGGGTCCAACATGGTGGTCCTGGCAAAGAACTGCAACACTGTGGCCCAGAAGGCCTCTACCTCAGCAGTCTGAAGCCTCAGGGCGTGTCTGCTCTGACTCCAGATCCGGAAAAGATTTCTGTCCCCTCCTTCTGCCTCAACCTGAGTCTTACGGACAGCCGACATGAACGTGTAGTCGGAAGTAGTCGACAGAAACTGATGGCACAGCTTTCTCGTGAAAGGGACGGGAAAAGACCCGTCTTTCACCTTATCGTACAGGCTGCCTCCTCTTGCCACATGAATCACCAGCGGAACTGTCTTTTCCGCATGCTCAAAGTCAAAGAAGGCTGACCACAGGAACTGTGGGGTCTTGTACCTAGATAGTAGGTGTTCGGCCAAGCTGAAAAATTGGGTGTCGCGAGACTTACCCCTTGGCACCCAATCGGCGATTGGACGGATCCAATCCTTTTCAAGCGTATGATCTTTCAGAAGCTCAAGAGGTTTTTGGTAAATCATCTCCTTGAGCTTGGGCGCTCTAGCTAGCACTTGGCTCCGTAGATCAGGAGCTATTTCGGTCCTGACATAACGCTTCTTGAGCGATTCCTGATAGGCCTGCTCTCTGGACTGCAGGCAATTGAGCTCGCTCTCACGTTGGGCCTGCTTCTTCTGATCAGCTCTCTGCTTGCGGCGAGCACGTTCAAGCTCGGCCATCGCCTTCTTTTGAAGTCGGTCATTCTGCTTCACAGGACAGTCCTACACCATCACATTGGGGGATTGTGGGCCAGATCCAAACCTAGGTTGCAATCTGGGCATTCCCAATGTAGACAGTTTCTAGGGTAACAACAGGGTCGGAAGTTCCGATGCGGGCATTGTTTGAGTGGCCCAAAACGGTGCTTTCTAGGCGGGCGACGGTCATTGCCGCCCAGATCTCTCACACCCTGTCGGGTCAACCTCATCCGACCCATTATCTAAATTCCCGTCCTGATGTCAACCTTTCCAAACAGTATTTTTGACGACCAGCTGGTGCCAATAAGAACTATGATCTTTCTTGGGGTCAAGCCCGCCCGACAGAATGGTCCTGACCCCCAACTCACAGAGACGGTCCGCTTGCTCTATTTCCACCACTTGAAGTAGCTCTACCACCTCGTAGGATGAGACAGGATATTGCTCCTGATCTGGTTGAGGCTCCGAAGATTGCTCAGTATCGATCGTTATGATCATGAACCTTTGCTCCGTTTCTGTGGTGCGGGTGACGGCTATGAGCCACCACCCATAGGATACGCTGCCTGACCGGTTGACCAGCCAACTAGTCAGGTATTTGGAAGAAACCTCCGCAACTGGTTTTATCCGCCAGGCTCGACCCAGGGGTCCTTGGAGGTCCGGTTTCCTCATACTAGACGGAAAACGATAAGGAATTTCCTTTCCCGGCCGTCTAGCCTGGTGTACACTGGAGTATGGAGCTCCTTCCAGGTCAGGTGGCCATCCACGATGATGGTAAAGAGCATTTAGCTCTGATCCTTCAAATAGAAGGGGACAAGTGTGAGGCTCTTTTCTTCACTTCCAACCCCAATTGGGCGGAAGTGTGCCGCCGAGCCACCAAAGAAGAGCTGGCGATGGCTTGCTACGTCTCGACCCGTAAGACCTACCTGGCCTACGTTGTGCGCTCTATCTGGAACTTCACCCCCACCGACCAACCCCTATTCCCTGAACATTGGGTACAGAGTTTGCGTCTAGAGTGTTTGACCCAACAGGTCAAGGCAATGTTGCAGACGGCTGTGGTGGGGCGATGAACCACAACAAGGAAGAATGTTGCTGTGTTGATTGCTGCTACGACAGAAATCAAGAAGAAGCGTTGAGGACCACTTCTTTGGTTGATGTCGAGGATGATCGTGGTTGCCCTTGTCTGCTAACCAATCCCTGCAGCTCCTCCTGCACTTGCGCCTATCCTGGACTGAGTGGTGGTTGTCGGCGCTGTTGCCGCTATGGTTCAATCGAGCAACGTCAAGCGATGGCCGAACATTTGGCTAGGTTGTCAGATACTTTCGAACGAACTTGACATCTTCAGGCTTGACGGCTTCCAAGCCATCGCTAGAGCGTTGCACTACATCAAGGATAGCCTGATGGTTCTGTTCCCCGTAGATGCCTGAGGCGTAGGCTTGATTGGCCTCCACGACTGCCCAGCCCCGCTCCTCTATGTGGCCCACATCCAACACCACCCCTGAGGGCAGATCATAGGACGGATCGGCCAACACCTGTTGGCCGAATTCAGCCGCTTGTCTGGCCACGTCTTCTGGTTCGTGATCTCCAATGATGCGGTAATGCTCGGCCGCTACAATCTGGCGATCTAAGATCCAGAGTCTAACCTCCAGATCCCAAGCCACCACCTCCGAGACAATGATGGGGCATGAATCTTGGATGTGGCGGACCGGCACATCTGAGCCTCGTTCATAGGTTCCGTATTGGAACACCTTGTCGTTGGCGGGCTTGACGAACGATCGTTCTTTAACTCGGTGGAGATCCGCTACAGTGCCGACCCACAAATCTCGAAGAAGGAAATGCTGAGGAAGTCGGCCCAACCAATCATCTGGAGGGTCCAGCAATCCCAGCATCATCCGACTGGCGACCGAGTCACAGAAGGGAAGTGGTCCATGCACTGCTATTGGACCCGCCGTAAAGGGGGTCTGGCATCTGAGGACCCGATGGATGTTCCAATCCCTCGCCTGAGCGGCTTTACGCAGCGCCTCTGCTTCTGTGCTGTAAGTTGGAGGTAACAGCAACGTTGGATACGCTGCTTTCCCCCACCTAGCTATCTCTTCTTCTGTCGGGCCCATAGGATATAGTTGTGCAGGTGTCCGCCACTCATAGCGACGAAGAACCAGCCATCCCCTTCTGGTGGCTTGACTGGTCCAATTGTGTTGACCTCAGTGGTGCTGTATTCGTAGTATTTGGTATCCAGATTGAGCATAAGCCCCAGGCAGAAGGGATTATTTGTCCTTCTTACCTGTGAGCTCCAACAAGCGGATAAAAATGTTCAAGATATCCAAGTAAATGGCAACTGCGAACCCCAGGCTGCTAAGCAAGGTCCGCTCACTTCGGACCGCCTGGTTGACGTCATAGATCAGCAACCCGCTGAAAAGCGCCACCCCAAACCAGTCCATCCACGTCCAAGCAGCTTGTACAGGAAAACCCATGGCAGCAAGGATGATTGTCCCAAACTGAGACAAGATCAGCATCCAGAGGGCGCCGAACAGGTAAGTATGCAGCCCACCAAGACTCTTGGGGTAGATGAAGCCGATTCCGCCCATCCCAAGACTCAGGATGGCGGTTGTGCCCAACACATTGATCAGGCTGGCTTTGGTGTAGGTCGCCACCACTGGCCCCAACATGGCCCCAAAGGGGAAAGTGATCAGCAGATATCCAAAAATGGCGATCGGCAGAGCCTCAATGGCGGCGAGGAAACACCCCAAGAAGGTAATCAAAGCCAAACCTAGGGTCGCCCATTTCGAAAACGGCGTGCCCCAAGTCAGACTGGCTCCAAAACCGGTGCTGGCAAAGCCCAACATGACCCACATCATCAAACAGAGGATGTAGGAACGCTCGCCCAATTGATGGTCAGTGCCGCTGTGAGCATCTATGATTCTTGACTTCATGACGCCCACTATACACCATTAGCGGCCAGTCGTCTCAGGGGTGATGAGCATTTTGGTGTCGGCGGGGAAGATCTTGTAATAGTCCCCATCTGCGTATTGGGTCTTGCAAGTACCGTTCTTAGTCCTCTCGTTCCAAATCGTCTTTGCTTCAGCTTCAGACAACGGCTTTGAGATGTCGATCCAGCCATCGAACATGTCGAACAAGCGCACCACATAGAGCTTTTCGGTGGGTTCCATGGATTGTTGTACACCAGGCGGTGTATTGTCCCAAATGATCGTCAAGGCTCTCAGCCTCAGACAACCCTGGGCTTGGCTTGTTGTTGACGGCCCGAAGCGCATCGAGAACCGCAAGTGGAAGACGAAGCTCGAACTCCCGCTTCCCTTCCTGATCCATTCAGCCGGCACCTTCACAAAGGCTGACCTAGCCTTCGCCGAAAGTTGGTGTGGGATTACGATGCCTAAGCTGAGCTCACATGTGTACCGTATGGGCGGAATCCTAGGGGCAGCGGTCATCACCCACATCTATCCAAGAGGGGCAGAGGACGGTGGGGTATGGCACATGAAAGAGCAGTACGGCTACAAGCTGGAATCGATCACTGCGTTGCCCTTCCGGCCCCTCAAAGGTCAGTTGGGATTCTTTGATGTCGAGCTGACGGCTGAGGAAGAGACCGTCTTCAAAGGACTTCTATGATTAGAGATGTGTTTGGACTGACAGGCGGAATCGCCTCGGGTAAGAGCACAGTCGCCCGATTCTTTGCTGAGGCGGGCGTACATGTGATTGATGCCGACCAGCTCTCCAGAGAAGTGATGAGGCCTGGGGAGGACTGTTACGATGAGATCGTTCGCACATTTGGTGAGGACTTCTTGACTGAAGATCGCCAGATCGATCGGAAGAAACTCGGGAGGCTCGTCTTCAGATTCAGGGATACGCTGCTCAAAAGGTTGGAACGTATCCAATGGGAGCACATTCACAGCCGTTTCATCGAGAAATCGTTGAAGCTGGATGGGCTGATCTGCTACGAAGCAAGCCAATTGGTGGAGTCCAATTATTGGGTGTCGCTTCGACCGTTGGTGGTGGTTGATATTGACTTTGACCTTCAACTCCAACGCCTGATGGCTCGAAGTAGTCTGACCGAAGAAGAGGCTAAGATTCGGATCGCCTCTCAGAACCCCGGCCGAGCAATCGCTCATGCAGATTACCTGATTCACAACAACGGGGATCTGGCTAACCTTCGAGCACGTTCGCTGGCTTTCCTCCAAGCTCGTCCGATTCTCGATCGGTGGAGAACTGGTGATGCCGAGACGTACTAGATTGGCAACCTACTCTCAACCTCAGCCTATTTCCCCCATAGAAGGCGATTCATTGGAGCAGTTTATGAGCTTGACTAATTTCGACGACTCTGAAGTTCATCCCTCTGATTTGCTAGGGGATTACAAGGACTATTCGAAGATCTATCTGTCGTTGGAGCCCGAACCAAGTGATTTCATTAGGGCGTTCTTCAGCATGCCTCCCATTTCATTTCTGAAAATTCCAGAAATCCAGCACTTAGAAGATCAAGGTGTGTACGCGATACAGTATTCGGGGTCGCTCCCCTTGTATGAAGGTGTGTCTACCAACCAATATCCTCTGTACATTGGGAGTGCTTCTGGGAAGAAGGGGGATTCTTTAACCGCGAGGCTCAGTCAGCACTATAGCAGTATTGATGAAGTAGCTAAGTCTCAGGGTATATGGTCTCTGTCTGAGTTTAGCTTCAAGGTTATTCCTTTGAAATGGATGGCAAAAGCAGTAGAAGATGTGTTGAGAGAGAGATTTGATCCCGTATGGAACGGTAGTGGCTTCGGTCACCGTCCTGGCGAAAATCACACTAGGGTAGGCTCGGAGAAAAAACCACAGATGTCTAAATGGGATACTCTGTACGAAGGGAGATTGTCCGTTGAAGCCCGTGCAGGTATGGCTGCGCGAGATAAGCGAAAAGAGGAGGCAAAATTTCGAATTCGAGTGAGAGAAAGTCAGAAGGCGTTCAATAGCGCCAAACGACGAATTGGTGTAACACCCTAACATGTTAACCCCCTTAGAAGCCCGTCTGATCAAGTACATGCTTGGCGTCTGCTCAGAAGAGTTGAGTCGCCATGGTTGCAATGACTTGGAGCTAGTTAAAGAACTGGGATTGACGCCCGAGGAGTCGTATGAGCTTCGGAAGGCGATGCAGATCCAAAACGGCGATGTCGAGGAAAATCCTCCGGACCCAGACAGGCACTACACGATGGATTGGTGGGTGGCCGCCTACTTGAGTACGCGAGTGGGAGAAGAGTTCGGGATCCCGAAAGACCAATTCAAAGGTCGATGAAGGAGGGCTGCTTGATAGCGATGACGGTCCTGCTCTTCACCGTCATAGGCGCCTACTTGCTCCAGTTGATCCTAGACTTCTTCCGCCTCAGTCCCAATCTGTTGCTGGGTATCACGGCCCTGATCATCATGTTGCTGTCAGCCGATTTGGTGATGGGTGACGATTTTCGTTGACCCTCTGTAGATGGTGTTGTATACCATGCTACAGTGGATTTCGGGCAATACATCAAAGCTTTTCGAGAAGCCAAAAGAGCGACAGATCCTAGCTTTTCGCTACGGCAAGTGGCTCAACGGGTGGGGGTGGACCCAGGCTATCTGTCCAAATTGGAGCTGGGACGGTTCAATGACCCTTCCGAGAAGGTGGTGTTGGCTATCGCCCAAGACTTGGGGGCAAGTCCGGACCTCCTATTGGCGATGACCGGCAGAGTATCGGCTACCTTCAAGAAGGCGTTGATGAAGCGGCCTGAGCTTTTCATTCGACTTTTGGCCGAGATCAAAGATTTGCCGGACCAAGAATTGGTCGAGATACAGCAACGAGTTAGAGACGGAAACTGGTAACAAGGAGAAAACGATATGTTAGACCTATACAACAACGTACTTTCATTCAGCCTTCCAGACGTGCATCCGGAGGCGAAGATGAAGATCAGCCTTCAGCGTACGCTTCGGATCCCAGACGACGGAAAGGCCTATCCACTACCTCCTGATTTGGGTCATTTCCCACTCAGGCGGGTAGACGACTTCAAGGATCGGGTGCCGGCCAAGTGGTTGGAACATGGCGGCATCATGACGGCCCTATACCAATCAGAAGCACTGTGGATGCGCTTCAGCGGCCATCAGGTCCAATATCAAGGCGTCTACCCCTTCGCGGTCAAGATCGCAGCCGGTAAGGTGAGTGCGGTGACGGGTGAGAGGTGGTCAGCTGGTTTGACGCCAAAGGACTATGTGACGGTCCCCAAACAGCCGTGGATCGACGGCTACGTGGTGGAGAAAGGGTTGGTTCGACAGTTCGTGGCCGCCCCACTTGGCTTGGGTGTCACGGCTGAGGAGCAAATCACTGGAGAGGCCGAGTTTGGCGGTATCCAGATTGAGGTGATACCTATGAAGTCGGAGGTATTCAACCGCCGCTTCCCTCGTGTGGTGCCTCAACCTAGAATCATGCGAAGCACCAGTTTGGGGGGTGATATGTGGGAAGGCAAGTCATCTGGCGGCATTCGTCCAATGTCTGCCACCAATGCGGACACTAGACGCCGTGGTATGCGGAGTCGATCAGAAACGAAGGGTGCGGATGCGATCCGTTCAGTTTGTGATTCTGACGAAGAGGTGTTTGGTGCGGCAGCTGCCGATATGGGGATGGCAGCTGGCGGTCAGATGAAGCAGGAGATCTACGCCGATCCTTTCGATATCTCCGACTGGGACACTCAAAATACCCAACGGGTCTTCATCCACCTGGCCAACAGCCTGGTGTGGAAAGCGGTCACCCAACAGGACCCGCCCAGCCCGCCCCAAACTGCGGCCGATTACGCTCGCTATGGGTTGCCCTGGTTTGACACCTACAAGGACGACCTGCATGCCCTGCAAGGCACCGACAAGCTCAAAGGAGTGATGTCGATGCTCAAGTATGGGATGCAGAAGGGGCTTAACCTCTTGCCCGAGAACGAGTCGATCGATCTCAACAAGTTGGACCAGGTTACTCACATGGTGGGCACTCCTCATCAAGTCAAGCTAGTTGGTCCAAACACCATTCGCGAAGGCAAGTGGTGATGATTGAACGCTTGACCCAAGGAGAGCAAGTCATCTACGCGGCCGTCTTTGCCGCTGAGGTGGCTCCTCTATTCAAGCCAGGCGGCGTGCCGCTTCACATCATCGAGGCTGGCACCGAGGACGAATGGCGCAAGCGACAAGCCGTTAGTGCGGCCGAGGTGGCGTGGGCCACCATCGAAGCCTTCAGGGAAGCGGGCTCAGGTATTGTCGAAGGCTTTGGCGGAGCCAGCGATGTGATGCGTTTGTGGCAGATGATGCGAGGTTACTGATCGTCCTCCAGGAGGAGTTCCCATTTGGTTGGGAGTTTCTCCTGGAGTTCTCGTCGATCTCTAGACCGCTGGGCTGTGACGATAGGCTGCATGGCGGCTTGGAGTTGTCTCCGAAACTCAGCCTCTGGATCGTCACCAGCAAAGAAGCCGGGCCATCCAGTTTGCTCCCAGACGAGGGACTCCAGAGTGGCGTCGTCCAACTTAACCTCTAGCTTGGCCGCTTCTTCTCTGGCGATCGTTAGGGCATTCATCGGGTCAGTTCCTCCCAGCGAGCTTCGATAAACTTCGCGTAGATGATGGAAGGGAGTCCATAGGACCCCAATGCATACCCGTCATTGACTTCCACCAACACAGTTTGGCCTGTGCTGGTCACCCCGAAATCTAGTGAGAATGCTCTGGGACAGTCCTTGTAGGCTGAGACCGCTGCTTCTACGGTTCGACGATCGATCGCCTTGCCCCAATCTCCCTTGTAGTGGCGGACTCCCACAATATCCCCATCTTGGATAAAACAGCGGTACTCAGACTCCAGGGAGATCGGTTCCGAGACCCAAATCTCGGTATCGTCCTCACAAGTCGCCATACGTATCTGGTCACCCATATTGGAACGCCAGATGAAGCCAGTGAAGAGCTTTTCCGACACTGGCTTGATGAACACTTGCTCGACCGAACGCCGTATCTCCCCCAGGGTGCTTCGCCAGATCTTACGGCCCAACCAAGGAGTCAATTGCTCTGGGTAATCGATGGGGATGGGCATCGGCTTACCCAAGACCTTTAGAGCGGCCCACGTATCTCCTACGAAGCCCGTCACCCCAACCTCTGGGCCCAGATCGGTCAAGGCTTGGATATCGTCAAAACCGTAATAGGGCTGTACCTCAACACCTAGTTGGGTAAATCCGTCCAAAGCCGCAAAAGTATTGGGGCTGTCTGGATATTGTTCTCTGTGTCGGATGTAGATCTTGCGCAGGTACATCAGGCCAAGGTGCTTCTGGGCTGAGATCTGTTGATCAACTGTACCGCCACACTGGGGATCACATAGTCGGCCAGCTGAACTTCCTGTGTGGTGTACTTGGCCAGTTCTTTGGCGGTACTGGAGGAGACGTAAAGATGTCCCGCCTCGGCAGGAATGAAGATCGTCTGGATGGTATGGTCCAGCTTATGGTTGATGTCGGCAATCTTCATCTCTTGCTCGAAATCGGAGATGGCCCGCAAACCACGAATGATGGTGGGGTAGACTTCCTCGGTCCTTTGAGACTGACAGTAGTCAATCAGCAGACCTTCGAAGCAATCGACCGTCACCCCATGAAGGCGGTACAGATCGATGTATTGCTCAATCATTTGCTTCCGTTCCTCGAACGTGAACATCCCCTTCTTGTCCGAATTGATGCCGATCGCCACCTTGACTCGATCGAACACCTTCAGCGCCCCCTTGAGGATGCTCAGATGACCAAGGGTGAATGGATCGAAGCTACCACCGTAGATACCTAGCGACATGGGGATCTTTACACCATTTCATTTGACGAAATGAGGTTGACCCTCTCTGGCTTTCCAACTGAGATGAACCCATCCTTGTGGGATGTAGTGTGATATTCCGTTGGAATCGAACACACGGTGACCCCCACTCTTCGAGACGTTGAGTCTTAGTGGGTTGTGAATGTGTACCGTCTTACCGTTCGAGAATTCATAGACACGGTATTCCTCACTGCTGATGTCAGAGAAATCGAGTCCAGAGTCATTCTTGAATTCTAGCATGTTACCTAACTCCTAAATTCCGATCACATGGAAATCCATGCGCGGTAGCATCACACATACCATTTAACGTAGAGAAGATCAAGTATTGGTGTACACCCAAGGATGCAACACTTGACGGTCGAATCCTGGTTGGAACAATACTGCCGATGGCAACGGCTAGACTGGCAAAAGCTAAGCTCACCAGAGAAGAGCCAGGTGCTGAGGCAAGTTCCTTGCACGTTGCGTTGCTGGCGTATTGGGGATGCGGTAGACGGTCAGCTGGGCAAGCCTTGCGTCGAATGCGGCTTCCCCATCAAAGATCTGTTGCTCAAAGATCCTGAGACCGTCTGGGCTTTGCTGGATAGTCCGATCGTTTGAGACTGACGGTGTGCTCTTCCGAGGTAGGTTTGAACCGGCGTTCCAGCAGGTAGAACCACAAGCCTATCAGCAAAGCTAGGCCCAGCATCCGTTCATCTAATGGCCCGCGGTGATGCGTTAGACTGAAGATACTGCCTAGAAGGAACCCTAGGCAGTACAGGGTGGTGACTTTCCAGCGGGCCATCATATGGGTCTCAGATTTACAAGTGGATTGGTCAGAAGACCGCCGCTTCGCCAAAAGATCCTTGGTTGTCGTCCGACTGAGGGCTATTGTGGGGGCTGCTATTCAGCCCCACTACGAAAAATATGTAGTATCCACAGCCAAGCCAGGTTAGGAACATCAGGCAGAAGAGCAGCACCAGCTTAAATTCGGAAGATCTTTTCATGGGTCAACAGCCTCTTCTGACTGTCTCGCATGACCCCTCTGGTGTCGACAATCAAATACGCCTCATCCATCACTCTCTTTAGGTCAAATTCCTTGTGAGGAGTGGTGATGACCACCAAATCCCAATCGTGGTAGCTGACAGGATTGCAGCCAGTCATCTGAAGGCCGTGCTCCGAGAACTCAGGAATGAGGGGGTCCTGATAGGACACACAAGCGCCCATCTGTTCCAGTTTCTGGATGATCGGCAACACAGGCGATTCACGGATATCTGCCACATCCGGCTTGTACGCCACTCCTAGAATCAACACAAGAGAACCATTGACCGACAATCCTTGGTTGTTTAGAGCTTCGATGCAGCAACCAACTACATGGTCTGGCATCCCTCCGTTGATCGTATCGGCCAGTTCGATGAACCGTGCCTGGGAATTGAGACCTCGGAGCTTCCAAGAGAGGTAGAGGGGGTCGATTGGGATGCAATGCCCGCCCAAGCCTGGCCCAGGGAAGAAGGGCATGAATCCAAACGGCTTGGTGGCGGCCGCTTCAATGACCTCGAACGGATCCACCCCCAACTTCTTGCAGATCAGCGCCACCTCATTGGCGAGGCCGATATTAACGGCTCGGAAGGTGTTCTCCAACACTTTGGCCATCTCCGCCACCTCTGGAGAGCTAACCTGCGTCAACTGATCGTTGATTTTCAGGTAGAGCCGATTGGTCAGACGGGCACAATCTTCTGTGATGCCTGACACCAATTTGGGCGTATTGGTGAGATGGTGGGTGGGATTGCCAGGGTCAATCCGCTCAGGAGAATAACCGATAAAGACGTCCAACCCCAATCGGTAGCCTTGCGTCAATCTATTGACCAACAGCTCTCGGGTGGTGCCTGGATAGGACGTTGATTCCAACACAACCAACATCCCCTTATGCTGATATTGGGCGATCTGCTCCACCGCCTCCCTGACGATCGACAGGTCAGGGTCACGAGTTTTGCTTAGAGGGGTAGGGACGCAAATGAACACGATATCGGCATAGGCCAGCACACTCGGGTCAATGGTGGCCTTGAAGCGTCCAGATTCCTGCATGGCTTGCAACGTCTCAGAAGTGGGGCGATCAACGTACGACACCCCCATCTGGAGACTTGCTATTTTGGCTGCATCTGGGTCCAGACCGGTGACCTGGAACCCGCAGCGAACGTACTCTATTGCGAGGGGGAGACCAACGTAGCCCAACCCCATCACTACAATGTGTGCGCTGTCATCGAGTATTTTGGCGTATATTTCGTCAGTTGCTTGCGACATGTGGCAGCCCTTACACCGTCAAGAATCGTCCATTTCTTCAATTTCAAATGGAATCTCAGTAGGGCGGTTGCCAGGCCATCGATACGCCCTTTCAACGGGTCTGAGCTGCTCGGAAGGACAAGGCTTCTTGTTAGGATCCTTATGTCCCGTGAAGTTGATCCCGTCAGCTTCTCTCTTGTCCTGCCAATCTGGGTATTGATCGCAGTATTGGCATTCTTTTTTGCCGTGAAGGATATTCGAGTCACAATGGGGGAAAGGTGCCATGTCGTTTGAGTTACCTGAGTTGGGTTCCATTTGGCTTCATCCTAATGCCCCCAACGTAAAACTTCAAGTATTGGCCATTGAACAGGTGGGGGCGCAGCAACTTGTGTACGTCGATCTAGACTACCAGGATCTACATCAACGGATCCATCTATCGATTTCCCTCGAAACTCTGCACCAAACCTACATCTGTCCTGCTACCGTGCGGCGGCCAACCCAATGGGAACACTTGCTGGCGGATACGAAATTGCAGACATATTGACGATCTATTGCGATCGAGTCGGTGTACTAGCGTACTTATACCCCGGTGGTTCTAGTACCGCCAAGCAGTCGGAAGGTTTGATTGATGGAATGGACCGATAAGCGTATCAAGACTGCACTGAGGATTCTTCAGAGCGGCAAACATGCGACCGTTCAAGAAGCCCTCTATGAAATAGGTCAGAAGCTAGAGGAGGACATCTCTCGCTCATCCTTGCTCAAGAGCTTCGAAAGGGCAGGACTTCGACCGCCTTCAGAGTACCTGAAGGCCTTGGAAGAGGATGATGACGTTCAAGATGCTGGCGAAATAGAGGACGCCGAGGAACCCTACACGGATCCGGTCGAACGCTTCGAGACCAAAGATCGTGAACGACGCCTCAAGGCGGAACACGCTGATTTGGTAGATCGGTTGAGGGAAGCCGAGGCACGAAACCGCTTCATCACTGAAATAGATCGCCCCATCCACATTCCCAAAATACGCCGTCGGGAAACCAAGTCGGGCATCAGGGAGGGGACGGCCGTCATCCTGGCGAGTGATTGGCACGTAGAAGAGAACGTCTACCCAGAAGCCGTGGCGGGCCGAAACAGCTACAATCTCAAAATAGCCGAGGCCAGGGCTGAGCGATTCTTTCACGGGATCGAATGGTTGCTCGACTTTGGCCGTACCGAATTCTCGCTTCGAGACGTGATCCTGTGGTTGGGTGGAGATCTGATCACTGGTTACATTCATGAGGAACTGCAAGAAGACAACGATCTGTCTCCTGTGGAAGCGGTCCTGTTCCTCAAGAAATTGTTGACCAAGGGTATCAAGACGCTGTTGCTTGACCCTGCTATCGAACAGCTGACTATCCCTTGCAGTTACGGTAATCATGGTCGCATCACGGCCAAACGACGCATCAAGACTGGCGCCAAGAACTCATACGAATGGTTGCTCTATAACATCCTCAAAGAGGACTTCGCAGATGAGAAGCGAGTCCGATTCGTGGTTGATCAGTCAGCCCACCAGTATGTGGAAGCCTACGATTTCAACCTCCACTTTCACCATGGGGATGAGGTCAAGTTTGGTGGGGGGATCGGCGGCTTGTCGGTACCCCTAAATAAGCGGGTATTCAAGTGGGATGGGGTCAAACGAGCAGACTACCACCATATCGGGCATTTCCACCAATTGACCGACTTGGGCCGCACGGTGGTGAATGGTAGCTTGATTGGATACTCGGAATACGCCATGTCGATTGGCGCCGATTATGAGGCTCCTCAGCAGGCTATGTACATCCTCGATTCCAAGCGTGGCAAGTGTATGAACACTCCACTCTGGGTAGACGAGGCGACTCCCTTGAAGAAGAGGTAAGATGACCCTCTGCATCGGTATTGAACAAGGTCGACACGTCTACATTGGAGCCGACTCTGCCTCGATTGCCGAGGACAGCTATGATGTGGTGCGTGACCCCAAGGTGTTCCTGAAGAACGGGTGGGCGGTTGCTCATGCGGGCTATTGGCGACTTGGCGACTTGCTTCAATACCGCTTGCGTCTTCCAAAAGTTCCTGACAATCCGGCTGATATTGTGAAGACGGTCAAGCTCGATGTGGTGGATGAGCTGAAGAAGATGATTGTTGAGAACGACATCCCAATGATCGAAAAGGATGAGCCGATCGATTGGTTCATCCTTATTGGAGCCAAGGGTCAGCTCTACCTGATAGATCGCTCACTTCATGTCGAGCGGTCTAAGTGTAAGCATAACGCGATCGGGACAGGGGCTCAGTACGCCCTCGGGGCCTTGGATGCGTTGGACGATTCAGGACTGACGGCTCACCAACGAATGACCACAGCTTTTGAGATCACAGCCCGTCGCTGTACCGCCATCCGAGGCCCATACCCTATCGTCAAAGCATGAACAGGCCTGATTACGAGAACGGACGGTGTTTCGGTATCTTTGACCTGCGAGGGCAATCTTGGGTCTTGGATTGCTTTGATGAAGTCCGGCTATTCCCAGATCTCAAATCGGCCGAAGACTACTGCACTCTGTGCAAAACCTACAGTTTCGAAGACTACGAGGCCAGGCTCTACAGATGAACCCCTACTTCTTTATTGCGGCCTTCCTAAGCGGTTTCGTCATCGAAACCGCTTGTGTGTTCTGGGTCCACTTCTCGGAACGTGGTAAAGCTTTGCCGACCGCCCTATGCTCAATGGCAGTAGGTTGTGCTCAAGTCCTTGGTATTGGACAGTCGATACAGGATTGGAAAGTCGCCACAGGCTTCGTACTAGGTTACGGGGTGGGGACCTACATGGCCGTCTGGTACAAGTCCAGGCCTAAAGCTTGAGCCACGCCTCATCGTCCAATTGCTTGATTCGGTGAGGACGATCGATCAGCGTAATTGGTTCTATAGACACCACATCAAGCTTGAATGCCGTCTGGTCTCCCGTTATGCCAACCACCACATAGGCGTCGTCCGACAGCTCAATGCGAGGTTGTATTTGATACTCTTCCAAGGGGAAGGTGGCACGCCTATCAGACCCCGGCGGTAAACCGATGCCCGTCTGCTGCCAGAACAGACGGGCGATATGGAGGGAAACCATGATTCGGCTGATCATGCCTGGGTCTGGGTTGACCTCCCTGGCCATCTTGAGGACGGGCTCTAAGATGGTGCCTTCAATCATGGTTTAAATCGGACCGAAAGCCCAATACCAATCTGGGTTCCAATCATCTCCTACTCCTATGAGGCTGTAATCATCAAAGGAAGTAGAGATGCACCACACCTCTTTGGTATCCACCTGTCCAGTACCTGCAGTCCTTTGACCATGTCCATTCAGGCTAGGCCGTAGGATGACGATATCGGCTCGTTTGTCGATACAGAGCCTAGGGTCGATATTCTTCCACATCAGTCGTTCTCCAACCCGTCAGCGTCCTTGGCCAGGTAGTCCTGCCAGGGAATCACCTTGCCGTCCTCCAGGTCCAGGAAGCCCCAATTCTGGGCTCGCTCGAAGGCGCAAAAGAGGGTCCAGCAGCCGTTCTCAGTGTCGTTCAGGTCCACTCGGTGGAAGTCGTTGGCCTTGATGAAGTTCAACCGGAAGGGTTTCCGCATGATGCGGCGGAATGCCTTCAAACCGAAGTCCCAGCGGTTCTCCAGATAACCGTTCGTGAGGATGAGACTCACAGAAGATTGCCAGGGGTGGTTATGTGGTTCTCGGTCATGATCGGACCGGAAGAACCGGTGAAGGAAGATGCCAGGCCACCAACTAGCACGATCTCGTTTGGGGGTCAGGTAGACTCTCAATAGGTAAGGGCTACCATCGGGACCAGTAATCAGAGTTCTTCCGAAGGTTAGGGTGTGGTTGGCGATCCAGAACATCAGATCGTCAATCGCTCTGGGCTCTCCCTTGAGGATGGCCTTTAGGTCTATTTTACCCCTGTCTTGGTATGGTTCCATCCCCACCCTGTACACCGAGTCGGATCGACAAATCCTCGTAAATCTCACTAGCTGTGACGGGACCTACCACTGCCGTTAGCTGGTAGTGGCACCTAGATACGAAATCTTCATACTGAGGTAGTTGGTCTCGTGAGGGGAACATAGAGGTGATCAACCCTACAATCATATCCTCCCCAAAACAGGTAGGGTCAATCATCGCCAGCATCGAATCCACCATATCGAAATCGCCAGCTTCGAACCGATCATTCACCCAAAGGAACACGTGGTCAAGCGCCTCATCAATCTTATGATCCCCATTCAGACTATAGAGGGTTGAGAGGAAATCCAGTTCAGACATCACACCTTGGGTCTCTTTCGCTTGACCGGCTTGTGCTCGCGCATCACTTGAGGGTACGGGACATCCAATTCAGGGAATTGCAACAAAGAACCGCCTCGGACAGCCTGAATCAGATATCCTCTCTCCTTGTGCTGGACAAGTAGATTGTAGAACTTTAGAGCTTTGCGGATCAGACTTGCCTTGGAGGATTCCTTCTGAACCTCCACCATGTACTCGACCTGGGACAGCTCTTCTGGGTTCAGATCGAGCGACACTCGGGTGGTGTGATGGTTGGGGGTCAGTGGAGGGATGGCTTTGATGTGCTCAAGCAACGCCTCTGAGGGTTTGTACCAGCAGCCATGCATGCGGTCGGGCCGGAACTCTTTTTCCAGTATTTCCAACTGTTCGGCCGTTCCTTCCTGTAGGGCAAGTATCTTGAGCTCGAACGGCATTGAGAACTTCCAACTAGCGATCAATGAATCGGGGTTTCGTGCTACCCCTATCGTGATGGCGATCAGTTTCTCGTTACGGCCCACGCCACCAATGAAGTACAGGTAACTCATAGTAATCCTCTGTGGTACTCATCCCACATACTGTTCCAATATTCAACGTGTTCTTCAGCGCAATCAGGGCAGAGAAAGACGTCTCGATTGGGGTCCTCTGGCCGGTCGAACTCTAGGTTGAGCCAATCGTAGCGAGTCTTTGGCTCAAGATGGCTGGTAGCGTAGGCCGTCATACCTGGTACAGCCTTGACCCCCTCAGTGGTCTCGCACTGTTCACAATGACCAGGATTTGGCACCTCACGGAACGTAGCTGACGCGAAGACAGGATCCTGTGAGTTGGCCATAAAACAAGGGAGGCTGGTTTTTACACCAACCTCCCTTCAGCATCTACTCCACTTTGGGCAACACCCGCCACGGCACTGCTTGCAATGACCACTGGGAGATAGTCAGCGCCTCATTTTCAGCACGACCCTAATGAGGACAGGGCCCCTTCTCCATTTGGGCTGCCCTCACCTTTCAGGGGAGGACTGGAAAAGTCTTGTTTGGGTTTTGGGCCCTATACTGTTTGGCTTGAAAACTGATCTTGGTACCATCACAACCTCCACAAGGCCTCCTTTTTCCGGTTGGGACCCAAGCTGGAGGCTTGTTGTGATACATGTGGTAGAGGAACATCTCTACAGTACCAACACCGGAGCAGATTTTACACCAGGCTTCGGGGTCGAATGGTTGTATCAATGCGTCCATATTGTCACAAGGTTCGGAATTGATCTTTGACTTCAGATACGAAATCGGTGAATTCTCTGGTGGCGGCGATATTGGGCCGCCAAGCCAACCCTCTTTCGATGAGGTTGTATTGCTTCTTGATGTAGGCGCCAGGGATAGGGGCACCATGCTCGTCAAAGTCTCGTCCAAAGAGCCACAAGCAGTCGGAAATGGCCACCAGAGAGGCAATGTCGTGAGCCACCACAAATAGGGTGTTCTTTTCGTTCAGGGTAGAGACCTTTTGAATCAGGTCGCACACCTTATCCTTCATGATCGGATCCAAGCCGGTGAAGGGCTCATCCATGATGATGAAGTGTTCAGAACTAAGCAGCTCTTGGATGATGCTTACCCGTTGCCGCTGCCCGCCTGACAGCTGACTGGGGTAGAGATTGGCCTTGTCGGCTAGCCCAAAGGTATTGAGGTATTCCCTCACCTTCTCCAATCTGGCCTTCTTGGCAGGACCACACCCAAACCAATCTTTGAGGGCATCCAACCCTTTGGCCTTGGGGGCTTTCATGTGCTCCAAAGCCACCAGTAGATTGCCAAGGATGGTCCGGTGTTCGAACAGCGGGTAGTTTTGGGCCACCATTCCCACCAGGCCGGCCGTGACGGGCTTTTGGACCACTGATCCGTCAGGTAGCTCTACCTCGACCGTCACCCCGCCTGTGGTTGGTTTCTGGAGCCCTGCCAAGCATCGGCTGAACTGGGTCTTCCCGATCCCGCTTGGGCCCAAGATTCCAATCACCTGTCCTTGGGTGATGCCAGAGGTTGGACGGACGATGTCCTTGACCTCGGCATTGATGGGCTTGAGGATCTGCTTCCCATCATAGACCATCGACAGGTTTTGGATGGTGACGAGGGTGCTTTTCAGCTCGTAATCGTAGGGGCTCATGTCTTAGCGTCGTCCCTGTGGGTGACCTTGACGTGCACTCGATGAGTGAAACGAGCCTTCTTGAGCCATTTCCCCAACTCTTTCCCCTCAACCTCGATATTGGCGCCCCTCATTGCAGCAAACAGAGCGAACAGATCGTACATCGCATGATTGGCGTTGTCGAAATTGGTCTCTGCATCTTCTCTAAACATTGGGGAATCCAGGGACCGTACATCGTTGGCAAGGCCAGGGCCCATCAATCTATACAGGTAGATCTCGGCAGTGTCCCCACCGTAGCTATTTTCATCTTGTAGAGCTTTTTCCAACTCTACCCAGATATCCAGGACCTGAATGATAGAAAGGGTGTGTAGCATCAGCGGCGCTCCAGAGTGAGGCGGCTATAGGGGCAGAAAACGCCTTTGAGCCAACCAATCAACCGGTCTTGTCCGATCCCTACGGCCAACATCGTCAACTCGATAGCAAACACAGCATCGAAGTGACGATACTTGCCATGAGCCAGCATCAAGGCGCCGATCCCACCCTCAGATCGGACCAGACCTTCGACCATGGTCAACATCATCCACCCAATGGCAGCGTTCTGACGCAAAGCATCAAAATTCTCATCGGCCTTTCCAAGAACAATGATCTCCCAGACGATCCTCCAATCACCCATTCGAAGCGATCGTGCGTGGTCATACTCGGCCTTGGAAGTTTGGGCCACGATATCGGCGGTGGTGGTGAGGAAGAACACCACGATGGCGAATACCAGCAGGGAGAGTTTGAGTCCATGGCCGCCACCAAACGCCATCGTAAAGACGCCTACAAAGCCTGCTAGAGCAAAGAAGCGGGCCTTTGACAGGAATTCGACGAACGGACGACAGATGGGAAGTACGGTCAGGTAGGCCAGGCCGATTGAGATAGCTGAGCTGATCAAGATGGCTTCAATGTTGATCTTGAAGCTGGCCACCAATTCATGCAGCAGACCTTCTTGTTGCACCAAACGGACCCAGGCTTCCAAGACGTCTGTTGGGCTAGGGATCAGGAAGGCTCCACCGGCCCACCATGCTGTTATCAAGAGGCCAACCTGTATTGCTAGGATCAGAGTCCAGGTGGTACCTGAGAGGGTTCGGTTAGGTCTAAATGCGTCCATTGGGGATTTGATGAGTGAGGGTCAGGAAACTATAGAGCAATACAGCAGTCACCAACAAACAGGCTGTGATTTCGAATTCGTAGAACTGGTCACTGAAACCTGAGCGGTGAAAGACGTACCGTTTGACAAGCAAGTAAGGGAAAACAACCAAGATAACGGGCCAGACTGCAGCTAGGAAGAAAGCTCCTAGGGCTGAATTTGGCCCAGACATCTTGGTTGGCCAGGCAGCCGACACAAGGAAAACCAAGAAGGCGATGCTTGTGTAGGTGCCTGACATGTTCAGTTGGTTCCGAGCTTGACCACTACGCGGCGGTTCTTGGCACGACCCGTCTCAGTGTCGTTGGTGGCAGTCGGCTTGGTATCGCCAAAGCCCTTGACCGACACGAACCGATCTGGGTCCAGACCCGCTTGAACGAGCCACGTCTTCACGGCGTTGGCACGAGACTGCGAGAGCGCCAGATTGTTGTCCGGATTGCCAGTGTTGTCCGTATGACCTTCAATCTCGACCACCAAGTCATTGGCCACCACCAAGCCGTTCTTCATCTCTGTGAGTTGAATTTTCGAGCTGGGGGTGAAGGTCGCACTACCGGTTTCGAAGGAGATATCCCAGGAACGATCGCTGACCTTACGTTCGATCGGAGCCGCCTTGTAGGACGGAAGATCTGCCCGACCACCAATCTGGGGGTTGGCCTTGACGATGTTGGCCGTGTACGAGACGTTCAGGACGGATTCGACCGGCGGGAAACTGGGAACCAGCTTGGGATATTGCTGGTGAACGACGTTTCCAAACACCGTGTAGGTGGCGCCGAAGATGTTGGGCGAACCCGGGATCAGACCGTAGAGATACTGGACATCCTGCAGATTGTTGGCCAAGCTACCACCCAATTCAACCTGCAGACCTTGCTTGTCGGTCTCAGTCACACCCTTGTAGTACTTCTCCCAGTAGGACGGATCCTGCTCCTTGTTGTAGATCTCCCAGGAAGCCTGAGCGGCACGGGTCAAAGCGGCCGGATAAGAGCGAACCTGATCTCCACCCTCGTAGATGGCCGTCAACATTGACTCGACCGTCTTGCGATTGTCCTGGTTCCACTTCTTGATGCCGATGATGGTGTTCGGCATTTGGCTGCGGTACTCCTTCGTGCTGACGATCGAAACCAACCCGCCTTTCTTGGTCGCCACATTGACGTCACCAGGAGTCCAAGTAACGACTGCATTGATGCAGATGTGCTTGGTTTCACCATTGCGTTTGCCGTTGATGACAACCGGACGATCTTCACACACGCCTTCGATGTACTTGTTGCCGGCTTCGATGAAGTCGTTAGCAGCAAACCAATTGAGGGCGTCCGGATCGTAGGTCTTCTCGTCGGGGTTGTTCTTGATCCCGTTGTCGGAACCGAACTTGAGGGCGATGTTCCAGTCACCGTCGCGGAGGTAGCCGCTGATGAGGGACCCACGAGCAGCCTTGGGGTTCTGCTTCCATTCGGGCGGACCCATCAACTTGTCTTCACCACGTGAGTAGCCCGCACTGCCGACCACTTCGGGAACGTAATCATCACCCAATTTCTTGAGTTCGTCCCACATGCCGGCGATGAAAGCGGCCGAACCATCACCCATCACAGAGGCGAAATGAGCGCCTTCGGTCGGATTCGGGTTGCCCTTCTTCAAAGCCTTGGCGAAAGCGATCAGCTGAGTCTGCATGACCGAGCAGTCGTCTTGGCGAATGAGGTGCAGGTTGACCCCATGCTTGGCCATCAAGCTTCCTTGGGTGGGGGTCGGCCCGCCGTTGGCGAAGTTCTCGCCCATCTGGCTGTTCCAAGCCATCAGCAAGGAGCGAACTTCCGGACCAGAGACTGCCGTGGGAGTGTTGCTGGGCAACGCCACTTGGGCCACCGCATTGACGGCGGCTGTGGGGGCGGCCTCTGGAAGAGCCGCCACTTGGGGAACGGACGCGGGACCGGCCGAAGCCGCCCCGAAATAGCCGTTCATGTATGCGTAACGACCGCCGAAGATGAAGATGACGGCCAGGAGAACGACTCCTAGGGCGCCTTTTTTCACTTTGAATTGCTGTGCCATGTTGTGTTTTTCTAGTTTTGGTAGGGGTATTTGGTCAATCGAGTTTGTCGAACAGATTTGCGAAGGATTGGCGTTTCTTTTCGCCAGTATTCTGGTCTACGTCCACCTCCTCCGCCTGATTAAGGCCACCAATTCGGAACTTGGTGTTCCCAGAGCCGCCTTCGAGCAGGTTGTTGGCCCGCTTGTTCCACTCATCAAGCTTCGCCAAAGCGTCCATATCGGCGACGTCGTTTTCGAGGTCCATCGAGTTGATGAACGATTGACTGTCCTGCATGAATTGATCGATCTCGCCGAGTTTGGCGTAGTAGTCTGCTTGTACGCTACCTAGCGCCATGTCGTACATTTCACGGTCCTTGTCCGCTTGCAGGATCGCCTTGCTGGCAGCCATCGCCTTGTAGCTGGCTTTGATGGTCTTACGCTTCTGCGTCTCTTCTTCGACCGTATCCTCGATATCGAGGATCATGTACTGCGAGGCTTCTTGGATCTTCTCCATCAAGGCAATGTGAGCCCGCACCTTGTTGAGCAGACCTTGGTAGGTCATGGCAGTCTTTTCCAATCGCCCTGCCTTACGGGTCTGCAGGGTGAGGTCAGTCTTCATCCCTTTCTGGTTACTCTTGTTCCTGGCCGCATTAGCCAGTTCCATACTGTGGCCATAGGCTTCAGTTTTGGTCTTGATGAGTTGATCCAACTCACGCTCTTGAGCTCGAAGGCTGGAGAGAGCTTTGGCGATCTCCTGATACTTCGATTTTAGACGCTCAACATAACTGTTGAGGATCGAGATAGGGTCGATGTCGATCACCATTTGGGTCAACCAACGCATCACCGTCTTGTAGCCGTACCAGGCGAGGCGGTGAAAGTCCTTGCTGACGATGATCCAACCCAAAACCGCCACCACACCGGCCAATGCTGCCGTGTAGATGACGTTTTCAAGGACCCGTTCGATCAGTGGGAGAATGACGTCCAGGCTCTTGAACCCGAAGTATCCCAGGATCGCAAGTCCTCCCCAGGCAACCAAGTTCTCGGGACGTTGCCAAGCCTTCTTTTGATTTTCTTCCACTTTCAGAGTCCTTTTCCGAATTCGACGATCTTTTGCTTCTGGTCTTGCACGGTCTTGAGCATGCGTGAGTATTGAATAGCGAAACGTTCCTGAAAAGTCTTCATCTTGGTCTCTTCAACCGAGATGCCGCTTTGCTCTGTGTCTCGCTTCGCAGTGAGACTCACCAAGCCCTCTTGAAGGCTTGCGATCTGGGCTTGCGTAGATGCGATCTGGGCGTTCAAGGCTTCCACAGCTTGGACCTTGGCTCCCACGCGACTGGTATACTGTTCTTTGGACTCTTTAGCGAAGAGTTGTTCCTTCGCCTGGAGGGCCCCTTCGAAGGCGTCGTATTCATTGATGAGAGCCACGAGAGGGATCCCTTTTCCAATGAAGAGCTTCAAAGCCGTTTGGTACCGAAGTGCCTCCACCGGCACAACACCTTCCAGCGTTTGCAGAAAACTCTGCAACTCAGGGATGTGTTTGACCGTGACAGCCGCAACAGCTTCTTGAAGAATGGTTGCAGCTGAAGCGTCGCACTTGGCGATCCGTTCGGCGTCAACCGATGGAACCGCTGGTACTGGAGGGAAGTTGGTCACCACGGTTGCTGGTGTTTGGGCCGTGGCCGCACCAGGGGCGGGCGTTTGGGGGGCTTCCACCGCTTCAGCTAGGCCGATTTTGGCCATCGCAGATCCTAATTGGTCTGTGAGTTTTCCGAACATGAGATTCCTTTGTTAGGTGTCATGTTCGGTCTATACACCGAGAACCCTAACCCCAAGGAAGCGTCAATTGATTGGGGTCTATCCAAGGGATTTTCGGCTCTGGTTTGGCTGGATAACGTCGATGCCGATCGCACCAATGAGGCCACTCGACGTCGCAAACAGTTCCTACGTCGCCGCACCAAGCACACCAGGATCTGCACCCATGGCACGCACCTTCACCTGGGCAAGGGTCGGGCTTCTCAGGTCCTGGCTCGGTGGTGGCCAGAATCTCGTAGCGAGATTTTCTATACGGCCGATCCATGACACGCCGGACATACCACGGAAACAATTCGTCAGACATCAGATGAACGGACGTAGCGAATACAGAACCTTGTGTGCCTTGGGAGTCAGGATCCCTTTAGGGAATTCGGATAGGGTGCTGGCTTGCGTGCAGGCAGGCTTCCAACTTGGGCTAAGACTTTTGACCGTCTCCAAATACTCAGCCTCATAGGCTTTCGCTCTAAGCAGCACGTTTGGTCTCTCTTCCAGGAAGCGTTCATTGGCGTAATCGACTGCTTGACTGCCCACGTAGACCAATGCACCCAATTGAGTCAGAGGATCCTGATTGACCATCTCCACCCAATTGGCAGGAGTAGCGATCATCGCTTGGGGAGCCATCTTGACACCTCCAAGGATAAAAGACAGTACCGGAACCTGTATCCCATAACAGACCGGAGCAACTTTCTGTCCCACTACATCCCAAACCACAGACATCAATCGATTGATAGCTGGGTTGGGGAATTGACTCATCAAGAAGTCCACTCCCAATATGAAGACTCGCTCGATAGTTTGACAACCCTGGTCTTCAATTTTCAACACCTCCTTGTCATTGAGGTATTGCAGAATCTGTTGCTCCAGGGTGTCGGGGTTCATCTTACGGCTTCTGGATCAGATTGGAAGACGACACCGCGTGGATTCGACATCTTACCTACACAATCGAGGCAAAGAGGCACAATCCCCACACACGGGGCAGCTTCTTTGCTCGAACATGATAGGCACATTTGTCCCACTCCCGTGTGTTCTGATAAGGGGATCTGAGATCGTCCCTCAGACTCGATCTCATTGTCGGGGAAAACCCCCTCCGAGAGCAAAACCCTCAAGTCTTTGAGAGCCTGCAAGTAGCCGGCCGTGTAGTGGTGGCGTTCCTCCGTATCACGGATAAGATGTCGTTTTTCCAGGACTTTAGAGCTATCTCGATAGACCCTCTGCTCCAACAGTTGCAACCTGTCAAAACATCTTCTGGCGACCAATCGTAGCCTTTTGTCCGAATCCTTCATGCGACGTATTGATCTGCGATGAATTGTCCACAACTAGAACCAATATCACGGCCAGGAGGACTATAGACCTCAACACGATACCCGAGTTGCTCCAATCCTAGGGTGAATTGGGCCGTCCTAGATGAACCATGCATTAAAGGTTCCTGCTTTTTCTCAGCAAATCTGAGCAACTTGATCGGCACATCTCGCCCCGACAGAGCCTCAAATCGAGCCAAGTCTTCTTCCTTGTCGTTGATACCGTCAATCAGAGTATAGTGCACCTCTGTTGGTTGCCCAGTATCGCTCGCATACTCTTTAAGCATGTTCCAAGAGTCGAGGATGGGGGAGGCTGAGGGCATCAGACTCTTACGAGCCGGTGCATCCAACGAATGCAACGAAAGGTGTAGCTTGAAAGGCAGTCCGTGCAGACCCACCAGTTGTTTGAACTGTTCAAAGCACTTCCGACTTGGAATGATGGTCGCTAGGGCGAAGCGTACATTGTCGTACCACCCCATCGCGTTGGTGTCGCCCATACACTTGGCCGTCTCGATCACCTGTTCGACATTGAGCAACGGTTCTCCCGCCCCCATGAAGCTGATCAACAGAGTCTTGTTGGCAGGCAGCTGGTAACGAATAGACGCCTTGATCAAGGCTATCATTTGGTCGCTGGACAGATTCTGGGTTGGTCTGTTGTTACCAGTCAGATGACAGAAAGTGCACCCCATACGGCAATTGGTCTGTGTGGGGATCACCACAATGTCTTTGCCGTCTCCCTTCCGAAGGTAGGACACCTCATGAACCGTTGTGTCTTCTTGGAAGACCAGCTTCTTGACGTCTTCCACTCGGGAAGACAGAACGTCTATCAATTTCATCTTAGCCTTCCTGTAGCTTCTGTGGATTTAGGCACAGTTCTCGCAACCTATCGAGCAACAGCTGATTGGGTTCACCCTCTGGGATAGGTAGATGTTGCATGAGGAACGGCCCTCGTGCTCTTGCGACGTTGATTGGTTGAGCCGACACACCTTCCCCGGTTGGTGAAGGTGGAAACACCAGGGTATTCTTCAAAACTGCCTGATTCAAGCAAGTCCGAAGATTATCAGCTTCGACCTGTTCCTCATCGGGCCAACCACGCTCTAGCGGCCAGATACGACCATCCCATCCAAAACGTTCCAGCACCCCTAAGACGCCGCGCTCAGTCTCGGGATAGACTGGCATCTCGATTTGGATCAATCCCTTGGGAGACATTTCTCCTGTGGGTTCGATCAGCAAAGCTCGAAGCATCACCAATGGCACCTTGGTCTTGGCTCGAAGACTGACCCAGCTAAGAAGAGGCAAGATCAAGAACTCCCCCTTCACAGGATCGGTCAGCACTTTCCCTACAGGGTAGCGGTCATGATCCTCCGGTACCTGCTGCTCTTCTTCCTTCTCTGCATTTCGTTTGATTTTGCGTAGTTGACTCATTTGATTTCTCGTGTCTCTACACCGCCATTTTGGCGGCAATCTTCTCATAGGCGGTTTTCATGCGGATAAACGTCTTCTGATCCCCACCACGATCAGGATGGTGTTGACTCGCCACCTCTCTCCAGCGCTTCTTGACCTCTTCCAATGTACAGGGCCACCTGAGTCCCAATACATTTAGTTGAGAAGTCAACACATTCTGGCGAATGCGTCGCTTTTGCTTTGAGTGTTGGGCCCCATAGGCTTCCCAAGCCGCTTGAGTGGGCTTGGGCACCGTCTCTTCCAACAAGTCTTCGATGTAGGACAACTGTTCCAGCAGCGCCTTGGTGATTATCGGATCCTCTATTCCGACTCGATTCAGATCTTCGAATCGATTGCGGACTTCCCACCACCAAGCCGCCAACGCCACGTCAGTCTCGTCTTCCACACAACACTCCCTAATGGTACAGCTGGGATACCATATCGGCTTATTCCGGTGCACCACCGCTGGGGCTAGGGTGATTGGTTGGTTGATCCAATCATGGGGACATAGCTGTTCCCCCATTTGACGGTTGGTCAGTAGTTGCCGTCGAGTCCAACGTAAATGCATCAAAAACCTTCGGGAGCGGTCCAAGCCATATATTGGGTCCAATCATTTGGACGTCCGTCAGGCACACAAGATAGGGCGTACTGAAGCAACGTATCCTTGAAGTCCAGCACGTATTCTTCTGGCGGTACTTCTGTGATGGTAGCTAACAGCGTCTTGGCCACTTCTTGGCGAACCTTTCGCATGGCCCATTTCTCCCAGGCGTTTCGCGGTTCCGAGAAATCGAACACCTCACCATACTGGAGCGCCACATTGAATCCGTAGTCCTCCCCTGAAAGGAGCTGCCGGTTGTGGGCCTCCACACCTTTACGGCTGGAGTGTGGGACCCGCACATCCCACACCCTGGTGGTTTGACGCTTGTTTGGGTGCACCATCTCCGGTACCGCAACAGCAATCACTCGGTTGCCCCAAAATTGGACCAAGATCTGCTCCAACAATTCTTCAGCCAAGTCGGGTGTTAGGTGGGACTTCAGTTGAACTAGGGCTCGGGTCATGCTTCCTCGCTTCTATTTCGGCATAGACTTCAGGTGGAAGACCTTCCGACGGCACTGCCAGCATCGAACAGTTGGTCCTAGCTAGTTCTGCACCAGCTTGCATGGCACGTTCCAAAAACTCTTTCTTGCGCTCTTCTTTGGTGGGGGTTTTGAACCCTGGCAAAAACCAAACCCCCACTGTGGGGATGATGGCCGGCCGCCATGTAAGCCCGCAAGACTGACATGAATGGCTATGGTGAGGCTTGGTAGCAAACTCTCCTTCGTCGATATGACGGGCGTGGCACAATGGGCACCAAAGCAACATAGGGATCGGGTCAGTCATGGGATCTCTTCATCCAAAAGTTGGTATCGGTTAGGGGTTTCGATTTGAGCAGGGGGTTCGATGGGAGCCCAGATCAGATCAGCGTGTTGCCAAGTACAAGTGATACGACCCTCTGGGCCTGATCTAGCATTATTTTGGACTGTCACGGATTTACCGAAATGCAACTCAATCACCCGTCCCTCAATCCCATGATTGTTCTCCCCCACTCCTACCACCCAAGTCCCAATGGAGAAGCCTTCTTCAACTGCTTCTTGACCCAAATAGCCGGTTCTGGCAAAGAACCTCAGGATGGGGACCAATTCTCTGGCCCGCTCCTGTGTAAGCAACATCCGGTGTCCTTTACCAGGCTCGGTTGGGCTGTGGCCTAGCCAGATGGCTGGCTCGGTAGCAAGAGAGGATTCCTGGATGCTACACACTCGACCATTTTGGTCTTGAAATTCTCCCCACAATGCTCCCTGACCTATCACTTTAAAGGAGATCATCGAGGTATTGACACCGGCTGGTGTATGGTCAAGGAATGAATCCCGTCTACGCTTTTCAACCAATCCCGCAAGATTCAAAAATATCCGTATTTCTGGCCGGTCCGACTCCTAGGACTGCTACACAAGTAGGTTGGCGGCCCGCCGCCTTGGAGATATTCCGACAACTAGCCTTCGATGGTCACGTTTTGATCCCAGAGGCTGAGGATGGGGTGTGGAAGAACGACTATGATGGCCAAGTCGAGTGGGAGGCAGAGGGGCTGACCCGCTGCACCGTCATCCTATTCTGGATCCCCAGAGATATGGCTGGTGGGATGCCAGCTTTGACGACCAATGACGAATGGGGGTATTGGAAGGCATCCGGCAAGGTAGTGCTGGGCACCCCTCCAGGAGCCGACAAGGTGTCGTATCAGCGCTACTATGCCAAGAAGTTGGGTGTTCCGTTGTCCAACACCCTGGAAGATACGATCACACAGGCGATCTCATTAGCGGAACGACTCATCAAGTCTAAGTAATTCCCATTGATTCAACTGCAATCCCAGTGTTTGCTGGGCCAGACCCAATAGTCGCTCGATTCCACCGATTTGGTCCGGATATTTGTGCTTAAAGTCTTTCAACAGACTTTTGAAAGCCAACGACACCCCATCGTCTATCGCTGGCTTTTCAGCAATACCACAAGCGAGGTGTCCGCTAAAATCCATATTTGGGATTTTCGCTATGAGGTACAATCCCAAGCGCCCAGGCCAATGGTGGACCTCCACTGTCCAGTGCTTCCTAAGCTTTAACTTTAGCCGTTCGTAGTGTTGTTTTTGCCTATCGTCTGCCGCCTTGTAGGCGTCGATTCTTCTCAGGGTCCGTTCCCAACTGAGACCTGCCGCCAATAGTGTCTTGGGCATTCTTCGAACGATATCCCAATGGTAATTGACGTCATACTCATCGTATTCGTACGATGTGCGTTCCCAAGTGGGCGCTCTGAATTCCACCAAGAATGGCTGACCGGGGGACAGACCGTTCACCATCGCAAACTCAATGAACTCCCATTCTCGGTTTTCCGAAGGGAGTTGCTCCAAGACCGAGTATTCGTCCTCGTACCAATCAGGGAATTCTATCGATTGGTACGATCCACAGGATCTGAACTGCAAAGTGCCGGAGTCCAGCACGATCTTAAACCACTGGTACACAGTAGTACCCACAACGAAGTTCTGGAGGGGCCTCATCCATAAAGGTTGGACACGACGGATTCTCAAGGCTTCCTCCTCTTCCCGATCCTCCTTCTCGGAGAGGGCCCACCATTCATCCCACTCATCGTCATCATCAGACACGCCCAAACCTCTCTAGCAAGACCTGGTTGAACCGTCGAAAGGACGACTCAGGAGCGGTCAATTGCTCGATAGGCAGCCATGCCACCACTCCGGCTTCTTGAGTTTGGATCTCTCCTTCGAAGCCTGTTACTCGAAAGGTGGCACAACGATGCCCGTGATCATCGGTGGCATCTAGGATCAGATGAGCGGCGGTGACGACAAGGCCCGTCTCCTCAAAGATCTCTCGCCGCATACATTGTTCGGCTGTCTCCCCCGGATCAAGACGTCCGCCTGGGAGACCGAAGTCATTGGGGTTGTTCTTCCTCGAAACCGCCAACACCAGATCTTCTGTTGGATGCCAGATCAGTCCCATAGCGGCAAACATCTGTGGAGTTCCAACTGCTTCCCAGGCATTTTCAGGATAGTCGCACCAACACGAGCCATTTGGTGAGCAGCAAACCTCGCAAGGAGCCAGATTGGCGGTTCGAAGATGGGCTGGAGGGCAAGCCTTCTTCTGAAACTCCGGCAAGCTTTCTCCACAGAAAGGGCAATGGAAAATCCTAACCGAGGCGTCCTGATGCTGGATGGCCCAAACCAACCCCTGCCCTGGTTCTAGCTCAATGGCATAGAGGGTTTGGGTGGACCTTAGGCAACATAGGGGTGTGGGGTAACTAGCCCATCTTTCCTCAATACGAAACCGTATCAAACGGGCAGTCAGCTGGCTCTTTTGGTCAGAATTTCTAAGTTGCTCCCATAGAGTTGTCATGCAGAGCTCTACACCGAGGTGACTCTATGGATCTAGGGGGTGACCTTTGTTTGCGGAACCTCTTCGGGACCCCCACTCTTCTTTTCTTTCCCCGGTTTTTTGCCAGAAAGTCGCTTCATCTGCTTGATCGTATCCAGCACCTCATCTACCGTCTCGCATTGAAGTTGGACCGCTATTTCTCGCAAGTAGGCGGGCGTCAATCCAACCGTCGCTTGTGCCAATTTCCTGAGATTGACCCCCACTTGAGCCCCAAACTCGTCCAAATAACCTCGAAGAATCGCCTCACGTTCCTCGATCGAAGGGTCCTCAAACTCGATTATTTTGTCGACTCGGCCAGGACGGAGGAAGGCTGGATCAAAGGAATCCAAGCTGTTGGCAGTCAACACACAGGTGACCGACTTGTGCTGATCCTTGATCTTCGACATCACCGCCAACAATAGGGGGATAGTCTTGTTGTCCGAGACACGATCGATATCGTCCAGGATGAGGAACGTGGGCTTCATTCCGCTGATTAGGAAACCAATGTCGATCGCCCCTGCAGCCGTCATCCCCTCGGTACCGATCCGAAGCGTTCGATTGCCACATGCTTGTGACAAGCGGGTAGCAAAGGTCGACTTACCTCCACCCTGTTTGCCAATGTAGAGGTAGGTTCGGGGGAACCCCCTGTCGACATAGCTCTTGTGGAGCTCCAGTGCCTTATTGAAGCGTTCTTGAGCTGCTCCCAGCAAAGGGTCGCTGGTGAAAGACAGCTCCTCATACGAGGCCTTTACACGCTCGCGTTCAATCTTTAGCGAGATGTCGATGCCACCCTGGTAGATGGCCCACATTCTCTCCAACGCTTTCTCGAAATTGAAGCCTGGGCTGAACCAGAAATCACTGCTGGGTTCTGGCTTGCCACCCCAACGATACTCAATGAAGTAGAGGGTCCCTATTTCCTGATCTTCGGCGATCACAATATCACAGTAGTCGGAGACCGACACCTTCTTGATCCGGAAGCTGTCCTTCAGGGAGGTCCTGTAGAACAGGTCTACGAACTGGGCGTTCTCCTTATTTTCTGCCGATATTTTCGAGAAGAAAGACGAAAGGGCCGTATCTTTGGCCAAATTCTTGTCAAGCGAATCCGCAATACTCATCAGTTTGATGAAAATATTGAGGGCCGAGTCCCCAGGCTGCGGCAGCTTGGGAAGTATTTCGGTAGAGAAAGTGAGGATACGCTTTCGAACTATCTTCCAGTCGATTGGCATGCCCCCACTACACCATCAGGCTTGGCCAACGGTAGCGTTTTTGCCAAACACTTGATCCCAACCCGTCCTGTACGCTGGGCTGGTCACCATGGCGGGGCCAGTTCGACCAGGCTCGTAACTGTCCGTCACATCGTAGATATCGTCCTGACGATGAGACAGAGACAATACCGCTGCATTTGAAGGTATCGGCCGGCCTTCCACCATGGGTTGGACCAACACTTGCTCAACCGAATTGTCCTGCCGATAACGGACGCCTACGTGGGTGCCGTCTTCCGACACTTTGGGGCCTAGTTGGATGAAATCGTTAGCATTGTTGCATTTTTCGGTCATATGGGTCCTAACGGCCAGTTGCCATTTTGCTTAACATCCGAAATCGAGATCCGTTCTAACTGCCATGAAGATCATCAGGTCGGTAGCATACCGACATTTTCTATTGACAGCATACGTGGAAATTGTCGGTTTGACGAAATATGAGGCCTATACGGCTGCAACTCAAGTCAGCTCAGTGTTGAGTAAAGAGTTGGCGGATGCCGAAGTGTTACCGCCTCGCTACAAAGGTCAAGGAGCGGAAGGTCGCCACATCTTCTTAATCCCAACAGTGATCGCCAAATGTCCCAATAGGGCCAAGGCTCTGATTGCTCGATTGGTGCTTGCCGGTAGCTTGTAGACGATTCTTCCCGTATAGGTGACTTCGGTGTAGTGGGGGCTATGCCGAAAGCCAAACGATACACTTACGATTACCCCATGGTGGGACACACAGTGGACGCTGTGGTGTTTGGGGTCAATACAGCTCAAGCTTCAGAAGCGCTGCATCTCCTGCTCATCCAGCGAGGAGATGACCCTTTCAAAGATTCTTGGGCTCTTCCTGGGGGTTATGTACATATCGATGAAGAAGCCGTGGACGCGGTCTCTCGTGAGCTCAAAGAAGAGACTACGGTCGATCTGAAACTCAGTCCACTGGGAGCCTTCTCTGGGGTGGGTCGCGATCCTAGGGGTCGAGTCCTCAGTGAAGCGTTCATGACCTTGGTCTGTCTCGACCGTCTGACGATCGAGGGGCGTGATGATGCCAAAGAAGCTAGGTGGTTTTCCACCAAAGACTTGCCCCAATTGGCTTTCGATCACCACAAAATCATCACGATGGCCTTCAGTCATCTTGAGACTCAACTCGTCCATCCATCCCTAGATTGGGGACGTCTGTTGAGAGGGTTTCAGATCGAAGAACTGCCTTCGGTGTATGGGGCCATTCAAGAGACTCTCAAATTCTCTCAGTTTGAGCGATTCCAATGAACACACATACGAACATGAAAGAGACAAAATGCTAAACGTACAGGTAATCTGCATCGACGATCAGAACGATTTCACCAACCCCAATGGCGCCCTTTATGTCAAGGGTGGTGATGAAAACGTCAAACGTGGGGCCAAGATGATCGAACGCCTCACCGACAAAATCTCGGACATCCACGTCACCCTGGATTCCCACAACATCATCGACATCAGCCATCCCCGCTGGTGGGTTGATGCCAACAACCACCAGGTGGCCCCCCTCACCATGATCACATCAGCTGACATGGAATCAGGCAAATACAACACCTACAAGCAAGGGGCTCGTGAGCGTAGCCTCGCTTACCTCAAGGCGTTGGAGGCCACCAAGCGCTACCCACACGTCATTTGGCCGGAGCATTGCATCATCGGCGATGAGGGCCACAACCTGAACCCCGTCCTTTCCGCTGCCATTCACGGTTGGGAGCGCAAGCGTTACGCCTTCAAGGATACGGTCACCAAGGGATCCAATCCTTGGACCGAACACTTCAGCGCCGTCCAAGCTGAGGTTCCGGATCCGGACGACGTCAGCACTCAGCTGAACGAGCCGTTGGTCAAGACTTTGAGTGAGGCCGACATGGTGATCTGGATCGGTGAAGCGCTGAGCCATTGTGTGGCCAACACTTTCCGAGACGTGGTCAACTCAGCCTTCTTCAAGGACCCAGAATTGGTCAAGAAGATGGTGCTTTGTGTCGACGCCACCTCGAACGTCCCCTCGTTCGAGAAATATGGTGAGGACTTCCTCAAGGAAATGCGTGGTCGTGGCGTGACGCTCACTACCACAGTGGACGTTCTTTCCTGAACACCTGACAACAGCACAAGGACAACAAAATGCCTATTTTCAATGACGACGACGCGGCATCCTTCAAGACCAATGGGTCTGGATTCCAATTCTCTGGCATCAAGCCAACCTCTCTGGGAGCCTCCGAATACACGATCGTCACCATCTTGGTTGACGTGAGCAGCAGCGTGGCGCCCTTCGCCAAGGACCTCGAAGAGACCATCAAATCCACCATCAAGAGCTGCCAAGACTCCCCGCGGAGGGACAATCTTCTGTTGCGGGTAGTGAAGTTCAACAGTCATATCGAGGAACTGCATGGCTTTCGTCCTCTGATGGACTGCCAAGTCGACAAGTACGACAACGTACTGCGCCCAGGCGGCACCACGCACCTGTACGACGCCAGCGTGAATGTGATCGACGCCTTGGCGACGTACGGCAAGAAGTTGGTGGACGAGGAATACGACGTCAACGGCTTGGTGGTGATCATCACAGACGGAGAGGACTACACCTCCACCTTGACCCGCAAATCGGTCAAGGAAGCGTTGGGTCGAGCTATGTCGACCGAGGCGATGGAATCGTTGGTCAGCATCTTGATCGGCATCAATGTTCAAGATCCTAGAATCGGCGCCTACCTGCAGAGTTTCAAGGATGAAGCCGACATCCGCGAATACGTTGAAGCGGCCGATGCCACCCCGAAGACGCTCGCCAAGGTGGCCAATTTCGTTTCCAAATCGATCTCCAGCCAGTCACAATCGTTGAAGTCTGGCCAAGCCAGTCAACCGATCAACTTCTGATCCAAAAGAAGGGCCCCTGGGGAACGAACCTCGGGGGCCCTTCAAGGGCTCCTATGGCCGACCAAATCACATTCGCAGAGACTTTGGGCGACGACACCTTCGCCAGAGCCGTATGGGCAGCCCTGTGCGAAGATCGCTCCATTTTCGAGAAGTTGGGGATCACCGCCACTAGCCCAAGGGATCAAATCCTTACGGTCGAGTGCAAGATAGACGGTATTGAAGTCTCGCTCAGAGATTACTTCGAACGGCTTGAGAAACAGATGACCTGGCGTGTGGAACATCGGGCCAAGGAGATGCTCTCAGAATATCTGAGAGAACGGGATGTCCACAGCCGTCTCGACACGATGAACACCATTCTAGAGAAGTTCGAAAAACAGCTGATTTCTGAGTTCTTCCCCAACGATCCGGAGTTTTCTAATGACGACTGACTATTACTTCCGTATGGGGTCGTCCCACACAATCTGTCAGGACTACTGTATCGCCGGCTCGGAGACGTTTCAACACGGGGATTCATCGGACACGGTCGAGTATGCGGTACTTTCCGATGGTTGCTCAGGAGAGCCAGACCCTGCCAAGCCTGGCAGCCCCTACACGGACTTTGGAGCCCGAATCTTGGTGCGAGCCGCCCAACGTCAGATTCGAGACATCCCGTATCTAGGGTATCCTCAAGAACGCATCATTTCTGACGCTGAGGCAGGTGTGAGAGCTTTAGGCCTCCCCTCGTACGCCTTGGACGCCACACTTTTGATGGCGACCTACAGCGGAGATTTTGCCAGAGTTTTCTGGCATGGGGACGGTGTGGTGGTCAGTCGAGACCGCACCACAGGCAACTTTGATTACCACGTTCGCACGTTTGGGCAAAATATGCCGTATTACTTGCGATACACCACGAACCTGGATCGAGAGATGTTCTACCAGGATCAAGCCAAGGTAATGACGACCACTTACGGCTGGCTAAAGGATGGGGTCTGGAATCGGAACACCGAGACCAAAAATCTGTCAAGCTTGTCGAAAGCCGAGCTTGGCTGGAATCGAGTGTACGGCAAAGCCTCTACAGATCTGGTGATCCTTTTTTCCGATGGGGTTGAGTCGTTCATTGATCGAAATGGCGATCTGGTCCCATTGGAGACAGTCCTGACTGAGCTACTAAAGTTCAAGGGCCTGACGGGTGAGTTCATCCAGCGAAGATGCAATCGATTCCTCCAGAAGTTCTGTCAAGAGACCGGCTGGAAACACTCCGACGATTTCTCGATGACAGGCATCCACCTGGAGTAGCTAATGTCCGAATCTGTAGGTATCACAATCTATGTGGTGGGCTATATCGTCAGTCTCGTGTTGGCAGGAGTCGTTAAGAGTCCTGACGATAACGACTTCCTAGAGACTTGTGTGATAATGCTGGCTTGGCCCATTCTGATAGGGGGGTTGGTGGCGTTTGGGTTCTGTCTTATCTTTGTCTTTTTTGGTCAATTTCTTAGGCGTAAGTTGTCATGAAAGTATTCATCCTAGGTAAAGGGGCCATCACCCTCAGTCAGAGTGACTATGTGGCTACTGGCGGCCAGGCGTCGGTCTACGTCAAGAAAGGGACGGCCTACAAAATCTACACGAACCCCAAGGACATGCTGCCTTCGGCCAAGTTCAATGAGCTGCTAAAGATCGCTGATGACCATGTGATCAAGCCAGAGGACCTGATCCTTGATGGTACGGGGACGAGCGCTCCCATCGGCTACAACATGCGAGCTGTTCCTGACAACCCATCAGCCCTTTGCCAGCTCTTCACCAGAGCTTATAGGGATCGGAACAACATCGACGATCACCACATCATCAAGATCCTGTACAAGCTCCAACAGCATGTCAAAAACGTTCACGATGCTGGGGTGTTGGTTGTCGATCTGAACGAGCTCAATCTGCTGGTCCCAGACACTTACGATGATGTCTATCTGATCGACGTTGACAGTTATCAGACCAAGATGTTCCCAGCCACGGTCATCATGCCGTCGGTTCGAGATTGGTCAGTAGCCTCCAAGGATTTTTCACCCCTCTCGGATTGGTATTCGCTAGGAGTGTTGGCGTTCCAGCTCTTCATCGGGATCCACCCCTACAAGGGCGGGTACGATCCGGTCAACCACATCCCCAAAGACCAGCGGATGGAGTACCGGATGAAGCACAACATCTCGGCTTTCCGGCCAGATGTGCGGCTCCCCAAGTGTTGCTACGACCTAAATGTCATCCCCCAACACTATCGGGAATGGCTCAAGGCCGTGTTGGAAGACGGTAAACGCCTGGCTCCTCCAGACCCCCGTGGAGGTCAGCATATCGTTGTGGCTCCAGTGGTGGTGGCCCAAACCCTATCAGATGCGCTGGTGATCAACTTGTTCCAAGACTTCGACGGTTGGAAACTCACCGCCTACTCTGAGAACAATCTGGGCTCGGTCGCCTACCTGACAGGAGTCAATTCGAAGAAAGAACCTGAGGGGAGGGCCATGGTGGGTACCAGGACTCTGTATTCAAAACAGATCCCAGCAGGGGTGGTCCATGTGGGCCACACTCCGAAGATGAACCACCCTGTAGGGCTCTATATCTTCCAGGAGCGTCTGACCTTCATCAATTTCACCAAGAAGACAGAAGAGGTGTTGAACATCCGAGCCACCGCACTAACTAAGAGCGGCGACCGGTTCTACATCAAGTGTGGATCTGAGGTCAGAGAAGTGTCGTTCCTGGAAATGAACGATGAGATCTTGGTCACAGCCTCTCACAAGGTGGCGGGCGTGATGGAACAAGCGTCCCAGCTCTATGAGGGCTGTGCCATTCAGAGCATGCTGGGGGCCGCCTACGTGTCCCTATTCCCTGAAAGCCGAAAGGGGTTCCAAGTGCGTATGCTGGAACTCGATGACTACCGAATCATGGACGCCAAGTTCGATGGCGGAGTGCTGATGGTGGTGGGATCGTTGAATGGTAAGTACAATCGTATGATCTTCCGATTCGATGACAAGTTCTCGACATACGATCAGCGCACCATTCAAGACATCACCCCCTCTGGGCTCAACTTCATCACCCTGCAGAATGGCGTCTGCATCAGCTTGACGGAAGAAGAGAAGATTGAAGCCTTCTCGGCCAAGAAGGATTCCACCAGCCTCAAGATTGTCGAAGACAAGGCCATCGGCAACGATATGCGGCTCATCAAGCTGAACGGCAAAGCGGGCTTTATCCGTGGCGACAAGGCCTATCAGATGAGCCTCAAGTGACGACTAGAATCCGTCGAGGTAAGGTGGTCGAGATCCCACCTGAGTGGGTAGGCAAGACCCCTAGCCCACAGGCCATGCGTAAACGGGATAGCAAACAGATCCGAAAGATCAAACTCCGGCGTGAAATCGGGGGTCCTAACAAGAAGCACCCAAACACTTGGGCTCCTCGTCATATGGGCGGTCGACGGAAAGACCAAGAATGATTGGTCTAGGGTATTAATTTTCCTCTATGGCGCACCGTATGGTAGGTATGACCATGAAAATTGCTATTTTGTCTGCCCTATTGACCCTCACCGCTTGCGCCCATACGGTTATTTCAGAACCGACCGAACAAGTGGAAGTAATGCAGGCCACTGCCAATCCAGAGTGTTCCCAAGACTTCCAAGATTGTGCCACCTACCATGTGGTGACTTGTGCACGTCAAACCTGCAGCTGCACTTGGTGGATCCCCCAGGGGACTGACCAGCAATGGAACCTCGTCCCAGAGACGATGACGTGCGGTCTCACCGGCTGGGACCAGGCGCCGGACGCTTCTCAGTAGGTCACTTCAGGTTCAGCTCTACTGGCTTCGAAGAAGCTGGGGCCGACTTCTTGGTCGGAATAATGATCTTGGCTTTGCCGGTCTTGGCGTCTACCTCGATCTTAGGGCTGGCCTCTACCACCGAATCCACCTTCGCCTGTGTGGCGTCAATCGTCTTCTGAGTGGCGGTTGTGGAGGTTTCGATTCGCTTCTGTGAACTGGCAAATTCTTCCTGGCGCTCCACCAAATCTCTGACTTCTGAGCGAGTCGAAGCCACCTGCACGGTAGCGATGACGTTGATCACCAAGCAGACCACATTCAGCAATCCCAGTACAATCAGCATAGTGGTGGCTCGGCCGAACTTCAGCACCAAGATGAGCAGCACGTCCACCACCTTGTCCAGACCCGCCTGAAACTTGCTGGCCGCCTCAACATGGAGTGCGCCACTTAGCTCAATCTCGTCGTGAAACCGCTTACGCATCACATCGAGTTGACCTTCGGAGATCGATCCAATCGCTTTGATGAGAGAGTCTTCTTTATCGGTCATGGCTTATCCTGAGCTACTGTTGCGAAATTTTCGGTGGTAACTTGGTCTGTCGAATCGTTCTTCTCTGGCTCGCTTCATACTAGCCGCCGCTTCCAACAGATTGTCCTGCATCAACAGGGCTTCTTTCAGCTGATCTCGGAAATCTTGGTTGGTTTGAGCCTCAGCTTCGGCCCTCTCACGATGAGCGTCTGGCCATAAGAATCTCAAGTATTTGAGAAAGCTCATGATTTTGGGCCCTCCAGCATTCCGACGCTAACTCGAAGATCTGTGATCTCCCCCGTTAGCTGCTTGATGGAGTCAGAGAAGTTATCCATTGCCTTTTCCTGGGTCTGCAGAGCTGCCCGCATGGCGTTCTGACTCTTAGATGAATCGAGAACAAGATTCGCCGCTCCCTTGTTGACCTCCATCACCAGGACGTTGAATGCTTCATTCAACTTCTGTAGCGTCTCGGCCATCGCCTTCTGGTCAGCATGACGGTCATCCTTGGCCTTTAGCAGCGCCTTGAGGGTAACAAATAGCGCTACCATCAAAAGGACAGACAACGACCCTAAGATTCCTTGACTGGCAAGAAAATCTAAAGCATTTCCAGCAGAAGACTGCCCGGGAACATCGAATGCGAGTACCATCAACCCTATGGGTTGATAAATTGATTCCCCCCAATAGAGACTCTATGTTCAGTATGGGATGACTCGATCTGGATCGATCGGGAAGTCGTCTGGCACCTCTGCGGGCATCAATTGATTGGAATCGAAGTAGGGTTTCAGCACTTTGGCGATATTTAGGCGTCCCATCCAAGGGCGGCCAGGATAGGTTGACGCCACTACTTGAATTCGGCCCGCACCCCCCGGCACCACATGGCGAACCACTTTCTTACCGCCATGCTTCCCATTGAAGAATTGGCCATAATCGTAGCTGGTTAGCTGCTGCTGAGGGGTCAGGTCCGTGATGATGAACACGTGGGTGGTGGCGGGAGTATCGCCAATCAGGCCCATATCGCCTGGCTGGCCGTTGAACGGGGTGCCAACTTTCCAGGCCTCGTAGCTGGCCCCGGTCCCGTAGACCAGGCGAGAAATGTTGACACTGACCTGCCAAGGGTGTGTACCATCATCATCCGTACGGTTTAGAATCTTCTCATCCCGCAATCCGGCCCGTCGGAGTGACCAATGGATCAGATCCCCACAGCTCGAATAACCGTCAAAAGTCTGACGATGTTCAGTTATTTCCTCAAAAATAGGGTCTTTCTCAACCCTACCCGCATCCCCGTTGCATGCCAATACGGCATTGGCACAGATGACACGCCGCAGCAACTGCTCGTCAAATTGCCCGTGCTGATCATGAAGAGAGATGAACTTGCTCATGGTGCGGATCTCCTACCAAAAAGCAGTTCGAAAAAAGAAATCGTCAAGTATGGCGAGAAGGTGTCGCCTTGCGGTGTGTAGGCCAGAATGCCCCAAGCTCGTAAGAGCAAGAAAGCTTTGGTGAGATTCTCGTGTTGATGGCCAACGAAGATGAGACATGCCCCGATTGCGGAACGGATCACCCTCAAGGAGTGTCGGAAGACCTCCTACGACTTTTCAAACGATTTAAGGAGGCCGACAATCACCTTGATAGAGTCAGTCTAGCGACCGAGATTGCAGAAGTGGCGTTGATGGAACACGACTTCACAGATCCCAATCTGACGGACGAGTACCATCGCTACTATGAAGATTTCCAGCGTGCGAGGGATGAGTATGAGCGATCCAGCCTGAAACTGGCTCGCCTCAATGTTGGCGTGATCGAATCCTACCTGCAGGGTCTCGATACCACGGTCGAAGCTGTGTTGGGCTTGACCGACAAGGCCGTCAACTAAAAAGCCGTATTCGGGTCCAGGAGCAGCTCGTAGCGAGATCTACGAATGACGGGCTCCTGGACTTCGTTATTGAGGGCGAGGGTGATGTGGTACTTGGGGGTCGGCAGATTGATGGCCCGATAGTGGTAATGGACTGGGTCAATCATCCAAGCGTTATCGCTACGTGGGATGTGGTGGTGACGTGCCAGTAGGCTTTCGAAGTACTGGTTGGAAACCTGGTCCAGGTATTCGGCCATGTACCGCTCAACGAATGTGGCGTCTCCGTGCTGTTCATCGACACGTATTTCGAATGGCTTCAGTGTGTAGACGGTCTCGAACGGCGTTGCACGATCTGCCCGAATGCCAGTGTGATCAGTGTAAACCGGTCCATCGATGTAGTCTTGCCATGCAGATCTCAGAAGATGGTTGGGTATGATCGTATCGGGCATCAGGCACTCATCCAGAATAGTAGCACATCCAGACCCGCAAATAGGCTAAGAATAGTCAATTCGATCCAGTAATTTCGCATCAAGTTGACCATATTCCACTCTTGGTGAGCTGAAATCTGAGCACTACTCGTTCGGTGGAGGTAACTCTTGAACCCAAGACGATCGATTGCTTGGAAGCCGCCCGACTGGCGATCGTGATAGGGATGTTGACCATCACACGGCGTTCGCCCTGATCTCCACCCCAGATGGTTATTTCACTAACCCCCCATTCGACGGGAGGTAGTTTGATTGGCTTGAACGGTCTGTCAGACCAGCTTAGCGTCACATGTGGGCGATAGATGGGGAACTTCTTGCTGTACTCAATCCCAGCCTTGTCAAACGCTTCTCCCAGCCGCCCCCATAACGCATGCAACGATTCGGATTCGATCTCACATACCACTGGGACACCATGCTTGCCCTCGGGAAAGCCGATGATCTTGGTCGTCTTTACCGTGAAGGGTTGGAAGGTGGCAATCACCTCATACGCCACCTCTGTCACTCGGGCGATGGTGCTGATTGGCAGAGCATCTCCAAGGTTCAACAGAGTGATGTGTAGGTCTGATGCGGCTTCCCGATCACCTGGAACTTGGATCTCAGTCAACATGCTGGCTGTGCTGAGTGGAATCGATACTCCTATCATACTCATCCGTGCATCACCTTTTCAAAGCGGTCAACCGTATCTTGAGACCAAGCGCCCTTCAGCCCATAGTGGCCAATAGCAAAAAGCTCAGCGAAGGTCTCTCCCTCCTTGTAACTATATCGAGATGTGTACCATTCTACCCTATCAAAATCGGTTGGTAGGGAGTTCTTGTAAGAATACCGATGTCCAAGTTCATGGATAATGATGTAGTCAAAGCTACCATAGCCTTCCCCTCGTTTCAGGACGGCGGGTGTGGTGCGGACTAACAGCAGATCCTCATTACTCTTGTATTTTCCACCAACCGTTCCATGGAACTCCTTTGGGGAAGCGAAGGCTATTTTTACACCACCCTTTAGAGCCTTGGCCCGCCATCCACCTAAGGATTCGATCAAAGTGTTGAGGCGGTGTGCGTATCGGTCCAACGTCTTAGCATCCAAACCTGCCCGATTCAAATAGGTGTTGGCTCCTATCTTCAGCTCAGCAGGAACGGTGGTGCCACCCTCGTCAGAGAAATACCGGACCAAATCACCAAGGCGGGGTTTGATCAAACCCCAGAATTTCTCTACATTAGCCCTGTAGGCATCTGGACTGTCCTTATACACGTGGGTACCAAATACCAGCGCCCAATGCAGACCGTCACACCACTCTTTCAGATCCTTCTGCCCCTTGGGAGTCTTCGGAGACTTGAAACGGAAGTTGGCCTCAAACCACTTACCCGTATCTACCGCCTCTTTGCCGTCATAGGGAACTGTGTTGAGCAGGTGATCCATCTTTCGCACCAAGTCATGCTCCAACCCAGCCACGAATACTCTCGCCCCCTCAGCGGTAAGGTCCCACACATGATTCGACGAAGATGGGATCGAACTCACTAGATGCCTATCGTGTAGATCCAACATCCAATAGTGTTGGTCCGAACCTTCTTTGGTGGTGATCAGCGACCCAGAGTGCATCAGGTCTAGGGCTTCCCGCTGGTAGAGGCTCATCGCCTCAATGTGGGCTGAATGGTCCAACTGACCCGCCTCAATGGCTCGTACCAACGTTTCTTCAGCCGCTTCCTTGTCGCCCCGCCATTGCCCGCCAAAGCCCTTGTATTGCTTGATCGCCCAAGCGACCGCCTTCTGACTAGGCCACTTCCTGAACCCCTGACCATTGTTGGGGGCATTGATGGTTCGCTCCCCATTTGGCCCGACTCTTGTAAAGTATCTCCGTTCCCCCTTGGCGACCTGCATGACTTTTTCCCACAGGTTTCGATCCACCGCGTCGTACTGATCCGTCAGATACGGTTTGGAGGGAGCGTCCTGTTTGGCCACCAGATCTTCTGCCCAATGTTCGGTCATCTCAAGAGGACGTTTTCTTTAGTAAATTGTGCATACCGACACCAGGAGGAAACGATGCAAAAAGACGTGATCATCACCGCCTATGCCAACTCCTCCCAAGCACCTTGTGCCAATTGGGCCAAAGAATTCTTCCTAGAAGAGCCTATTGTGTTGGTTGTGCCAGGATCTGATGGCACATTCTTCCGTAAAGGAAGGCAATGGGCCGCCTCTGGGGACGCCTTCATGGCCGCCCTCTCGGAATTGGCACCCAAACATAAGGGGGTCGAGATCCGACGACGGGCTTTGGTGACGTTTAGTGGTGGGTGGCAGATCGCTAATCAGATCCTGCTTCAAGAATGGGGCAGGGTTGATGCATTGGTGTTGGAGGACGGGCTGCACACAAGAGAGCTGGACCATTGGATCAAGTTTGCCAAGCGAGCCGCCAAGGGTGACGCATGGTTGATGATGGCACATACCAGAATCCAACCCCCCTACGTGTCGGCCCAAGAGACCAATCGACACATCTTTCAAGAGAGCTCAGGAGCCGCCCTATCTTGCAAGCCGCTGCCCGAATACTTGACCAAGCCGCAAATCCCCAAGGAAGGGATCAAGGTATCGGTCCCTCCAGTACGTGATGCCAATGGCAACATTTTGATGCCCGCACAATCAAAGATCTGGACCAAGGATAGCCTGGCCCAATGGGAAGGTGCGGGCAATATGTACCGTCTAGAGTATGACGGGAACGACCGGCCCGATCATGTGTACATAGCCCAGCATGTGGCTCCTAGGATTTGGAGGATGCTGGGGGAGAGTTGGATGGACGGATCTCAAAAATCTCACCCCCACCCCTGAAGAACTTCTCGGCTATCTTGAAGACGGGCGTCCCCTTGGGGTATTCGGGGAAGTGTATTTGGAAGTAGTCCATATTGATGGCCCGTTTGACCGAGGTGACGGAGGGGTCAATGATGAATCCGATCTTGGAGCTACGTTTCTGCGGCACCCGACCAGGTTCGTCAAACTTCTGCTTGTAGTAGGCCGATTCGATCCATGCGATCTGCTTCTTGGAAAGACCCCCATAGCGGTGAACCGCATCCCACATGCCCTCAAAGACCTCTCGATCTTTGGCCGTCAAGGTGCCTATTTTTAGTAGTTTTTCGAGCATCTGCTTTGCGGGAATGGCTGCCATCGTCGGCCCTTACACCAATCGGTGTACGCAAGCAGATGCCCGAATCAGAAGACTCTTCTAGATTGGTTCGCCTCGCCTATCAGGACGCACGCCAGTATGTTGAGATTCAGAAGAAGTCAGGACCGCTGTCAAGCGCCAGTACGTCAGCTTACAGCTCATTTCGAGAAAGCTGTAAACGGGCACGTCTGGCGCATCGTCTAGTTCTGAATGAAGTGAGGAAAGAAGAGTGGGATAAAGAGTGGGAACGAAAACCTCTTAAACCAGGGCCAAGGTTTGTCCCCCCAGAATCAAAGGGTAGATGGGCGCTTCTGAGGGACGGGGACCCGATGGTGTAGGGATCCCGATGAAAACTTTCGGATGGATGCTTGGCCTCGTATGTATCGTCGCCGTTACGATCCTTTACGCCGTTCCTGCTGGGGTTCGCTACTATGTGGAGAACAATTATGCTGGGGTTACGGTCAAAGGAGATATCCTTCTGTACCCCTATGGCATTATTGAGCTCAGAGGAGTGGCGATCAATCGCCCCAACATCAAAGGGGAGTTGAGCAAGGTCACGGTGGCGTTCACCAAACAGGTCCTCATCTGGGGTGGGTACTTGGATGTGGTGGTGGACGACAGCCTCAAGAGTGGGGCCAAGACTCCTTCTAATTTCACCCTGGAAGGAATGCATCTAAATGTTCTGGTCCACAAGGGCGAACATCAATTGCATGCCAAAGAACTTCGCTTCAACAACCAGGAGGTCTGCTTTGATACTGGTGACGCCAAAGCTTTCGGTCTCCACGCCTTCCTGACAATGGGCTGCATGGATCGGGAGCATAAGACGGTCAGCTTGGACAGCCTGATTGTCAACGTCAATCTGCCCTTCAATGTCCCCAAGTTGGACCAGGGACAAGAGGTCACGCTCAAGAAGCTGAAGGCCGATCCAGGAAATAAAATCGTAGAGTTCGAAGAAGCAAAGGTGGGCTCCGTTCTGGATATTCACGGAAACTCCACCTTCAAAGTCACTGAAGACACCCTGTCGGTCGATATCTCCAATGTCCAAGTCAACCATCCTTGGATCGCCACAACTCCGGTCGTCTATCCCAGCTTGGGTCTGAGGGTCCCCAAGCATGTTCTGAAGACCAGATCAGGACTCATTCGTGTGGATGTGGGGCCGGCCAGCATTCAGGTGGACCCCTCGACCTATCAGATTGAAGGTTCGGAGGATTGCAACACTTGGGTCCAGGCTTTCCCACAACCCGTCTCAGAGGCGATCCTAAAGGCTGAGGGCCACTTCTCTGGCCAGTTGTCGTTCGAGGTCCGGACTGTCCCCAAGCCTTCCTTCAGCATCAAAAACAGCTGCAAATTCGAGTGTAGCTCGGAGCTGATCACCTCCCTGAAGAGCGGACAATTCAAGTACATGGCATACGGAAAGGACAGTTCGTTCTCCAGAGTGTTAGGGTCTCAAAATAAAGACTGGACCCCGCTATTTACCCTGCCTCCCAGCATCCCCAAAGCGTTCATCACATTGGAGGATCCAGGCTTTGAATCGCATCATGGCATCATCCCACAAGCGTTGGAGAACTCGCTCAAAGCGAATCTCCAGCTAGGAAGGTTCTTCCGAGGAGGTAGCACGATCTCAATGCAACTCGTCAAGAACATCTGGCTCGAACGATCCAAGACTCTTGGCCGGAAAGCTGAAGAAGCCATCTTGACGATCGCTCTGGAGTCCTGTCTCAGCAAGGCCGAGATCTTGGAGCTCTACCTCAATGCAGTCGAGTTCGGACCCAACCTATATGGGATCGGTCCAGCCGCCCAACACTACTTCCACAAGCCGGCTCAGCAGCTTGAGGTGGACGAGGCCTTCTACCTAGCTAGTGTGCTGCCCCACCCAAGGACCGCCTCTCCCCCCACACCAGCCGTGATGGCAGGTATCAGGAAGCTGATGGGCACGCTGGCGAGTCGGGGGCTGATCTCTAATGAGATAATCCCCCCACCGGATCAAGACACTGCCGGCTGGGACGCCAACTGAACAGCCTAAATCTTGCGGCTATTCAGACCAACAGCCCTCTTATAGGCAAGAAGCATCAATCGAACGAGCTTGATTTAGGCTCGTTCGATTGATAGACCCCTAATCTAATAGGCTGTTAGGAGTTGGTGAATAGCCTATTAGATCCAGAAATCGGCTGTACTTCCAGCAACCTAGGTGCTACTATCATATGGTGCCCATAGGAGCAAGTGAACAACCTAGAATGAAGCCGAATGGGCTAGATCTTGGCTCATTTGGTCTATTACACTGTTGTTTCAAAAACCCCTTATTGGAAGTTTAGCTGCATGGTGAATAGCCTTGATCTGGCCGCTGATTGGGCCGCATTGGAGCGTAAGAAAATACCCAGCCGGAGGGTCTCGCTTGAGGGCAAGGTCTTTACCAGGCTGACCGTGGGGACCTTCCACGGTCGAGACAAGAACCGACGAGCCCTGTGGAACTGTAAGTGTAGTTGTGGCAACACCAAAATAGTCAGCAGCAACGCCCTCTTGACTGGTAGCGTCAAAAGCTGTGGCTGCCTGATGCGGGAATACCAGCATCGGAAGAAGGGCTAAGCTACTGATAGGAACAGGAGGGTATGTTGTCAGCATCCTCTCCGCAAATTGGCTGGGGCAAATACCAGGCGTTCGAAGGTCCATACTACTGGGGTTCTCAGAAGTTCGTCTTGCCGCCCAACCCCACCGAGAACCAGAAGATCTTGGGAGTAGTGACCCAGACCGAGGGCGGAGCCGCCGATGCGGTCAACGCCTATGATCGGTGCATAATTTCGGTTGGCCTCATCCAATGGTGTGAGGGAATGTACCTTGCTAGCAACCTGTTGAGTGGGATCGCCGCAAGGGAACCCACCCTGCTGGCGCCGCTCCAGCCGGCCCTGGAGGCTTCAGGAGCGAGCTTTAGACCAACGGGACGGGGTAACTACCGCTTCTTCATTGGCGGCAATGAAGTCGACAGTGCGGACGAACAGAAGAAGCTGTTCCTGCTGAACAGTAACGGTCTGATCGACTCTTGGGACGATGCTTCTAAGGCACACGCCCGCTTGTGGGTCGCCTGTATGGCCAACACGTTGGCTCAATCGGCTGCCATGACGGTTCAGGCCGACTATACGGCCGAACGGATCAAGACCTTCTGTATGCCGGCAGCCAAACAGATCCTGTTTGACGGCACCCCGAGTGAGGGATGGACGGGAGCTTTGCGGGCGGGCTTCCTGAGCTTCGCCGCCAACCTGCCGGCTGTGGCATCCAAACATCTGGAGATAGCGGTCAAGTCCACAGGAGCTGCCAAGTGGAGCCCTGATTGGTGCATCCACATCTTGAAACAGCTGACCTTTGGACCGCAGATCACCATCTACCCTGGACGTTACGACAAGATCCGTCCTGCGATAGAGAAGCTGTACGGTGTAGACCTGCCAGACTTTGCTCAGGAACTACAGGCTTGGCGTGATGATCATGCCGCTCAAGCGCCAGTTGAGACTGGTGAGCCGACTTTCGAACACCCCAAAGAGATACAGGAGCTGTTGATCGCACTTGGTTATGACCTAGGTCCCAAGGGTGCCGACGGTGACTTTGGCCAGAAGTCAAGGGCAGCTCTCAGGACGTTCCAAGGACTCAACAGCTTGGTGGCTGACGGCAACCCCGGCCCCAAGACCAGGGCTGCCCTATCAGCAGCGTGGCGTAAACTTCACTTTTGAGTCAATAGACTCAAGATCTTCTGCTCATCAGGGTCTTTGGGTTTTGGCAAAGGAGCGAAGAAGAAGTCCTGATCTTCCTCCAACCAAGACATCACCCTAGCGTCTGCCAGTTCGGGTCGATAGCTTTTGGCGAACCAACCCATAGCGGTGTTCATACGGTTGTGGCTTGCCGCTTCACCTTCCTGACAGTTACCAGAAGCGTAGCTTCGCAGACGGTCTTGAATCGGAAGCTTGCTGCATTGTCCGAACGACAGCCGCAAGATCCTCAACCCTTCGCTGATGCAAAGCTTACGGTCAGCGATCAGCTCAGGTCCTGTGTATCCTCGGAAGATTTCCGACTCTGGATCGTTCCACCTGATTGGACGATCGTGCTTGGTGTTCCAGGGAAGCGTTTTTCCTTTGCCAACCTTGATCTGCATCATACACCAGGATCGTCCACCGTCCCCTCTAGCGTAGGGGCCTAGGTTTAGGTCTATGTGACGCATGATCGAACTCTCATGATGCATCACACTAAGAATCACACTCACAGTGCGGGCACGTCCGTCTGGCCCTCTAAACAGCGGTTTGGTGGCCGGATCGTAAACAACTGCCACAATATCGTGTGCAATCGATTCATATCTGGCGAGAGATTGCTCCTTGGTTTCGATCGCGTCCTTATAGGGGACCTTTCGCCCTGGAGGGGCAAAAGCTACGAAGAAGGAGAGAATCCAGGCAAATACGTTCATCAGTCGTTTCCTTTTTAGGGGTCAGCCCCGAGTTGGGGGTAGGACTTAGCTTTTACGATAAGAACCTTCTGACTGCAATTGTTTCCGGTGTATACACCAAAGATGTCGACAGTTTCCAAATTCCACTATGATTTGTTGGGGTCGGAGCCCACAGCGGTTCAAGCCAGCCTTTATGAGAGTTCGGAGAAACATGGATTCAGCAACGATACTAAGGATCCACTGCTGTTCATTGGAACCTTGGTGTTGGGACTGAGGACTGCTTTTGAGCCGGAAACCGGAGCTTTCCATGATGTGGTGTTCCCCATCCCAAAGAATTTGGAGGAATTCGCCATCGACACCATGAATCGAGTCATCCGAGCCATTGGTCAGAAGCGCCAACAACTCGACCGAAAAACTAGAATCCAGGGAGGGCGGCAAATTGGAGAAGCGTTTTGCCGACTCCACGTCGGCAACCGTGCCTTCACCTTACCAGAAGAGCCCTCCAGATGGGTGGCTTTCGGCTTCTTGACCAATAGTCCCGCCCCCGCTTGGCTCCGTGCCGGCTTGTTGGTGTTGCCATGACGGACCGATTTGACCTTGATTGGGAGGCCCTTCAGAAGAAATCACTCATCAGGGTCACGACCAATCATTCCTACGATTTTGAAGCCCAACTGGAAGTTGCCTGTGAAAAGACGGTCTTTGATCTGACCCATCTTTTCCGCAAGCATCAGGTGTCGGCCGAGACCGCTCAAGAGCTGATGGGTGAGATGGTGAGGCGTTTTACCTCACATTGGAAAGAATCCCTCAAGAATCAGGACCTGGCGGGCTTGGTGGAATACATCCTAGAAGGGCAGCAGCTAAGTAATGTCGAACTGAGCAGCTACTTGAGAGCTCTTCCTCTGACGTTCATCACCCGGATCTGTGATCCAGAGGTAGGAGGTGGGGATAATACAGGTATCAAGCAAGTGATGGGGGTCGAATTGGCCAGGCGAAATGGGACCGCCTCATATCAGGTTACCAAGAAGTACGGACAATTCTGTCTCGAAGTGGTGGACTTGATTAGGGATGTCAAATTCGACGTGTTTTTGTTTGAAGTATTTTGACCCCTGGTGTATGGCGAAGGATGGCTGAGAAAGATCTAGAGCGAGATTGGGATCTTTTTCACAAAAAAGCGTCCGAATCGTCCGAGCAAACGATTTCTCCCTGGGTCTGTAAGTGGGCCAGTACAGTCCCAAACCTTGATCCCGTCATCTTACTAGATGAGGCCAGCGAGGAATTGGCCCTATATGAGCGAACCGACCCAGCAGTGCTGACTAGCCAGATTGACTGGTTATCAGACGGGTTGGTGCACAACCTGATCCGTCGAATAAGGAGCGGGTTGAAGCTGACAGGCAGAACCACTGCAGATGTCGACGAATGGGACCTGCTCCGTAACTTGTTGCTATTACCAGATCTGACCCTTGAGGGGAACGAGCCGTTCAAAGATCTGGTGGATCAAGGGTTGACCATATCGCTTGCCTTCAAGGCTTTGTGGCAAGCTCGATTTCTGATCACTGAGGGACAATCGGTCGAATCATTCGTAACCACGTTAGGCAAGTGGTTGTGTGGTGTAGCAATATTCTCAGAGGACGTCGAACGGTTGCATCAACTGGGAATCGAACACCTCCTAACGACCATCTCAGACCGTCTGGATGTGTTGTTCATGTTGCTCACATTGGCGAGCCAGAATGACCTGTTGGACCGAGTGATTGTGCCTTTCAAACACTTGGATCAACTGATCACCAAAGAGCTGTATAGTCGTAAGGTGTTCACCAAAGAATTGTACGAGTTCCTCCTAGCGGCCGACCGCTGGGGGCGAATCGAGGCTCCTGTGGGATTCATATTCACGTACGACAACCCTGACACGGTGGACGTGTTGGAGGATATCGATCCATTGCTCGGCAGACAATTGAAACGCATCAAGGAGAACAGTAGATGAAAATACGACGCATCGCCTTTACCGGCCCTTCCGGAACAGGCAAGACAGTTCTGGCCAAACAACTAGAACAACAGTTGGGCATTCCCTTCAATCCTATCGGGTCTCGCACCGTCGCCAAGGAGATGGGGTTTAGCAATCCCTATGATGTGGATCAGGCCGGCCGACGGAAAGAATTCCAGGAGCGTCTATTGGGCGCCAAAATAGCCTGGGAGACCGAGAATCAGTCCTTCGTGACAGACCGCAGCACCTTCGACAATCTATCGTACGACACCTTGCACGACCCCAAAGCAGCGGATCCGGTCAGTATCGAGCGGGCAATTGCTCAGGCGCAGTCCTACACACATGTCTTCTTCTGTAGTGCTCAGAGCTTCATCAATGTGCAGTCTGACCCGATCCGGATTCAGAACTTGGCCTATCACGACATGTATGAAGCCCTGCTGATGGGACTTCATATCAAGTACGGGGTCAAGTTCATCAAAATACCCTACGGCGAACTAGAGCAACGGCACCAATTCGTCCGTTCTCTCACATAGCCAACGCTTTGGCCAGGTGGCCGAAGTAATCCAGCACATCACCGTTTCGGAAGTCGATCTTAACCAACATGGTCTTGATGGCGTCTCGCTCATGCTTGGGCGCCATCTTGATCGCATCAATCACGCACCCAAGCGGGATCGAGTTCTCACCTGACGGGCCTTCAACGAAGAAGCGGTGCTCGGTGTCGAGGCCTTTTTCGGAAACGAACGTCTTGAGCCAGGTGTTGAAGTTCATGCAGGATAGAACGGAAGCAAGGTTCGGAAGTTAAGGCTAACGGTAGTACCAGGCCCAATAATTCTCGGTGTGCATCCGGCACCATCGATTACCCCGTTGTCCAGCGCCACCTGGACAACCAGGGATTTGTTGCTGCAATAGATGATCCCAAGCTTGGCCGCGACACATCTCATTCTTTGGATACCACACCACCCTAGCTAGCGGGAAGCCGCCTGCCAGAGAATTGTTGGGGGGACGGATCAGCGCTAGCCGCATCCTCATGCCGGCCAGATTGGGGTCAAAAGGACCGGCTTGATGGAATCTGGCTGCTGTCAGCACCTCTTTGGGGCTATCTTGATTCATGCGTCGAGTTCGATATTCAGCAGGATGGCGGCCTGGCGGATCGCCTCAATCGTCACTCCTGGACGGGGGAGAGCATTGAGTTTTCCATACAGATCGGCCGAAACCTTCTTCAAAATGATATCGTTTCGATAGTCCAATTCGTGGAGATAGACCCGGCCGGGGCTACTGTATTGACCGCCGTCAATCTGGAGGGTGTGGATGTCGAATTGATAATCCCGCAAATCGATCTTGGCCCATTTGCGGCCCACTTTCAGTACCTTGGCCTGAAATAGGGTGTCGGCCCGACGACCCTGATTAAAGGTTTCGTGGACGTAAACGGTTTGACCTACGAGGAAATGATGACTCATGAGAAGTTAGAACGGAGATTGGTACGGAAGATTAAGCTTCATCACCAAGAATCTCGGCACCCCTATACTGGCTGGCCTCGTTTTCCTGGATGGAACGGGGGATATCTTGTGGGATTGGAGGCGTAGGGGCATCTCGTCGGACCAACCCTCGGCCTAGCTCGATCGCCTCATGGGCCACCATCTCCATACGATTGATAGCTAGATCGGCCAGCTGATCAAGTTCTCGTTTCCTGGTTGGATCGGTTGCCTCCGCCGCTTGTTGCCGCAAACCTTCTGCCCTCATGTCGGCCTGGCCAAGACGAACCAAAATGCCTTCCATGTGTTGAAGGATAAGGATTCGATCTTCCGCCCCTAGCCGCATCCTGCCCATCGCCTCCCAGAACTCCATCGCCGCCCCGTCCGGTGTATAGTCAGGGCCAAATTGCAGACGGCCGTCTCTCTTGATCAGAACCAAAGGATTGCTCCTACTACCGATCACCAGATCGGTAGATTCTATGTACCCTGTAAAATCATGGTTGTCGATCGTCTCGGGTTGAGGGCCGGTGATTCGGGCCCAAGACACATCCAATGGTTCGTCATCAACGTCAGGCATAACTGACGATACACCAACCAGACCTCTTAAGTCATAGCCTATAAGGGCCGTTCTAACCGTCATGCGAACACTTGCCACCATCCAGACCATCCAAGAGGTCCAACCGATCGAAAATGCCGATGCGATCGAACGTGTCAAGATCCTGGGTTGGTACGTCGTAGCCCGCAAGGGTGAGCTGAAAGTCGGTGATCGGATCGTGTATTGTGAGGTGGACAGCTTGTTGCCCGAACGGCCGGAATTTGAATTCCTCCGCAAAAGCTGCTTCCGTCAGGCCATCATCGAAGGCGACAACACCCTCTTGAGGGCCGGCTTCCGGATCCGTACCGTCAAGTTGCGTGGTCAGGTGTCGCAAGGCATCTGCTTCCCCCTCAGTATCCTGCCGGAAGGTGCCCCGACAGAGGTTGGGTCCGATGTGACCGATCTTTTGGACATCATCAAGTACGATCCTCCCTTGCCATCTTGCTTGAGTGGTGTGGTGAAAGGTCATATCCCCGACTTCATCCCCAAAACGGATGAAACCCGCGTCCAGGTGTTGGAAAATCTGTTGGCTCGTCATCAGGGCAAACAGATGTACATGACCGAGAAACTGGACGGTAGCAGCGCCACCGTATTCTGTTACGGTGACCAAGAAGGCGTCTGTGGTCGTACCCTGTGGTTCCACACCGATGACCCTCAAAACACCATCTGTCGGGTGGTCCGTGAGATGGGGATCCTGCCTCTGCTTCGGGCTGCTTCGGTGGCAGATGGCTGCTGGTACGCCATCCAGGGGGAGATTATCGGCCCTGGCATCCAGAAGAACCGCTACGGTCTCAATAAGCCGCAGCTCAGAGTGTTCAACGTTCTGAAGATCAATGATGGGGCGGCCGGCACTCATCTGGTCAGTTTGGACACCTGCTTGGCGGTCACTCAATCGGTTGGCCTTCAGATGGTGCCCTGGTTGGGAAATCTGACCCTCGATCACTCGGTAGACCAATTGGTCGAGCTGAGCAAAGGGAAGTCCCGCTTGAACGACAAGGTTCATCGTGAAGGACTGGTGATCCGCCCCTACAATGAAGAGAACGACCCAGAAATCGGCAGACTCTCTTTCAAGGCCATCAACCCTGACTTCTTGCTGAGATATGAAGAATGAGCCGTGACACTATCGTCAAAGACGATCAAGGCAAGCAGTACAGCCTCGACAATCTGTCAACTCAGCGCTGGCTGGAGGGACAGGAACATGGGGTAGAGATAGCGGCCAAGTTTATCAAGGACAAGTCATTGGAAGCTTTTGGCCGATCCCAAGATAAGGAAGCGCTGATGCTTCGGGGTCTGGCAGATGAGATTGTGAAAAAACTGATTCCTGAACTGAAGTCCAAGTCCAAACAGCACAAGGAACGATTCCCAATCGAGGTCAAAGATGATGACTCCTGAAGAAGCACTGGCGAGCTTTATTGCCGAACAGGCTCAGCTGATCCACATGGGAACCCAAAGCTATATCGTCGGTGGGGCGGTCAGAGATCACGTCCTAGGACTGCCGATCAAAGACTTGGATGTGGTGGTGGAGACCCGCAACGGGAAGAACGCCCTCACATTGGGCGAAGCGGTGGCGGGCCGTCTGGGCCTGGCGGTCCATGCGGATCAGTATGGTGTGGTGCACATTGGGCCGATTCAAGAATCTTTCGTCTACCGTGGGGTAGATCTCAAGGGTCAAAAGATCGAGATTGTCACTGCCCGTCAGGAAAAGTACGACAAGTCCAAGAAGGACAGTCACAAGCCGTCCGAGGTCCAGCCTGGAACGATTCGCCAAGATCTTGAGAGACGCGACTATTCGGTGAATACGTTGATGTGGTGTCTCTATGACGTCAACGTTGTGACTCAGCTTGACCAATCCCCATTTGAAGCTCCCATCACCGATCTGTTGGGCGGCCTTGAGGACTTGAAGGAGCGGGTTCTTCGGACCCCCATGCATCCGGAAGAAACCTTTGACGAGGATCCTTCCCGTATCCTTCGAGGAATCCGTTTTCTGGTCAAGTACCAGCTATCCCCCAACCCCAGAACTTGGGAGGCTTTCAAATCAAAGGCGGAAGAGATCCGCCGGCTACCCTATGAAGTGGTGGCAATGGTGTTTATCGACAAGATCCTAGCTTTGCCGAAGGAGCAGGTTCAGCTTGCTTTGGATATGATGGCCCACTTGGGCCTACTTAGGATCGTGTTCGATATGGTGCCAAGCGGACGAATGCGCCGAGGCATCAATCAAACGATCCAAGATACCAGGACCTTGCTCAAGTTGATGCAACTCACCAGCCCTCAGATGGTAGGACATCAACTCAGTGATCAAGAGTACCGTCTACTCTGGGAGCATTCGCTCACTAGGAACGATCAGGAGCTCGATGCCCTCTACCAAAAGTTCCTCAAACCACCCTTCGATACACTACGATTCATCCAAGACACGGGTGCGAGCGGGCCTGCCATTGGTGAAGCGGTAAGTCGAGCTAGACTGAAAGTACTGAAAAATCCCTCAATCACTGCCGAGGAACTCCAAATCCAAGCCCTTTACGAGGTTCCATGAAAGCACTTGCCATCATGCTGTTGGTCGGTCTCGCCTGGCCGGCCAGCACTCCACCCGAAATTCACCGAAATTGCTCCAACTGCGTCCGTAGGTGCAGTCGTGCGCTCGATCCGTTGGGATGTCGGAGCATGTGCTACTACCTCAAAGGGATGGCGTGCATGGATCAACATAAGGGCCCTGGCCCCGACAAGGCATGTAGCTGCACCTAAGGAAGATGTCATGAATTGGCGTGATGGTGGACATTATCAAGGATTGATCGTTCGTATCGGTCCCGACGATCTAGATCGTGTGGGCAGTTGTTGGATGAAGGGTCGTCTCCTAGTAGGCGATCTGGCCATGGCGATCAGTGGGTCGGGAGATTGTTTTTGGAACTATCAGTTGGTTCAAAACAACGCTTATCTTGGAAGAAGTGGGAAGAAGGGATTCAGGCTCATCCCAGAATCTCAATTTGGAGCCTATGTGTTGGGTACGCCTTTGGAATTCCAACCCACCAATCGGGAACGGCATCTCCTGCTCGCTGGAGAACACATCACTCTTGAGGCGGACCCTGGACCTGAACGTCCTCTAGCTCTGAATCCATGAAGCTGACAATCGAACAGGCACGGGGCTTCATAAAAATGACCCGCCAGGCTGAGCTGACCCAAGAGGCCAGCCTGGATCTAGCTCAAAAGTTTGCCAATGAGTTGGGGCCTGACGGGCCTGCCTTGGTGGAGACGCTGGTCCGTCAGGTCTACGCCGAGTCGGAAAGCAGATTTGACGCCTTCAATAGAAAGGTGCGACGGACCCAAGGCGGAGACCCAGATGCACAGGTCGACATGGCGGCCTTGAGGGTATCGATCCTTGTGATTGCTGAGGCGATGGCGGATCCCAGCTATGTGCCTGACCAAGAAGATCTCGACGCCCTATCAGAGATAGCCAAACTTGGCACCTTCGAGGCCGATTGACGGTGTAGTGTAGTCGATGAAACCGACCGGCAATCCTGCTATAGACAACTCCACTGCCCAATGGATCGTAGGTTCGGATGAATGCGGGTTCGGCTGTTGGGCGGGCGACTTGGTGGTGGCGGGCACCCGCCTACCTAGGGGTTGGACCGACCCTGGGGTGGGGGATTCGAAGAAGCTGTCCGAGGTCAAGCGAGAGCAGGCCTACCGGCGTTGGACTGAGACTGAGCCGGTCCCCTACTGTCGTGTAGCGGTTAGCGCCAAGGTGATAGACCAGCACGGGGTGTGGGAATGTCTGATCCAAGCCCACCGGAAGGTCCTGAGTGAGTTGCTGAAGGGCATTGACCCCGATGATGTGTTGGTGGTGGTGGACGGCTTCAAGGGGCAAGGACAGAAGATCCTACCTCAGGCGATCGGGCTACCCAAAGCGGACGACCTGATCCCTGCTGTATCGCTAGGGAGCATCATCGCCAAGGTGTGGCGGGACCGGCAGATGGTAGAGCTAGCTAAGAAGTACCCTGGCTACGGATTCCAGAATCATAAAGGGTACGGGACTGACGAACACCAACAAGCTTTGCTCAGGCTGGGGGTGACCGACATACATCGCCGCAGCTACGCTCCTGTCACCAAAGCATTGATAGCTCAGGACACCCCTGCTTTGGGCTTCGATGAATGACAACGGATACCGAAATCAAAGAAGCTCTTGACTATAAGCGGAGCTGGAAACCAGGAATGCCGGAGCCAAAGTCCTATGAATGGATCTTCGACGTACACCTAGAAACCGTTGAGCGTCGCTCAAAGCTCGCCGAAGCGTTCATCCCATTAGGGCGCCATCGGGTCGATTTTTGCACCGTTAAACGACGTCGGTGGTCAGAAGGTGGCTATAGCGTCGATGATATGCTGAAGCGGTTCACGAAGATTAAGGAGGCCCTAACCGGAGAGGAGGTGTTTGACCGCACTGCATTTTTATCGGTCTATGGTGACCTCCGAATGATGAAAGACGAGTATGATTCGTTTCGAGCAAGTCTCAAGTCTTCGGATAACCGGCCGTAAAGATGGTCATGCACAAAGTGTTGGTGGTTGACGATTATCCGGATGCGGCCCTTTGGATCTCGGACCTGTTGGGGAACGCTTTCGATGTGGAACTCTTCTACGATTCTGGAAAGGCGTTGCAGGCCATCCTAGCAGGACAGTACGCCTGCGTGGTGTCCGATGGCAGGATGCCTGGCTTGTCGGGGCCGGAACTGATGCGAGCCACGCTGGCCCAAAAGCCCGAGATGGCGGGTCGTTTCGTCTTCGTGACCGGAACCCCCTTCGAAACCATTCGAGAACTGGAAGATGTTGGCCCAGCCAAAGTGCTGTTCAAGCCCGCCCACAAGTCAGACCTGCTGGAAGCGGTCGGGAAATCGTGCTCAGTTGCTGGCTAAGATTAGGACTCGTACCAAGCCGATAATGAAGGGCGGCTATGTCCTTGAAGAGGATCTGGAATTCTTCATCCATGAAGTGGCTCATCTGGTGACCCTCACCTCTGTTCAGCACACCAAAGAGTTGCTGATGGGCACTCAGATGATACCTGTAGGGAATCTGATCAAGCAACAACTCAAGACGCCAAAAGGTCAGGACAACAATGAAGTGTTGACTACCGCAGTTACCATTTTGGCGATGGAACGCTTGGGCAAAGGGTCGCTGGTCGAATCGGTCCTGAACATGTTCCTGAATCTTCAGACTATTAGTCTCGATGAAGATTCCTCCAAAGAGGAGATCAAGGCCGCCAGGGACCCGATTCTGCTCCAAACCATGCAATTGATGCTCCGACCAAAGACTCAAAGGCTGGCACGCCAGATGGTGAGGATGCTTCGAGAGCTGGAATCCAGCTTGTGAAGCGGTGTAGGGATAGGGCCCTATGACGATCTCCCTCCAATATCAGGCTGAGACGCTCACTTGGGGACAGTTCATCGCCCGAACACCCAGGTTTTCAATCGCCCTGGATGGTTACGTGAGCGGCGGCCCTAGGTTTGATCCATTGACCCCTAGAGCTAGTTTCAACCATCATGACCAGGTGAACCGGCTCGCCACCCGAGCGACATGTGGCCAAGTGTTGATGGCGTTGAGGCAAGGACTCTTCAGCTGCTTCCGCAATGAGCAGGGCCCGCAAGCAGTCGTGTACGTCAACGATTGCGATGAAGACGTCTGCACCAGCTGGGCGTTGCTCAAGCATCACTACTTGGCTGAAGGAGCGGTCAATCCGTTGCTCAACAGGTTGGTGGCGATGGAAGACGCACTAGATAGCACAGCAGGGGCGTACCCGTTCCCCAAGGACATGCCAGCCTTACGGGAGCTCGCCTGGGTGTTCGAACCCTATCGGCAGTTCCGAGCTAGTGGCCGGCTTCAATTCCAAGTCCCACAAGAGTTCCGATCCGTCATTTCTGACGTCGAACACCGGATCTTGCAACATATCGCCGGTCGTGGGCATGAGGTGCCCCTAGATACCCGCTACGATGTGTTGGGCGGCGGGCCCCGATGGTCGCTGGTCCGAGAAGTCGGAGCCCAGGCCCGCACCGGCATGTTCTCTGATGGGATCAAGGTTTTCGTCACCGCCAGAGAGCTGGCTAGTGGCAAGATGGCCTACATCATCGGCAAGATGGACCACTTCAATCCTTTGGACCTGGTTCGGCTGACCAAGACGCTGAATGAGACCGAACACTGTCTGGCCAATGACCAATGGGGTGGAGGCGACATGATCATCGGCAGCCCAAGGAATGCCGGCTCGGGCATTGCCATCGAACAACTCACTCAACTGATGAATCAGGCAATGGCCAGATGTCTGACCTAGACGAATTGCGCCAAATAGTCGGCGCCAGAGCATTCGCCGCATTGCTACGTGGTTCGCCTCTGAGGCAATGGCGACGCACCACCCCATGGAACTGGTGGGTTGAGAATCGCAAATCCGTCATGCTTTGGCACTCAACCCCAGAGCAAAAACGACGGCCCGACCTTCGCTTGTTCGAACTAAAGTTTCAATCTCCCAAAACGGTGACACATTACCTGCATACTCAATCTGAGTACTGTGAGTATGTGTTGCTAGCTAGGTATCAGGTAAAACATGTCTGACGTGAAAGCACCCAAGCCTCCCATCAAATGGGTGGGCGGGAAAACCCAACTATTGCCCGAAATACTCAAGGTCTTCCCAGAGAAGATCGAAACCTACTTCGAACCCTTCACTGGAGGTGGGGCGGTATTCTGGCACCTAGCTTCGATGTTGCAGTTCAAGCAAGCTCGCCTGAACGATTGGAACGCTGAGTTGGTGACGGTCTATCGGGTCATTCGAGACCAGCCCCAACAGCTGATGGATCAACTCAAACTACTCCAATATGACAAGCCGATGTTCCTAGAGTGGCGGGCCAAGGACCCCAAGCAGCTGGACGACGTGACTCGTGCCGCTCGCATGATCTACCTCAACAAGACGGGCTTTAACGGCCTCTACCGAGTCAACAAGCGAGGGGACTTCAACGTCCCGTTCGGTGCCTTCAAGACCCCTCCTAAGCTATTTGATGAGCAGAACATCCTCGCATGCAGCGATGCCTTGCAGGGGGTGGAGATCCATCAAGGCGACTTCGCAAACGGCTTGGAGCTAGCCCAACCAGGGGATTTGGTCTACTTCGACCCTCCCTACGTGCCACTAAATCCGACGTCCAATTTCGCCTCCTACACAGAGGTGGGGTTCGGGCTTGCGGCTCAGAAGCGCCTGTCTGGGGTGTTCCGAGATTTGGCTGACCGTGGCGTCAAAGTGGTGCTGTCCAATTCAAACACTCCGCTCGTTCGAGAGCTGTACGAGGGGTTCGAAATACGAGAGGTGATGGCTCGCCGCAGCATCAACAGCAAGGCGGACGGTCGCGGGGCGATTGCTGAGTTGTTGGTGGTGTCGTGATCTAAGCCAGCTGTTTAGGGTACTTTGTAGCCTAATTTGGCTGTAGAAAAATCGAATCGTCCTCACCAGATAGGGCCCTGTTTGCGGTGTATGGGGTGTCGTAATGGATGTGACTGAAGCTGACCTTTCTACTGCGTACGTACGTCACGCAGAAGCCGATCCAGAAGAAAACAATAGGGTCATTTCTGAGATGATCAAGGTGGCGGACACTTTGATATCGCAGGGTTCTACACACTTGTCCAGTAGAGGGCTTAAGGCAGGCATATCAAAGCACAACAATAATCTCGACTCTGACTATAATCGAGCGATCTTGTTGCGACGCCCAGACTTGGCTACCTACATCAAGGTCAAGTCTAGGGCCAAGGCTAAAGTTACCCTAAAACCCAATCGGTCTAGATTGGCTGTATACGGGCACAACTACGCTTGTGTGATTGCAGCAGAGGTACTGTTCACCCCTCTGATAGGTCACGATCCTAGACTAGAAGAGGCTGATAAGGGATTTCGAGATGCGATTGCGGATGCCCTAGCACGTTACAAATCAACTGTGGACAGCCTCCGTAATCAGAGGGCAAAGGAAGCCTTCCTCATGACCGGTAGGGGACGCTCAAATAGAGCGTTGCAAGAAGCGTTGCAAGTGTTGGGGTGCTCTAAAGATAGCCCTTGGTCGGAAGTCTGTGGCAAGTACAAGGCCCTGAGTAGCAAGCATCACCCTGATCATGGGGGTGACAAGAATCAATTTATCCGAGTCCAATCTGCCTGGAAATTACTACAACGACACCAATCGAAAGACGCTAATGCCTACACCTAAAGATATCAATGGACCTCTGGCTAAGGCCATCAAAGAGGGTAGATTCAAGCCGAGCTCTACCAAGAAACGTCGTGAGAATATCTGTGCACTGTTCAAGTGGGCTCGCGACAAGTACCCTAAGCAAGGACTAACTTTGGACTTGATTCATTGGGCCCTAGCTAAAGAACCCATGTCCGATACCGATTTGAAGGCCTTAAAAGTTGCCGTCAATTCAGCTAGAAAGTACCTTCTAGAACAAGAGAGACTTGTCACTCATTGCTTTAAGCCCACGGGTCATACAAAGGGAGTAAGGTCATTTTACCGAATCGTAGTTGACAACGAAGAACTAAATCACGCCTCTATGGCAGCGGTTAATAGGCGGGTAGTGAATTCTTTGGTAGCCCAAAGAAAGGTCTTGGATATCAGTCGAGACATGCCTGACAAGCCCACATCTGAAGTTGCAAAGATAGCGCTTAAGACAGCGGAAGCCCTGCAAGATTTCTCACCAGAAGCTCAGAACTTGTTTGCAGAAGTGGCACCTCACCTATTGTCTAAATGATCGCGTTCAGTCCCAGTCCACGCCGTCATCCAAGTACTGAGGGTACAGGCCGGCGTGGATCTCCCGATGGCAGTTACTGCAAACCAGAATGACACGTGCCAACTCGGGCAAGATGGCTTCCCAGCTCGACTTACGGCTGATCTCGAAGTCCTTTTGCCCAGGATGGTGGAACTCAAGAGCCGCCAAGCAGCGGTCATACGGGCAGAGTCGGCATTTGCCGCCCAGGTGCTGGACTGCCCGTTCCTTGAGTTTCTGTCGTCGCTGCTGAGCCCTGAAGTTTCGCTCCCAACGCTTGTCGAGGTCCATCCACTGGGCCTGTCGACAAGCAGATTACCGGTGTAGGTGACAACATGCCTTTGACTGACGAACAGCTGGTCAATTTTTATAGGAATCCAAAGGATCTGATCGGGACTTGGTGGTTGGATGTGGACGGACGAGTTTTGAGAGTGTCTTCAATGGAAGCCTCCGTTCTGACATTAGCTAGTCATCATGGCATGGGGAGAGTCTTCAAAGTACCGTTGTTGAGTCTGCTCGATGTATGGAGTCGATTCGCTTATATGTATGATGATCGGGAAATGGCTTGGGTGATACCAGGATCACTTGCCCTCCTGAGAGAAACCTTATTGCTGGTTCAGATACAATCTGTTACACCAACGTATTGTGCAACTATGTATGGGGATAGCGATATCGAAGTGTTCTACAGGAGGGTCCCACTCACACAACAAGAAGCCCTGCAAGAGATTGGGCATGGTCCAACGTCCGAAAACATGGATCTATTTCTTCAAAGATATCGAGCTCCAACCTCTGAAGAGATGTCTCAATATGAGAGCACAGTTGATCGATTCAACGAGGTGATGGCTGAGGGAAGAAATTATGCATTGTCCCGAATGTTCCCAGAACCACAACTGTCAGAAGATACTCCAATCGAACCATCTGAACCCCTCATCCGAACATCGGCATGGGATCAGCTGACTGACTCGATACTGACCTAGAGCTGAACCGGCAGCTCGATGTGCGGAACAGTACCCACCATCGTCTTGGGTAGGATGAGGGATCGGTACGGCACTGAGATCTCCTGCTAGGTAGCGCCGATCTTGACCACGCATCGCTTGGCAGTCTTGCTCAAAACCGTGACCGGTATCCGCATCACGAAGCCGTAGCCGCCCTTGGGAGTGTGTCGCCACAGGACTCGGATGCCAGGGTAGAGATCCCCGCTATCGCCGAAGTACAGGTTCATTTGGACCTGGCTCGAATCTCGGTTGAGCTGAAGTCCCACAAGCCTGGCACCTCGTGAAATAGCTGATCGATGAGATTCAGGTCTTTGATGCTGGAGTTGGTCAACACGTCGTCCATCGTCAGCACCTTGCCGTCTACGGGACGGTTGGCGATGTAGAAGGTGGTGCCCAGCTGTGCCATCTCGTACAGCATTGGCGCCACTTCCTGACCCCACTTGGGATCCAGCATGCGTTGCAGCGAGTCAGACCCCATCGCGATCGGGGTTCCGGGGAAACGGCGAGCCTTGTCGAGATAGAGGGCGTCGCCTCGGGTGAAGAGACGATCGTGACCTCGGAGCATCCTGGATCGTTTGAGCAAGTCCTGCAGGGTCAACGCTTTCTTGTGTGGACCGTCCGATGTGACATGAAAGATGCAGGGCAACTTCGACTTGCCGGCCACCACTTTCGATAGTCCAATGTGACCTGGATGTGGAGGATTGTAGCTGCCTGGCATCAGCACCATCTTGTCAGGAGGCTGAGACAACCGTTCACCATTGTGGAGGAAGAATGGGTGGGCAAAGAAGCGTTCGAGAGCAGCATCAGAGCTTTCGACGACATTGAACTCCCCCAAACCGGCTGCCTGAAAGATCAGGCTGAGTCCAATATGATCGCACACCTGGCCATCAGCCGTGCGTCTCTTCTGCCCCACCCCTTTCTCAATAGTCAGTTGGTGGGAGAACACATGATCGTCAGAAATCACACAAGCGTACACTCGGTGATGCCCACGATGCTCTTTCTCGCTCGCCACAGAGGCGGTCAAACCCAGTCCGATCGGCTTCTTGCCGCCGAAGCTGAAAGCTCGCTGATACGCCACACACGCCAGATCGATCGCCGTCTCGGCGGAGCAATAGCTGTCTGGAACGAAACCCAAGGTCTTTTGCGTCTCTTCCGGACGATAGGGGAAGCTACAGCCTGACAGGTAAGCGGAGCTGCCAGGCACCTCCCATAGCAGCTGCTGAAGGCCCGCACCTGCTCCAGTGCAGATCAGGTGGACGTTGACGCCAGCGTGTTTCAGATCCTCTAAACTGTTCATCATCACTCCAGGGGCGGCATTCCCAGGGCCTTGTGGGCTTCCTCGAAGAACTCGCGATTGGTGAGGATATTGGCCTCCACACTGGTGAAGAGGACGATCATCCGTCCTTCGAGGGGCAGCTTGGCAGAAGTTTCGATGATCTGCTTGGCCTGTTCCTTCCGGAAGGCTTCACGTTCTTCATGGTCGATGGTCTGTTGACGGAACACATCGGACCAACCTGCGAGACTAGAAACTTCGGGTTTTTTCTGATTTTTCGTCATGCTTAGATAGACGTCCGTTTTTTGGACAACTTAAGGGGCATGTATCGGTCTGAACGCCGTACCATCGTAGTAGTGCTGCCTAAGCTCCCCCTCTTTGGGGCGACGGTAGATGGCGTGATGCACCACATGTTGATGGCCAAGGTTGCAGGTCTGCCGCTTCTCAGCCGAGATCAGCAACTTGGCGAACTCAGATGGTGGGATGAACCCCCACTCGTCACAATTGGTCTGATCGACCGCATTTTGCCAAGCCAAGTCAGATTTGCAGTCAGGGCAGATGTAGGGTTCAGACCCGTAATGCTCTGCATACCGGTTCAGATGACCGTTCTGACAAATGCCTTGGACGTAACCTTCGTAGGACATACGGCAGCATACGTCCCGCTAGTCAACGACTTAAGGCTCAGACGGCAGCTTTGATCTCTTGCGGCACGTCCGCTACTGCGATCTCGGCCCATTGGTCAGAACCCAGTCCACCTGGACGAACCGAATCCTTCTTGGCCTTTGGAGTCTTGCGGTCGAACACCACCTTCTTACCGGCCCAGCCGCCGTTCTTCTGCTCGGATTCGGCCAAGAAGTAGGTCTCCCCCACATGCTTGTGCTTGTACCACTTGCCGACTTCCATTCGGCCAGCGGACTTGAAACGGGCAACTACCTGGGAAACCTTGGGATCCATGTATGCTCCAATCAAAAGATGCTTTACCGCAAACCTTCCAACACGTCCTTGGGGACCCATTGTTCCAGAGGGTCGCCCTTTCGCCAAGATTCCGGCACATGGGCTTCTACGGTCTGAATCCCCACTTCTTTACCCTCAGAGTGAAGCTGTCTCACCTGCTCCCTGAGTTGGGCGTCCTTCCTTGGGACAATCTTGGTATACGCCTCACCTGTCCGGATGTCGACGATCCTGAAGCCTAGCTTGATTAGCTTGCTCCGCTCAGCGGATTTAAACCGCTCCACCACTCGCGAAGCGAGCTTCACCATACCAGGGATCGTGATGCGGAGCCATTCACGGATCTGAGGATGGACGGTTGCAGGACCGTAGCCTACGAGCCGGCCGATTGCTTCACAAAAGGCTTCTTCGGTGTTCTTATTGGCGTAGCCTGTGATGGGATGTCGGGGTACTGGGAGGGTTCGTACGCCTCGTTCCAAAGCATCTACGAAGTCGGAGCGCTCCTCATATGTGGCCCCGCCACTACGTTCCTGACCCAATGTGTCAACCTGAAGAGCCAAGATGGGATCTTTGAAGGCCCACTTCTCCGCAAACTCGGAGCCATACTTGATGGAAGACGGCCACTCGTCCAACAGCTTCTCAAGGTCAAGCGGCCCGTAGTCCTGGCGGATAGCTTCATCCCAGAATACGCGAGCCCCTTTGCTCAAACCTTTGAAGAGATGGTGTCCCATCTCGTGGGCCAACATGTGAGCCCCCCATTCGGGAGGTTCTCCCGAGAGAGCACTCATAGCAATCGAAATATGGTCTCCTTCGTATAGGCCGCCTTCATTCATCTTGCTAGCAAAATTGAACACGAGAGGTAGCTGCTTCTGAATCAGCCAAGGAAGATGCTTGCTAGCCTTGCGTCGGTACTGCTGCAATGCCTCCCGCATCTTGTAGAGGGCGTTCTGCTGCCAATCCGAAGATTGGTCGTAGGCCCGCATCTCCACCTGGAATCCCTCAAACACCAGGCGATCTCTGTCAGGGGTCGTGACATCAACCTTTCGATCTACCCTGTATTCCAGCGTTTCTTTCAGATTTTTCCAGAAGATCTGTGCCTTGGACCGAACCCTCTTATCCCAGGCCGCCACCTCAGACTTGTAGCGATTGAACAGCGACTCTTTGGAGTTGTATTCGTCAGGGTACCCCAATGGCATCGATAGTTCGGTGTAGAAATCCCACGCCACCTTACGGACACCTTCGAAAGAAGTATCACCGTTGTCCTTGAAACGATTCAGGAAATCATCAAAGAAGAACTTCCTGAATCGGGTCCGATAGACCTTCAGCCCCTCACGAAGCTTTTCCCCGTCTTCATAAGTGTTGATTCGGGGGATGTTCTTGACCAGGGTCAAGAAGTCTTTGCGAAGACGCTCTACCCAAGCCTCATCGATTGTCTCGACTTTGGCGGTCTTGTAGCGCTCTACTAAAGTTGCTGTCCTAAGTACGGACTTGAACGACTCGATCTGGTCCCTGGTCATATCTTGTCCCAACACATAATGGGCGAATACCTCAGCCCAAGCCTCATCGATGTTGCTCTTACCGTAGTCCGATACAGGGGTGACTTGACGAGGATCTTGGTCCCACTCGTCCTGCCATTCTTTCCTGGTCTTCTCAGCTTTGGCCTCAGCCAAGTCGTTGGTGGCTTTGACCGCAATATCGACATAGAGCGTCGCCTCGGCCTCTGCTTCCGAAATCGCTTGTTCGGTCTTCTCCACCCACTTGGGGCGGACTTTCTCGAAGATGCCCCACCAGTACTTGTCAAAGTTCTTGGGGGCTTTGGCCGGCTCAGGGGTAGAGCGCACCTCTTCTTCGATCTCCCACATCAGATTCCGACAGGCTTCCGACAATTTGCCGTTGGCTTCTAGGGCGATGTGGAATTGAGCCTTGGCCTCTGGAGAAACAATCACCTCCGCTCCCGCACTATGCATGGCGGTCAACAGGTCGTTCTGAGCATCCCAGCCCGCACTCGCGATATTGTCTCTGTACTTCTCGATCGGCTCTTTCCACCATTTGGCTTTCGCTTGGCCAAACTGTTTGAGCAACTCTCTGACTCGGGATACCGAGGTCTCAATAGCCCGATGAGCTTCTTGGATCTTGTGATCGGAAATCGTCCGTTCACTGTAAGACACCCCAGGAGCCTGCCTCTTGTGAACCCTCACAAGAGATTCGAACTTGGCTCGTTGAGTCTGACTCATCTGCTTGAACCAGAATCGGTGGCCGAGCTCATGAGCCATCAGCTCAACAATGAAGCTGCTGGGACGACTAAAGACCTGAACGGTGTCTTTACCGATGTGATAGTTGCCTCCCACCCCACCACCCGTATTATGGTTCGACCCACCGCAAGCCTCGCATTGGATGAAAACCGTGCCGTACCAAGCTTTGGCCACCCCCTTTTGCTTCATCCGCTGATAGGCTTCATCCAGGTAGTTGATGTAAGCCTTGATCTGACCAGGTGTGACGGTGCTATCGTCAATCACCACTTTCATTCCGTATAGGTCGAATTCCTTGTAGGCCGAGATGTCTTCGAACGGATGCTCCGCCGGCTGACTCTTAATCCTGTCGGCATCTTCCCGTAAGATCTTCAGGGCTTTGTCCAAGGTGGCGGTCAGCTGCTTGCCGTTTACCGCATCAGAGAAGTCCCGCTGATACAGGTCTAGCATGCGCTCACCATCCTCAGCAGGGAAGCCAGGCAAACCGGTCTTCTCCATCACTTGCTGCCAATGCTTGGCCTTATCCTGTTCGTCCACCACAGCCGCTTTCAAAGCGTCCAGCAGCTTCTTGACTTCCTTGCCTTCGGACATCTCTTGGAGGCCCGTATAGGGACCCCTACGGGCAAAGAACACCTGTTCGCCCATGTTGGTTACGAAGTCTTTCAGCTGAGCAAAGGTACGGTGAACTGCCGGCCAACCATTAGGCTTCGAATCGAGTAGCTTGAGCCACCCACGGCGAACCCCCATCAGCCACGGCTTGTCAAGGATCTCAGCCGTCAAGAAGCGAGCCGCCACCCGCTTGGCCAACATCTCAACGGTCCCCGGTCAAAAAGCGACGGATCAAAGAGGCCTCTTTCATCCCCTTCATGACCTCACCACTCTCTAGGAATTTTTCGGCTAGACCTGGCGTCAAATATTGATTCTTGAGCGTACTAGGGGTGTGGCCCACGTCTTCCGCCACCAGCTCCAACGCTTCTTTGAATTCGTCCTTGAGCTGCTTCTCACGTTCCTTCTTATCCTGAGGAAGCTTGCCACCCTTGGATCGAACTTTCCTCAAGGCTTCCCTCATATCCGAGTTTGCATGATAGCCGCGGAGATCTTTTGCAGTTATATCAAAATCCTTCAGATAGTCGTTTACGGTCGAACCGGTGACCTTTCCGCCTTCATGGCAGAAGATAGACCCGTCCTTGCACGAATCGTGGGCTTTCTTGAGGGCCGACACCACCGCAGCGTCATCCACTACTTTCTTGTGTTTGACCCCCGATTTACCCGTATATTTGATGGTCGCCTTGCCGCCACTGAAGCTGATATGCTTCTTTTCCCACGTCGAAACCCCGTAGTGGCCCTCGCCCTTATCGTTCAGATCCCCCGCTGCTGACGCCTCAGAGCCGATTCGTTCAGCCGTCGCATCCATCAACGCTACCGCCAAAGCTGATAGGGCGGTCTTAGGGTCGTCCGATTTGAGGTCTTTCTTGACCTGGGTTCGCAATTTCTCGATCGAGCCGCTAAGTTTCTCAAGCCGCTCCGCCTTGGCCTTATTGCGTTTGGCCACCTGACCCTCAGAATAGACGTAAACCGTTGTCGTACCCTTGCCATTGGCCTTGGGTACCTTCTTCTTTTCCTGGTATTTGGCCACCACCCGTTGGGCGGCAGTTCGCTCAACCCTATAGAATCCATCAGCATCTGGCCCATTTTCCCATCGCCAGGATTGGTCATCACCAGGTTTGGGGCATGTCGACTCATTTGGGCCCAGGAAGCCGCAACGGAGACAAGTCCAGGCATCCCTACCGTCATCGTAGGTCATCGAGGCGCCGCAGGTGGGGCAATCACAAGGCATCATTTCAAGTAGCTGGGCCAATAAATAGAACCAGGGACTTAGGATTCTGGCCAAATGGGCCGTCCATAGGGTTGATGTCCAAAAACGAAGAGAATCCAGTCCAGCCAATCGGGATGATCTCAGTACTTGACCTGAGACCTCACAGTCGGCGCCCCAAGAAGTGTTCGACCAAAGTGTACGTCCACGGGTTAGGCTCAAACCCTACCCTTTGGATTGAGGCTGGAGAGGCTCGCCTCAACATGAAATCCAATCGTCCAGGGGAAGCGGATCTGAGTGTCTATTGGGATGGGGTGGTGGACCAAGATCACAAATCCGCCTACATCCTAATCCTACCCTTGATTGGCATTAGGCTGATGGAAGTCATCAACCACACGACAGGCTTGGAAGCATGGATTGATCCAAACAACTTCGAAAGCTTCCATGTTCCTAGCCCTGGCTACGTCTACCCTGGATTGACCCAACCCTGCAAGTTCTGTGCTGTACAGAGCAAGCATCAGATGGGCCCCTACATACCTCCTCCAAACAAGGAGCTGTTCAAAACAATGCGGGGACGTAAGGTCGCGATATGGATCGGTCCTTGCGATAATCCTTACAAGAAAGACTAGGAACGCAGGTTCCAGCGATAATCTTTGACAAGCTGTTGATAGATATCGGCTGGAAGTTGCTGGTTCTTGAACTGCTCAGAAGTAAATAGGGCCTTCCAGTCGTCTTCCACACCCTCATAGTTCCTCACCAATTGCTCCACAAGCGCAAAGGGCTGGAGATCCATAGGTTTGAGCAGTTGGTTGAAGCCTGCCGCGTTGGTATGCCCGCCTCCCCCGTGGGCAGCCGAAAAAGCGTTGCAATCGAAGCTTCCACGGGAACGAGTAGAGAACACCATTTTCTGCACCCCTTCCTCAACGAATAGAGCGAAGCCGATTGTGAGGTCGTTCTCATCAGCCATCTTCTCGGACGCATCACTGGTGGGCTTGGTGCCTTCGAACACCATCACACGGCGACCCTTCTCGGAGACGAAACGATGTGCCCCTTTGACAGCCTTGTCGACATGTCGGAGACTCCGCTCATATAGGATCGGGCCGATCTTTAGCAACTCTGGCCACCTGCTCCAATCCGTCATAGCCAGCTCTTCCCAGGGCCAGAAGTGGACCGCATCTGACACCTCACAGGCTTGTCGCCAACGAGTGTCTTGTTTCTGCCAAGTGTCACGAATACCGATCAGGGTGGCGAAGTCTTGCAGGGCGGCTGACTTACCAGCTTGATCTTGGATCCAGCGATTCCGGCGCAACATCTCTCGTCTGGCCCATTCTTGTTCTGAAAGAACAAGTTCTGCCTGAACCCTATCTAGAGGCAACCACACTTCCCTAAAGGCCAGCATCGCCCCACTGACGCCTGGGTCCGCCACCTCATCTCCGAATGCGCCCAAGCCCGCTTCTACGAACGGCATGACCGCATTTTTGACTTTCTTGTGATGGTCAAGCACCAAAACTCCTACATCGAGGAATTCTTTGATCCTTGCTGGGTCGGGGCTGATGTCACAGAACAGTTGTCCTGGCCGTGGTTCCAACATCCGATAGGGCTCAGTACCGTGCTGCAAGAACGTCACTTTGGCGTTAGGCAGACAGTCGTGCAGGATCATCGCGCTGGCGGTCCCGTCCGAACAGTTGTCATGTACAATAATTTCGTCGACTGCCAGTAGTTTGGATGTTTCGATCATAGGACTTTCAAGCCTTTTTTGAGGCCTTCTCTGTAGAGATGTTCAAGATTTAGCCAGTATTGCTTCGGAGTGTCAAGCTTCTGACTCAAAAGTTCAGCCAACTCGTCGGTGATGGGGCACTCATCTAACAACACCGCCCTAACCTCAGCTTCGCGGTCTTCGAACACCTGAGTATCGACTTGTCGAAATTCCAACAGGTCCCGAAGATGCGAGCTAGGGCGAGTCACCCAATCGGGGTCGAAGTCTGGGATGGGCTCTAACTCGATCGCCAGCTGCTTGACCAGACTATCAGGTAGTCCTGGCAAATAGTGTTTGAGAGCCATCTCAGCACTATCCTGGGTCTCAAACACCCTAGCCTTGTCTCGACTGCTGGTGAACCACCCATTCTGGTCTAATCCAAGATAGCGATATCGACTGACGGTCGGATATTGGATCCTGACCCTGTAACCACGCTCTGACATCAGTTCTCGAAACTGCTCTTCTTCGCTCGAATCTGGTCGAAAATAGAGTCTCTGAGGACCCTGTCGATCACCAGATCGAGGTCTTGGCGATTCTGCCCGTACCAAGTGTTCAATTCGGCCACCGTACTGACGGCCGTCAAACCTTCCATCAGTCGACTAAAAACAGAGATCTGAGGCTCTCCACATGGTCTGGTGAAGGCGTCCGCTTGAACGGACCGCTCTTCAGCGGGGATGTTGGCCACCTGTTCGGCCACCTGGACCGACTTCTCGGCCATATCGAAGCAATCCATCAAGGCTTCGATGGCCTTCTCGGCGGTCGGTTTATCGCCTGCAAAGAGGGCGTTCATGGCGGTCAGATAGGTCTCACTACCAGCCAACAATAACTGAAGCTGGATGTCGTTCTTCAGGTTCGGAGTCTGCGCCTTCAATAACTCCAGCATGTGGTTGGGGGTGTTGGCCTTCCTAAATGGTTCCAAGTCCACATCAGGGAACGCAAGTTTCAGGAAATCCTCGCCCTTGGGCTGGTGAATCAACATGCCGATCACGGCATCACGGGCTTTGGTGAAGGCCTGTTCTCCTTGTTGCTCACGGATCTGGTTCAGCTGAGCTCTGACTTCTTCCACATGCATTTTCGGCATCAGGTTTTCCTGGTTTGGCTCAACAAAGCCTGCTTGTATTGATCCGCCAACTGACTAGCTGTCAATACACCGCTGGCCTGTAGGTGTGCATAAGCAATCCCACGCATCAAATCGGTAGCTGTGGCAGGATTCTGCATCACTTTCCAGCAAGTTTTGCAGTAAGGGTATTCCTCAAGAGGATTTGGCATCACGGCCTTCTCCTCTGGGGTCAACACCACAATCTCACAAGCTGTACGATCACGCTCTCCAGAGCAGATCAGGCACCTAACTTTGGTTGATGGCATCCAAGTCCTTCCCGATCTCACGTTGGAGATCCTCAATGCTGATCTGATCTTTGACAATCCGCTCCCCATACAGCAATGCGGTTGAGAGCGGTAGTCGAACATGAGGTAGACTGTGTTGCCTCAATAAGCTAGATTCAGTCAAGCCCAAGGCTTCCAAAGCTTCTCGTTTGGGCGTCATATTGGGATTACCAGCCAATCGATGTGGGTCGCAATCTTCCGGGTCACCCGTAGAGAACGTTATCTTACAGGCGAAAGGGCGAGCGGGATAGATACTGCACAGTCCCCCATCCAACAACGGACAAGCGATTCGGCTCATCAGCCAAACTGGCAGCGATAGACCGAACGTATGGTCAGAATGCTCCGAAAGTCGATTGCGAAGCTCGGTAGTCCACAGGTGTTGTTCGACCAGCCAACCGTAAATATGCAGACCTTCAAGGATCGTCACCAATACGGGATGATAGCAGCAATTATGGCAGCCTTTGAGACAACTAGCTAGTGGCCGAACCTCAGTCTCCAGTTCAGAGGCCAATATCTGCGATTGCGCTCTGAATCGATCAATCGAGACTTCCACCGCTATGGGAAGCTGGCGTCTCATTTGAGCCTGAACAGACTGTCATCCATCAGTTGGTCGTAAACCGATTGTTGGGGCTTTGGTTCTTTGGCCTTCGCCCGAGCGGCTTTGCGCTTGAGCGTTCCAAAACCAGGGGTGATGGTGATCCGGCTGAACGAACCATCCTGATGGGTCGCCACCAAGATCTCACCCACTTTTAATCGCAAACGTGGATTGAAAAAGATGGCCCCGCCTGGACGTTGAAAATCGCTGGGAATCCAATCCACCATGGGGGTCAAGACAGTGCCGGCTCGTGTGATGCCTCTCAAAGGTCCGGCCTTGACCTTGATGGCGATGCTGCAAAAGGGCCACTGCTCGGCTGGATTGCAAACTATCAACACCGTGCTGTTGTTTTCATCTAGATCGTCCGCCACCTCTTGCTTGGTGCCGTCAAAACTGACCAGCTGACAGGTGCGGAATTCCCGATTACTGGTCTCCAGCTTCCAGTAACGGTCTTGATAGAAGAGAATGTCGCCTATTTTCATATCATTCCAGAGTGGGGCGATAGCTTTTTAGAGACTCTTTCAACCACTTGGCGTCCACTTCGCCCTGAAACAGGCTCACCACCTCACGCTTGGCTTCGCGATAGGCTTGTTTAGCAGCGTATTCCAGCATCTCTTTAGATGTAGCAGAGGAGGTCCAACGCTCGCGAACATTTCGCCACGCCTGCTTGGCCTCCTCCTCTACACCTTCCTCAAGCGTCAAAACTGAGGACCAGTTGTTTTCCAACTCCTCTGCCATCAAAAGACGGCCTAGGTGAAGACGAAGACGGCTTTTGAGCAGCCGTCTAGCAGTCCAAATGGTTGTCTGAAATAGGAGATCGTCCATCACCAAATGGTTGTCGAACGAAAGATCTCCAATTTGCTCAACCAGGGAACGGATTGGGGGCGACTTTCCCGTCCTGACCAATCCCCAAGGCATCTAGCTCTTCGTCCACAGCGGGGACACCAGCAGCCGAAACCTCTTCTTCTTCAGAGGATTCGGTCTGGCTAGTGTCCCCCTGGGCTTTTCCCTGGCGAGACACCTTCACCCCCTTGATGACTCGGTAATTCCCATGCGACACACGTTCGAACACGTCCCTGTGTGAACTGAGGATGAAATTGATGTAGTTCTGCGGCTTCTCACTATCGGGCATCCAACCACGAGATGCCAGAGCATCCACCACTTCCTTTGCGGTCATCGTTTGACCGTGGCCAATCACCGACGCTACCGCATCCACCACCTTGGGACGATTCCCATTCGCCACAGCCCTACGACCCCGAGCTACCGGACTATCGGTCGTTTGTGCCTTGGGCTTCGGACCTGGTTTGCCTTTGACGGCGGCCGTCACTTGAGGATTCTTTGGCTTTGGTCCAGGCTTGCCTCGAACGGTGAACTTGGGTGCTGGCCCACGACGCTTCGGAAGACCATTGCCCTCCGCCACCAAATTGTTCAAATCTGCCGCAATTGCTTGATTGATGGTGCGACGTGCTTGGGCAATATAACTGTCCAGTTCACGCCCCACCTGAAGAAACACTTTCTCTAATGTCATCTGTCGATTTCTCCGATTCTCATTTTCATTTGGGTGCAGGGGTCTTCCCAGCACCATTCTATCCCAACTTACACCACGAATCCAAAGATCGCAACCCCTCACCCCAATACTCGAAGCATTCTTGCTTGCTTGGGAGTCAGATCCCCTTCCTTGAAGTTCGTGTAATAGCACAGACTTACCTGAACACAGGTTGCCACCACCCCAGGGCCAGCCCGCAACCCCTCACAAGAAGTGCAAGCCTTTGATCCAAAGTTCGAGTGAAAACGAGCTTTGGCGGCCTCTTTTACTGCCGTGTAGGCCAGCTCAGCCAAGTCCCTCGACAACCTGAAAGCTTCTTCAGGCAGGCCTTGCTTGAAGGCCTCAAGCAAGGCCTCTTCTATTTTGGCTACGTCGTGGGGAGTGGAAATTCCCGCAATACGTCGTTTTCGCAAATGATTCCCAGGCTCCTCAACACTTGCTCGCTCCTGCCCTGGGGGATGGCGGTCTGCAACATCAAGGCTCTCCGATCCTGAACCGCCTGAGCTCTCGTCAGAGCTACCTGCATCAGCGTCTCCCATTCGAGCGGAGATGAGGGGGCGCGTCGGACGACTGGCTGGATCAACAATCTGGTTTTCATTGGTTTTCACTTGACCTCTGCTAGTTCCAATTTCAACTCCGGCATAACCACGTCTTCCTCGGGGTCTTTGAGGAGAAGCACCCTGGCCTCCTGGTTATGCCTTGTCAGGATCTCCAACACTGCCCGATGGCGGGCCATTTCTACGGCGACGTCCCTCACATCTTCTGAGGCGGTTAGGATCAGCTGATGGGTTTGTTTGATGACAGGACCCAGCTCGGTCAGTTGTCCCGCCGCCTCGATCGTCTTCAGAGAATCGAGTGCTCGCGACAATTGGTTGGAGGCCCGCATCAGATCAGGGCGATTTTTACGCTGAATTTTACGACCAAAACTCATCTGATTTCACTGAGCAAAGGGTGGCTGACCACGAAATATGGCGTAGAAAGGGATGGTGTTCTGATTCATTTCTTTCTGCAACACATCGCCATCATTAGTTTTTGGCAAATGTGGGACAGTGGCAGCCAGTTCCAACAATCTGGGGTGAGAGGTCACTCTAACCAAATCGGCACGAGCCCGATCGTCCCGCTGCAACACATCGACGACTTGTTGTTCACAGAGAGTATCAAGCAAACAGATCCCTCCCTGACCGTTGCTATCAACCGGACCTTCAACCCAAACGTTATTCTTGCGATCTCGATCGCAAGCCGTCGTCATATAGGGTGGCAGGTCGGTTCCGTAGGTGACCGGAATACCCTCCAGTGTGCAGCCGCATGTATCGTGGAATTTCTCTTGACAAGATCCACTACAACTACAGCCGCCATTTTCACACGCCATCTTGATCCTCCTTCAGCCAATTGAGCCGATAAACCAAGACTTTATGAGAACCTATCGTGACTCGGCTGTACAGATGGGGTTTTTTCCGCAGCAATTCGTATGACAACTTGGGGGATTGTCCAACAGGCAAAGGATTGGCGGCCAACCAATCACCCACCTGTCTGCTGACCTGCTGTGCAAAACTGCCTGGATTGTCAACCAATACGGCCTGATCGGCCTCTTCTAAGCTGAAATCCTCCGAATCTTCTAGTTCAACCATCCCTAGATTGTATCACAGGTAAATTACGAGTGGTATTGTACTTCTTAGGTGCTTGACTCTTATCGGCGGCATAACAGTAGGTGCAGCCAAATCCACACGACTCATTGGCCGTGAAAGGGTCGACCGCCATCACACACCCACACCCCTCTGAGGGCGGCACCTCTCTGGAGGATAGGGCAAAGTCTTTCGGATCTGCACAAACTCCGGAGGTCAGGTTGGGGTATGGGTCTACCCCCTCAAGGAGACGATCCTCATTGCAGAGCCGAACCTCAATCCCATACATGCGGCCCAAAGCGGCCATCTGTTGCAACAACTCTAGCCGTTCGGCTGGAGTGCGGGTCTCTGGAACCAAATCGTTGGGCTGAAGAAACGACAGATAGACCGCATCCAAGCCGGCCGCACAGGCCGCTTGAGCAAGGACTTGAAACCTCTCCAACACATCTGGAACGATCGGTACAGGAGAGAAACGCCACGTCACATTGGCGGCTCCAAATTCTTTGACCGTCTCTTTGAGCAGCAAAGCTGATTCCAACCTGTTAGGAGCCCCTTTCTCAACCTCTTCCCAGCCGGTCGCCGTCACATGAATCTTCACATTGTAAGGGGCAAGCAGGCCTCTAGACAGGATCAGATTGGTCGGATCCTTGGTCCAGAAGATGAGCCCCAACGTGTCCTCAGGTTTGAGACTCCACTTCTGAGGGATGGAGGTCCGCTGATCGAAAGCCGTCATCCACCCTTGACTGAGCTGGATCAAGAACCAGTTCCATTTCGAAGCTGGAACATCAGTCCACCTGGACAAACTATAGGGGATCAGCTCGGCGGCGCCACTTTGGATAGGATTCACCCCTAGATCTTACACCAAAACTCAATCCTTAGCTTTACGGGCCAATCCTGAAAGTTTGGTCGAAGCAGACTTGACCCAACTCTCCAAATTCTTGGCCCAATCCTTCAATACAGCCACACTGTAGGTAATGACGTCCTGCCCTGTGGTTGGGTTGGTCGAAAAGTCAATGTCCGAGATCGCATAGGTGATGAGGGCTCGCCTGGGCAAGACCAGCAAATTCCTGGCCTCGTTCGCCACATCAGCAAGATCACGACTCTCCAGGTAGATCCCTTCAAGGTCAAAAGACACGTCTTCAAGGGTAGCCAGAGGTTTGCCTAGATCTTTGAAGAACTTGACCCAGAAGGTCTGAGCCACCCTACCGTCTCCAAAATCAGACTCGTGACGGGAAGCGATCAAGGTGCGGTCAAAGCCAGACAGGATGCCTTGCACCTCTTTGACGGTTTGAAGCGCTCTAGCGATAAGGCCTGGCAAATCAGAGGCTGTAGCGGTGGTCATTTTCCAGGCAGTTTTTTGCTTCTCATCTGAGGCTTCATCCAACGCCTCTACGATATCCTGCCCCTCGAAATCTTCCAACACATCCGACAAGCTCTTCATCACCAGAGCAGCCAGCGCTTCCTCAGGGCTGAGCTCTTCCTCATCATCCTCGTCTTGTTCTGACGCCACCCTTTCCAGCATCTCTGCCAAACCATGGATCGCCTCATGGCTGATGTGGTGAAGCTCCCCAAAGAGATGCACCTTCTCCAGTGCTTTGGTGGCAGCCTTCATCGCTACCTTTTTGGCCATCGCCTTACCGACAAAAGCCGCCCCTGTGAAGACGCCGGTTGTCGACAGGGCAGCCGCAGCAGCGGTAATAGCCATGTGGATCGCCACCGTCTTGACTGCTTTCTTCTGATGTGCGTCCAGCTTCTTGCCAGCAATCACATCCTTGATCGCCTTACCGGCCTCTTTGAATTCGTGAACCTCTTCCTTGGCAGTGTTGACCAAGTTTTTGGCGTAAGCCTTGGGACTTTTAAGGACCGACAAGGTGGCATCTTTCAGCACCTTCTTGCGGTGACCTTCATCTGCCACGAACTTCTGCACAGCCGCTGGAGCTGAGGTGATCAGTGCTTTGGCCTTGTCAGACAAGCGATTGAAGACGTTCACCACCTTCTGCTTGTTCGATACCGCCACCTCTTCATCGTCCTCATGGTGCTGGCCGTGCCCCTTTTCATCTTTGGGGCTACCACCCTTATCAGACTTTTCTTCCTCTTCCGCCTTACCCCCATCCTGGTCTTTCTTGACCTTGTGGTTCTTTGGGTTGGCGTGAGGATGGAGCTTCAGGTAATGCCCCATCTCCTTCTCGGAGGAGTGCTCCATAGAGAACCGGTACCTAGCTACCAATTGAGAAGGGTTGCGCATGGGTCAGTGCCAGCTAGAGAAACGAGTGTCGTAGGGGATCTTATTCTTATCCAGCCAAGCGCCAAATTGGTCCCACGATACGCTAGATAGTTGCTTGGGATCCTGCTTCAGCATCATGTAAAACTTGCGAGCAGCGGTCGGACTCTTGGAGACGTACTTGGTATAGTGCGGGTCTGCTTGCTGAAAATCAGAATCAGGGGAGAAAGACGCGAATTCCCCCCACTTCACCTTGACACTGAAATTCTTACCCTCAGCCACGAACTCGTCCACCCCTTCAGGGATGACATTGAGGTAAAAGACGTCCTGACCATACCACTTGATCCCTTTGATCCAGTCGTTCTGCTCAAGGGCGGCCGTCTCTTTCTGATTCCTATGATCAGGAGATGCGGTGCGCTTGTACGCCTCATCGTAGGCTTCCAACAACTTCTTCTCAATGGCTTCGAAGTCGTCTGAAGAGGTCAGCTTGGCAAAGTGAAGGATGTTCTCAGGGATCCACATATCGAAGGCTCCGTAACTAGACGGATTTTGCAAGGTCTTCGACTTGAGCTTCTTCTTACCCTTTTGCGGCAACTCCTCCAGGAACCACTGATGGCGGCCCCACTGAAGTCGGGCGTCCTTCCCCAAAAACTTGCCGTCATAGTCAGCTTGCTTGAATCGGAGCGCCACTCTGGAGGTCAAAGCAGCTTCTTTATGGCGACTGAGGATGCGTTTGGTAAGACTCATAGGTTCCCTGCTAGGGGAGACCCTATGAGTGGACTATCAGCCTGCCTGGATGGCAAGAGGCTGCACTTCCAAAGGTTCCCGCAAAATGGCCGCCTCAGCCGTCCCCTCTACCGCTGCCTTGGTGATCATGATGCCTTTTACGGTAGGATCACTGGGGCATTCAAAAGCATAGGTTTTGAGGATCCGTTCAACGATAGTCCGCAACGCTCTCGCACCTGTCTGGCTCTTGATCGCTTTTTGGCCAATAGCTCGGAGCGCCTCATCATCAAAATGAAGATCGATACCGTCCATCTCAAACAAGGCTTTGACCTGTCGAATGATGGCGTCCTTGGGTTCAGTCAGAATCCTGACCATCTCATCTTCCGTCAATGGGATGGTGGTAGTCCTGACAGGGATGCGGCCCAACATTTCAGGAATCAGGCCGAAATCCAGCAAATCTTCTTCCTCAATCGCTAGATAGGCCTCTGCAGAGGTGTGCTGTTGGCGGGATTCCGAACCAAATCCCACCTTCACATGCTTATTCTTTCGACGGTTGACCGACTCCTCAATTCCAGCAAACGATCCTGCACAAATGAACAGGATATTACTGGTATCGATCGTGTAGGTCTCGTTCCCCATACCATTGAGGCCACCTTTGGATAGCGTCAACTGTGTACCTTCCAGCAGCTTCAACAGTGCTTGCTGGACCGCCTCTCCTGAGATGTCTCGGTAACCAGCCGCTTCCCGACCACTCTTTCGAGCAATCTTGTCCACTTCATCCAGGAAGATGATCCCCCACTCGGCCTTCTCAGGGTCATTGCCAGCTGCTGTTACGAGGCCTTCAACCAACGTTTCGACATCCTCACCCACATAGCCCGTCTGGGTCAATCGAGTGGCGTCTCCGACAAAGAATGGCACCTTCAGCAGTCTAGCTAGCGTGCGTGCCATCTGGGTTTTGCCGGTTCCGCTAGGACCCAGGATCAGGATGTTGCTCTTCTGAATCTCAACATCCTGCAACAACAAGCCTCGTTTAGCAGCGTCACGCCGCTTGTAGTGGTTGTAGACCGCTACTGACAGATCTTGACGGGAGGCATCTTGCCCCACCACATAATCGCCCAAACGGGAGTAAATTGCTTTGGGTTTTAGAAGTAGCGGCTCTTCTTTAGGCTTCTGAGCCGCATTCATCAAGCCGGCGGCTGTGCCGAAACAACGATTGCAAATGCAAGGACCATCCTTGATCAGTTCGACGATTTGCTTGACTTCGTTCTCAGGCCGTTGGCAAAGATCGCAGCTTCTCATAGGGGTCTTTACACCAACCCCTAGAACTCAAAGGATATCAGCGTAGACGATGCAAGGCTTGTTCCACTCTACGCCATCACAGTAGACTTTACCCTTGGGTGAAATCACGCATATTCCACCCTCACCGAAATTGTTGCAGGTCTCTTGACCGTATCGGTTACTGACAGCTAACCACACTCGATTATCGACTGCGAAGTCCATCCACGTTGTGCTGGGGAAGCCGCCGTCCCCAAAGTTCGAGCTGAAGCAGACGATATCGGCGTCTCCTGCTTCGTAAAGGTCCGTTAGTTTGGATGACTTGTTCCGAATGTCGCGGCAAATCAGCAATCCTATGCGTTTGCCCAAGAAATCGATGATGGGGGGACTGGCTGTACCAGCTTCTGCCCAGAGGTAGTCGTTCCCCCATCGGTTCAGTTTGGCTACCTGTACGAAGGTCTGGTTGGGCAACATCAGAACTTGGCTATTGTAGAGTTTACCAGAGACATAATCCTTCTCCATCACCCCCCAAGCGATGGCTATCTGGTACTTCTTGGCCAACGCCCCCATCACCTCCATAGAACGAGGCGGGGATCCGGATCTCATGTAGTTAGAGATCACCTCTGCATATGGCTCAGCATCTTCAGAGCTCATGAAGCTGTAGCCAGTTGTGCACAATTCAGGGCACACGATCAATTCAGCCCCTTTTTCAGCGGCCTCAATGATCATCCTAGCTACCGTCCTAAGGTTGCCTTCCACATCCTTGAGTACGGGAGCGAACTGAATTGTAGCTATTTTCATAGGCGTCCACCCTAGGGGAACCGATGAAAGCTTTAAGACGGCATAAACTGCCGATCCCACAGCTTGATGGCCGTCCCCTTGTAGACCCTCTTCAGCGTCGGGTCTCCGATGGCCTGCATGGCGGCAGCTGAGGCGATACCTTTCTTACCTGACGGCAACTTGACCGAATAGCCTCCCCCGTCCTGGTGCACCACACCTCGACCATCAAGTAACAGCTGGCCCAGTATTTCTGGAACGTGTCTGCTGTCGGTTCTGAACCGCAAGTACTTGTTCTTCCCCAACAGAAGCACGCCCAACACCTCCAATTGGGTGAACTTTAGCTCCTTGGCGGCGGAGGTCTGCATGAAACGTTCGACCAGTTGGTGCGACGTTTCACTCTCTTTGAACTGAACTGCTACAAATGTCATTGTCATCGTCCAGTTACACCAAACAAAAGACTAATTGCGGCGTCTTAACTATTTCTCGAACCATCCGTTCAATCATCATGGCCGCCCAAACCTACACGGACCCCGAATTCAATCAACGAATCGATCGAATCGTCCAATACCTTGTTCGCGACCAGCCGGTCGATCAGTTCAATCCTTACGAAGTGGCGGCAGCCAAAGTGTTCCTCAAAGGCATCGAGGCTGAGCTAGCCGAAGAACAAAAAGCTGACGAAGCCTTAATTCAAAACCCCTGAATCCGTTCTATCTGGTAGGAGACACCCATGAAACCCTACGGCAATACCCCCAGCGAAAATCAGACCTGCCGCTACGGCTGCTGCACCCTCGGCACCATCAAGACCCGTCACCGCCCCAACGTCGACAAGCAGCACATCCGCCGCTCTCGCAAGCGTGCTCGCCGTCTCAACCGTGAATCCATCGAAGAGGCGGCCTGAAGCATGTCCTATCTGGCACAACCAAAAGACCCGTTCCGAGATGTCCTCAAAGCGATGACTGGCAAGGAACCTCCTGCTTTCGTGAAAGGGTACGGATCAAGGGATTTGACGGATCAACAGCAGATGGAACTGCAGGATTGGTGCAGCTCCAATGCGGAGCCCTTCTGGCTGACTGGCATTGGCTTGTGGGAAGCGGCCGAACAACAAGTCAAAGAAGCTGTCAGTAACGGCAACATCCCACGCGATCCGGAAGAGCCTCCAAAGCCAAAACGAGTTCAACGCAATTATTTCAGGTCTCAAAAATGACTGATGAATTCGAGATCAAAGCGAAGGCAAACGATGGGTCAGAGCGTGTTTGGAATCGATCCAAACTCGAAGTCGCCAAATCGATTGCCAACTCGGCGGTCAAGAAGCTCGGTTTCACGATAGCGATCGTCGTCAACGTCCATGGGGGTCATCGGAGCCAGCCGCTCTATGTGGTTCTCGATGTGGACGTTGACGACGATGATGACGACTATCTGCCGCCCATCTTGGGTGGGGTCACTTCTTAGCAGGCTTACGCTTAGGCGTAGCAGGCTTACGGTTCCTAAGGACCGTATTGCGTGCGTGCTCGGCGGCACGCCAAGCCACGTCTTCCAGAGAAGGCTTTGGATCTAAAGTCCTTCCACGGTCTCGTTTTGCCAACTCTTCTACAGTCGGAACCACCGTCCAGCTCTTGATCTCTCCTTCGGTAGGAAGGCGATCTCGAAAAGTTATCGCGTAACCATACTCTTCCAACGGCACATCCATGGTAGGCACACCCCTTTGAGGGTAGTTTAGGGCACCTGGTAGCTTGTCCTTAGGGATTTTGACGTTGGGTGGCGCCGAGATGCACAACAGCATGGCGGACTTCTCGCTCATCGTATGTTCAACCAACTGATCGTTCGTAGGATCGATCCGACTAGTGGCGGGATGGATGTATCGAAACGTCAACCCTGCCACAGTGGGGAACGTCCTCTTGAGAGAGTCGTACGGACTCAATCGATACGGATCCCACAACAAACCACCTGGCATTTCTACTGAAGCTACGATTGAGTGGCCTTCCTCTGATCTTGCTGGCCCAGAATCTTGAGGCTCAGTTTCAACCGCCACGCTAGGCTCAGCCGCTCGCTTTACCCTTCTGTGACTCCCCACCGCTAATTCGCGGTGCTGACGGCCAGTAGTGTCGGTCCAGATAACGATGTCAGGGCCACCAGTTTCTCCCTGGGTCGTCACTGAAGCTACCACCAGCTCCTGATTGTCGACTCCCAACACCACGTCACCCTTCTGCAGGTTGCGAGGCGGGACGCGCAACACCCCACTAGCGAAGGCTCGCTTCTTCTGTTGTTCCCAATCACCAAAGCCAGAAAGCCTACGAACTACAGGATCAGGGGGAGGGGGAGAATCCCGGTCAGGTTGTGGGCGATCGTTAAAAAGTGTGGAAATGGCGGGACGCCCTGCTCCTTTCGTGTGAGGGTCAGAACGATATTGCTTGAGCTGTCTCTCAGTCGCCTCAGCGGCTGCTTTGGCCTCTTGCAATTCCTCCAAGGACCATAGGCTCTGAAGGGTGTCTATTTCAGACGATTTCTCGATATTTAGGTCAAGGGCCCCACACACCGAGACCCACTCATCGGACCCCCTGTCGGTCACTACACCCAATGACTTCAACATTGCTCGCCAGAACAACAGACGTCCTGTAGGGGTCTCCTCGAACTTGTGCCCTAGGTCCAAACATTGACGAAAGAAGCCATCACCTGGCATCTTGGTTGCCTCATTGACCACGATACAGGTCGACAGGGGGCGACCATGGGTCTGGTCATCTTCTGCAATCTTCTGCAATGCTTGAGCCAACTGACCTCCTTTTGGCAATTGACTCGTAGCTTGAGCCAAATCACCGTAGGAAATCAGCCGCTTATCGATCTCGATCTTGTAGAGCAAGATCCCTTTGACGGTAGCAGCATACAACCCTGCCTCGACATTCTTGGAGAGGCGGTCAAATGAGAACATGCGGCTAGCGTACTCCTTGGCCGAACGTAGGCCGTCCGTGACAATTCGTAGATTCATTGTATTTTCCAATCGTTTGCCCGGGTTTGTTGTGCGGGCTGGCTCTGGACTATCCCTAGAACCACTAGGGAGGATCTGATAAGTAGAAAAGCAAAAGGCCCTCCCCCAACCTAGTTGAGAGAGGGCCCATGACCCTCAGAGCAGGGGCAGGATCAAATCTTGATCTCTACTTCCCGTTGCTCCAAGGTCCCTACGATCTGGTTTCCGTCCACCGTAATGGTGAGGGTGTTTTCGTCCAAAGATTTGAACTCAATTGGCCAGATCTGACCGACAATGATCGAGAACTTGATGTTGGAGAGTTCGAACAACAGCCCTCGCACCTTCTGAGTGGCCTGCTTGGCTCGATCCCCCAGCCACTTCTCCAAAGCCGCCTCATCAGCCTTGTGCTCAGCACTGGCCAGGTAGGCGTCCACTTCAGCAATGTAGGGAACCAGCAAAGAGACCGAGGGGGTCAGCTTGCCAGCCGCCGCGATCTTCTTCTTGGCCTCGTTCACAGAGGGGATCGTAGAGAGACCCTTGAGGCTGGTCTTCAGTTCCTTGCCCATGTAGACGTCCACAGACTCTGCTTGGACCGACTTGGGGTTGAAGCCCCCGTCCGTGATGCCCTGTTCTTTGAGCCAGTCGGCACTTTCTGTGCCGTATTGTTCAGCCAGGCCCTTGGACACTTTCTTGAAGTTTTGCTCCAAGTACCACTTGTAGACCTTCTGAGCCGCCCGAGCTTTGCAGAGCTCGAACTCTTTCTCGAACAGGACCTGAGCACTCGCCTCTTTGATCATCTGGCGATTGATGATCGGCAGACTCTTGAGGTCGAACACCACACTGACGTCACGACCGTCAGACGCTTTGGCGGCACGGATGCGAGCCTGGGCAGCATCCTCACCATCGACACCCAAGATGGTCTCGATCGGCATCCCTTGTGCTTTGAGCGTGCGGATCGTACCAGCCGTCAAGCGGACCGGCAAGCGTTCGACATTGACCAAGCCGTCCTTGATGAGGGTGTAGTTGCGCCAAATGTTGGTCGGGAAGGTGTGCGGGATCTTGCTGGCCACGGCCTGATCGGCTTTCGCCAAACGGTCGCTCAGGTCGACCGAACCTCCACGCAAGACGCGAACGCTCACATTGGGACGTTCTTCGTTGTAGACCAGACCATTGATCTCGACACCATCCGGAATCGGGGTGGCGTCGAACTTGAGGGGCTTGTCCTTCGCATCCGTGATGGCAGCAATCTTTGCAGTGAATTCCTTCACCTTATTGCTGTCTTTGGTCTTGGCCATTTCAGCCGTCAGGCGGGCCACCTCGGCTTGTTCTTCATCAGTCAGGACCGAACTGGAATCGATCTGACCACGCCCGATTCGATTGTACCTAAAGTCTTTACTTTCAAGTAGCAAGCGATTTGAGTCATCACTCGACAAGACACGAAGCAGATCCAGCACCGTGAAGGCATCGTCCTTCGGAATACGGTTCAGATCTCGGCCGTTGGTGAACCGAACGCTACGATCAAAAGCCGCCTTTTGGGTAGCGGCCACGAACTCGCTGTATTTCTGCTTACCAAAACAGGTCGAGAATTGCTCGATGAACGTCACATCCCCCAACGCCTTGAGCGTCGCCAACACCACATCCGACTTCATACGGTTGGCGAAAAGGCTGATGGCGGCGTAGGCTGGATGCATGACCTCGGCATTTGAGGAAGCCGTCACATTGGGATCCACCGCTTCGGCCGAAATGGTCAACAGATCGACACCCTGGGTCCCTACACTGTTGGGTGAGAGATACCAGATGTCGTGCTGATCCTTGGGGACATGAATGACCGAGCCTTCTACTGCGAAGGTCAACAGATCATCGCCAGAGAAGCCGAAAGCGAAACCACAGATTGCGTCGCCTGCGATCTTCAGTTCAATCTTGGGGGCGCCAGAGGTTCGCTTCAGCAAGCTGGCTTCCAGGGCTGGCTCGAATTGATCGAAGTCTTGAGCAAAGATGGTCGAACCACCGGCCTTCTCTGCCATCTGAGCCAGCAATTGACGATCAGCGTAGTAGCCATACTCGACGAAAGTAGCCGACGCCACACTTTGGCCAGCAGCTTCCACAGCCTTGATGATCTCAGGGCGAGAGGAGCAATTGTCGCAACCGTCCGACATGAAGAACAACGAGAACACGCTGTTAGGACGAGCTGCTGAAATCTTCTTCGTCAAGCCTGGAACGAGCTCCAACGGGTCTTTGAAACCCGTCAAGCCGACTGGCCGGAGCCAACGATCAATCGCAGCTTCGACTGTCTGTAGCTCCTTCAAGCTTGCGACCGGCTCTGCTTCGAGCAAGATACCGCACTCTCTCCGGCCCGAGAACCAGATGATACTGATGGTGTCCTCCGCCTTGAGCAACTTGGGGAGCTTCTTCTTCAACTGCTCACGAATCCTCGGCAATTCTCCGTACATTGAGCCGGAGCAGTCGATCACCATCACGTGGTTGGTGGGCGGCGTTACAGCGATCGTCTTCGGCTTCTCGGTAGCGACCGCTTGACGGACCAAAAAGAGCTTGTCTGAAACTTTGTAACTAAACGGATCCATTGAATTCTCCTTTGGATGACCACACAAACAGGCAACGACTACCAAGTGACAGGTAGCGCAAAAGGGAGTGCCGTCATCATACATGCCCCATCTTACACCGTGCGGCACATCTGAGTCAACCTCAGCTAGGACAATCTATGTCAGGTTTGGCGAACTACAGATTGAGGATAAAGATCGTACACATAGACCGGCACTTCACCCAAAGATTGTTCGACCATCAGGCCGACCACATCCCAATCAGAGCCACCTAATCCGCATCCTATACGAGGCATATGGACGGAAGCATGCCTCTCAATGGCAGCTTCCTTCAACAGGTCCAAACATTCTTTGAGGCGGGGCAGCCGTAGCGGCGGCCCATGTTTCTTGGTAGTCAGATACCCCTCTTGAGCCAACATGTTGCAGACCCAAATGTCTGGCTCAACTTGGAGGGTCTGAACGGCGCCTAACTTGAAATTCTTCTTGCTGGCATACCATTTGCGGTACCGTTGCTCAGGGCCCAACCATCTGTCGGAGACCGCTAAGACGAAACCGCGGCCCCAACCGCCACTGCTGTTGACGACGTGTGCAATAATCTTAGGGCCATCTATTTGTGGGCAGGTGGCATCGCCTTCCAGATATGTGATCGGCATGATGCCGTCACATTACACCATCACTTGAGGTCTGGCTTGACCAAGCTAGCCAATCTGGCAGCCATACGTTCGATTATTTTCTGACTGTCGGGTGTACAGGCAGCCCACCACTTGATCAGTCTAGCAGCTCTGTACTGCATACTGAAAGGTTCGGTAGGGGGTTCTGATTTGAAGTCATCGTCATTCACGGCTTTACCCGTACAAACGAGAGTTCTCCGTCTGATGATTGCTGGATAGCTCCTTCTTCAACAAGCTCTTGAAACAGAGCCTCGGTCTTATCGATAGACCAAATGCTACCCAGATGGATGGCCGCAGTACCGATCAACAGAGGGCGGACGCTCCTCCCGAAGAGTTTGAGTATTTCTGCTTTGGCGTCCTCCTTGGTAATCTTTGGCCCAGGAGGGGGCGGGTATGACTCATATTTCGATTTCGCCATCAAAGCCCTCACCTAGCAAAAGATCCGAAGCATCAGTAGCTTCAAAATCGTCGAGCCGGTTGACAGTCTTAACCTCCACCCCTTCGTCTTTGAGTTGTTTCAAAAACTCGTCCAAGTCGGCTATCTCGGCTGTGAAGACGTTCATCCCCTTGTCGAGCATCACCATGGGGTCCATCAAACCGCTAGGCCGCTGAGCCACGACAATCAAACTGTAAAGGGCCATCACCCTTATCGGTTCAATCAAAGGACTTTATACCAATAGTGCTCAATTATCCCAGGTCCCCAAACAGCCTCCTTGTAGGTCTTGTTTGAGTACTGAAGCCCAATAAAAGCCGCTTGAGAGTGAGTGGGGGCTTTCTGCAGGGTTTGCACCACGCCTTCTTCCACCCACTCTCGAATCAACTTCTCTGCCTGATCGTCGACAAAGTAAGAGCCCTTGGCCAAATTGATGAGGGCATCCCTTACCTCAGACCCATGAAATTGACATTTTGACAAGAAGACCGGCTCAATGGTCGAACCGTACATCCTTCGATAAAGGCCCATCAGACCAAATGTGCCTCATGGGACATTCCTGTCACGTTCAGTGGTCTGAGGGCGTCTTCCTTGACCCACATCTCAAATTCCAATCTAGCTACCGATTCCCAGCGGCTAAAGAATTCCCTGTCTTTGGCCTGAAACATTTCAGGAACATAGAGGTAACCCAAATGGCCCGTCAGTCCCATCGGCCGAGCGTTCTCTGCCACCAAGACGATAATCTTGGAATCTAGGCTTCGGAATGGCCGGACCAAATCAGGAGGTAGGATCCAAAAGCTGGCTGGCAGCGACACCAGGTCATCAAGCGTCACTTCTTCGGGCGCCATCCAACCAGAGAAATCGGACAACTGCCTGGCCATCTCTCGGATCCAACCTTGGGTGATCGCCCCTTGTAGAGCCTGAACACGGTTGTGCCGTAGGTTGGTGGTAGACAGATCGGCAATCGACTGTACCGATGTAGCTTGGGCGGAACCTCTGATGTACGTATATCCGACAGGACTTTCCGAGAAAGGTTGGTCCACCAGGGTGAACAACTTCAGGAAAGCGGCGGATGAGCCACCAGCCGCTTCTAGGAGGCTTCTTGGAGCCAGCTCAGCCAAGGACTTGACGATGTGCTTCCGGCCTGCCCTGGAGGCCACCAGAAGCCTGGGATCGCCCAGCTCCCGCAACAGCTCGGTCTGACACCCTTTTTCGGCCAATTGCCTCAGGACAACCTTTTCGCTAGCCCGCTCATGCTGCCAGGTCACCAACGCGGACATCAAGTCAGGGCGAATCTTTGGCAAAGGGGTAGCCATCGTCCCATCTGTACGAGGCACCATAGAAGGTTGGTACAGATCTTCCTCTTTGAAGGCTATCAGAACCTTTCCCGTCTCAGTGGAAATGAGGTGCAGACCCTCACCCAACTGACGATATTCGTCCGCCAGATATTGAGCTGCTTCGGTTGGGTCTCCTGAGGGCCAAAGCTTCTTGAGGGCAGACGTCACTTCTGATTCCAGCCGCCCCTCTGGCCACTGCTCAGTGACAGAGTCTCTGAAGATCTGTTGTAAAGGGGCATCTCTCTGAATATCGGCTCTTGCTTGGAGCAAGTCTACCGGTTCAGGATTTGCTTTGGTGAGAACCTGGGGGTCCAGTCTTTGTACCAGACCCCCATATTCGACCTTTGCCAGATCATCAGTCATTTTTGACACGACCTGAAAACATCTTAACCCTGTCAGAAGAGGCGAACTTGGCCCGCACGCCTTCCCCAACCTCAGGATCGAAGCCAACCCAATCGAGCAATTCCTTGACCGCATCCCCCATTGTCCTGAGCAAACGAGGTTTGGTCTTCAACTGATCCAACAAGACTTCCGGATCCAGGCTTTCCTTCTGGAGGTTGTACGAACGCCGCATAGCAGCTCTGATGGCTTGTTCGATCTCTCGACCAACCAGGTTGTTGGCCGCCTCAGCCAGGATGGCGAAGTTGAATCGCTTCAGGTCTTGCTTGGTCTTTCGCAGATGGATCTTGAGAATATCCATTCGCTCATCTTCAGTTGGCAGATCGAAGAAGAAGCGTTCGTCCATACGATTGATGATCTCGGTCGGCAAACCATTGAGGGTATTGGCCGTCAATGCCAGGCATACTGGCGCATTGGTTTCTTGAATCCAAGTCGACAGGCTAGCCAACATGCGGCTAGTGGTTCCTGAATCAGTTTGAGCCGATGAGGCTGCTCCAGAGAGAGACTTCTCAGCTTCATCGATCATCACCACACAGGGGGCGACCGCTTCGATCAAATGCAACGCCTTGTAGACATTGGCTTCTGAATCGCCCACGCCGCTGCTACGAAGTTTGCCCAGTTCCAAACGAACAACCTGCAAACCCCAGGCGTTGGCCAATGCCTTGACGGCAAGGGATTTGCCACATCCCCAGATGCCAGCCAACAGGACACCTCTCGGCGGAGTAAGTCCGAACGCCTGCCCTTCTTCAGTCCAAGCGTCTTTGGTCTCCATGGCCCAAGCTTTGAAGCGATCCGCACCCCCCAAAGCATCGAACGTGAATCCCGTCGTATCCTGGTATTCTAGCAGATCTGTCTTCTTAAGTTGACGTCGCTTGTAATCCAAAATGTCCTTGGAAAAAACGACCTTCTTGGTTGGGTCTTTGACTCGATTCTTGATCACGCTTTGCGCCACCGCAGCATCGATCTCGTACCTGGTCAGCCCTTTGAAAGGGCGTACATCTGGCAAAGGCATTTCCAAATGTGTGCAGATGTTCTGCAGGATCTCTGTCGTCTGCTCTTCAGCCATCCCCTTGTCGTGCACCACTTCAATGTATCGGCGAAGCTTCTGAGGGATCACCAGTCGGGGTCCAACGAAAATCAGGATCTTGATGTTCTTGTCATCACTGGTCAGCTGGTGGGCGATGTTGAGGAATCGGCGGACCAGATACTCCTCTTTCAACCAACGATCTGGATCGGTGATGATGTAGAAGTTACGGAACTGCATCGGATCATCAGTATAGATCTTCGTCAGTGCCGCCTGAATGTTCTCGGTCTTATCGTCCGTATTATGGCTTCTGAGCCTCCAATCGTCCGTCACATTCTTGATCGGCTGCAACCCAAAGGCACTGTTGTAGACGAAAGTCTGCTGTTTGAGGTCTTCAAGCGATTTCTTCATGTCTTCGATGAAGAGGTCTTCTTCGTCAGTGACGAAGTAGATGAATCGAGTGATTGATCGCAGATGGAACTTCAGGTCTTCGTTCATGATTCTATCCTCTACACCAAGATGGAAGCAAAACGGGCCCCATCCTCAAAGGATAGAGCCCGTTTGCAAGTGCCTGGGCTAACTCAGATCAGCCCAACGTAGCGCAACGGAGGCGAATGGTGCCATTCTTGAGCACCTCACGACTCTCGATGTCGACGCCCGTCTGCTTCGCCTTGGTGACGAATTCAGCTTCGCTGTACGTTTGACGGAAGGCAGCGAAGGCTTCGGACTTGTGATTCTTGTAGTCCGAATCGCCCGTGATGGTTCCCGTATCAGCATCGATCGTAGCATTGCTGAACGGACCGCTTGTGATGCGGAAATTGTTCCCATTGCGATCGAAGGAGTACTTGGAGAGGGTCAGGGCAGAAGCGACCAAATCCGGATTTGTGAATGTCGACGTAAACGTCACCTTGTGAGACATGTAGGTATCCTTTCCTTGTGAATTTCTTGACTGATCAGGTGGTGATTTCTTGGACCGTGTCGCAATCGGGACCGGTACGCTCGTCAGAGACCATCGTCCCCGCGTTGTACTGGAAAATCCTATCGCAATTCTCGCCCTCAGCACGCTCTGTCACAACATGCTCACGACGACCGTCCAAGTGAATCAAAACTTCGAATTTCATGATGGCTCCTATTATAGCTGCGGATTCATTGTCCGCCAAGTTTGATCTTGACACCAGGCTTGACCACCTGGTCTCCCGGGCTGGCTGGGACGGACTTCTGTGCCCAAGGATCAGACACCGAGGAGGGCATCGTTTGGGGGGCTTCCCCGATCATTTGTTGAGGCCTGGCGGGAGTATTTCGAACAACAGACGGATTGCTGGGTATTTGAGGGGTAGGGGTAGGGGTAGGTGCCACCTCTTGAGGGAGTGCCGCCTGAGGCGCGAAAGCAGGCGGGGTGAGCTGAACTGGAACCTGTACCATCTTCGGTTCCGGACGATCTACCCTGGGGTCTAACCACTCACCAGGAGCGCTAGGAGTGCCAGGGACAACCGTCAGAAATCGCTTGGAAGCTATCTCTTGATAACGAGGATCGGAAGGTTCCAGTTTAGCTGGATTTAGGAAAAGACGCTCCTCCCAATGAAGGACTCGGTCATCAAACTTGGTTGTCCCGTGTTGGCTTCGTGTGCATTCAGGATTTATGCAACGATGACACCAATTGGACAATACCTCTTGAGCAGGAATCAACTGCTCAAGAACACATTCTTGGAGGACGTCTCGACGTTTCATGGCTCTCTAGAGCTATTTTATAAGGGCTCTTCCTTGTACAGGTAATCCCCAGACCCCAAGTTCTTGTCCTTGAGCTTCATCGAGAATGTCTTTGGATTGATTGGTATTTTCCGCTTGGTTGGGTCAATCAAGACGTTATCTGACGCATCTTTTAGGCAAAGGAACACCCTGCTGTCCGGTTCTATTGAGGCTGCAACCGCTTCAAACACCAGGTCTACCGATCGGCGGGTAAGGAATGCGTCGCTCAAGGCGAAGATGTAGACCGGAAGGGTGCCTTTCGTAGGGTTGTGAGGCCCAGATTCTTGAAGGGGGGAGGGCTTGGAAGATTGGCCCCCCTGCTCAGGTTGAGAGGTCTTGTGAGGGACCATCTCAGGCGATTGATGCTGCCCTGGGACCAATATCCCTTCCAACCAATCAGGAACCGGTTTCTTGCCGTTTTGAACCTCATGCCAATCAATCTTGGCTTCCCAAGTCTGGCTGATCAACGGTTCCACAATCAACGGAACCTGCCACCTGACCATCCGGCTGGGGAATTCCATTATTTCGATGATGATTGGGACTGCCTGAGTGAGCCGGTCATGACGAATCTCGAACACAATTTCATCGTGCACTGTCATCAGCATCCGGACGCTATCGTCCCCACCATTACGCAACCAGCCGTACTTGGTAAATTCCTTCACCAACTTGACCATGCTGATCTTCATGATGTCGGCGCCCGACCCTTGGATAGGGAAGTTGGTTGATTTTCGCTCACAGGCGGCGGCAATCTTCCTAGCGTCTTGCTCCGTGTAGGGCACTCCTTTGGGGTCCAAGTCCCCAGTCTTCACGGCAGCGTCTGGAATGGCGATGAAACGGCCAAAGGCGGTCGTCACCCCTTTGGTCTTCTTCACCAACTGGTGCTGATTCTTGACCCATCCAGCAAAGGTAGGTACCGACTTGTCGAAGTTGGCCTTCCTACGAGCCGCTTCCACCTTATCGCACTTGGTTGCACGCATGATGGCCGACGGGCCACCCCCGTAAATCAGGGCAAAATTGGCCACTTTGCCGGCCGCTCGTTCAATCTTGTCTTCCTTGGTGATGTGTTGTCCGAAGAAAGCCTTGGCGGTGATGGTGTGCAAATCTCCTGACCCATGGATGAATTCTTCAACCCACACCTTCTCCCCAGAGATGTTGGTAACCACCCGCAACTCTTGGCCGGCGTAGTCGACCTTCACTATCGTGTATCCAGGCCGTGCTACGAAAGCCTGACGGAGTGAGTGGGCCACCTCAGGCTTCTTCGGGTCGCTCCTAGCAGGAATGCCGTGGATCGGAATGCCTGAGTAACCTTGCTCAGGCTGACCCGCGGATGCGGTGAAGCGTCCAGTAGCAGCCCCAGTCTGATTGAAACCGAACCTGAGCTCGTCATTGGCATCACAATTGGCCGCCATGCTGGCCAGGTAGGTACCGATGATTTTGTCTATTTGGCGATACTTCACGATCCAGACCAACACCTCTGGAGCATCGTCGGCTTCCAGCATCTTCTCAAGAGTGGCCGCATCGGTCTTGTACTGACCACTGGCAGCATTCATCTCTGGCTTGGGGCTAATGTTTAGACCGTCAGCAGAGAAGAGGAAGTCTGACAGTTGCTTGGTAGAGCCTGTATTGAAGTCTTTAAACCCCCGTTTCTCCGCCATCGCTCGGATAAGGTTGTCGTACTTCTCCCGTTCCTCTTCAGCACGTTTGAGCAGATCGACGATCTTCTTCTTGTCGATCTTCACCCTCGGGCGTTCCATCACCCTACCAGCTTGAGTGGTCTGCTTCTCTAGCCGGTAGGTGAAAGCGTATTTCTTATCCTCAGTGGCGGACTCCACTTCCTGAAAGTGCACCTTCAGGTCTGGTCTAGCCAGCAGCCAATCAGGCTTGGTCTCACACAAGGCCTCGGTGCAGATCGCATCCGAGCAAGCGTACTTGACAACCGCGCTTCCCTCTTCCGGATACAGATCTGCGAACCGCATCTCCTTGTTAGGCGTGCCCTTGGGAAACAGCTCCTTGAACTTGATCATCTCATAACGATGGAGGGTGGGTTTACCGTCCGTCTTATGCTCTGGATCTTCGATCGAAAGCCTTTCGAAAGCCTTCTCTTTCAAGCTCAACACGTCGTCTGAATAGACGGTGTAGGCAGCCAGCATCCCATCTTTGAACGAATTTGGGTGCCACCAATCGATCCCAGTGATCGGGAATAGGAACTCTTGATCGAACTTAGAGTTCCAGAAATACAAGACAATCCTAGGGGGTGTTGCCATTTTGTTGGACGACAAGGCATCCTCGGCCAAGCCCTCCTCAGTCAGGACCGGCTGACTAGCTTGGCACAGGCGACGTATTTCGGCCTCCACATGCTCGACATTGACATTGGGGTCTGTCTCCCCATAGATGGTCTTGAAGTTGTGTCGAACAGGGATGTAATGCCCAATCCCTCTGTAACCTAGACAGAAACCGACGATCTTGTGGACCGTGTAGGGCTTATCTGCCTCATCGTAGTAGATACGGTTGTCCAACCCCTCAGTCTCAAGATCGATGCTGCCTCTGCCATGGGCTAGCATCTGATTAACTATTTCGGTCACCTGCTCAGGGGTCTTGACCAGCACGAACTGGTGGAATTTCATCCACGGCTTGGTCAAGTCTTCGGAGGCCGCCACATCATCGGATTTGATGCCGGAATTCTCAGCAAAGAACTCCAGGTCATCTCCCTCAATGACGGTCGTTTTAGTGTTTTTTGCAGTCAATGCTACCTGGGGGACACTACCCAGTGAACTCTCAATATCGTCGAAATCTATGTCTTCAGACATCTTGATCCTCTTGAATCACAACCAAATAGACCCCATCACGCCACTCCTGAATTGCCCTCGTGGCCGTTTGACGGATCTCTTCACCTTCTACACCGTCAGGCTCGTAACACCACGGCATTTGCTTGCCTTCAGGATGGCAATTCTTGCTATCGTGGTAGATGCACCGTTCACGTCGAAAACATTCTTTCGAGGCTTTCGGTATTTTCTTCAACGCTCCCGCCGGAGGGATCCCCAAGGCGTCTACCAATGGGCGGGACAATCGGTACAACGCATGATCCAGCACCTCTTTGGAGATTACGCTGAATTGTGCACCGAATGGGGTTTTCCTAAGGAGCTCCCATTCATCTTCCCAAGAGCCGTCAGGCTGCTGTTCGATTACCAACAGCCTGACGTCCCCCATCTCTCTAGTGGGTAGCTTAAGCCGTCTCACCACGGATACGGTCACCGATCTTGTCTATCAACTGCTTGAGCAACTCGATCGCCTTCACGTACTGAAGCCGCCCATCCGACACTCTGGAGATCAACTTGTCAAGAATGGACCCTGCGATCAAGAACCCATTCATATCGTCTTGAGCCAGATAATTTTCCCGTGCTTCTTTGAGACGATGTTCGCATAAGTCCAAGAAGATCGCATAACTGGTCTTGTCGGTATCGTCGACTTGAGCAACAGCGTGCACGCCTTCCGGTACTTCTGGGGTCTTGATCCCGAGATGACGCTCCATCTCGATGAGGATCTGGTTGTGTTTTTTCTCCTCTCCAGAGAATTTCTTCCAAAGACTGATGGCATCCCACGGTTGTTGGCAAACAAAGCACCAAACATGAGATCGACTATCAGCCTTTGCCGTATACACCCTGGCAGACGGCTTGTTGTCCTGACCATGGAATGGGCAGCTGAACTGCTCCTCCCTGTCGGTAGAGTGGCGGAACGATACCCCATGTAGCCTCAACACATCATGGGCCGTTATCATTTCATGGATCGCTTCACGCCGCATGGCGAACCATGCCTTGATGGCTGCTTCGTTATTGGCCATCTTAGAGCCCCGAGTTGGCGTAATCGTCTTGCGTCATATCGGCCCCGAACCCTGTCACACTGGGGTCCCAATTCCTGAGTCGGTGACACGTCATGTCGACGCCGATTCGGCCTAGGTCAAACTTTCGATTGTCGCGAGACTTCATACAGCTGATGATGGCGTAGCCCTGCTCGATCAATTCCTTGGGGGCGTAGGTGGTGGTGATGTAGTCCGCCGAACGTTCCGCCTGATTGGCGTACGACAAATCACGGTATTTGTACTGGCCAAGTTCCTCGGGGGTACTCTTGTTCTTCTCGTTAGCGGTCATACCAGTACGGTTAATCTGGTGAAGATCCAGGATGGGGATGCTTTCACCACCATTGAAATGCATCGCCATCAACTTCATCTCACGGATGACGGCATTTTGCTCGCTGGTCAAATCCTTGTAGGCCCTAGGAGGTTTGACCAATTCACCCTGATCAATGACAATCAGGCCTATTTCCAGGTTCTTGTGTAGCTGTTCCGCATAGTTGCGGATATCGGCCACCGTCACATCCCTGTCTGGGACCCAGATGTGCATACGACAGTAGTCCCGATTGGACTCGAAGTCATTCAACGCTAGATCGTAGAACTGTTCCTGTTCTGGGGTCAGTTCACCATCACGTATTTTGGTGTAGTCCAAGGGAGCATACCCTTGCTTGGTGAAGATACCGTTCGATGTGTGCATGGCACACATAATCTTCCGAAGATGCTCGTACTTCATCTCAAGACTGACATAGAGCACGTTCGCACGATAGCGGGTAATCAGGTTGTAGGACCAATTGGTCGCGAAAGCGGTCTTCAGATTGCCAGGCTCAGCCGCATGGATCCATAGTTCGCCAGGCTTGATACCGTGAAACGCAAGGTCAATATGCTCCAAACCAGTGAACCTGCCCCACACTTTGGTCTGATTGCTCTTGGCTACCTTGTAAGCATCACGTTCTTTTTGGACGTCCTGCGTCACATCGCCAAAGGTGATGGCGTTGGAATTGGCGGGGATCAGGTCAATGATCTTCTGCTCGTAGTACTTCTTGCCGTCTACCAGGCCTTTCAGTTGTTCTTTATCGACGATCCGCCCTTTGGTGACGATCTCTTGGGTCTCCGTCAAAAGGACCAGATACTTGTTCTGATTCTGAGCCTCCAACAAGGAGTTTACGAGAGTACGGTACGCCGAACGTTCGTAGATGGCTGCTGAATGAATGTCTTTCAGCTTCTCGATCACCGCATAATCGGCAGCTCGCTCTGGACCAAAATAGTCTCTGAGCGTCAAAGCGTTGGGAGGTTCGAGACTTTCCTGGTGATACTTGATGATGAAATCGTAGATCTTCCGTTCATCCGGATTGCTCCACTCGTACCTAGAATTTTTCAAGAAGCTGAAGTTGCTTCCGATGGCTTTTTCGGAAAGCTTCCCGTCTCCGAAATCGATGACCCCCCGCAATACACTCTTACTGTTAGACATCACCAACCTCCCTTGTTGTTGTACTTCTTCTTGCGGTTGCCACCTGGGCCGCCACCGAAGCCGGCCACAATCTCGTCGGATTGAGGCGTAACTGGTTCTTTGATAGGAGGCTTGACCGAGGGTTTTTTGCTGCGGGAAGGGACATTGACTACTGGTTCTTCGTATTCCTCAACCAACTCATTGAGGTCCGCCGGCTCTGTTTTGCCGTCATCGACCGTAATGTGGCTGTTCTCCAGTTCACGCTCATCATCGGGGGTTTGATCGTCAGAGGTTAATCTGATGACCTGGAAGTGCTCAATGAACAGCTCTGACTCAGCATCCTTTGAGTGTCGCCATTCGTACCTAGGGTCACTGCTCTGGAAAAGCCACGTTGGCTTGCCCAGCATTTCACGATGCATCAACGCTTCTCTGAGGATCCCGGGGGCCGCCACATTCTTATGCCCCAACGTCCCTAGAAGGATGACCACTAGGTCGTAATCCTTGCCCACCAAGTCAGCGATGGCGTTGTTGTTCTCTGTCTGCTCTCTAGCGGTGGCGGCACGACTCCGATACGCTTCATTGCCGACATACACGTCACGCAATCGAGCGTCGCCCACCACCTTGTATGCGTAGGTGGGGTTGGTCCAAATCTTGCCCACCAAAGCAAGTTTGAGATGAGGTAAGAACCCCGCACGAGTCACACCTCTGATCAGAAGATTTTGCTGAGTCAGATCTACCAATGGCGGACCATTGGTAGAGGGTGAGAAGAGAGGGCTGGAAGGGATTGATTTGGATTCTCTAATGTCGAGGTCCAGCCGTTCCCTCACATGTTCGATTTTCAGTTTCCTGGCCATATTTGGGCAATGACGCATCAAATCGCCTTCGCCCAACAGGGTGCCATTCGGCATACATCCTGTTAGTGGTTTGAGACCACAGCGTGTGCATATATCCATTACGCTGCTTTTCCTTGCATAGCTCGAACAAGATCCTTGAGAGATGAACCACCCTCGCTCTCGAATTCGAGAGCTCCAATGGCGGCCTCGCCCAACACCTTGTCGATTAGGTTTTTCTTTTTCCGGAGCATCCCCAGAACGTGATGGTCAATAGTTTTTCGGTCTTTAACCGATATTTCTGGCAGTTCGGCCAACAGATGGTAGGCCATCACCCCCTTGTGAGGGGAACCGATACGGATCATGCGCCCTAGTATTTGGACGTAAGCGCCCCATGACCAGGGTTGGTCATAGAACACCATGCCGGCTGCTGCCTGAAGATTGATCGCTTCGCTACCAGCGTCGGTGATGAACACCACCCGAACATCAGACTTGAGATTTTGGAAGGCCACCTTGGCCTTCTGGCGATCCACGTCCTTCTCTTTACCGGTGATTCGGACCGACTTGATACCGTTCTTCTTGAGTATTTCTTGCAGTCTTCCGACCAGACTCTCAAACCGAGTGTAGACGATGACCTTTTCATCCTCCAATTCCTCGGATAGCAGATCCAACAAGGCCTGCTCTTTGCTGCACAGCGAACCTATTTTGGAGCTGGTCAAGTCTAAGTTAAATCCACCTACCTCATCACCCTCATTGAACTTTAGTAGCGACAAGGAGTTGACTATTTGCTGACAGTAGATGAGTGAGGTCAGCGCCTTGGTTTCCTCGAACTCCTTGATCTGGCCATCCCCCAACTCCAAAAGGCCTGACAGAGCTTCTCTGTACTTCAACGTCTCCGCACCATTCAGCTCGCAGGTTATTTCTCGGGTAGTCAGAGTGGGCAGCTCATTGGAGATGACGTGCTTCTGACGACCCAAGAAGTAGAGATCGATCTTGGACTTGAAGTGATCCAAGTTCTTGTAGCCCTTGACGACCGGCACTTTGGCCTTTCCCACACTCTTGAGTTCGAAGAAGGTGTAGTCCTCCATGAACTTGGTCTTCGCCCCAAACAGGGAGGGCAAGATGGCCTTGTAGATGCAATAGCCTTCCATGAGGTTGTTCTTGAGCAGTGTGGCCGTCAGGGCGTAGACTCGGTTCGAACGATCGGACAGATACCTAGCCACTTCCCAAGTCTTGGTCTTCATCGACTTGAAAGCAGTCGCCTCATCGAAGATGACCGTCAGATGTTCACCCACCTGCTTGGTTATTTTGTCCAACAATCCAGGCAGGACAGGAGCCTTCGGGTCTGGCTGACCATTGGGTTTCAATGGTTGGAAACCTCCTTGATTCCAATCCCTAACCAGCAAGGCATAGTTCAGAATCAGGACTGCCTTTGGATCATTGGGCCCAGAAGGGGCGGCCGCCCACGCCTCGTAGACACGTTGCCGAGCCTCCAATGGGGTCTCCCCCTTCTGCTTGGGGGCCGTGGCGATGTAGACCTGCACACCCTTGGTAAAGCGGTCTATTTCTTCAGCCCACTGTCGGATGGCTGATTTGGGAGCAACCACCACCACCTTGGTCTCTGGGCGTTTCTCCCAAAGGTAACAGAGTGTGCCTAGTGTTTGAAATGTCTTCCCCGTACCAGTGCTGTCACCAAGCACCATACGCTTCAATCGAAGCATGTGGTAGATGCCTTGGACTTGATAGTATCTAGGGACCAAAGGCTGGAGCTCACCGTCCAGCCCAACTATTTGCTGCTTCAGAAGGGGTGAGGGCGGTAACTTGACGTCTGTCCGTGATCGTACGGATTTCAGTTCGTCATATAGTTTTTGCTGCTCGGCACTAAGCTTGATTTCTTCGGGCATCGGCGTTCAGTACACCGGCCGATCCGTCAGCTAGGCAAAAACAGCTATCATTTCACCAAAAAGAGAACCAGGTGGACAATTCTCCGTTGGAACGGAAGCCATCCCACGTAGCAGCATACCCCCCATACACTCCGAAGGAACGAAAAATGTCAACCCCTATCCCGACCCCCACTGCCCTGAAACCAACATGTACGTTGAGATTCAGAAATTTGTAGTAGAACGGATCAAGCATCAAGCCCGCATCCACCGCACTCTTGGCAGTACCGTCTTTGCGCAACGCCTCTCCAGGCAAGAAGCCCAGATATGCCTTGGGACGGAAGCGAAAGCCCCATTCTGGCGGTTCCTGCATTGCCGCCACCACATTGACCTTACCCTTAGCCTGAAGGTCGAAATTGCACCACTTCATCCTAAGCGTGTACGGCTTCGGCTCGGCACCTGTGAAGAAGACTCGCCCATCCCGATCGATCGTCAACACCACTGGGTCTAAGTCGATGGCTGGTTGTGTGTTGAGCAGACACTGCTTCTCTTTGGTGACAGTGATTAGAGCCTTCAGGTCTTCTTCAGAGATACAGCGGTTGCCCACCCCACACTCCTGCGCAACAGCAGGTCTGGAGATCAACATCAGGAAAAACACAAGGAGAACGAGTAGGTTTTTCATCCGCCATACTTCTTGATCAGGTCATCGATATGCTGGCCTGTCACAGGCGAGGAGTCTTTCACCGTTACGGTAAAAACTTCTGGCTTGATGATCACCACCTTGTCGACGTCCTTTGCTTTGACACCGTCGGGCAGTGCGATCACTACAGGAGCCGCATCCGGAGGGGTGATGGTGACGGTGTTGGGATTGGAAAAGATGCTGGGAGGTTCAATCGGAACCACTTTGGCTTGTGTCTGGCCGCTCGAATCGGGAGTCCCGATGGGAATGACGGCCCCGTTGGAATCTACCCGATGTTCCGGAATTGTGTTGGCCACATCAATCGCCTTGCCGCCTGGTTCCTTATGACCAAACAACTTACCCAACAACCCGCCTATCTGAACGTTCTTGACCCCCAACACCACCAGGACGATGGCTATCATGACGATCAGAATGGCTGGCAAGAAAGCCAACAGAGAACGAGCCGCTTTCTTGATCCAAGTCCAAGCAGAAGACCAGAATGTTGGCTCAGCCATCAGTTGTCTTTCGGTTCTTCACCACCACCCAGAGCAGAAGGAGCGGGCCCTGGAGGGACTTGAACCGACACTGCTGTGACGGCTGGCTTGGTGTCTTCATGAACAACCGTAACCGATACCTCAGAGCCCAGACTCTCTGCACTTGGAAGCGTCACACCTGTGCTCTTGTAGAGCATCTTCTGAACCACTTCATAGAGGAAATCGGCGAACCAACCCACGATCGCAGCGTAGAAGACTCGACCAGAAGCTGTCTTGATCGAAGTGTCAAACGCGAAGCTCAACCCTTTGAAGAGACCCAGGTTAGCACCGATGATGACCGGCAAAGCGTAGAGGCCTATTTCGTTCCACCACATAGCAGCTGTGTTGCTGTACATGGCCTTCTTGTCCATCGCCGATCCCAATGGTTTGAAATCTGGCCTAATCAATAGGACGATACGACGTACGAAGAAATTGATGATCACCACCAAGACCGCGATGATCAGCGTACCTTTGCTCAAAAAATCAGTCAGTGCTTGGTCCATTGTCTTCCTCAAGTCTCCCACTCGCCCACTTTTGGATACGAGTCATAGAAAGCTGTAATTCTTTTCTGGCTTCAACCGACAATCCAGGAGTGTTCAATTGCTCCGTGATGCGATTAATCGCTTTCGCAGCAGAAAGAGCTCTCTTCTCTGCTGGAATGTCTAGATAGTGTAAAGATTCGATTGCCACAAATCCCTCATCAGACAGAAAGAATATCGGATGGACGAGCCAACCGTATGGCGGATGGATCGATCACTTCGCGGGATGAGTCATTGGTGATTGGATGTCCGCTGATACGATAAAGGTCTACCGCACTGTAACCTTCACCCGTACCCGATGTACTGACTTGTACGGTATTGAGATTACCGTCATTACTCATGGTTCTAGCTGTGGTGGCCACCAAGAGCATCAATTCCTGGCCCGCACTCACCTCAGTAGAACCAATGTTGGTTGGCACATTGCGAACCAACAAGGCGATAGCCGACAAGACGCCACCCGAGGTTCCGTTTTGGCTGGTAGCAGGCAACACTCCCCCCAAGTCGCCGCCGGCAAACCCTGAAGCCGTGAAGGCTGAGCCGCCTCGATTGGTACGGAAGTTGGTCAACACATTGTAGTTGCCAGCTTCCCCGTCCACATGAACCACCACTTCACCCGCATTACCTGATGCGATTGAGACTGTGTGGACCGGCACCACCGCATACTCCAAGTTATTGTCTGGAGCCAAACTGGCGGCCATCAAACCTGGTGCTCCAGAGCCCATTACGAATGGGCCAGAGACTCCTGCTTGAGTGTACGTCAACCCAGAAATGAAGTTCCCACGGAAATCCTTATCACGGAACAAGGCTCCCAACGGCAAACGTTCGGTGCACCCCAGATACTCCGTACCCAAACTCAATGGCCGTTCCAAGCTATTGAGTGCTGTGGGTAGAATTTCTGGACGAGTGTCCACTGGACTGGTAGGTAGAGGTAGCCAACTCTCATATCCAACATTCCGGAAGTCTGCATTGTTAGACGGCACTGAGCCAGAGAAACGACCCGTCCCTAGTGTGGTGACGAAGTGTAGGCCAGCCAGTACTTCCAACGGCTTCTGATTTGGACGTGTCAAAGCCGTAGGGTCCAGCCGGCTGTTTAGCAGTTGATAGCGGACCGAGGTAGTCAAGGGACCTGGCTTGTAACCAATGTCCGATTGAGCCTGTTGAGACCCCCACGCATCACCCTGATATGGGGTACGACTATAGTTGATCGCAATTTCATCCCCAATTTCAGGAGCACCTGGGAGAATGAAGTCTGGGTTGGTCGGCATGTTGACTTGAGCGGTCGTACCTTCATTGCGGGTACGGCTCAAAACAATACGACAATCCTGCGTCAAATCGAAAGACCCACGGTCACACCCGAAGATCGAAGATTCAACAACATAGTGTCCAGCACTGAAAGACGCGATGGCGTTGGGCGACTTAGTGATGTCGATCGCATCTGCGTTGAGGATGAAGGTGGGGTCCCCATCCACATCTGATTCGATCCAAAAGGTCGGTCCAGAGAAGTTCTGACGAAGCAAGTTGACTGCACCAGTCCCCACATAGGCACGAGTGGTGGGGTTGTAGGCGCTGCCGTTTGCCTTGTAGTCTTGAGCCTCGTAGACGGCAAACAGGCGGGCAATACCGTAAAATGGAGGGAGTTCCAACCCTTTACGGTTCAACCCACGAGTTTCAGTGAACTGTCGGAGCCCTGCAATCAGATTACCAAACGTGAAAGAGGTATTGTAGGTTGCAGGCGAATTGGTGTTGAGATTTAGAGTTGAGAAAACGGCATATGTTGCCGAGCCTCCACCACTCGTCAATGGCACAAAGTTGGTGACTCCGTTACCCAAACCAGAACCCTTTGGAGCATTGAATCCGAAGTTGATTCCTTCAGCGAAGTTGCCAGAGTCCGAGTACAAGGTGGGTACCCGCACTTCACCGTATCCAGGCATGAAGCGTCGTGGAACCACCACCACCATGTTGGCCCTAGAAGTGATAGGGTCTGAATACCCAGAGAATACGGAAAGAGGATCAGTGGTCCCCCACTTGGCACCACCTGTAGGAGTCGATGCGGGCATCGCTCCATTGACAGCGTCTGTTGGATTACCGGTGTTGACGTATTTCTGAATGCTGCGGAAAACAGGACCTGAGAAGTCATGTAGGCGGAAAGGCGTCAAGATCACGCTCTTGCTACCTGGGTCCACATAGGCTTCAGACGTAGAGGCCAGATGACCATTGAACATCCCCACCTGATACTTGGACCAAAGGGCTGCCCAGGTGGTACGGAGCGGTTGATTGTCAGCTGGCAAGCCCTGTTGCTGCACCAAAATGTTGGGTGAAGCTGAGAGGTATGCCACACTGTGTATGGCATCAGGCTTTCGACTCATACCACGACCAGCACCATACTGAATGTGTAAGGTGATGAAAGCTCCTAGATTTCTAGCAACGAATCCGCCTGAGAAGGTGACCAGGAGATTGCCCGATCCGTCGTTGGAAACCGAATACTGAACGTTCGGGAGATCCGTTGTCTCGCCCATGAAACGCAGAGAAACAAATGACTGATCAGGGATCAATCGTAGTTGATCTGTATCACTGCCAGGCAATGAATTTAGGAACAGACTCTTAGGGATGGTGATCACATCGTTCGGCTGAAACCCAGAACCTGTTGGGTGATTGACCGTCACAGTATTGAACGCAGCACCCAACGTACCGCCAATCGCCACAGAAGCACCTGTAGAAGGTGGGGCAGAGATTGGAATGACAACAGGTTGCAATGCCGCCGGCTCGGCAAATATTTGTCGAATTCCGTCCGGAGCGTCAAGTTTAGTGACACCCAAAGCACCTGGGGTGGCTGACACTTTATCCTGATACGCTACGAAAGGTCCTTGAGGGCCTCCACCAGATCGTTTCCAAGTTGAGTGAAGTTGACCTCGAAGCAATTTGTCGAGATTGCCCTTCAACAGAGCTTGATAGTCAAACCCATTGGGGTTGACGACGTGACGAAGATCGAAGATATCGGTCTTTGCCACCTGATCCGCAAACAAGCCGTCTGGACGACCAGACAACACCTTAACGACCGATCCTGCCTTGTGAGGTTCAGCCTTAGAGCCAAAAGCACCTCTAGTGCTAAGATTCATCGTCGAACCAGTGATGGATGAGTAGTAGAGGATCTCATCCCCAATCTGAATCGCCACAGGAGTAGCTGGTGTGAGAGGTAACGATAGGCTGGCTACCGAGCTCAACACCAATGTGGTGGCGGAAGCGGTGATGTTGCCCGTGATGGTGGGGGCGGCGGCGAAAGTCTTGTACCCCGTGCGGTCTACTGCTGTAGGATTGCGGTTGAACGCACCATTCAGGTTCTGGCTAGGGTCCCCACCCCAACCGACGCTGTTTCGTCGGAACACAGCACAGAGCGGGATGGCGTAGGTGTACCCATCAACCGTCCCTAGGGCGTTCTGGGTACCATCGCCAGCACGCCACAAGCCAGGGTCCCCCAACTCATTTCGCATGTTGGTGAAGACGTAGCTGGAAGCTGTGGAGGCGGCGCCTTGCCCTTTGACGACAGACGGATCGAACCCGTCTGGGTAAGACGTAAGGCCGACCAATCCAGACACCACACGGACACGGTACTGAAGCTGAATGCGTTGTGTGGTCTCAAACCCTATTTGAGGGTCTTGCATATCATCTGCGATGAAGCTAGCCCCACCCTCAACGTTACCGTAACGATAGACAGCTGAAGCGGCGGGTTTGTTGGTGGTTGAAGGATTGGGGGCCACTCTAGCAAGCCAAACTTCGAGGAAAGCGAAGTCGATCCTAGCATCACCTGTGTTGGCAGGAGGTGGCGGAAGGGCGATACGATTCCAAGTATCCACATTGTTCGGGTTACCTGGAGGGGTACCCGTCAGAGTGCCCGTCACTGGAACGATCCAGCCATTGACGACCGCCCACATGACGGCTTGCTTCTCGCCAGTCTGTTGGGCCCCAAACTGGAACCAATTCGAGTAATTGACGTTGGTTACGTACGAATCCTGAGGATTGATCGCATCATCGATCCAGCCCGAGGGGGTAGCCGTCAAAACATGGAGGCGGTCCCACTCGGCCGCAATCTGTTGAGACAGCGACAGTTCACTGTCCAGTGGAGGTCGGCCAGCTTGCCACACCACTGTTTTATAGGAGGTTTGGACAGGGCTCAGAACTCTCGAAACATTCGGACCGTAGTTGTCAGTCATCACTTCTCCACATTTTTTGAGCTACTGGGGGCTCCTGATTGGGTCAGCTAATCAGTAAATGAGTGCCCAAGAACCTATGTAATAACTGCCTGGAGACCCCACCTTTCGAAATCCAGCCCGAAAGGTATTGCCCTGAGAGGGGGTGGGAATTGCCGTGGCGGCCCCACTCACCACATCCGTATAGACACTATCGTTAAAAGTAACGGTAACCGACACCCCAATCCCACCATTAGTTGTAGGGGGGTCCTCGGAATACAACCGACTATACTGTGTCCCATCAGTATCCAGATACTTGAAGATCTCGTACCGAAAAATGAAGTTCGTGGGTGTTGTCGCCAAAGTGACGGCATTTGTCAGTAGAGGTAGATTGGTATTCTCTGAGATCTTGGTCGTTTTCCTAGATCCGACAGTGTAGCCGCCCGTAGACCAGTCAGTATTGGTTTTGGTCGTGTCCCATCCTGAACCATCCAACTGTTCGTCATAAAGGATGTGGGAATGTCCAGGGTATAGACTCAAAAGCCCAGCATACTTCTGAGTTATCAAATCCCCAACTGTCGCAGGAGTGCCGTCAATCGGTACGTCAAACGGAAGGTTGACGGGGAACGTCCCCCTGATTTCGCGTGTACCGCCATTCATAACGAATGTGTCTTTTATGACAGACGACGATACGGTAGGATTGTGTCGATCGATCAGATATAGCGTTCCCATCTAAATTTCTCCCAATCAGAAGTCAGTGCGGGTCATGTAGAACGACCCATTGAGGTAGGTTCCTTGGTACTTGATTACTGAATTGGTGGGCGACGGAGTGTATGCATCATTTCCGCTGAACTTGAAACTGGCGGGCCACACTATGGTGCTTTGCTCACTTGGCGACGCTGCGGTGCCCCCGTAAACCACCATGAACATCAAAGTGTCCCCATCCACAGCAGAGTAAGGAAGACCTCCTACGACGCTCCCCGAGATGTTGACAGTCACCACGCAAGTTAGACTGCCTGTGAATGTCACTACGTACATGTTGTAGTAACTGGGGTCGATGTTGATCGATGTGGTTGAGCCGACCGACACCCCTAAGGTTCGAAAGTTTGGTAGGCCGACGATCCGACCACCAAACGATTGTACCGAGCCGTCTCCCCAAAGCTCTCCATGAACATTGCGCAAGCCCAATGTACCGACAGTAGGGGCCGATTGATTGTAACCACCCCAAGTCAATGCTTTTAGGTTCCAGGGATTGGAAAGACTAGGCGCCCTTGCCAACTCATCTGTGCCAGCACCAAAGAAGGCCGACGACTGCTCAATTTCTGCATTAGGGTCATTCGTGATAGACCCTGCCACCATAGAGCCGAAGTTTCTAAGGTTGTTGATCCCTGCAGTGGCTTCATTGTCACCACCAACAAAGAAGGCAGGTCTAATCCATTTGACGTTGACTTGTTGGTTGGTGAAGCTAGCTGTCGCACCACCCAACGTTACCAACTTAGCCTTCCTGGGGTCCGACACATCCAGACCATAGATGATGAATACCTCTTTCAGACCACTCGCGAAAGTAAGCTCCACCATGTCGATTCCACATCGAATGGCTGTCTTGTTGACAGTGGATACTACAGTACGAAAGTAATCCGAGGCATTCAACTGCAACACATCTGCAGCTCCCGTTGGATTGACTGTTGCCGACAAGGCAGGATCAATCTTAGTCAACGCCGCCTGACCGTTGAGGATGGAGGACTTGATTTCCTTCTCGTACACGGCAAGGAATGCCGAAGACTGGTGCCCCAACAATGACGCATCGTTGGTGTCGGGAACATTTTTCTTCCGTCCCACATAGACGAAGCCATTGGTTCCAGAGTACGCTTGTGTGATAGTGCCTGTTGTACCTCGTGTAATGGCTTTCCATTGAGCCATATAGGGGTCAGGGTAGGCGTTATTGACCGTATCGATGGGCGTCGCCACACTGGTGGGAGCTAGACTGGTACGATCAAACTCAGGAAAACGCACCTGGTTGGCTGATCTACGGATAGCTGGGAAGCTGGCTAGTTCAGCAGGGATTGCCGATAAGGTCCCTTGCTTGCTGTAAAAGATTTTGAACTGTACGTTAGGAGGGACTGGCGTATTGAAATTTACAACCAACGTACCACTGACGAAGCCGTCTCCCACCGAAGCGCTACCCATCGATGCTACACGGACGTACAGATGGGTTGAATTATTGAACACTGCAGTATCATCTGCTGCATTGACGACCTGAAACAGATCGTCCAAACTCTCACTAGGAGAATTGCCAGTCCAAACGGTTCCTGAAAGAGACGCAGAGCTGGAGCCTGGAGGAGTAGAAGTTGAAGTCAGTGTTCCGGAAACTGCTGGAACAGCGAACGTTTGTGTAAGAAAGTCTGGCGATACTCCACCACCTGAACTGGCAGCTGCATTGAACAGCTCTGCTGCGGCAGTCGCCACATCAGTGTGAAGTTTGCCTGAACTCGACGAAACTTGACCGGCATTTGAAGAGGACGGCATTAGCTTCTCCTGTTGCTCAGCAGGTTGCCCTTGAGCCTATAGACGCTGACTGAGGTAGAATTTTGAGCCAGATTAGGGTTGAATCCAACAGAGTTTGAATCGTCAGAAGCCCATCTACTCAACAAGATCAAAACAAGTTGCCCCTTATGCCCAAACAGCCCATCAGAGGTCAATTCACATAACATAGGAATCATGTTCTTGTGTCGTTTTGGATCGCTAAGTGTCTGAGCAATACCAACATGATAGTATGAGTTGCCTACTGAATTGAAGTAGGTTCTACCCTCTATGTCCTTGGCCCCAACCGATCTGCTGAAGACCGCCCCATCTGGGGCCGGCACGACGGGTACCTGGACAGCAAGTTGCATGAATCCTGTGTCGGCCGTCAATGCAGTGGTCGACACCCTAAGGTCACCGTCTAATTCGTGATCACCCGCAAAGGTTCCACCAGACGTGGGGTACACACCCCCTGATTGAACGTACGCATACGGGAAAGGATACCCCTCCCCTGTAGTGCCTGAACCAGCAGTCAAACAATACATGCTTTGAGAGACCAATCTAGGATTGACCGACAACGATGTCCCCAAGAGGCCGTCTCGAACAGTTTGAGGCAATCTAGCCTCATAGTAGACCGTCAACTGTTCCCCGTTCTGAGGCAACGGTCGATTCGACTTGTAGTCGATCACAATCGTCTCCCCACCCGTAACAGCCCCAGAACTGATGGTGATGGAGTAGCCATTATCGGTGACCGATTTCGATCCGCCGTAAACCACACTATTGATTGTCACCGTGTAGGTTTGAGTTGAATCCACCTTCTCTGGAAGCCAGAGTTTGGTGGTCGCCACAGTGGTTCGGAAAGTTCGAGAATGCTGCACAGTGCCGTACGTGAGAGATATTTCACGATTTGCCTTGGCGAAAACCGGAGCGTTCAGACTATTGAAGTAGATAGGACTGCTGGCCGGCAATTGTCCAGCATTATTGATGAACACACCTGATTTGGTGGGTACGGTCGCATTGTCGGGCAAGATGTTGGTAGGAGTCTTGGTCAACCCCACCCCAGGAGGGTATTCCACCACCACCCAAATGTAGATTGGAGAAGAACCTCCAGCGGTAGCACCCGCAGCTCCTATCCTGATAGTGACGTTCCCTTGAGGAGCGCTTCCCACTCCTGTGGCGGACCAACCATCAGTCACAGTAGTGATGTCAGTTGAATTAGTGCCCCCCGCCTCACCCAAGAACATCACACGAGTGATATCGACGAACGTAATGTTCGAAGGAGCATGTGCGGCCCAATTGGTGTTGGCATACGGCCAAATCGGCAAGTTGGAGGGACTGATAGTGAAAGTCTCGCCACTCGCCCAACTGGCTCCAGAAGGCGTGTAACGAAGAACCATCGTCTCAAACACACTCTTATCAGAGAAGCTTCTTCGAACTGAATCGAACTCCCCAATAAAGTCGGCCCCAGGAGTATCTCCGGTGATCACACCGTCCCCACCGTTTGCATTCGAAACACCGATCTCATCGGCTTGCATGATGGTGTGCCCAGTCGATCCACCCCCAATAGTCAATGTTCCGATCTCGGTTACGTTTTGGTTGTCCAACAGGAGATTCAGATTTTTCTGAAGCACCTCACTTAAGTCCCAACCTGTGGGAGAGGTGCCACGACGCAAGTCCAGCAAATCTCTGACATTGATGATGTCGTAGAACAACCCGTCGGGCCGAGTCGAGTTGACGGCTGCCAACGCTACCCCACCGTTCTGATTCGTGTTGCGGGCAAATGCTGCTGTATTGCGTCGAAGCACTGCAGTCAGCGGTAGGGCGTACATGTACCCATCAACCGTCCCCAAGGTGTTGTTGGGGTCTCCGTTGCCAGCACGCCACAAGCCAGGGTCTCCAGCAGAAGATTGGTTGCCGTAGGTGTAGACGGTAGAGCTTCCGTCAGGAGCGGCAGCACTTGCAGGAACCGAACGGGCCACTACAGAAGGATCGTCGATCCCGTACGAATAGGTAAACAGGTCTACGCCTTGAATGGCTCGAAGACGGTATTGGATCTGAACTCGCTTGGTGGTCTCAGCTCCAACATTGGTATCCAACAGGTCGTCTGCATAGTTCAACGTCAAATCATCAGCCGAAGCGATCTTGACGTTGCCTTCTCGCCAGATTCGACCAGCAGGACTCTTTCCAGTTGTGGTTGGCGAAGCAGGAATCAGACGACGCCACACTTCAAGAATCACCAAGTCGGTTCTCTGAGCGCCCGCACCAGAAGGGGAGGCACCCAAATCGATCTGATTGAGATTCGAGGATGTGCCGGTGTTGACCACATTGAGCAGCCAACCGTTCACATAGGCCTTCAAAGAACTCAGTTGAAGCAAATTAGGGGTTGTGGAAGCTCCCCCAAACGGACCAACCGTATCGGAGGTGCCCAAAAAGTCGTCCCCCAACCAACCAGAAGGGAAAGTTCGTCGAGAAAGACGCAAGAAGGCGTCCTGCTCGATGTCCTGAATCAGATTCAGTTCTTTATCCAAGACAGGCTTACTGGCTTGATAGACCGCAGTCTCCCAACCCCTACCCGAAGGATCCAAGTAACCTGACGTCGCTGCTCCGTAATTCTTGACGGTCATGCTATCTCCGGATCAAAAGCTCAAGCGCCACGTAATCGCGAAGGTGGATGTAGGTGGCTTGTTGACAACTGGAAATGTCAAATAGTTGACCAACGTATCGTAATTACTCAGGTTCACGGTAGGGTCATAGGAACCGTTCGGAGGGGTGACGGGGTTACGAATCGAAAGATTCGTGTTGACGTTGCCGCCAATCAAACCCATCTCTACCAGCGGGCCTACCGCTTCCGACTCGGTAAAGATCGTGGTGAAATCCACAACTCTGGTCGGATACGCTACTGGGACGCCATTACCGTCTACGAACTGAGTGGTTGAGAAGGTTTTACGGGTGATCTCCGAATACAAAGCTCTCTGGGTATTGCTCGGAGCTGGAGGAGTCATAGGGTTCCAACCTACATTCCCAGTCCCTACCGCCAAGGCAAAGATCCCGTGTGGAGGCTCTTGGCTGTCCTTCATCAAGCGAGCAATCAAGATACTGGCATCGAGCATAACCAGATTCCGAAGCTCCATCACCATTTGGAGTTCGCCGGTCTTTCCGTCACGCATCTCGAAGAATACATCTCCTCGAATGTAATAGCCTTTTTCGCCAAAACTGTCAGCGGGACATACGCCAAAAGCGGAAGACACTTGATTCTCAGGCCTTGGGGTTTCTTCGGCTATCTTCATGCTCATATCCTCTCGTTTTCACAAGAGCCACCGCATAAAGAGAACCTCAGTCACTTAGGTTTGTACCGTATCCCCTATCGCCAAATCGTCCCTAACCTCAATCTTAGGCCAATCCAACGTCTTGTTGGTGGTAGGGCCTGGACCTATCGAGGTCTGATTATCAGCTGTCCTGAATACCAAGGCCGACGTATTTGGGTAGGTCTTCCACCTGGGATCGTTAAGGAACGCTGCTCGATTGGTATTGATTGTTTCTACCAGGGTGGCATAGGAGGGCCCATCGGCCGCCTGCTGGCAAGCATCTGTCTCGTGTCTGCCCAGCACCATCACTGCCCGACCCAATCGAGCGGCTGGTGCCCAAAGGACGGTAGAAATGCCCAGAAGGGACGTCCCTCCATTGGGTGAGAACGTCCTCAAAGGTTCAGGGTCAGGATCAACAGGTAGCAGATATTCATCATATGCCTTGGTACAGACCGACAGTTCCTCTAGTTCGATAGTCGACTGGGCAGAAACCGTGCTAAAAGCAGGAGAGAAGAACACCTGTCCGTCCGGCTGACCCAGCAATCCCCCACGAACCTCTCCTGAGAAATCCTTGATCGGGATCTCCAAAGGGGCGATGAGGACTGGCTGAGTCATATCCGCCCACTGCAGGATATAGGTTGGAGGGGTGACATTCAGCCCAAGTAGGCTAAACACAGTGCTGCCAACCGTCACAGCATAGAACTGCTTGGAAAGCAACGCTTCCCCCAAAACCAACACTACCCTTTGGTAGGGTGTTGAACCCGAAACGAAAGCAGAGATGACAGGGATCAGATGCCCACCGTCTGTAGCCTGAATGGTGTAGCTAGAGGGGGTCGTAAGGGCGGCATTCACCGTCATAGCTGTGGAGAAAATCAACTCCACTTTTGTGGAAGATTCTGCACCTGCGATGAATGAAGTAGTCTGTACATACCCTCTAAAGTTTGCGCTATCGTCTACCCCCAGTGAGTCCCCATTGATCGAAACAGCGTCACCCACCGTAACCGTGTAGACGATATCGAGTTGAGACGGCTCAGTAGTGAGCAACACTTCAAAAGCATTGAGGATAGAGACGTCTGTGACGGTCAGTCCTGGGATGGTGTAGTTGGCTACGTTCAGTAGAGCTGGGAACGAAAGGTCTAGCTCGTTAGAGAAAATGACCCTAACCGCCAATGGGTTGACCGCTACCGCGTTATCTACTCGCAGCGGAGTGTTGTACGACGCCCCCAAGTCATTGATCGTGAGACTATCTCCCACCACCACATCAATGATGGATGGGACAGGCGCACCAACATCAAATAGACTTCCGCCCCAAGGGCCACCACCCCACGGCGAACCGCCCAGCCCACCACTCATCTGACACCTTCAATTAGAGCTGTTGCGGACATGCCTATCATCTCACCTTAGGTTCAAGAATCAATGAAAACCCGAACCAAACCGGCACCAGGGTCTCTAACTATACGATAAGTGTGGTAATTTCCGTCAAGGAAGTCGAAATTCACAGAACCCAGATTGTTGCCGTTGTTCAGATCAGTCACCAGAACGTAGCGTTCAGCCAAAGGAGTGGTGACGAAAGCCAGCGCTACCGTCAACCCAGGAGCCGATAGACCAAACCGCACCTGAGTATCTCCCGTCCCCAAAGTGGCATCGTCCTTGAGACGGAGTCTAAACTTGGCCTCTGTCTGCAATCCCGGGGCATCCGGCAAGGCCGTGTTGTTCTTGTAGACGGTCGCACTTCCAGAAGTGTGGTAGGTCAACACTCCCCCAGCAACAGTAGCGGTCACTTGCCCAGGATTGTCGCTCTGACGAACCCAAGGGGTGGGCGAGGCAATGTCGTCTTCCGGAAGAGTATCGGCGGTGTAGGTCAAGCAGACCTCTTTGGTGTACTGGAAACCACTAAAAGTGTCGGCGCATTCATCGTCAAACGGTGTGATCGGAGCATCATCGCCCGATGTTTCTTCGATAACGTCCAAAGCCGAGTACAAGACATCGTCTGGCACCAGTAGACGATAGCGGACAGAAGCATCATTCAGGACGAAGCTGTTTGAATTCAACACATCGGCCGGCACATTGATGGCCGACACATACTCTTGAACGGGTTGAGGAGACCTTACTTGATAGTTTTGAGTGCTGGGTACAAGAGGGGTACCCTCATTCAGTCTCGTGTAGGCCAAAAGGTTTGAACGAGTGAGGAACTCTGGGGATTGTTTGGGCACAATCCCTGTTGAGCTGGACGAGAAATCGGTCAATGTGTGGGGAACTGGAGAGGTGAGTCTTTCTGGAGACTCCATCACATTGCGCTGATTGAGGAATTGATGATGAGGGGCTGCCAAGTTGATCGAAGTATTGGCCACAATCCCATAGCGAACGTAGTCCCAAGACGATTGAGACAGGTTCTCGGAATTGAAAGAACCAAAGGCAACTGAAGGTAGCCCGTTAGCGATCCCTTGGATGAAGCTGACTTGGCTGGGAGGGAGATCGATCGAATTGTACCCCACTTGAATCAACGGATCTGGAACGTTGTCGTAGAACACGCTCACCAATCCCACCGAATCTTTGATCAGACGATACTTGTGCTGAGAAGTCCAATCGACTTCACTGATGATTCGGTAGTTGGTCAGGGTTGGACTAGACGGCCAGATTCCGGAAATGGTCAACGTGTTGGCGTCCACCACCGCCGCTACTTCGTACACACCCTTGTTCATGCCCTCATCTATGACAAGGGAATCTCCTGCCGTCACGCTGGCGGATAAGAAGTCGGCATTCGAGTCTCCCAACGCATTACCTGCCAGCTGGGCCCCAGTTCCAGAAGCTTTGAGTGGAAGGTGGTACCCAGTGAGAGAATCCTTGTCATAACCCTTCCAAAGGCCGACGTAATGCTTCAGATCGGTTCGTGTTCTCCAAACGTTACAGTAGCTCCAATCAACTTCCGAGAGAGCTCCAGCACTTGAGGGAGTGGCAGATCCGAACGAGATGATGGGGGTGCCGCCTGTTGCCCCAAACAAGCTGTAGGCAGCGCTTCCGACAAATATAGAGTCAATGAACAAGGACACCAGATTTCCTGTAGTGTTCTTGACAAATCGATACGTGTGTGGGGTCCCGTCTCCCCAATCAAAAGCAAATCGATACAGACTGCCCAATGGGGTGCCATCAGAATTCAGACTTACGTAGCGAACACCCGACAATTCTTCGAACATCAAGCCGACCGCTCTAGCACCGTCATCAACTTGACCGAACACACCAGCAAAGCCGGCGCCGTCTACCGTGTAGCTAACTACTAGATTTCTGAATTCGAAGATGTAGTCCGTATTCGACGCCACCACTCGGTTGTCAGAACCGAATGAAGACAGATCCTGAATGAAAAAGATCTTGCCATCGCCTACCGTCGTATCGGAAATTCTAAGCTCACGCCCCAACATGTGAGCGTTGCCAGACCCCATTGTGTCCCACACATCTGGAGAGAAATCTCCAGGCAAAGAACGGCCACCGTAGCTGAACTTAGGAGTGGATCGACTAGGGAAAAAGGCCAGTTGCATCAAACGGTTGCCATCATCAACAGCCGTCATCATGCCGTAAGGATCTATGCCGTAAGTGTAGGTTCGTAGCTGAGGCGCTACATCCACGACAATCTGAGAGGCTGATGAGAGCAGAGGTTCCAATCGAAGGAACCCTCGATAGTCTCCGCCCAAAGCGCCCACTGCTGATGCGGTCGATAGATCGGTTGCCGAGGTGGAATCGATCAAAAGGTGATCATTGGCCAGAATAGTTTCTGTGCCGTGGTATCCAATCGGAGTCCACGGCCTTGTCGATATCTCTGGTTTGACGCTCCCTTCGTAGCTGACGAAGGATGAAGGACTGACCTGTAGCGGATTGGTGGGAATGATCAAATAACGTACGAAGTCCCACACCGAGACGTTTGCTGCTTCCCTGGAGATAGACCCAAAGAACACACCTTGTAGCTCGGAAAATGGAGCATTCACTTCTTCCAAGAAAGGGGCTTCTTCGGGCAATATACGAAGGGTGGGGGAAAGGTTACCATCCACATAGACCGAAACCACGCCCGATCGGTCCCTGAATAGACGGTAGCTGTGAAGGACGCCCCAATCGAACGGAACAGGCAACCCAGTAGCAACCCCCAAACTGTCGACACCACCCACCCACGAATCGACAGTTGAAGCATCGTCTGCAAACCCTCGTTTGAGAAGACCGATCTTCTTTACGCCAGATTCGCGGATGAACCCAATCACATAGGCCAACGTCTCGTCCGTGTATCCGACCGACAAACCAGAGAAAACCCCATTGTAAGTCGTTACACTGGATCCGTAGAACCTCCACGAAAGAGCGAAACTGTGCGGAAACGTCAGGTCTATCTCTTGAGTCCAGAACTGGGGTTGACCGACTGGGAAAGGCCCTACAGTGTTGTCAGTAGCGGTCAACAAATCAGCCGCAACCGATTCTAAGCCAGTACCATGCTTGACCCAAGCAGGAGTGGAGCTCGAAGGAATGGCAGAGGCTTCGTAGATGGTGAACGATTCGCTAACGGTCCTTTGAGGGGCAGGGAAAGCGATCTTGTGGATCGGACTGTTCAACAGCAGGGTGTTGGGGTCGTTGAGGGAAGCCGTGTAAGCTCTCTCATAGGCCCTATAGTAGGCGTCTCGAAGCTTTGGCTGGTCCAACGTAGCCAACAACTCGTCTGGCTCAAATTCACTGGGACGAACCAGCGTGTTGTTATAGCGGTAACGATGTTGGCTAGGACTGATACCGTACAGTGGATCTGAATTCCACGAATTTAGACGGAATTCCTTCGAATTCAGGCGGCGAAAGTCAACTGTGGGATTCAACACCCAGCTGTAGTTGACCTTGACGTCATCGTCTGGCAGAGGCATGGTGGGCAAGACAACTTGCCCCATCAATCCAACAACTGTCACTGGAGTGATGGGAGAACCGTTGATCAAAACCTCTACATCTGCAGGGTCATCGGCAATCTCCCCATTACGTGGATTGAAGATTTCCCAACTGATGGTGCTAGGGTCGGGCAAAGTCAGACTTGCCTGCACCCTCAGTTTAGTGGGAGACAACACACCCGTAATTCGGTAGGTACCACTGTTCGCCGCGGAACCGGTCAACGTGATGTACTGGTTAACCAGAGCTGAGGTCAACGAGGCACTGGGCAGGCTGATTTCAGTAAAGCTATTCAGGACCGCATTGGTGCCTGTCTGAAGTGTAAGAGGTGGCTTGGAGATCGGCCCCTTATCGGTGAATACGCTACGATTCGTAAGGGGAATCGAGCCAGTGAAGATAGCTTGATTAAAGGCCGGCTCCAAAGGATTACCGGCAAGGTCCTTCGGGGTGCCAGAGATGTTGACCGCCAACGTGTAGGATCCAACACCCAAACCAAACAGCTCCAACGCCACCTCGGTTGGGCCAGCACACCACACCTTGGTGATCTTGACTGCGGACGGCCCTGTGATGCTGTATTCGAAGGGCGACACAAGATCTTGGTCGTTTCGCATCGGTTGGTCATAGTCGATTACCAACACACCTTCGTCCGTTAGATCCACCCCTGCCAGTTTGGGTCCCAGAATACCTGTGGTGATGAAATTGAACGATACCGCGTATGGAGCGCCGTTCTGTTGGATCAGGTTTTGGGCTGAGAAGCTGTACCCTGCCTGGTTGGTGGCCTTGTTGGTGAGACCGAATACAGCACCTTGTATGGCGCCTGTTAAATTCCAATGAAATGACCCATTTTGAGGATCAGAGACATACAGGGGGCGATCCAAGGTTACCTTGGTGGAACTGACAATCCCAGTGATTCTAAAAGTCCCTGGTGTACGCCCATTGGAGACAGTCACATAGCGCCCAATGTCTGAGCTTGTGAATGTGTAGAGACTGCTGTCAATTTGAAAGGTGTTAGATAGAAAATCGGAAGCCGTCAAATCCGGCAGATACCCCAACGTACCAGAGACGATGGGTGTTGTGATGGGAGTACAACTCTCGACTTGAAACAATACCCCTTTGCTGCCAGGGAGAGGCTCAAAGTGATAATTTCTCAGGTCGAAGAAATGATCGTAGCTAAGAAGGGCAGAGAAATTGACGGTAAGGCTCATCCCGTCCGCACTGGGAATGGCCGAGAATGCCCCCAGCTGTTCAACCTGAACGATGTCGAACAGGGACAGGTTGTCGATGAACCCAGGCCACAAAATCTGCTTGATTGAGTCACTGAGAGCGATCGTGTCGGAAAGACTTCGATCGACCAACCCTCCTCGGGCCGCTTGTGCAGAATCGGTTACAGACAGGGTATCGTTGAACTGCCGAACCAAAGTGGTTTCACGAACCACACTGTCCGAAATATCGAAAATCTGGTCTGACAGAAAGACATCTACGTGGAGAGCCTCTACCGTGACAGTGTCTGTCAAGAAGGACGAATCGTTGATCGTTATGCTGAGAGACTTGCTCGCAATAGCCTGATCTGAAATCGACGGCGAATCAGAGAGCGCACGATAAATGTCTCTCCCAACGGTAGTCGAGTCTGTCGACAGAATAGAGTCTGCAGATTCTCGACTTTTTGTCAGGTCTCCAAAGCCAGAATCAGTAGTTACGATCGAATCGGTGGCAGGAACACGCTCACGAATAGCCCCAGCTGACACACTGTCTGTTAGACTGAAGGTGTCTTGGGGTAGGCGTGTACTATTGGTGACAATCGCTATCGAATCTGAGACCGATACAGCATCAAACGGAGCACGATCCTTGGTCGGATCCACCAAAGTAGAATCAGTCAGTACAGCCGTATCACTCAGAATCCTGCCGAATTGGTTGTCCAGTGTGGCGGCATCGGTCGTGTTCAGGGTATCGGTAGAAGACCGAACATAGTCTGTGGCCGGCGAAAGAGCATCAACAACTGTAACGCTATCAGCCGAGTCTCTGAAGGTCGTTATCGTCACCGAGTCGGTAACAGAAAGGGTGTCAGAGAGGAATACCCGATCAATTGTGACTTGATCTACGATAGCGACCGCATCAGAGAGGACACGATTCCCGTAGAATTCTAGGAATTTGATATCCGTTACGGAGATCGAGTCGTTACCGGCAGTGATGTCGTAGTGGATATTGTTCTTGTAGATGTCGGTCGAATCCGAAATGGCTATCGAATCGTTGCCCGCGACAAGCGTCTTATCCAAACCTCCGGACACATCTTCTACAGCTCCAATGCTGTCACTCGCCGTTACGTCGATGAGTCCCATCGCTTCACATCTCCTTAGAAGTCGTCCGAATGATCTTCGTCCGACACCCGTCTGTTCATCTTACGACCCAAACGATCGCGATCTCTAATACCTGTCCAATAAGACCTAAAATCCTCGTATCGGTAATCTGAGAGCTTCCACCTCAAGGCATCTAGGATCTTCCCATTGCCATTTGGGTTGTAATCGTCCTTGAATATGTAGCGAATCCTAAACAGAGTGTGGGCTGGCCTGATGATGTCCAGGATGATGCGGATCGAGCTTTGCAGGTCAAAGAGCCCAGGGGGAAATTGATTGATCAGCTCAATGTTGATCTGGAAGCCGAATTGGTCCGAAATATCGAGCCCTGACGCCCCCTCACGAGTCAGCAGGAAGTTCTCCAGGACTTTGAAGTCGTTGGTGATGAACAACGCTGCCGCGTCTCTGATTGAATCTGGAACCGAACCCTGAAAGTAGATCCGGATCAATGATAGGAGGAAGGAGCGGAATTCAGTATCATCAAATTCCAGTGGGGGCAGACGATTGTTCAGGAATACCAAATATCCAATCATACTGTAAAGAAAGTCTGATCGGGTGCGGGTGAAGTCGCGATCCATATCGACGTCTTCGAGGGCTAGCTCAATCTTGGCTATCTCTACCGCCACCGCTTTGAGCTCAACCGTATAGTTCGGTCCCTGCACGGCGCTGATGTAGTTGGATGGAAGCAGGTTCAACAGCGAAGTGAAGATGGCTTGCGAACGCTGTAGTACCCTCAGGTTGTATTCTTTGCCGCTACGATCAATAGTGAAGTTGATTCGGCTAGGGTCTATGGTGAATCTGGCCATCAGGAAGCCCCGCGAATCGTCAATGTAAAGGCTCCTAGGTCAAGTGCTTCTACGGGAGAAGCTGTGATGTCATGCGGCCCCACATCGCCACGAACGATATAGCTTACCGCGTAGACGTGGTTCCCAGGGCTGTCAGGGGGGATCCCAGCCCCCGACAAGCTGAGCAATACGTGGTTGGCTGTTCTGGCCAGACGTTGCTTTTGGATGTCGGTGGAAGTGACGAATCCTTCTGAGATCAGGGTGGCGTCATCCGAGTAACCGGTGATGATCGCCCCACCTGCCCCAATGATGTAGGCCTGATTCTGATGCTGACCTACCAAGTCTAACGACTGAGCCAGAACCATCACTTCATCGTCAGAGAACACCCCTCTGTGCTCTGTAACCAAACCACCCCCGTCTGTGGTGGGGAACTTGAGGGCGTTGGTCAGGATGAATACCTGATTGCCGCCAATGTCCAGGCTAGGGATTCTAACCGATGATGAGAGGATGGATTCTCGTAGTTTCCTGGAGCCGTCTGCATACCCCATCTTCGCCAGAGGCACTACCTGGAAGTCTACCCCCTCAGTAGAGTCCACTGCATTGATGACATCTGATTGAGCTTCCCCTTGACCAATGAGCTTCTGATTCAACTCAATCGACACCGAGGAACGAATAGCAGGATCCACCTTGTCCTTAGAGGCACCTGACTTGAGCTGCACAGTGGTTTCAAGCGCAATATCGTTGAGAATGGCTTGCTTGACCAATACATCTGCTGTGATATGTCTCCGACTGTTGATCGTGCGCTGCAACTGCTGTAGCAAGTCATTGATCACATACGTCACCGTGAAATTCTCATCGTGAACGTAATCTACCGATACCGTCTGGCCACTAACAATGTCGGACGGATTGGTCCTTACAATCTTTGCGGGGGTGGTGGCGGTTCCGGCAATGATGTCGAAGTCAGGGGTAGCCGATCCTGGACCCTCATATTCTACCGTACGATCTTGACTGAAGACTCGAATGGTGGTCGTATTGATGCCTATTGAGCCCAAGGATTCTTCGAAGAAGCCGATGATGACGTGTTCTTCGTCATTTACCGCAATCGAGGCTCCAGAAGGGACCCCACCTATTTGGTTGATGACCAGATAGTCCTTCGCTATGGTACTCTCTCCGTTGAGCAAAGGGTCTTCCGTCTTGAAGAGACTGAAGCCTTGCGTAACATCCAATGCCCCAGAGGCCTCCCCCACAACTGAAACGACTCGACGAACAGGCTGAAGGGTGAATCTGAATTGGTTCAAAGACCTGAACCTATAGTCAGCAGTGATGATATCGTCGATAGCCGTTACTGGTTGAGCCACCAACGTACTGAGTTGAAACGTTTGATAGTCGATGATCGACACACCAGTCAGATTGTAGTCCAACCCCTGAGTGATATTTCTCACACCTAGTCCCTGTGTAGGATTGTTGAGGATTTCCACAATTGGGCTATTGGGAGTCACACGACTGTCTAGGACTCGGAATATGAGATTGGTAGCGTCAATGATCTGGCAGTAGATGTCGAGGGCCGTGTCGAAGGAGAAGGCGAAACGTTCCACTACTGTGCGTTCTCTCAAGCCCTGCACCCATACATCGACCTTACCCCCAATGTGCTTGTGCCGTACCTCGTCATAATCTCGCATCATCAGAGGGTCGCCTGATTTGACGATCTTGTTTTTGACGATACCAATCTGTGCTGCGGCAGTGGCGGTGTATCCTCCCTCGGTTCCAGTATCAACCGACACGAAACCCAACATTGCTCTGGCGGCCAGGTCGGCATTGCTTTCCCGATCGGTACCGAAGACTGTCGCTTCAGTATTGGTTACCTGCATACCCCCTACAGAGGAGGACACATTTGTGATTTCTCCCGCGGGACGGTTACCCTCATCACCAATCGTTTCAGCCGTGATGTCTACCGTTATCTCATAGCGCCTCGTGCTAAAGTTGTAGAAGGCGTCCGCTTGAGCGGCAGGTAGGGTGTAGGTGCCTCCCACCAAATAGCGGATGGAAGGGATGCCGTTCGCAGCATCAGCATCAGTTGAAACGATAGTCCCAGATGCGATATTGACGTCAAGGATCGGCTTGATGGTAGTATAGAAGACCACTTGACCGACAGCAGGTCGCCCTGGCAACCTGGGCTTCATGAAATTGTTGGCCAGCTTGTCGAACTGAGTGTCGATCAGCTGTTGAACTGAAGTATCGGTCTGAAGACCTAGAGCGGATCTCAGAGCCTGCTTGTAGTGACTGCCAGCTACTGGGTCTGACACCCCATCATTGTTGGTGTCGTCAATCTGCAAAAGAGTCAGGAAGCTAGAGGATTTGTGGACAAAATCGATGATGAACCAGATTCGATCTGCTTCGCTGGCGAACGGATTGATCGACACATCTCTAGTGGTAGACCCTGGGATCAAGGAAATGAGGGAATCAGCCGCCTGTACGGCACCCACGTAGTCAAGTAGGATTTGGAATTGTGTTCTACCCGGCAGATCTTTGATCGAGGTGTCGATGATCAGCGGGGTACCAAGGATCTCTTGGCTGTAAGGAGTCTCCAACTCTTGATCCAGACTGGAATCATAGAAAACTCCAGTTACAACGTAATAGAGCGGAGCTGTTGAATCGACATCGATGAATTGGTCTGCATTCGGGCCAGATGAACGAACGTGATTCAGGTAAATGAACTGTACGAGACTACGACTCTGAACCGAACTAACGAACTTAAGATCCCCCGTAAAGCCGAAGGTGTCGGTAGTTTTTGTATAGATGGGGGTGGAATTTCCGTCGATGTCTTGGGTCGACACATTGACCGTCACCGACTTCTGTACAGGGAACACCACATTGGCGTCCGACACATCGATCAGATCTTCTTGATACTGAGTAGCCTGATTGGTAACGGGTGTGGTGTTGATTTTGAAGTACCCTGTCGTACCGCCAGGACTGGAAGAAGCGTAGAAGTTGAAGCCTATGAACTGAAATTCTCCGCTAGTCGATACTGGGATGTTGGCCAAGATATCGACAGAGTCTCGTTTACGGTTCACCCGAATGCCCGTTGGAATCAGGGCGTCCACACCACTGATTTGAGTGACTCTCGTGATAGAAGCCAACGAGACAGGGCTCACCCCACCCACGATATCGATGGCTCGAATGGCGACGGTGTTTAGCCCCAAATCTAGCGGCAAACCGTCAGGATAAGAAGCTGGATTGGGGATCGTGAAGACAGAGCCATTCAGGCCAACCAAACTGGAATCAGAGACGAAGGCTGCCCCGTTGATTGAGACCTGAATATCAACCGTGTTGATGTCCACCGTACCAGTGATGGTGATGAACTCCAGATTGGTAGTCAGGACCAAGTTCTGAGTAAACCCAACCCCATCGCGTAGGGCTATTTGTGGTGCTGTTGCCATAGTTATCCGCCGAATAGCTTGTTGTTAGGGATGGGTTGCTGAAACATTTCCGCCTGCTGAGAGGAACCCAACAGATTTACAGGACCTGGGACACGAATCCCACGATCGATCTGAATCGGTTTACTGGAGCGACTCTGAATGGTAGCATTGAGAAAGACGATCGTCTCATCTTGCTCACTAGGCTGAAGAATGACCTCCAAGATACGGAAAGGGTACTCCTCATCTGTCACTACCTGTCCGACCTTCTCTTCTTGCTCACGCTTGATCTGTTGCCAGCGTTGAAAAGCGTTGTAGACCTCTGACAAGATCAGATTTTGAGTCACCCCACCCGACGCCAATTTGGTACCTATTGAATTGACGATGTTGGTCCCATACAAGGGGAAAAACGGGTTAGATCCTTGGATGGTGTAGGTAGCTTTGAGCATCTCCTGGATCAGAAGAGTCTCATTCTCAGCCTTGACGATTTTACCTCGGCCATCATAGGACCAGTCGTTCTCCACTCCCAATCCACCACATCGACGGCATTCTTCTCGGACGGTTGTGTAGTCGATTTCTACGTAATCGCTGTAACCCTTCAAAGGTTCGTCGAAAACGATCAGCCTGGTAGGCCGGTCGCTCAAGGTGTTGGGATCGTTAATTAGCGACCAGCCAGGAGTAGTGGTTCGACCAATCCACCCCCTGTTGGTCGCATAACCCAACGTGGCGGCTGCTGTGCTGCCCGCAGTATTGATGAAAATCTTACTGCTAGGACCTTGAGAAGCCGTCACCAGGCGAAGCTGATTCTTAGGGGTAACCGTAAAGGAGGCGCCCCTAATCTGACGGTTTACCACATTAACGATCTGAGTGACCGAGAGTTTGTTTCCAGAAGGGATCGATACCGTCTGATCCTGCAAGTCATCAATGCGAATCACCAATTGATCATTAACCCCTCCCTGGATCGTAAAGGGACTAGACTTCAAGGTAGTGGATTGGGCAGGGAGATAGACCCCTTGCGAAGGGATCAGGTCTAGACCGTTGGAACGGACTTTGACCGATACCGCCGCCGCAATTGGACGTAATGGGCGTACAGTTCTGCGATCAGGATTTAGATACAGGGCCTCTTCACGGACCATGTGTGGGCAAATTTTGTCGATACGGCGATCATAACTCATGTCCCACTACCTCCTGGACCCACAAAGCCTGAATTCTGACGTTGTGCTGAAGTGGCCTGACCGTTCAACACGTCATAGCTGCTGAAGGGGGCGTAGACATTGAAACCAAATCGGTCTCCCCCATTGTCGTCAAAAACGGCTCGATAGTTCTGATCGACCAAAAATTGGTTGATCTGAGAGGCGATGTACTCCAGGCTACCAACCACAGTGGCAGCTAGCTGAATGGTCTTGAGATTGGCTATCTCTAGCTGCAATTGGTCTGAGTAGTCGACCGCTCGACGAATTTTACGTTCCAGATTGCCAAATCGAGCCTGTAGCGTACCATCAACCCAACTCTGAGCCTGGCGCATCAACTCTGCGGTCGGGCTGTCTGACAACCCCTTGGCCCCAATCACCTCCCCATTGCTCATGTATTGGGGGCTGTCAACCTCAGTCCCACGAATCAAATAGATAGGGTCAGTTCGAAGTCTCACCCTCAAGTCTACGAAGGGGTTGCCTCCCAGTACCTCGTAGGCCTGAAGGAGTTTTCCCAAGTAGGAAGCAGGTGGGTCGGCTGAGAAGCCCTGAGGAACGCCATTACTGTAACGAAACGTAATGGTTCCGATCCTATCTGCCTCGGCCTGAAGGTGTAGGATTCGTTCATTGGCTAACCCAACCTGAGATCTTGCAAAAGCAAGAAAGCGCTCAAATTGACTGCGGTTGAATGTGCCTAGGAACTCGAAACTCATGAAGGTTTCCTCTACATCTTATTGAAGGCACCTAAGGCCCTTCAAAAGAGAAGTATGGAGGAAACCCCTCACCCAAAGATTATCGAGAAAGCTGCCTTGAAAGCTGTGATGTCGGTGCCCACATAGGCTAACCCCACTCCAGCCGAATAGCCTCCAGGACCGCTTGGAGGCTTGGTCCCACCAGCCGTATCGATAGCATTGATCCACGATTGAGCCGAACCCGTCAGCTCAGGCACACTTAGCACGTAGGCCCCAATCTTCAATTGAGCGATAAAGTCAAGGATGTTGATCAAAAATTCAATGAACCGCTCCAAAGCAGCTATCTTTCGCTCCAATTGATCGATATAGGCCTTGATTTCAGCCATCACACCACTGAAAGCGTCCAACAAGGCCTGGATCTTATCCAACATGTCGTAGATGATCTGACCAGACCAGGGAATGATGTCCCTCAAAGGTACAACCGAGATCCAATCCACTGGAGAACCGCCCAAAGAGTAGACTTTGACGTACTCTATCCCTGCCAAGACATTTAGGCGTAGACTGGTATCTCGGTAGCCAAAAGCAAACGTCTGTGCCCCTCTAACCGTCACCTCACCATCTTCATCCAACTTGGTGAAGGCCTGCACTACTTTTTCAAGAGTGTCGGCCCCAGTGAGCTCATATTGGGTATCAATCCCCCCTGCAGGTAATCCTCCCTGCATCAAGTTACGGAAGCCATTCAAGGCGTCCTCACCCGCTTGAAGCATTGCTGAAGCGATCGATTCTGCCAATTTGGCAGATTGTCGACGAAGGGTGGTGCTCTGCCACGGTAATCTTGGGCTCAACCCTGTGATAGGGTCTGGCTTAAATGCTTCCGCAATTGTCGTATGCCCCAGCAGTCTGCCCACAATGGGAAACGCCTCATAGGCTGCCATCTGAGCTGCCAGACTAGTAAGAGAGCCCCTCCCCACCTGAATGGGGGAAGTTGAACCAGTAGGACCTCCGTCCGGACCAAAAGTAGCGGCGCTGTCGACCTGGAGCTGGAAGTCCAATGAGAAAGCGGTTTGAATCAGATGGTTCAAATCCCCCAAAATATCGAAAGTCTTAGGATTGATCGAGATAGGGACCGTCGCCGAAAGAACCCCCGACGGTTTCCCCATGATGACCGATTCGTTGGGGATTGAGGAAGGCCAGTGCATCACTCTACTGTCAGACTCAATACTGAAGTCCAGCTGCTTGTAGGTTGTTGGGAACACAAGCTGATCCCCCGCCTTTTTCAAGTCCCCACTAAAGGCACGCACACGGTAGTAATATGTAGTACCTGGAACTACATCTAGGTCGACGTAGTGAATCACACCCAATTGACTTAGAAGAAGTTGGATGGCAGTCGAATCCAGGAAGATGTATTGCTGGAATTTGACCACTGGCTCACCGTACTCATCCCTCAACGTTTGGCGACGTAGAACGGGCTCTGATGACTGATCGATGTTTGTGTAGGTGGAGTTATTGAATTCCACCGTACCACAAGCTGTTGAATCCCCCATCGCACTCAGATCGATCTTTTGGGCCGCTGGGTTGACAACCGACTTTTCGATCAAGTAGTTGGGAGGTACGAACTCCTTCGCCATCTTGGTCACGATATCGGAATAGCCTGGATCAGGGGTCTCGGTGGAAGAAGGGAGACTCCACTGCAATCCTAAACCATTAACCGCTTCACCACCGAAGATGGAGGCCACTCGAAGGATTGGGTCTCCTTTTGAATTGGTGGGGAGTAACTTGAAGTTGACTGGAGCTTCGTATCGTGGCGACGTGAATTCTTTACCAAAGAATCTGAGAAGTTGCTTGACTCGGGCGATCAGAGCGTAGGGTGAAGAAGCGTCCACCACCAGAAGAACGAAACCACTTTGGGTGGATCCCACTCTTGGCTGAGGACGGTTGAAGTCCTTGGAATCGTACAGGCTTGCCTTAAATCGCTCTGTGAATGCTTTGAAGCCTCCCACATTACGATCGAATCCAGGATCGGTCGTTGGGTCGGGTACATCAAAGTAGGCAAAGATGCCCGACACTTTGAGGGATAGGAACAGTTCTTCAATCAGTCGAATCAGGGCTTCGACCAAAGCTTTGATGGGATTGCCGAAGTCGATGAGGAAGGTCTTGATGGTGTCTAGGATGGCTTTCAGCACGTCAAGAAACACCAGCAACGTCTCAAGGACGTTCCGTACAGGCTCAATCAGATCTTCGCCTGGTACTTGTATTTCAAATGACTGCCAGTTCGCCATACATCAGCTCCCGTATTGCAACTTCCTCAACTTTTTCCTAGTGGCTTCCAACTCCGCTTTAGCGGCATCCAACGACAATTTGACAACCTCTGTCATCCGATCGTGGATTCCCAGTTTCTCTCGATAGTCCCATTTCAATTCTGGACCGACAGAAGCTTGGTCAGCTGGTTCAGCACATCCGCCTGTTGCTTGATCCGATTGGCTTTGGCCAGACTTTTTTTGACCAATATCCCGTTCGTCAGATTGATCCTCGTGTCGATCCATGTGAACCTCCTATCGTAAAGTCTATCACCAGATGACAATTCTGCCTCCAAAGAAGCGACATATCCGGTAGGCGCGGAAAGAGCGGCACTTCTGGCTGATACGATCGTCTCTCTGGAGTTCAGATCTTCAGTGGTGGTCCTGACCGCGAACGCTCCCGCATCCCCTGTGACGGCAACCTGCGTCGAAATGAGGCTCAAGAAGGGGGCGATGGTTGGGTAGAAAGTCTCTGCCGCCAAAGCGGTAGTCAGGATGGCCTGCAACGGTTCAGCCGTCAAACCCACCGTTGACACGATCTTGTAGCTGATGCCGGTGCTGTTGACCGGAAACGTACCTTCGATCAATAGGGACGTCTGGCTCAGCACCTGCTGAATCTTGTACACCCCAGCGTTGGTACCGTTCCGAATGAAAAGAAGGTGTGAGGTCGTCACTCCAGAGGTAACGAAGGTGTGTCCCACAGAAGTAAAGGTAGAGGTTGAAGAGGCCCCATTCGTATCTGAGATCAGAGTGGTGGTAGCGGTGTTGAAGAAAGCGTCAATCGAGGTCACCTGATTGGCGACAATCGGGCCTTCCCCCGTCACAGCCGGAATCAGACTGGCGGTCACAAGATCGTTCACCGCCCCACCAAAGGTCTCAAGAGCAGTGGCTAGACGATAGTTTTGACTAGCATTGGTGCTTGGGAATGCTGTGACGGTCAAAACATGTTGAGCCACACTCACTACTTGCCGGCGAAGTCCTACATGTGGCCCAGACGTAATGACGACTGTATGCCCAGGCACCACCCCAAAGACAAGGAAATCGACCGTATTGTCGGTCAATGTAGTGGTGGTGAGGATAGCCCCTGTGCTGGCCACCAAGTCGTTCGAGATTGTGACACTAAATCCAAATCCACTGTCTACTGAAGCGAATGGGGAATTGACCGTAATGGTGTTGCCAGTAACGCCAGTGATGCGGCGATATCCAGATAGAGCGTTCAATCCTGTACGGATCTCAACCAGTTCATGGATCTTTGGAACAGGCAATGGCCAAGCCACCGAATTGGTGATAATCGTTCGGGTGGCGTCCAAACTGCCTGTGCCGGTAAAGCTAAAGGTGGTGACAGCTCGCAGCGTTCCCGTAGAAGTGTTGATGATCCCCAGCTCGGTTGTCAAGAAGCCTGCCGCCCCTCCCTCAGCACTCACGTTCGGGTTAAGGATTGGGAACTGTCTGTTGTGATCGTCATCCTCCGTCCCACCATCCAGGGCTGGAAATCGATCAGGGGTGGTGAGGGTGTTGAGCAGAGTGACTGTTGCATCCAGCACCTCTCCCCCACCAGAGTTCGGTGGTGATGGCTGTAGGACGGTCGGCACTGAAGGATCGTTCCAAGGAGCCGAAGGAGCCTGATAGGTGAGAAGGCCGTTTTCCAAATCGATCCCTATGTCGATCCCCAGCCGATACTGTTTGAGGTAAGAAGTGTCGGCTGTTGACAAGCGGATGGTAGCTCCCACAGGGATGTTTACCCCCAAAGCAGAGGTGAGAGTGATACTGGTGGAGGTGGCAGATTGCACCGTCAAACCAGGACTGTCGGCCACCAAGATGGTGCCGTTCTGAGCTGTTATGGCGACCTGCATGCCTGCTACGAATGCTGGTCTCAACAGATCTGTGGAACCTAGCGCGGCGTCTACCTGCAGAACTGTTGAACTGGAGACAGCATACCCAGTCACAACTGCCCATGGGTAGCGTCTCTGAATCAATTCAGCCGTCTTCAGATTCTTTTGCCCCAAGTCTGCAATCGGATCTCCCGTCGACAAGCCTGAGGTCGGGACAGTCACCCCATAGAGTGCTCGCTTGGTAGGGTAGAAGCGACTGGTGGGGGCGGGCTTGTAGACTTCCTGATAGGTCCCTATTGAGGTCACGACAAAGGGCGGCCCCGACACCGAGTAGGGGGCAGGGCTGATCTTGAAACGATCGTCAATCTGGTTCGTGACCGAGGTGAATGTGTTTCTGGCAGGATTGTCTATGTTGCCGTCAAACAAGAATCGTCCATCATGATCCCCCACCACACGCCCATCCATCGACTGTAGGGCATCTTCAAGAGAGTTTACCGAATCGTTGTAATACTTGAGGGTTGGTCTGGCCACCAAGTCTTCGTTCGCCAGATGCCCTTCTTGGAAGAAGACCGACTCCCGCCCCTGCTCGAACAGTTTGGGGGAGGACGAATTCTCCAGAATGGGGCCGCCAGATGGGACACTCGATTGAGCTTCCGATTCATACTGTTGGGCCAATTCCCCACGAAAATTGGTGAAGGTCTCGACTCTCCAAAAGAACGTATCAGGAGCGTAGGTGGTGTAGTCTGCCCTCAGAGTCTGATTGAGCAGGCCATTCTGCACTGATGGGACAATGTTGAACGTGTAGCTGGCCCGTAGTGAACGACCAGCCTCGATGATCCTATCTCCTGTATAGAAGATCCCGATCTCTTCATCAAGGCCCAAGGGTTGGGTGACCGTCACCGATCCAGAGGCGTCAATCGTGTACTGGTCTGGACTAGACAGGATGATTCCCACCTGTCCCAGAACTTTGCGAAATACCGTGTAGCCTAGATCCAGTTCTGGGCTCTTTTGAGTCTGAACCTTAACAGCAGGGGTAGATAGAATGGGGCGAACCGAACGCTTGAGCGTCACACCAGAGTATTGCCTTGCCCCATTGGCGATCATTACTACTGTCGTCTTGTTGGTAGCCTGATCATAGGTCGAGCCGGAAACGATATTCAGATCCAGGAAAGTGCTATTGTCGGTAAACAGCACAGCCGTTCCAGAGACGTACTGTTTGGTCACATCTCCAGTTAGCGTAACTCTAGGGCCGCCTCTAGGAACTGGATCGTAAGGAGTCAGTTCAGTCGTGAAATAGGCCGCTCCTGTGACGGCTGTGGGGCCCGATGTTACAGCCAACACTGGGTTGGTAAAGTCGGACCTGAACAGCTGAGGGCCAGCCAACGTGACGGTGGTGGTGTTGGACCCGCCATCGTAAGTCGAACCTCCTATCAGGTAAGTCTCGGTGCGATCCACCAATAGCAGGTAGTTGGCTTTGAAGTCTGAGGTTCTGTTGCCCACCAAATCTAGGCTGTTGGTGTCGGAGTTGACAATGACTGGGATTGTCTGAATGGGGGGTTGCAGTACGGTGATGTTCTGTTCCCCACCCATCGCCTGGTAGATGTAGTAGTCTATGTAGACGTTCTCATTGGGCTTGACCACGGGGCCAGACGGGAGGGCGTCTGTGGCGGTTTGAGCCCCAAAGAACGTCACTGTGGAGGCGTCAACATCGAAGGTGACTTGATCTGAGGTTTGAGGCCGGCCTCCACGGAAAGCCTTGGGGGTGGGGATTGAGGCCACTTCTCTTCCCAAAGGATTGAAGTGGAGGGTTGAAGTCTCAACAGGGTGAGGCTGGCACAGCTCCTTGCGAACCAGAAACGTGGCTCGTTCGGTAACCAGAACCCCATCCGAATTCTTGTACGTTATCTGCGCCTCTTCCAACTCCAGGAAACGTTCTGCAAACTGAATGAACCCTAGAGGGGGTTGCAACGTGTACTCTGACCCCAAGACCAATGTCCTGGATCCAAATACCAAGCCACCAAGCGCAACATCTGCTTGACTGAAGTTGAGATGTCCAGTTGACATCGACACTTCAACAATACCAGCGGGTATCAAGCCAGGGGCTGTAAAGTTTGCGTCCGTCGCCACCACCACAGTTGAGGTAGAGAAGTGGCCGTTCGAATACTTGAAGCGATACGAATTAGCTTGACTTGGATTGATCGATAGACGAGGCGAGTTGGTGATCGTACCCAAAGACCTGACTCGTTCAACCTTGGTGTTGGGGTCTACTGGGGGAACTTCTCGAAAGTACCGGTCAGCCAGGATCTCAACACCCTCCAATACACGATAGGTGAAGCCCGAAGAAGTGGCCCCCACCACATCTAGCGTTAGAGTGGCGGTGCTGACAGCTGTCACTTGGTACACCCCCTTGGCAGGGCCACTGTCGACAACCAGGAAGTACCCTGGTTGCACCCCCGCAAGAGTGAAGTTCTGAGTAGTATCCGTCAAGACGTTGCCTGCGATCGAACCGTTGGATCCGTCCACCACATTGGCGCCGTCTGTCTCCACCATCGTCACCAGACCAGAGCCAGGATCCAACAGGGCATCTTCACCTACTGTCAGTTGGGTGTAGACCCCACTCCCAGGTGTGGTTTCTAGCTCAAGTTTCAGACCTGAGCTGAATACCAATGGGTCAGGCAGCTGAACCCCACCATAAGGAACAGGGGCAGGCAGCACAACATTGGACTTGTGTTGAGCATACAACAGCGATTTGTTGTCGTAGTCAAGAATGTACCCGATACCAGTAGGAGGTGAAGCCACGTCCATTCTAGGCAAGGTGCCAACGAAGGTTCCTGTGCCTTGCTCCACTCGAATGGTCAAAGGTTGAGTGTCAACCGGTATGGCCGGCAAGTTGACGGTGGGGGAAGCGATGATGGGTTGAGCCCAAATGGCTCCCGCACTGACGTAGAAGGCCGAAACATCTTTCAGGGTGGGGTCGGCATCATCTAGATTGACAGGATTCCTAAACATCCTGAGTGAGATGCCACGTTCAATCAGCAGGTCAGCTGTGATAACTTGTGCCTGTTGAGATCCGTAACGTCCCACATCAGAATCGGAAAATCTAACCTGACCATCACTTCGACGGATCTGTACCACCCCTTTCTTGCCAGGGGTGGTGAGGGTGTCGACCCATTGTGTTTGACCGAACTGAACCACCCCCGACACACGGAAGAAAGTGTCGCTCTCTTCTGGAGGGATGGGAGCTAGGGCTGTAGGACTGGCGATCGTCCCTATGCTGATTGGGGCCAGATTCTGACCAAAAGAGAACGCTACCCCATCATAATAGATAGCTCGGCCGGTGTTGGCCGACACATCAGCCGAATTTAGCTTCAATCGACCAGTACTGACGGCCCATTCAACCGTCCCAGCGGTTGGGTTGACGGAAAAGCCAGCCTCTGACGCTTTCTCGATTGGTGTCAGGTATTCAGCGTATCCGATTCGGATCAGAGGGAATTGCCCTGTGGCGGGCAATGGGCTGAGCAACAACACGTCCCCCACCACTCCAATGCGGCCAGTCGAATCAGCAAAGGCATAGAATGTCTGACGCTGAAAGTGTACCGACTGTCCAGCAAAAGTCGTCAAGTCTCCAGCATTCCAATTGAGGTTGCCGGTTGCGAGTGAGATTTGAACCGTCCCAGCAGGAGGTGGGCTGAACCCACCGTCTGTCAAGACCAGAACAACCGTAAAGGCTGTTCCTGAACCGGTATCACCCACATACAGTCGAACCGGATAGGCCCCCAAGTTTAGACTGATGGGGGCCACCACCTGAAGCCGTGTCGTGTTGGCGGTGGCCGTCAGCTTTCCAACCAGAGTAGGGGCCGAGCCAGGCAAGGTCTTGAACCGCCCGTCAGCCCCTTGGTAGTCAAATCGCTGCAACACCTCGTTCTTGGTCCAACCAAACTTAGCCTCAACGAAGGAGGATTGGTTGTTTGGACCAGTGCCTGGCAGTTGAGCATCATCCAAAACGAATACATGGTATTCCGTCCTAGGTACCGACTCATCTGAGGGATAGGCCGTGTTGAAGGCCGACGGGTTGGACAAATACACGTTGGGCGTGTAGGTGAACGGAGAATTCGCCTGACCGACTCGCGGAGGTTCTAGGACGTAGCCTTGTATCGAGAGGCCCAAAGATCACTCCCCTGACTTCAGTCTTGACTCGAAAGCTTCCTGACGCTCAAAAGATTCTGGATTTCCAGCATAGACCGCACCTTGCTCGTGTGCATCCACCACTTTATCGTGATCGTCTTTGACCCCCTTCAAGTCGTTCTCAAACTGATTCAGCAATTCTTGCACAGACCTGGGGACCATAGCGTACTCTTCCAGCAATTGAGAGATTTCCTGAGGGGCATCCACCCAGAATTCAATGGAACGCCCAGAAGCCAGAGGCATCTGTAGTTTCAGTCTCAAAGTTATGGGGTCGTTTTTCAACGGCCGCAGCTCAGCCACATTGCCTAACGTATCTTTGATGGTCAGCAAGTCCCTGGACTCGCTCATACCTACGATGTAGCCCAGAAGCTGTGGAGTCTGGCGCTTCTTCCTAGCACGCTTGCTCATTTGGCCTCAGGCAGGCCATTGGCCGGTGCGAAGAAATCGTTTACCTCTGTGGGGGCGTCCACCCAAACTTCCAGGGTCTGATTCAGGGTGTTCTTGAGATTTAGTTTCAGCCGAACTTTCAGATCGCCGATATTGCCCTCGGCGTCTATTTCGCGCTTCTCCACCACCTCAGACACTACTCCAAACGTCGCTCTTGCCATGATGCTATCTCCATTTCATATTATGGTACCAAAGCCGGTACTGGATGCCCCTATCGTAGAGGGACTTCCTACAATGGCCACGGGAATCAGCAAACTAGCGAAAGTTATATCTAGCCCTGTCGCCAACGCTCGGGCGGCCTGCAGGGAGGCTGGCCCGTTCATCCCCGCAGTTGCAAATCCTGAGCTGATAGAGGCAAAAGCAGGCGGAGCTCTGAACGAAGCAACCCCCGTCCCCACCCCCACTCCAGGATGGGTGGTCTTGATCAGCATTTGAGCAAAGGCCGTCGTCAGACCGGTCGATAGGCCAGACACAAAAGCTGACATCAAAAGGCCGTTCAGGCCATTGCTTAACATTCCAGACAAGATGTTGGCATACAAGACAGGGGTCTGTACCACCAACGGGAGTGGAATGTTGCTCCCCACGCCGGCCGTTCCTCCGTCGATCGTCTGAATCTTGATAAGGGGAACCCACCTGACCAGCCCTTGGGCTACCCCATTAGCATACTTGGGCACACTGGTCCCCAAGAAAGAACAGCTAACCAGGCTGGGAACGATCGCCCCAATGATTCCAGGGGGTGTGACGGGCATCAGATGGATCGCACAAGAGCGCTCCCTAGCAAAGGGGTGCCGGTGATGGGGTCTAAGGTGGGGGCCCCTGGAGGCAAAGAAGCTATTCCTCGAAGGACACCAAAGGTAGCGGTTGGGCCCCCCAACAGTATTTGAGGAGCCACCATCGAGATATTGGTCGAGGCGGCTAGATTCATAGCCAATCCGGCCGTCAATGACATAGCCCCCGCTCCTGCCGCTAACGACATCGCCCCTGAGGCGGTTGAGATCGTAACCGCACCCGCGGCGGTTGTCATCGACATGGCTCCTGTGCCGACTGTCACCGAGTAGGCACCAGCTGGTGCGTTGAAGCTGATGGCGCCCGCCAGGGCACTGTAAGAGATCGCCCCTGCCACCACATTCTGGGTCAAACCTCCAGCTAGGATGGTCGACACTTTGCCGCCCAAAGCGATGTTTTCCAACACCTGCAAGGCATAGTTCAGCTGAGTCTTCCCGTTCACCATCTGGTTGACTTCGCCAAAATTGAACGAAGCCCCTTGGAAAGCGTTCAGGTTGATGCGATCCGCACTCAACTTGTACTGCCCACTCACAATGGTCTTTTTCGACCCCTCGATGGTCTTCAGTTCTGCGCCAGTAATGGCCGACTGTTTGACACCTCGCACCTGAAGATCGGCCGTCACATCGTCTTCGTTGGGGTTGCCCTCATAGATAGTTCGAGTCCCAGAGTGGTAGCGGGTCGTGATCGCATTGCCGGCCGCATCTCTGCCGATGTCCAGGTGCAACCCACCTTCTAAGGTGATGTGGGCCGAAATACGATCTGGATTGGAAGCCCCAATGAACGCTTTCAAAGCGCCTTCCAGGTTCATTTCCACCGATACCTTTTTGGAGCCGCTAGTGTAGTCCTCAACGGTTGAGGCCGGCACATTCAGAAACAATTTCCCTTGTTTGCTGACCGCTGCTACGAAAGCATTGTCACCAGTCGATCTTGGCGGCCTCATTCGAAAGAAGAACGCCGCCGCCGAGGTGGTGGCCTCAATGTCTGGAACCGTAGGGTTACGGTCCACCTCTTCTAGTGTGAATTTACCCAAACCTTGAGCCAAGAAGTCGGGGAATATCCTGGGTTTCAAGATTTTGGCGTATTGACGTTGACCTCTAGTAGTAGAGGCATCGTTCCCAACCATCGTCCCCAATACCCGTTCGATGTAGGGAGTTCGGCGGTCCATCGAAAATCCGTCAATCTCCTCAATGACATCTTGAGTCAAGTCGGAGGTGTGGTTTAGTTCCAAACGATCTTCAACGAAGGCGTCAGCTGCTGTGTTGGGGTCCTCAATGCTGACCGCGGGAGAGGTTGGGGGGTAATGCACCCGACGACCATTGGAGTACGTGACCGGAGGGAACTGGTTCGTATCGTTGAACAGTGGGAGCAGTTTGCCGTTCTGATTGGAGAACTTGGCATTAGATCCAGACCCTACACCAGGGCCGGCTAGTTGCAGCGTATCCCTTCCGTAGTATTCAGTATCGGTGTCTCTAAGGGTTCCGTCTGCTTTGAGAAGATCGTTGGGGATGAAGAAGGTCCCTCGACGGATCGGTCCTGAGATACGCTTCACCCCCGCTTCAGACTCCACACGGTGAATCGCTTGAGAGATGATGGTTCTATCGGCGTCCCGCAGCTCGAACAAGTCGCCTGCCCGATTGACCAACTTCACATCTTTAGTGAGGGTCAATTCAGCGCCAGAGGACGACATGCCGCCCACATCACCAGGCCGTAGATTTAGACGTTTGATACGCCTGGTGGTGCCGATGACTCGCTCGAATGATTCCCTATCCGCATCACTGATTTCTGCAGGATTATCAGGCGAGAAAGGATCGAACCGCAAACCGCTACGATTGCCCGTGGGGATGTAGCCCAAAATGACCGCATCCGTCAAGTGCTTCTGGATACGACGGTACCCTACCACCACCATACTGTTGACTTCAGGGATACCGCCCCAAAAGCTTCGGGGGCCAGACATCGATTGAGTCAAGTCTATTTCATAACGCTCACTGCTCCCGCTAAGGATCTTGATATCTGCCTTCAAGTTCACTTCGTCTACACGAGTGATCATGCCGATCTTGATACCATTGGCGTCATGAGTGTCTACGAAGTCTTTACCTGGAATCGTACCAGGCAAATGTTTGGGATTACGTGGCATAGGCATCAGCCGGCCTCCACAAGATTAAGCTTGCCTTGATGGTTAGCCAAACTTTGCTCTGCTTTGGCCAAATCCTCAGTAACAGTCTTCAAAGCGGCCGCTGTATCACCGTTGATGATGCTGTGATTGTCCACCGCTTCTTGCAAACGTTGCTGTTCTTCCTGAAGCCGCGTTATATCGGCCATGTCTTTATCAATCAAGCCTTGTAGTTCGGCCTTTTGAGCGTTGGATTTCAACTTACCACTAAATTGACTCCAAGCCGAACTCGCCTGATTGAGCGCCGTTTCAGCTTGGACGGCCAAAGCAGCTGGATCGCCGCCAGCCGCTCTGTTGGGCGTAGAGTATGGGGGTGCGAAGTCGTCCACCGAAGTAGGGTTCTGTCCAAATCGGATATCCCCAGGGGCGGCTGTTGGCACTTTGATCAACTCTCCACGAAGCTCTTTCTCATATTGCTGATGAGGATCGTCCAATGCTCGGTACAGGTCCGATAGGAAGGCCTCGACCCTGTTGATCAGCTGGTCTCTGCTGGGCGTGGCGGCCGAATCGCTAACAGGGGTCCCGTCATTCAAAGCTTCTTCCAACAAGCTGTTAGATGCAGGAATTTTGGTGTCGTCTAGAGTGGTGGGTCGAATAACTTTGATCTGATACCCGACATTGAGGAAAGCCAAATCGGCTCGACCCGTTAGACAGATACAGTCTTTCGATGCGGGTGCATAGCTGTCCTTTACCTGCATTTCTGCCAAGGTCAAAGCTTTACTCAGCTGACTGGCCTCAACATCGACAACAGCTCCTTTCTGCTCAGCAGAATTAAGAGTGGCGGTGTCGGTGAATGTGGTGTCGGTATTGGTGAACTCAGGTTTTTGAGTCTCCGGATTGATCATTCCTGCAGTCTGGAGGGCTTCTTGACCCATCCTTGCCACCGCATCAGCAGGATTCGTGTAGGCGGTACTGACGGTCGTCAAACCTTGCGATTGAGCCTGGAGGGTTTCATACAGTCCGCCGCCCAAAGCCAGCTGAGTGCCTATGTTGGCTTTGGTGTTGCCCCCATCTAGGCTCAGTACCAAAGAACCGTCCCTCAACGAGACTCCTCGGCCGTATCGATGATGACCGATCACCTCGAACCCTCTCTCGTCAGAGACAGGGCGGATCATTCCTGTAGCGCCTTGGAACTTCAACGAGCTGTTGCCAAAGTCGATGTTCTTGCTAGGTAGGAGCAACATCTCCTTCACCACTTTGGACTGATCGTGTAGATAGGTGTAGACACCTGCCGAATTCAGGCCGTAACTATAACGGTTGGTCAGATGTTTCTCTCTGAGCTGATCATCTGCTGTGGCCGTATGGTTGTATTGATTGAAGCTATTGAGCAAATCAGGGGCAGCTTTATTGAATGCCTGCACTTTGCTCTGAGCTGTCCTGGGATCGGTCGATGGCTTCTGACCTGCCAACTTGGCTAATGTCTCTGGGGTGGCTTGGAAGGGTCTGGTGTAGGCCAACACCACATTAGGGTACCCCACCACCCTCCCAGTCTTAGGATGTCGGAGTATCAAGGGGGCGTAAGGATCGTCGTCCCCGGGATTGACAGCGTAATTGGAAGGAGGAATCTCGGCCGCCCGCCCAACGTCTGCCTTGAATTGACCGCCTGTTGACAATTGCCTGGTGGTCAAACTAGCCCCTTCCGAGGCAAGCAGAGTTTTTGGCTTTTGCTCCTTGGGTCCCTTGTATCCCACAAGCTTGATGGCACCAATACCAGAAGGGGCTTTGAACTTCTCCCGCTTAGCCGTCAAAGTTAGGGTTGTGGTGGCACGACTTCCAAACGCAACATTGTGGCTTATCCCTTGGATGTACCACATCTGATCTTCCGGAGCTAGATAGATAGGGAAGCCGAGGCGAAGCTCCGGACGATGGGGGATTGTGATGTTGGCTCTGAATCGTTTGGAATTCATACGATCCAACAGGTCCAACCCTACGTAGAACATCTGAAGAGGGTTGGCCATGAACTCAGAATTGTAAGTGTGGGATCTCCATCCATACTTGCGAAGCAGATGGTAGTCTGTCACTGACGTGTAGGGGACAGTTTCCTCTGGGAAGCCGTAGTCCACATTGCCCCCGTAGTTCCCTTGTAGCTGAATCTGGGTCACCACCTCGGCTTCAGATTCAGACAGATCCCAATCGATGATATCGATCGCTTGAATCCAGCTGATCGGCTTGTTTGAAAGGGTGTCCAGATTGTAGAAAGGAGGTTTGAATACGATCTCCCCCGTCACATCCATATAGAACTCAAAGCCAATCGCTTCTTTGGCGGCATTTGCTAGTTCTAGTTTGGTCTGATACTCACTCTGCCAAAAATTCACCTGACCGGCCTGAGAGAATTGAGTCCTGTAGGCCACCACTGCAGGGTCGGTAGGATCGAAATCCAACTGAGCCGAGTCATTACCATTTGCTTGCCTGACCAGCTGCGAGACGAAAGGCTTGCCAAACTGCGGCTTCTTAGACTGGTAGGCCGCCTGAATGACATCACCTCTAACAGCCGTTCCCGTGGTACCGTAAAGCAACAGATTGGAACGGATCTTACTGAAACGCTTGTTCCAGTATTGCATAATGTCGCCCAAAGCTGAATTGAATGTGGCCTTCTGTTGAGGTTCCTTGTACACACTAACTAGAGACCCAGTGCCAACGATCACATCTCCGAACGACTGTTGAGCAAGGGTCCAGATAACGTCATAGGGATTCATTCCGAAGAAGACGTTCCCAAAGATGCTCCGTCCTGCTTGTCCTGTCGTTTGAGTGAAAGCGGGGTTGATGTTCATCTTGCAGATTTCCCACCATTTGAGAATATCGGCGCAATTGATCGAAAGGGTGTGCTCTCCGTTAGAAAACCCTTTACTGACATCTGTCACCAATCCCCAGAAGATGGGGTAGTATTGGGGAACCCCTTCAACAGTGTAGTAACCCTTAGAGTAGATCTCCACTTCCATCATTGGGGAGATCAGAGGGGTACCGTCGAAGTACAGGTCATCAATCGCATGCCTTGGAACCGAGAGATTGATGGATGCCGACCCTGGGGAACTCTCGACTGAGGCTTCGGTAGTTATCGAGGTAATGTACTTGTTCCAATCGAAACGCCGACGACAGGACGGACACCCCACAATGTCGGTCTCACCATTGATATACACGAGCGCATCAGGAGCCGTCACCACAGTGGGGCGGACACCTTGTTGCCATGTTCCTTGAAAAGGGCCTCTTGCCATCAGAAAGGTCCGTTCGCTCCGTCTAGTATTTGGGGTGGGGCAGAAGTTTGGAGGGCAGCCGCCGAGTTGGGGACATTGACTCTACCATAAGTCTGTGCAGTGTCTGGCTGATCCATCAAAAATGCAGCTCTAATGGTGAAGTCGTAGCTGTATTCCACCGAGAATGGGCCGGTATCCGCCTCAGAAAGGTTGAAGTTGTCGAAAGACCCTATGTACAGGATGTTGTCGTAGTAGATGTAGATCGAACCCATCAAAGCAAGATTGGTCTGACCTGTCCCAGGAGCAGCGTAATCTTGGGTATAGAGGGCCCCATTGTTCTTGTAGAACAGATACAGGCTCTGCAGATTTTGCCACGATTGAGAATAGTTACGAGCCATTCTGGTCAAACCAGGCCCACCCGCTTGCATGATATCTATGGCGTAATAGCCCGCCACTTTACCAGAAGCGGAGATCTTGTCCTGGTTGTCGCCCCAATGCTCGATGATCGGCCCATTTCGCCCCCAATTACCATCAGAGGCGATCTTGTCCCCTTTGATTGAGAAAGATTTGGGGTTGACCAGCATACGCAAAGGTGGGGTGTTGGCCATCGCGTCGAGGGTCGCTTTGATGGCTGATATTTGAGCCTGCTGAGCGGCCAAGAATGCTTTACCCACCTCATCTGGAGTCAATGGGGTGTTGGCCAACTTCTGCTGTTGTTTACGAGCCGTATCTGCCAAATCTCCGTCCCACTTACTAGTAGGACCGTCAGCTTTGACTGATGTCAGAACCCCGTTGGGAAGACGAACGTCTCCCAATTGACCTTTCGATTCTGCATCAGCCAATACATCCTTCAATGGGAGTATTTTTTGCATCTGGCGCTTGCCCATATAGGGCACACCATCTTTCAAAGTGACGGTGCGATTACGAATCGCTCCTCCAGGTTGGCCGTATTCGGCAGTCTCCAGCTTATTGCCCTGCTGACTTATCACCACCAAAGCATGGGCGTCGCTTCCGTTGGCCTCACTGTAAATCACCACTGTGTCTCCAGCACTATACTGAGTGTCTGGAGTGATTTGGGCTGCTACTGGGCTGAAGGCCAATTTGCTGATATTCTGCCCTTCTTTCCAACCACCATTCTCAGCTCGATTGACGTAATCGGTTCTAACTCCTAGGCTGTAAAGCATCCAATTGGGCAGGTCTCCACACGAACTGTAGGACTTTTGACTAGCCCCCTGATCCCTTCCTTCCACCACCTCTTGATAGATGGGGTCGTTTTCACTACGGCCTTGAGGAGGGCTACAGGCCCATTCCAACAGTTCTCTCACATAGGTGCTACGATCCGCGGAAATTCCACTGACAGTACCAGTGTATGTCGGATCTGCCGATAGGATCGAATTGATCGTACTACTGCGATCCAACAAATTACCCGTCAGACTCACCGAAGGTGGGATGACGCCTATGGCGAAGATCTTAGGATTCAGAGACCTTTGGGCAACCGTTGATAGTGGGATGAAGTATGCAGCCAACGGATCTTGAGCTAGCGTCAAATCGTTGTAGTAGGTGAGAAACGAAGTTGGGCTAAAGCTGTAGGTTCCAGGAGGATTGAGGGCAGCCGTACTCTCTATTTGCTTGTAAATCTTCGAATCAGCCATTGTTCTGCCTCTGGAAATTAGGGGATGGCCGGAGGTTGTACTGCGGTGAGATAGAGAGTAACGTACGCTCAACCTTGAAGTTCCAACTAATGTGGAAAGCAAACGGAGAGTCGTCCGTCTCCTCTACTTCAAAGCTTCTAAAGGTCCCCAGATAGTTGCCACGATCGTACATCAGCAAAATATGCCCCTGAAGAACGATGTTGCCGTAGGGGTCGTATACCGACCCGTTGTTCCGATACAGATCATGAAGATCTCGATACCTGTCCCACGCGATCGTCTTCTGTCGAAGAGCCGAGGTAAGACCTGTGTAGATATTCATGAACGCCCCTGTAGTTCCGTCTGCAGAGAGTTCAGCAAGATCTGTCCCCCAGTGCTGCTCGACAAATCCACCCATGGTCTGAATTCGTTCCACTTTTTGGTTGGAGTTCTCCTGTAGTGAGGCTGGGTTGACGTGCATCACAAGTGCATGAGGCATCAGCAAAGTGTTCTGATTGAACGGACTAGTGACCTGAAATGCCATCGGAATAGCCCCTTGTCTGGATGTCGCCGGATGGACGTAAGCATCCTCCGAAGAAGGGGCGTTGATCCTCTTAAAATCAGGGTTGGCTGAAGCTATTCTAGGCATTAGGTGAAGCGCTCACGTCGCTTGTATTCGTAGATCCCGTCAATCACCTTGGCCTCGATCACCTTGGCCAAATCGGCTCCGCCCACACCATTTATGTTGAAGGTGAGATTCCCTCCACCCCCCTTACCTGCAGGGACGATCCGTTCCCCCTTACCAACAGAGGCCAACCCCTCTCCCGCCGCAGCTGTGACGGCCATACCGTTGGCAATACCGGTCACCATACCGCCTCCCGCGTGTCCAGGCAGCTTGTTGCTCATGACTCTAAGAGCAATGTCGCCACCGTACCCCTGTCCGGCTGTCTCTCCGATGTTTTGGCTGAAAGACCTTCCTGTCATGCCAAGACCGCCAATAGCGGCCGCCACGTCAGTCTGATTCAAGTCCTTGTACATGTAGTACTCAAACAGGGCAGTTCGCACAGCCGCCAACACTGAGCTCTCAACCGCCTTAGAGTACGGTCCTGAAAGGAAACCAGTGTCCATCTTGAAGCGATCCATCTGATTGTCGATGGATTGCATAGTCTCAGCTTGGTCTTTACTTAGAGCCAGACTGTCAGATGAGTTGGTTTCCATCGTCTTGCTGGCAGGTGTTGGAGCGGAAGGGGTGCTGACTCCAGGAGTGGTGGGGTGGACCGCAGCACTTTGAGTCGAACTCCCCCCACCCATCTTGCTGATCAGCTTGGGAAGCAATGCAGGATCCAACTGCCCGACCAACTGATGCATCAAAGCTGCCCGCTGTTCGCCAGTGATCCCCTGCTTGTCCAGCTGACCCGTCAGACTACCGTCCCAAGGCCCACCCAGGTTTTTTACCTTATCTTCCGACACGCCCGCCGCCCTTGCCGCACTGGTGAGAGATTTGGTCCTATCTGCGTCCGTCATCTTGAAGAACTGGCTCTGAATAGCTTCCTCAGCCTTGTCCTTGTCTTTGCCGTGAAGGGCGTCTGCCAAGTTCTTGCTGAAAGGCGAACCCTGCTTCATCATCTCCCCACGGAACTTGTAGATGTCCCCACCCACCTCTTTGAGCAGTCTAGACTGCTCGGGGTCTCGGACTTCAAGGACTGCTTTCTTCAGATCTAAGCCCTTCTTGTCCCCACCGAAGACCGTCAAAGAAGTGACGGCATCCCAAATATCAATCATGACATCATAGAGTTTGTTCATGATGAAGTCGACCAGCATCCCAAGCTTGTCCAACATGGATGTCTGTAGGTCAGCCTGCTTCTTGGCCCAATCTTCTGTCTTGGCCGCCCCTTCCAACGTCTTCTTGGTGTCAGCGTCCAGCGTGTCCATGATCTGATCGTAGCCCGCCCCGTCGATCTTCTTCTTGAGCTCTTCATCCGTCTTAGCGTACAGACCAGCCTTCTTGAGGGCCTTGCGAGCGTCTTCTTTCTCTTGCTCGGTGCCACTCTCAAGCAGCTTCTTCAGATCATCCCGCTGAGCATCGATGGTGGATTCGAATTTGATCATCTGATCGAGCTGCTCCTCAGAGATACCCAGATTCTCCGCCATCATCTCACCACCAATATCCCCCGCAGCGTCCGATAGTTTACCCTTACCGGTCAACCTAAGGATCGCTTTCTGCATGATCTCCAAAGCTCCGCCTGGGCCCACATTCCTAGCGGCGGTCGACATCCCAAACGTACCCTTGTTACGACGTTTGTTCTGGAGGTTCATGTCCTGCAGGGCACTACGCATTGCCCCCTGGGCTTCTTTCGGAAGTTGACTGACCGCATCCTCCAAGCCTTTGGGGCCTTTCTCATTCATCTTCTTGATCAGTTCGTCCCCCGACATGTTGAGCTGTTCGGCCAAACTATCGGCCTTACGCTTGTAGTCTCGATCAACAATCCCCTTGGTGGCCCCACCACCAGCCAGCAAGGTGGCTCGAAGACGTTCTGTGCGGCCCATGTTCTTCAGTCCTTGGACCGCCACATTCATGAACTTCTGAGCCTCTCTGGGATTCATCACCTTCCCCAAGCGGCCCAATAGTTTGACTGCATCTTCCATGCGGGTGCCCCACAACGACAGATCAGCCGACACTCCACGAATCATGCTGAAAAACTTGTTGGCCTTGATGCCTGATTCATCGGCCGCTCGCTCCATCTGCTGGAACGCCACAGTAGTACCCTGTAGGTTGGCCGACATCTCGGTCATCATCTCAGCTTGAAGCTGATTGATTTCTTGGAGCGGCACCCCGAATGCTCGACTGTACGCCACACTCACGTGAGCCAAATCAAGCTGGAACTCTTTGACCGACTTACCAGCCAAATCAGCTTCTTCTTTGATGCGACTGATGCTGACACCTTCCTGATTCAAGACATTGAGGATGGCCTTGTGTTCATCTGAGGAGATCCCCCAAGTGATGTTGCTCAGATCATAGCTAGCGTCTCGCATTTCCCGCAACGTATCCGACATGTTCGAGAACGCCACCTCAGCATCGTCCCCCGATCGGGCCAACACGTCAGCACTGCCTGCACTGGCAAGGATGTCCTTGTTGAAGGCTTTGGCCTTGGCATCCAGGTCTAGAAACAATTTGACCAAACCAACGATCGCCGTCCCTGCCATAGCCAGAATGGGGCCCATCTTCTCCAAACTGGCAAACAGGTCGTTCAGCTTAGCGCCGGCCGCTCCTGCCCCCTTGAGAGCCGTCCCAGCCGCATTCATCACCCCACCACGCACGCCACCCTTTACAGTACCCTTTTGCTGCAAGTCCATCCCCTTGTAGCGCATCTTTTCTGCCAAGGGGCCACCCATCTTGAGACTCTTGACCAAGCTCTTCAACCCAGACTCAGAGGCTCGTTTGAAATCCTTGCCAAAGAAGGAGCTGAACGCATCCTTCATCTCTGATCGAAGGTCCTCAGCCCCTCTAGAGAACTTCTGGTCATTTCCGGCCCTAGCTTTGAGGTTTTTGACCTTCTCAGACCGCATTTTCTTGAGCTGCTGGATCTGCTGATTGAGTTGTTTCAACTCAGCAGCATTGGCTTTGGCGGTCTTCTTGTGGAGAGCCACAATCAACTTTTCAAGCTTGGTGATTTCATGCCCTTCAGACTTGTAGGCGTCCTTCAGGTCATCAACACTGTCGGTCCAAAGCTCAGTGTCTTCTACCGCTTGTCGGCTGACCTCCTCATTCTTTTGACCCATCGAGGCAACCGCATTGGCCACCTCTTTGAGACCAGCTGTCAGGGCTCGCTCGAACTTGTCAAAGTCAGAGATCGCCCCTTTGGCGTCAACACCAATCTGAAGGACTTCTTTATTCTGATCGACCATGGGCTCACTTCTTCAGGTTGAATGGGGATCCGGGGGCTCTATTGACAGTTGGTACTAATTGAATCTTCTGAGGATCTTGATCCGATCTGGGTCTTACGTTGGCCCACTTGTCCGCAAATTCTGCGTATTTAGGGTCCAGCAGTTCCGGGGGTACTTGCTGTGAGGACAGCTTTTGTGCCACCAATTGTCGTTTTCTTTCGATTTGGAACCTGGCTTCCTCGGCAGTCAAACCTTCCAAGCGGGTGGACGACCCGACCAGACTCTGAGTGCCGTAGGTTTCCTCATACGTTCTTTGCATCTGTTGCAGCTGTTCCATCCGCTGCCGACTTTGCTCGCGTACTTGAGCTTCATGGGCGTCGACCACTGTGTCGTGCCAATCCTTTTCCCCTCTCAAGTCGTGTTGAAGTTGTCGGTTCAATTCCTCAACCGTCCTAGCTACCTTGATAGGCCCCAGTTGAGACCCTTTGGTGTCCATAGACTCCCCTAAGAGGGCGAAACGAATGATCTTATCTCTACGTTCTATCTGGTCTTTGGCTTCTTGTTCTCGACGCCTCTTGTCTTGATTATGAATCCGTACCATCCCTTTTCCGGCCATCGAGCTAGCGATAAATTTGGCGTTCTCCCATTCTCTTTCTGCCTGTTCTTTGAGATCGGCGTAATGATTGATTGCCCGCCAAGTGAGTTGTGCCCAGTTCATCCCCAAACTGTTGGTGCCCAACACGCCGGTCACTGAGGTGCTGGTCAGGTCAGAACCCTTGAGTTGTGCCCAACGCAATCTTGAGAAGGTATCCATCGAAAAGGCTTCGGTCAGAACGGTGGCTTGGGTGGCACGGCGATTGATCTCACTAAGGTACCGAATTACCTTGATTTTCGGACCTTCCTCCATATTGGTAAAGACCTCCACCAATCGTGGGATCCAGCGATCTCTGTCAAGCAATATGTTGTCTTGACCGATCATCATCACCCCATACGCCAGGAACATGGCGTAGAACCTCTGAAGGTTCTTGTGGTTCATCTCATCCTTGGGATTCATCAGACTGAGCATCGAAAACTCATGATGATTCAAGGACTTGAATATGAATCTCACATCATTGATTTCACCCGAAACGTGGAGGAATCCACGAAACAACAAGGGTTCGACGTCCTTGTAGATCTCGGGATTGATCTCCGGCAGCTTCGGAATCTCTGCTTGAAATTCTTCATCAGAGTCTCCTTCTTGCTGTGCACGGAGGCGGGCTTGATCCTGATCGTAATCGGGATCTGCCATGGGTCAGACCTTCTGAATGGGGCGGAATTTTGGATTCAGACCAACAACAGGGGGTTGGTTGAGGATGGTGTTGACTCCCTTGCCATCAACAGGTTTCTGTTTCATCAGATCCATCGGGGCATTGGCCTGTACGGCTTGATCGAGGGTTTGAATCAAGGCAGGGTCTATCTGACCTTCTAATGCTGATATCTCAGCCGTCCGATCCGATGGGACAGCAGCTCCACGAATTTGGGGAGGTACTCTAGGGGTTGCGACATACTCTGATACGGGAGTAGGAGCCGTGAAGTCCCCTTGATTGAGGGGTTGACGGCTTTGCATCAATTCCGCAGCAATCTGTCTGGAGGTAGCAGCTCTTGACGCTACCTCAGGATCAGGCTGTAACTCGACTGGGGGCTTTGGCAATGGTCGGATAGAGGGCGCCGGTTCCCTCTCTTCAATCGCTTGTTCGGTCGCTCGTTCATCATCAAAGGCTAGGGCCGACTGATGAATTTCGTCCAACTCCTTTTGAGACGATTGTTGCATATATCCGACATCACTTAGGATTTTACCCAACAAGTCATCGGGCATCTCTACCTCAAGTTCTTTCGCCTCAACAAGCAAACGTCTGAACTTGTCCGCCGCACTCTCATCAGGAATATTGAATTGAACACCCTCTCTGGCATGGACGTTAGCCTTGTCAACCACCTCAGAGAATTTCAATCTAGCAACCAGAATGGCTTCTCGACCCCAGCTCACTAGCTTCCGCTTGAGCCACTCCGACTTCTCTAACTTGACTGTCTTGACCTCACTAGTATCATCTGGAGGTTCGATTGTCAGTTTGATGCCCGTCTCGGCCAACAACAACTCTTGGGCTTTCTTGGCCTTCGCCTCATTACTGACCACAGCCGACAAGGTATAGGCCCCAACCGGTATTTCGTCTTCGATGAACTGAACATCACGAAGATCGACACCCTCGATCTCAACTATCGACCGGCTCAAATGAGAGACCATGTGAGTATGTAGATACTCTTCCCCATCCAAGTCTTTGAGCTCTGGTACGATCTGATCGTACTCTTTGGAAGACAGGTTCTGTAAGACAAGAGAGCAGCCACTAATGGTGACGCTTTCTTCTACTCGTCCTACATTCTGTACCTTCTGAAGGGCGCTATTGAGCCGCTTCGCTTTCAATGTCGTCATATCTAATCTCCTCTAATCTGGGTATGGTGAAGGCCTCCTGAGGATCACCCCAAGAGGCCCTTGTCGGCTAGGTCTCTGATCAGATGTTTGGCGTGCCGACCGTCGCACTGTTACCAGCGAAACGGAGGGAGAAACCAGAACCTGCAGTGCCGTTAGCCTGCACGGGCGATAGCCCCGTGTCGACGAATTCACCATATTGGCTACGTCCATCGAGGATGTCGGTCACCGTAACACTTGAGTTCTCGGTGATGATAGCGGCATCCGAGGTCGAAGATTTTGAATAGCTGTTGAACCAACAGCCTTCAAAGAAGGTGAACAGAGCTCTGACGGGGGTCAAGAACTGCTCGCCATTCGCCTGCTTGGACGCATTGGGGGCCGCCTGAATGGTCACACCATCCATATCCTGCTTGGACGAGATCTCAGAGATGACCATCTCTTGCTTGATATCGAACGGCCAACGGTGGTGCTTGAGAGAGCGGACCAAACCGCTCACGCCACCACGATATCCCATTGACTGAAACAGGTCCATTGTGTTCATCAATGTCTTGTTGACCGTTAGAGTCATGGGCTCTGTGACGGAGGGCACCAACTCAGCAATCTGATCTCCGAAACCCACACCACGAACCGGATCAATCGTACGGCTTTCGTCCTGACCGAATTCCGACAAGACACCTATTTGCTTGAATTCCTTGGTGCCTACGATGTAGGAGAACACTTTGTTCTTCTGGGAAATTGCAGCCCTAGTATTAGGGGCTGTACCCATTCTGTATATGTAGTTTGCGGCATCAGACGGCTTGGCCATAACTCATCTCCTTCACATTGACCACCACCCAGATTGGGTGGTTATTCATTTAGCGTTCACAAACAAACCATGGAGTTCGTCAGCGCGAGCTGCGAGTTTGGTCAAATCAGCCTTGACCCAAGAAGCAGTCAAATCGGCCTTGAGGATTCCCGCCACCTTATCGGCAACAGTCCGTACATCCGATTGAGCCTTAGAAGCGTTGAACTTACGACCCGCTTTGGCCAAACTAGCAATCTTCTGCGAGGTTTCTTCCGACTTGGCAATAATCTGATTGGCAAGATCGGTGTTGGCTTGATAGGTGTCGAAGGTCAAACCATCGGTAGCCACCTTGTCACCCACCTCATGAACCTTGGGGGCTCCCAGATTGTAGTAGGTGGTATTCTTTGATTGATTGGGGGACTTGATCTTACCCGCCAGCTTGAACAGCACCTTCACGCCGTCCTGGAGGTTCGATGCCTTGCGGCTGCCGGCTTCTTTCAGGGCGGCCAAGTGACTCTCAAAAACGCTCAGATCTTCAGAAATAGTGCTCATGGTGGGATTCCTTGTGTTCTCTTCTTGGGAAACCATAGAAGGACTAACGGCAGACCATCGGGCTCGATGTGGTGCCAATAGCTCCCACATCCGATCCATGTCCACCGACAGTTTGGCCTCTTTCCCAGACAGAAAGGTGTCCAGGACTCGCTTGGCTTGGCGCCTATCTACCAAACTAGATACGAATCGTAGAGCCGATATCGGCCCTAGATTGTACCGCTGCCCGTCTGTTTTGATCCAATCGGTAACGCCATCGCTACCGATCACAACAGTAGTTAGTGTGCCCATGCCTACTTGTGGCGGGGCACGAAAGCTCTATTGGGGGATCACAGACAATCAGAACGGAAAGTCGTCTTCATCCAGCTCGATATCGGGAGTTTTGGATTCCGACACCAGCCAAATGCACGGACGAGGGTCTTCACCCATTTCCTCGATGCTGACCTTCTCAATCAACTGTTCCATGTCAGGTAGAACGGAAACCATGGAGATAAGTTAACCCTACAGGCGAATCAACAACTGGGTCAAGGCCGAGATGGGGATCAGCGTCCCATTAGGAGGGGATCTGAGCCATAAGCCATCGGAGACCCATTCTGCGGGCTCCCCCATCGAGTCTTCCGCATCATTGAGGGCTTGGGCCGCCATCAGTAGGTTGAACGTCAGATACCCGCTCTTGCGAGCTCCTAACACCATCCTACGCCCAGTCTCTTTATGCATGGGGCTAAAAACGGCTCCTCTTAGATACCCCTCCCGATACAGTTCTTCCCAACCGGCTTCCAAAGAGCCCTGCCCCCAACGCTCAACTTCCGCCAAAACGAAGCCGTTCGTACCTCGGTCGATGATGTTCGGGTGAGCGTCGTCTGCTGTCAGAGCTGGAAGGCCCCCATCACCTACATACTGGTAGATCCACTCCAACACCGTATTGAGACGCACCTCAAGACTGCTTTGAGGAGTGTCAGATAGATAGGCCCTAAGGAGTCGAAAGAATCGTGCCAAATCTCGGTCGATGTGGGCCATTCCACCCACACCATATTGGTCCACCAAGTCGACTGCCGCCACCAGGCCAGGGATCGACGGATTGATGGCAATCTCTCTTTTGAGAAAGAGAGCGATGGCAAAAATGGTCCCTAGGTTGGCCAACCCTCTTGACACGAACACCAGGGGGAAGGGCCGCCCCAAGATCAAGTCTCGATGGAATCTAGGCAGTTCGAGTAGTTGGTAGAGAGCTGTCTCAGTAGTGGGGTCCTCAGTTGTGAATTCCCCAAACCCCACCACCGAATTGACCACCTGAGGTAGATTTGGATCCAGAACTACCTTAAGGTCTATAGATTCCACCTCTGCACCTACACCAGATCAACGGCTGTAGTCGTAATCATCGGCATAGCGGCTGCCCCCGCTGTTCTTCAGAAGATCAATCAAAGTGGCGGCTTGACGGATCGACAGTTTGCGAAGATCGTCTCGCGTGAACGGCCACTTCAAATCAGGGAACATCTTGGCGTAGGGTGCCCACTGTTCTGCACTACGAATCCTTGAAGTGAGGAACCCCAAATATTTGAGCTGAGGATCAGTCGCTCGGGGGCCGCCAGAAGGAACCGGTGCACTGGTGGACGGTTCGGTCGTCTTGGGGGTCTCTGGAGACTTGCTGCCGCTGGCATCCCAGTACTCAGGCTTTTCCTCATAAGCCTCAATTGCGTCTTCAATGCGGTTCTGAAGAGAGTTTTTCCAGCCCTGCGTTCGCTTGACGATGGGAGCCTTGCCTTTCATCAAAGGCCTGTTGGACTTGACACCCATCATCTGCACACGGATCGCGTCTTCCCCCACCCCGGCTCCCATATCGGAGGACTTACGGATTGAGGTCCAAATCCTCAGATGGACCGCATCACTTAGTTGGAGGTCGTAATAGTACTCCCCTCCATTTGAGTGTCCTTTCTGAGGACGGAGCGCACGGAAGCCCCGCTTGAGAAAGGTTTCCATGTCTTGGAGAGTGACTTCAGTGTATTGAGCGGCCATCAGGCATCCATCCCATCATGAGGTTGCCAATCAACATTGCTTACGTCGAAAGCTTGCTTTTCATTAGGCTCTGCCGGCTTGATATTTTGACCCAAGTTGAGGCCGGCCTCGTACACGAATTCGCTAACTCCGCCTGCCTTGCCACCCACACTACTGGGGCAGACGATCGTCAAGTTCTTCGCTGCCCTCGTGATCGCCACGTAAGCCAGACGACGCTCGTCTTCCAACTTTTGCTCCACTTCCTCTGGAGGTGGTGGTTCTTCCCCTGGTTTGACGATCGGCACCATGGGGAATTTGCCGGCCGGCATAGCCACGAACACGGTAGGCCACTGAGCTCCCTTGGTCGAGTGACACGTGCCCAGATAGACACCTGGTGGAGGAGAACGCTTTTCTGGCGGCAAGGCGGACTGTTCCTTGTACCACTTGGTGATGTCGGTACGTAGATCCTTCATCTTGGAAGCGTAGCGTTCCATCTTCTGCTTGAACCCCATGGGGGTGGTGGGCGGGTTCAGTTCATCGTCCTCATCCGTCGGATCGGGCAACGCCAACTGGTAGAGGAACGAAATGTTACCCAACCCTTGGGTGCTGTCTTCCTCGTCATCCTCATCTACCGCCTCGTCATCGTCTGCAGAGGTGGAGTTTTTCAAGTCAGCCTGAAGAGACTCACGGAACGACTGTTCGACGAACGCCCCACCAACGATGCCCGTGCCTTTGAGACCCAAGATATCGTCAAACAGATTCTTGGTAGTGTAATCTGGGTCAGTAGTCAGGGCCTTCATTTCCTGCAAAGATTGGGCCAAGTCTTCGATCTTTTCTTCGAACTTGAAGGCTTTTCCAGAACGGGTCAGTTTGGCCAAAGCGTCCACCAAGTGACGCACAAAGGACCGATCCTGAAGGGCCGTCATCGGATTGATCGACTTCACGTCAACGTCTCGTTGACGTGCATAGGCAGAGAGTGCCGCTTCAACCGCCTCAGGCGCTTTCTTGGGGTCGGTCAAGAAGAATCGGCGAGGCTTGTTGATCGCATTGCCCAACGCCTTCTGCATTTTGGTGAAGTCAGAACCAGTCACCAACTGCACGTACCCCAGCAAAGCAGTCGTCTCTGGAGACCCCAAGAAAGATGATGCACCCTTACGGGCATACGGAACTCCTCGAATGATGCAAGCAGTCTCGTAGGCGTGAAGTTCCTTGTTGGTTCGGGTCAATACCGCGTGGTCTGTCACATTGGCACCCAAGACGAGGTTCTGTTTGATGCCCTCTACGACTCCCAGAGCCGCCCCCGCCTCATCCATAGGAGTGACTACCTGAATGCTACCGGAACCACGAACCTTCTGAGGGTTAGGCACCGATTCCATCTCAATCTGGCCCTTATTGTGAGCGATCAGCTTGTTGGCAGCATCCACCAATTCAGGTTCGCAACGGTAGTTGGTGCGGATTGAGCGGGTCTTCCAACCATCTTCCTCACCCATATTGATGAACAATTCGGAGCGAGCCCCTTGGAAGCTATTGATGGCCTGCTTATCGTCGCCCACCACCCAGTAGGATTTGCCGTCAGATCCATCGGTCACGTGTCCAGCACACAGATCCAAAACCTCTTTCATGACCGAATTACGGTCCTGGGCTTCATCCACAATGATGTGGTCGTACATCTTCTGGATGGTGATTTGGACCCTGGGTTCACGCTTCAGGATCTTGAGAAAGGTAGACAACATGTCGGAGAAGTCGCCCAACGGGATGTTGTTTGGGCGCACCTTTGTCATGAAAGATTCGTAGCTCTTTGAATGGCAAACGGGTTTCCAACCAGGAATCGAACCTTTGAGGCCTTCGTACATCTCATACCAAAGAGCTGCATCCCTTTCTGAGGAGGATCGTGCTTTTGCGGCCGCTTCGAGGGGCGTAACGTGGTTTCCCGCCCATTGAGCTTTCAGCAATAAAACAGATTGAAGCTTCGGAATTGGTTTCTGTTTCCCGTAGCAATCCTCCCAAATATTCTGGACCGCATAACCGATCTTCTTACCGTCCCCAATGAAGCCGTTGGGGCCGTTCTTCAACTGTCCCATGGTGACCTTCTCAGCATTGGTGCCGTACTCACCAATGAAGCGTTTGAACAGAGAGTGCATGGTCCCTACACTCATCTGTTGGAGCGACTCACCGCCCACCGCTTTTCCAAGACGCTCTTTCAGCTCCTCAGAAGCCTTATTGTTGAAGCTTGTCACCAAGATTCGGCTAGGTAGAACTCGACGTTCTTTGATCAGGTATTCGACACGAGCCACAACCGTAGAAGTCTTACCGCTACCCGCACCGGCCGCCACCCTCACTTTGCCATCCGTCAAAGCGGCGGCACGTTGCTCGTCGTCCAAGCGGCGCAAAGGAGTGGGGATGTTCTGTGGTTTGGACGGGTCACTCATCGCCGCAGTAGCGGCCGCTACCGCCACGCCAACCACTTCCGAACGAGTGGGAGGCTCATCAGATTGAGAATTGATCTCAAGCGATCGTCTGGCTGCGTTGGTGGCCTCTCGCTCAACCGTATCCAACAGTTCTGCTTGAGCCTCTTGAGATTTGAGCGATTCATCCGCGCCAGAAGCGGCGATCTGTTGCACCTGATGAATCACCAGTTCGGTGGAGGTTTCTCCAGCCTCTCTTGAGCCAGCGTCTACCGCACTAGGAGCGGCCTCTCCCGAACCTGCCACCTTGGCCGCCAGATCTATCCAAGCCCGCATACGAGTATTTCGCATCGGCAAAGCGGCAAAAATATCGAGCGCACGATCGGCATCTTCCAACATCGACGCACTGATGGCTTCACGCACCTGACGGATGTATTTGGTGGTATCGAAGATACCCTTCATGGTCGAGGGACCGCCACGAGAAAGCAAGGTCCGGAACTGGAGGGCTCGTCTCGCCACTCCATTCGCGGTAGAGATCGAGATATTGATCGCCCGATTGAGCATCATCTTGTGGGTGGGCGAGGGCAAGTGATTGTCAAGGTAAGACTTGATCGAATCTAACGAATGATCGGCCAGACGAAGGATGGTGACCCCTTTCCGGATCGTATCCCCTTCCAACTGGTCTTGGCCCGTCGTTTCCTCCGAATACCTCAGATAGGTATCCAGTGCGAACAGAAAGATCAAATACTCGGCTACTTGGAATTCGCCAATCAGCTCGTCTTCGCTCGTTTCAGCCCAACGTTCCATGCTTGTCCTATAACGGCTAAGAATTCCGAAACTTTAGCCTCGCAAGCTAGATTTCAGATAATAGAAATACACCAAAAGCAAAGGGTCGGATACTCGTTTGAGCACCGACCCTTTGGCCTAATCAGACGCTATCTTCTCAGATGCGAGCTCTGAGGTAGAACGTCATCTGGATGTACAAGAGCGGGAAGATTGGCTGGTACCAAGCTTCGAAGTCCATAACCGTCGGGTCGATGGGGTTGATGGTGGCCGAGATCCCCATCCAACCACCGACGATCTCAGCTTGAACCAACTGCTTGAACAGGGCCGTCATCGAGACCTCAACCTCACTAGTGCGGCTAGCGAGGAACTTGGTACCGATGAAGCTGTCCAGAGCTACGCGGCTTTGCTGCTGAACGTAGTCGCCAATCTGAGTGACGGTCGGCAGACGCTTCAAGATGTCCGACATATCGGTCGTCAAACCTTGGCGGATACGGATCAAAGGATCCAAGTCCTCCAAGAGAGTGATGCCAGCGACCGCCGTTTGATTGGCCGTAATCGGATCCAAAATCCGAGGAATACGGGTGAACCCTTGGATGCGACGACGGGTGTAGGGAGTCGCCACATCGACGGCTGGTGAACAAGCCGCGCCCGCAATAGCGGCCGCGATGAACGAACCATCCACCAAAGTCTCGTAGCTGGCACCCAACTGATCCGAAAGCGTGATGACCGCACTGTCGGGGTAGAAAGCCATCATACGCTTCGAGAGCAAGCTCCTGGCCACCGATTGAGCAGTGGTTGGAGTGGTGCCCGACGAGAACCCGACGAAGCCCATGCGTTCTGACTGGTTGCGCTCATTAGACTGAATTTCACAGTGCTGCATGAGGGCCGCGAAAACCGTGCTGCTTCCCGTTAGAGGCACCAACACATCCGGCTTGACGTTACCAGGCAGAGGGATCGAAAGCTCACTGATCGCTTCAATGAAGTCTTGATCGCTAGCTTGATTGGTGTTTTGAACCTTCAGCACCTGCTTGATACCCACCAACACGGCTCCGTTGAGGATCATCAGGTAGGCACCCAACGTTACCTTGTTCTCAGCCGAGAGAGGCCCGAAATTGGCCTCCACAGTCTTGAACTGTTGATAAAGTTTGGTCGAAAAGTCCTGCTTCCTGAAATTGTAGGTGACGAAGTAGAAGTCGCCTATCGCTGGTTCCAGTCCAGAAGGATTGAAAGTGTTGACAGTAGCGGTGTCGTTCACCCCAATACCAACCGTGTCGGTAACCACCGTTTCCAAACCTGGAAGCGACAAGTACGGAACTGCTGGATTGACCTTCCAGGTTGGGGACACTTCCAAGGTAAAGAAGCCTGAAGAAGTGTAGCTGCCGTCTGTGGCAGGCAGTACGGTGAAACGTAGCCCCGTCCTTGCATCTGTGTAGGTCTGACCTGGGATACCAGAACCAGCCGAACCGCTTGCATTGTTCGAGCTGACAGTGAACTTGTCCTGAGCATCAGCACCATTGTCACCGCTAGTTCCTGGAACGATTCCAGTTCCAGTAGTGGGGTTGAAGGCCGAGGCCGAACCACTGACAAATACGATGCTTGATGTTGCAGCACCGACCGTCAGAGACTCAATGGTCACATACTGTGAGCCATTGATGGTGCTGACGTACGCCACACCGCGGGCCGAGAAGCCTGAGGTAGCGTTTAGGGCATCCACCACCTCAGAAGCCGCAACTAGTGTTTGGCTAGCTGTCGCATCATCAAGGAAGCCCAACACATCGTTGGCCGAACCATCCAACATCACAATGCTGGAGCTTGGATCCGCCACTGTGCTGGTTAGACGAATCTTGTTCAGGTTGCCCAAAGTACCCGCTGAAGCAACACCTGTCAAACCAGGGGTGCTGTTGATGGCGGTCACCACTGAAGAAGCCGTAACCGCGGCACCTGCTGGCAAGGTCGTGGTGTAGTCGATTCCGTTTAGACGGAAGGTCAACACATCGTTGACACCAGAGGTGATGTTGAACGGCCCTGCAATACCACCCAACATGGTGGCTGGCTTGTTGGTGGCTGTGGGAGTGCCTTGAGCCGATTGGAAGGTGCTGAATCCAAGCACATTCTCGACCGTACCTTGACGAATCGCCACAGTAGATGCGTTATCAAAACCACCAGGCAGTGCGCCAGGAGTAGTGTACGATTTGATAACGAAGAACACATCACCGTTTGTACCGTTCACCTGAACAAAACTTGCCAAGGTGTTGGGAGCGGTGCCGCTGAAAGCGCCGTTGGCATCAATCGCTGCATTGATTTCACCAACAATTTGTGTTGGTGTTCTAGCGCCAGCCGTCAATGTCACCGCCACATTCACGCCATCGACCGTAATGTTGAAAACATTGGCGGGAGAGGCTGGAATGGTGATCGAATTCGATCCGCTGGTGGGGGTTCTGGCTGACACCAAGTAAGCCGGCACAGCTGTGGTCAAGTTGGTAACTAGGGCGTTACCATTGATGGTGGTTCTCCAGTTATTGCTGTAGGTCTGGAAGAACGAGTAAGGAGCTGCTCCTAGGTTGGTATAGATGGCATTTTCGGCCAAAGTAGACCCAAACGTCACAGTGACTGTTTCAGCAACAGGAGTGCCGGCGCCCGTGTGGAAGCCGTCCGTCACTTGTTCTGAACCGCGAGGCCATTGAACAATCTCAGAAAGGCCAGACTTGGTTCCGAAGCGAACCTGATAAAGGTTCTTGCCTGTTGTGGTATCAAGCACTTCGAACTGACCCGTACCAACCGGACCCGTCACCTTGTTGGTCAGGATGAACGTGTCATCCGTCAAACGGCTGTACCAGAAAGTCGCATACGCCTTGTGATCCGGGGGAACAGGGTTCTTGAGAGTGATCTTGCGATTCTCCCCATCAACCACCGTCACCACCGCCGCCGCACGGCCCAGCGCATCTACCAAATCTCGGCCAGTGTGAACCGTCACCAAGTCAGGACGATTGGTATCCAGACCATTGCGGCCGTTCGATACTGCACCATAGACCGTTGCCCCAAGGGGCGTGTCACGTCCGTTACCTGTGGTCGGCACCTCAGGTAGGAGGAATTGGTTCGAAGACACCAAAGCAGGGATGACCGTCGTATCCACGACACGTGTGGCTTCCACCGAGAAGAGACGATCATCCACCAAGGTGGGGAGGATCTGAACCTCATTGAAGGGGGTAGTGCCACTGGTGTGTTGAGCCGAAGAAACAACGAAGCTGCTGCCCCAGTGGATGATCGACACGTCCGGGCTCGGATTCGAGACCACGAAGTCTTGGCCTTGAATGTAGTCGTTACGACCTGCCGCGAAACCGCAACGGATCACGTCCGTCACCAGTGTGTTGGGCAAGTAGTCGAATGTGTCCTGCCAGGTGTTGGCGAAGTAGGTCAATTTCACCGTCGACCCAGCTGCTGGAGCGAAAGGCAGGGTGACCAAACCGTTCGTACCGTCGACAGCCGACACCACCACTTGGACATTGTTGACCACCGCCACAACCTTAGTCGGGTCTGTGGTGGTGATACCGCCGTCCGTACCGTCTACGATTGGACGCTGAAATACGCGGAAGGTAGCGTTACGGTTCGTGTTCGTGTTGGGCGAGAAACCCAGCACACCGTTCGCGTTACCACCACCGATCGACAATGAGCGGGCAGCTGTGAAGGTGAGGTGGTCACGTCCCTGACCGTCAGTCGAAACCGACACAGCCAAGCCTGACACGGCCGCAGCATCGATCACACTCTTGAGGCCAACGGCTGTGTAGCTACCTGCCCCAAAGACCAACGTCTTGGGCGTACCATCTACCGAGAACACGAAAGTATCGGTCAAACCAGTCACAACCTGGAAAGGAGCGTAACCTGGTGTGGTCAATGACGCGGCTACTGTGGTTACCTGGTTCGACACATCATCCGTGAAACTCGTGTCCGAACGATGGAACCAATAGGTGCAACGAACGTTGTCTCCTGGTTGGGGCGGGATCTGGAGAAACACCGATCCACTTGCACCCTGAACCGACCCTACCGCTACTGGGACGCCGTTGATCGTCACCGAGAGGGTCTTGATGTCGTTAGAGATCTTCCCAATCCCTTGCCCCGTCACAATGGGAGCGTTTCTGACGATGAACTGTGTTGATGTCCCATTCGCCAAACCCAAGATAGGGTGGTTGGGGTTCGAGTCATCCACAACGAAGCTGGCGCTCACATCCTCATTGATGATCTGCTGATCCAGTCCTGCGCTAGAACCACGCACCAATTCGTAATCGGATTGAGTCAATTCCTCTTGACCCACCCCAACTTCCACTGGGATCTTAAGACCAACTACCAGATTTGCAGCATTGGCATCCGACAATGTACGGGTGTAGACGCCAGGGGGAACGTAAGTTGAGTAGGGGCCGATCGCCATAAAGCCTCGAATTGATTAGGGTTTTTGTTTTTACATCATATCTAGGGGCGCTTTGGGTCTAAATCTCAATCTGGTTCTACCTAGAACGTGGAAACAAGAGGAGTAGTGAGGTCACTCGTCTTTTTGTTTGGCCTGAATGGTTCTCACCTCTTGAGCCAAATTCTTACGACGTTCGATCAGTTCGGGAGTACCGCCCTCGTAATCGATGAAGTCTTTACCATTCTTTCGAATCAAAGCGTGGGTCCCCACCTGTTTCCTGACCTTGGACTTGACCACTTCCCTAGCAGCTTGATCCTTCCACCTGGACTCAGCATCAACTCCTACCACCCTGTCAGCTGTTGGATAATCGTGCTTCGATACTCCTGAATTGGCAGGTGACTTGCCTCCTTTGGCGAAATCAAACCCAAAGGTTTCCCAAAGTCTAGGGGCCTCAGCTCCACAAGCAGGGCACTCATGAGTCGCATGGTCCCCCATCTTTAGGGTGCGGGTGAATTGTGTGCTACAGGCACATTCAAAACTGAACTTAGGCATCAGCCGATCCTCTCATAATCATCATCTCTTCTCTGAAGAATAGGGTGTGTTCTGAACAACACGTCGGAAGCAACAGGAGTGATACCTCCGGAATTAATCTTGCTAATCACCAATGGAAGCGGCACGTGCACTTCCCAATCAGCTCTCAATTGCAGCGACATAGAGGCTTGGTAGAAGAAGTTCTCTCCCGTCTCATCTGCTATTTCCTCAGCCTCGCTGCCCATCGAGACATCTAAGATCTCGATTCCTTCGAATTCCAATTGACTCTTCTTGTCAGCCAACAGATACATGGTGGTCAGATCTGCGATCTCCTCCATCTGCATCGGATCCCTGGCAATCACATCGAAGTCAAAACTGACTTCGAACTTCCCGCCGTACGCCTCGGCAGCATCGATTCGATCCTGGTAGACCACCACCGCCACCTTCTGTTTTGGGGCGGACCTTTTCCCAAAAGCCAACACTACCCCTGGAAGAGTGGTCCAATTGGCTTGATTCCACTGAAACGCCACTGGCCCTATCGATTCTCCTGCCCACCTATAGTCCGCCGACACCTGTGTGTTGGCTGGCAAGATGGTGATGAAGGTAACCCTACCGGTATCGTAATCTACCGTATAGTCCAACCCCTCTTTGAGAAAGAAAGAGTTGTTGGCATAGAGCCGCAACGTATTCTGAAGCGGCAGGTTTTCCAATTGAGCGTCTACTGTCATGCCCGCTCTAGTGACGATCAAGGGACGATCGATTACCGTATACATAGGATCGATGACGAAGAAGCCGTCTTCACCGTTGACCGTAGGAGCAGTCAGGATCTCCATCAAATAGACCCCAGGAGGAGTGGGCATCCCCCCATTCTTGGTCACTACCCTAGAATCCTCTCTTACCCATTCCAAAGGATACTCAGGTTGCCCCACATAGGCCAACATTACATGGCTTTGAACAGTGCCCACGTAGTTGTCCGCCGCCAGCTGCACCTTATTGGTACTGGACCCCTTGATGACGATCCCGAATTGAGGACGTTCCTCAAACGAGAATCGGTTCTGAATGAACGGAACGATCTTGTTGTAGACAGGATGATTCGAAAAGCTGTCCTTCAGTTCAAGGATGACTCGCCGCTTCAGGGGTCCTACCAAGTTGTAGTACACTGGCCCACTCTCCCTTACTTATCTGATTCGTGTTCTTCAGAGGCGAGTACCAGCATGCCCTCCGCCACAGCGGTCATCGGATCCTTGGCGAGACGGATCTCGCTAATCTGGATCGGGAAGCGCTTCTTGTGAGATTCGAACTCTTCCTTGAAAATATCGAGGAAGCCGCCCGCTTTGGTGGTGCCGCCAGAAACGACAAACGGAATTGGGTCTGGTAGAGCGATGTCGTTCTTCACCTTCTTGAACTGTGCCGCCACATTCTGAAGGGTGTAGTCAATCAGGCTCCTGACGTAGAGAACGATCGCTTGTTCTTCACGACCATTGGGTTTACGGAGGTCGATCCCCTTCTCTTTGATGGTGCACATCTGAGAAGCTGTCTTTCCAAGCGCCTTGGCCGATTGAGCGTCAATCCAGTCACCACCTCGCGCTAGAGCGAAATCCAAGGCCTTGTTGGCCTGGTAGGACAGGGCAATGTTCGCCATACCCGCACCGAAACTGACCGCCAAGCCGGAGAAGTTCTCCTCGGCACACTGGCTGTAGATGATTGCCATGGCTTCATTCATCGGATGGGCGTGGTAGCCGAAGTCTCGGACGATCTTACGGAAGACTTCTGTGTGGAAAATCACGTCCTGAGAGGGGTCGTCGATCGGGGCCGCTGGCACGCTGTAGAAGCAGTGCTCACCGTCTTCCTGGGGATCGCCCAGCACTTGATTGATCAGCAGCCCCAACACCTCTTGAGCGTCGATTTCGCCAGCGGCAATCAAGCCTCGGCTGAGGGGCCGTCGAGCCTCACGCTTGAACAGATTGGCCATCGTCAATGCCGAATCACCCAGCACCAACAAGGCTCCATCTGTCTCACGTTCCACGTAGTCGACTTTGGACATTTTCAAGCTACGCTTTGCAGCTAGTTCTAAGTCCAAAAAGGCGTCACGCACTCGCTTGGTCACCACGCCACCATCTTTCGATCTGGCGGAAACGATGTTCATGGTACCAATGTCCAGACCGACACCTAGACTGACAGATTTACCTTCATCTTTTTTCATGTGTTTTACCTTTGGTTTTTTCAACGGAAATCGTAGGTCTCCGTTTGAGAACGTTGCTTGAGCAGATAGACGAAGGTCTCGTGCTTATCTGCAATGTCTTCCAACAGTTTGCTGATACCGTGACTCAGAGTACCGGCTGCCTTCATGGTGGCAATCAGTTGAGAAATGGCAGTCACACACGTGGCCTCGGCCCCCAGACTGATGCGAACCATGTCCTCGGGAGATTTGACCGGTCCCAACGCAACCAACAAGTCCGCCATAACGGTCGCTTGTTCGAATGCAGTGATGGTGGTTGAATCTCCCGACCCAATGATCCGTTCAGCCAATTGGTCAATAAGTTCGAGAGACTCGTTGTAGAGTCTCTCGAAAAGCAAGTGGTCCCCACTGAAGCTAACCCCTGAGGTGCTCCAGTGATGAGTTTGATGAAGCAAAGCCAACGCCTGAAGCATGGCCAACATCGAAAGCATCGTCCCCCCACCAGCCATCTTGACCGCCGAGGTCCTGACGATCTGTTTGACTTCGAGTCTTTGATCCTTACCAAGCTTTACAGCCTCATAGGATTTTGGCAGATAGGGAGGGCCGTGCCGCAAATGATCGAATTGCGTAGGTTCGTGCCAGACTACACGAATGTTCTCCTGATGGGGGTCTTGTGCAATTCGCTTCAGCATAGGCTTACCCTAGGCTGATCGAATCAAAAGAAGAATCACTTCTTCTTGCCGCCACCACGTAGTTGACGGAGCTTAGAAGCTGGTCCAGAGACATCCCCATCACTAACTTGCTCAGTGATTTGGATTCTGGCCTCCCCCAAGTCCTGACTCAGGTCTGGGAGAAACATGGGGGCCTCCCCACCCACCGCTTCGCTTACTGGACCAGTATTCTGACTTGCCGGCACATAACCCCCAGGTCCAGATACTTGTTGCACAATAGTCGTGGTTGGGGCGGCTTCTATGCGCCCCAAAGCAGACAGGACGTTGGTCATCTGTTGCTGGAGATTGGCCATCCCCGAATGTAGGTCTGAGTTGACCTTATTGGCCCGTTCCAGAGCCTCTTTGAGGCGAGCGTTCTCTAGTTCCAGCTGGGCCATTCTCTCAATATCCACGGCAGACTCCACTGGTTGACGTACGGTCACCGTGTCTAGTTTAAAAACGATCCCAGAATTGATGGCTCGATGAAGGTCTCTCGATCTGAGGTAGTCCTCCATCTTTATGAAGATCTGCTCTCGATGGGGGATATCGACCTTGATGTCTGGTACAAAGTGCCCACCCATAGTCAGACACACGACTGAAACTCCGCCTGAATCGCTCATTTTATCTCTTTAGGGTATCTTGTAGGGTTTTCTGGAGCGCTCTCACCAGACGTCTCTTGATGACGGTTCGAGCAGCATCTCTCGCTTTGTCGATAATATGGGTAGATTCTCGTCGAGGGTGATACCATCGACCCCTAGCCATCGATCTGGGGGTGGCGGACCTAAAGATCAGTTCTCCTGTATCGAGGATGATTGGAATGGGCCGCCTAGCCTTGGTCAGCCAAGTCATTTGTTCCCTCTTGCGCCCCTCCAACAAGGGGAAGAAAGCGGGGTGAGTGGCGGTCACTATGAGGCTGCTCTCGTAGATTCTGGTCTTCAGACCCTTCTTCAAAGCCCTCTTGGCTCTAGGGGAAAAGGCGTATTCCTCAATCTCTCGTCGTATTTCTTCGAGGATTTGACGTTGAAGGGACTTCAATACCTTCTTGGGCTCAAACTTATCGAGTGCTCCTTTGGGTACCAAGGGCTTGTAATTGATACGTATTTTGGGTAGAGCGATCATCAGTAAACGATGTTAACCCATGTTTTGGTGCGGCCTTTTAGTTCCCGTTCATCCGGAATCTCAGGCTTATCAGTGATCTGAGCGGGAGAGTTTAGAGGAGGCACCAGTTCAGCCGCCTGGTTGGGCAAGAAGCGATTCGGCCCGTCAATCGGAACTCTGTACTGGATCATCTTCTCGTCCAGATGACCTATGTTGAAATGTTGTTGTAGCAACATACCTCGGTTGGAGGGCATCCTGACTGGACCTATACTGTATCGCTCACCGTTGATCTTGACGATGAAGTCTCGCTGAGAAAGCAACGGACTGGATGTCGTCCAGACCTCGTACGAGTGCTCTACTGTGCGGCCTGTGTCTCGCTGACCTATCTTCCGTTCCGCATCGTCAGGGGCGAGGATGATGTCGTACGGCCCTTCATACCCGCCTATGACGCCCACCCCATAGCAGATGGTACAGTCACTTACAGGTTGGTGATGGGTGAGGGTATTGAAGCAAGGGCAAACAGGCCCAACCTGCTTCCGAATGAAAACTTTGACCCGCTCCCCACCCTGGTCAAGAATCCACCGATTCCGACGAACCGCTTCCCGCCACACCCAATCCACCTTCTCTAATTCGAAGGTGCTGGTGAGAGTGGCTCGGGCAAGTTGCGTCTCCAACAGCTCATGAGGATCTGCTGGGCCAGCAAGTGTGCTAAGCATCGTCCCCACGGTGGTGACACGATAGAAGATACGCTGACTCAGGTCTGTTCTAACGAAAGACCTGTTGTACCGATAGGAGACCGTCACCACACTGTCAGGGCCTGGAACGATCCCAGGGTCCATCAGCTGAGTGGTGACGTTTGGATAGGGATTGGGGTCTATCTCCACCTCCCACGTCTCACCCGTCACTCGGGCCACTCGGGCCACCATCCCATCAATTCTCACCTCAACGTCAGAGGGTGTGTTGGCGGGGATGTTTTGAGAACCCTCCTTGACGATCGGGCCAAAACTAGTCCTAAAGACGTATCGAGGAGCGTTTCTTTGCGCGGCTACCGCATCCCCAAACATTACCCAATCGGTAACCTGCTCATCCTGAACCAACACATTGTTGGTCTGATCTCGCCAAAACGTGCCGCCCAGAGGATAGGGGTTGATCCTATCGTAGGGGCCAAATTCGGAGTCAAAGCTCCGATAAATGTTGACCCCACAGATCTGGAAATTACTGTTGACCGAAAGTTGGGAAGGGTCCGTCCAAGATAGGTCTACCACCCCCGGCTGATACCCACTCGTCATGAAAAGGTTGAGAGGTGCCGCGGGTTCAGCAACTTTCACCAATTCGAGTGTAGGCGGATCGCGGTCTCGATTTGAAGCGTAAGGCATGGCTGAATGGCACCTCTCCATTCAGCCATCTGATAAAAAAATCAGGTCTTCGGGGGACTAGCGGTCGTCTGAATCACCAACAGTTTGCCAGTCTTGGCATCTATCTCGGCAATCGTATTGCTGCTCAGCCCACGATCAATCAAGCATTTCTCGAAAAGTCGAGTGCGTTGATCGTCAACCTTTCGGGCCGCCGCCAACAACTGGATCCGTTCTTGCTCCAGCGACAGCAAGTTGTCGGCAATCCCTGCTCTAGCCTCCTGCAAACTACGCAATTCCTCCAAAGTAGAAGGTTCTACAGGGTCCTCTGTCGTCAGATTCTTCTTAGTTGTCATAGGCTCTCTTTGATTTGAGGCGGCCGTCCGAGTATTGTTTGTTCAGTTCTCGCAAACAATCCTCGAACAGGCCTTGAGGTATACCATGTTTCTCAATGAGGCGCCGACGATTGCGGTCCTCACCTTCATTTGGGCAAACCTGTACATGGCGATAGTGGCGCCGCTTACATATTTCACACTGACCCAATTGATCCTGCCACACAGTGCAGTCCTTGTGGTGAGCTGCCAACACTCTAAAAGAGGAGAACACCTGACCACAAGCACACGTCTTGATGTCCATGGCCGGTAACTTACACCAGCCCCACCTCAGCTAGAAGGCATTCGCCTTATGAAGCGAATTACATCTAAAGTGTAATAGTTCAGAATCCGACGAACTTTCGTGGGCTCAACACACCTGATCCCACATACGGCCCAAACGAGCTCCGAATACCGATCCCGTATCGGGGCTGCTGCAAACCTTTGATGATCTTGACCGTCGCCTTAGCTTTCTCAAGTTGGCTGTCAAAGGAGTCTTTGACATCCTGGGAGAGTTGTTGGTATTTGGACGATTTCTCCAGATCTAGAGAGATTCCTCCAATACTGTAGCCAAACTCATCTGCCACCCAATTGATCGCAACTGCCCGCAAGGCGTACATCATCGCCCCATTGATCACCAAGGTTCGCCAGTCAGGGTAGTCTCGAAACAGGGCGTCAAAAGAAGGAATGGGGGTACGGGGAGGGGCAGCCGACACCATGTCGAGAGAGCGGAGCAAGTATTCAGCCAGTTCCTCATCTTCCCAAATGTAGCCGAACACTCGATTTAACTGAGTGATCGTCTCCTCATGGGCAGGCGGTCGAAAGTGGTAATTTCGGTCAGGGTTGTTGTCCCTGAGAAGGATCCGAAGACTCCTCACCAACGCGATCTCTGAACAGGGGACGATCACCATCGGTCCGGCCGCCCCGTCGATGACGTTGAATTCTTGCACCACCTGATGAATCTTACCCCCCGCCACTTCCCTGAATACCCAGCGAATTCGGTAATCTCCGATACGAGCGTCTTTGGGGATCACGATACTGGCATAGTAATGTCCGACCGAATCGTTGGCCGGATCTCTGCGGGGTACTCCCAGCAACACTTCTTTGCCAGTGGTCAGGTCGTATAGAGCGTAGGATATTTCAGCCGCATTGATAGGGTAGTCCGACGCATTTGCTAGGCAAATGTCAAGGTCCTTGGAACCCAATTGCTGACCCTTGTAAAATGCTACCGACATCTCTACTCCTTAAGACCACCTAATCAATGAAAGCGCCATCATTCCCAACCATACTTGTTGACTCTAGGCGGAAAACCCCCATTGGGATTCAACGCCAAAGCATCCAAAACCAGGAATCGTTGGTCCACCGTCTGGATAGGTGATTGAGCCGAATCTTGGATTTCCCATCTGATCAACCATTCGCCTGGTTGACCGTGTTCACCCGCCAAACCTATGACGTAGAACTCCCCTACAGCCCCATTGACAGCTTTCTGACGCCCTCCTACCATCATAGGGGCCCCAGACTTAGAAATCTGGTAGAGCCGGTAATAGACCGCCGCCGGCCCATACGGACCCGTCGCATCTGAAGTCCTGATACAGAGGTCCCCACGCTGAAGTTGCTGCATGTACCGGAAGCGTTTGACAGCGTTAGTATCCGCCGAGATGCTGGGACCGACCCCATTGTTAAGGATTCTGACGATCGTGTCGTCGAACACCGTAATCCCATCATCTTCGACGATTGAGAAATTGGATTCGGTGAAGATGACGATCTGATCCGAAACCTCAAGGTCATCCAAAAAGTTAAGGAAGGTCTCGATAGCAGCCTCAGCTCCATCCAGACAGCTGATAGAGTCCGGCTGAGTGTCTCTGACGTACTGGGTCTCCGCTAGCAAGACCTCAGAGATGTCCAAGGCGTCAAAAGCTGACCTACGGTACGAAGTTTCGGCCAACAGCGCGTCAGAGACGCTGATGGGGGCGTCTTCAACAACTGTCCCCCGCTCATTCTCAACGATCAACTGCTCAGTGGTGTCGATCAAATCCGTAGCGATGCTTCGGATGTAGTCGGTAGACGGGATCAGCTGTTCAGCTAGCTGGATGCTGTCTTGAAGTACTTTGACGTATTCAGACGCCAGGGTGCACTGGTCCAGACAGCTGATGACGTCATTGTTTGACCGGTTCTGGTCCAAACTTACGGCACGGCTATCCACAACGAAGATTGTGTCCAGAATCGTCTTTTCGTAGACCGAGGAGATTGAGCTCTGGTCTGAAACAACGATCGCATCAGAAACAGGGCGAACATAGCTGGTGTCTGGAACCAACTGCTCGGACACTGTCACTGAATCAACCAGGAATCGGCCGAACTCTAGCGAGAGTGTATTTTGATCTGTGGCCTGAATCGTATCAGAGGCGGCCTTTTCAGAAAACAGAGATACAAGGGGAGAATCCGATAGGGTTACCGCATCCGCAGTCAAGCGGATGTAGTCAGTAGACGGGATCAGTTGATCCGTGATGACTGCGGAATCGGCAACGAATACCGACAAGCCTTGGAACAGATCAACAATGGAGGAGTCGGTGAGGGAAATCGAATCCGACAGTAGGCGGCCGTACTCCAAACTACGCAAGAAGGAGTCAGAGGTGCTGATTGTGTCGGAAGCCGAACGATCTTTATCAATGCTTGGGATCGTCTGATCCGCCAAAACTATCGAATCGATCGGATTTCTACCGTACTCAAACCCCAACAGGAAACTGTCAGCGGTCGTCACAGAATCTGAAAGAGCCAGGGCCTTCTCTAGACCGGCCGTTACAGCATCTGAGACACTGATCGTGTCTGAGCTGGTAGATTGAACATCAACAACAGTCGAGTCCAAAATGGCCAGCGAATCAGATATTGTCAGAGAGTAGACGGACGAAAGGAGCGTCTGATCTGTGACAACGATCGAGTCGTTAAAGAATAGGTCCGTCGCCTGGCTAGCTGTGGCTGAGACGTCATCCAGGATCTGGAGAGTATCGGCCAAATACCTCTGGTATTGAGAAGACAGGACCAACGAATCAGAGACGAGAATCGCATCTTGGGGGAAGGTTTTCTCCCTAAGGGTCTGATCCGATACTTGGATCGTGTCGCTAGCCAGCACCCCAATCTCAAGGCTCGTGCTCTGACTGTCGACGAGCGTCACCACGTCCGAAATGAACGTCTTTTCTACGAGCAGTTGCTCTGAAGTTAGGATTGAATCTGTGAGGGTGCGGTTGAACGTAACCTCTGTGCTGCCTTGGTCCGTAGCCGCCAACGTATCCGACAAACTCTTGGCGTATTCGGATGAGGTGCTGGTCAGATCAGTGACCGTAATACTGTCATTTAGGAACAGGTCTATCGATTGGCTGGTAGTAGCCGAGACATCATCGATAATCGACAATGCGTCAGAAGCCGTCAGGCTGTAGACGGAAGACAGGGTGGTCTGATCTGTGACTGAAACTGTGTCTTGAGGGAACGTTTTCTCTCTAAGAGTCTGATCTGTAATAAGGATCGAATCAGACGTGCTGACCCCGTACTCGATGCTGGTAGCAGAAGTGTCCAGGATCGAGATGACATCCGTTAGAGCGGACTCAATTTCAGGGAATGCGAAGTCAGACGTGACGATTGAATCTTGGATTGTCCTATCAAACTGAGAACTAGTCTGAATCGAATCCGACAGGACAATGGCATCCGATCCTATGACACTATACTCTGAGCCAACAATCGTCGAATCGGTGACAGTAACGCTGTCCTGTGGGAACGTCTTCTCTATGAAAGTCTGTTCTGCAATCGAGCAAGTGTCGGACAGCAGACGGCCGAATTCTGCCGATACCAAGATCGAATCAGAAGTGCTGATTGTGTCGGAGACCAGTCTGCCGTATTCGATAGACAGCAAGGTCGAGTCAGTCAGGGCCGCACTATCGGTAGATAGTGCGGTGTCGATCGTCTGGCCGATCGACACATTGTCTGTGACCGTTAGAGTATCGTTGGCAGAACGAGAGTACTCCAAACTGATGACGGCAGTATCCGATACTGATACGCTGTCCTGAGGGAACGATGTCTCTCTTTGGATTTGATCGCTGACAGCAATAGAATCCGATCCGGTTCGACCGTATTCGATTGACAGGGCAGCAGAATCGGTGAGAGCGATCGAATCCGATACTCCCTTATCTACCTGATTACTCTCAGCGTCTGTGACCGAGACAGTATCCGAAACACTTCTGCCGTATTCTACACTTAGAGTATTCGCATCAGTCAACGTGATGGTGTCTGCAGGCCTATACAGGTCCCAAACGAGGTCTTCAGCGACCACAATCGTGTCACTCGGCAGACGTTCGAACACGTTCTGCAGAGTCGCCGAGTCGGTAATAGAGATCGAATCGCTGGCCGATCGATCAATCACACCAGTAACGGGGAAATCAGCAACACTGGAATCAGTGATTGTGACCTGGTTGCCGTCATAGAACTCAAGAACAGCTGAGCTGGTGGTGGCGACCGTATCGTTAGACGCTCGTTCGTACGTAGCCGAGACAACAATAGAGTCGGTGATCGATGCGGTGTCTGAAGCAGCTACCTCTAGGAAGCGCTCTTCAAAGATGCTGTCAGTGACAGCGATCGAATCGTTGCCCGATCGATCAATCACACTAATGATGAACTCGACGACAGTTGAGTCCGTCGTACTCACAGTGTCGTTCGCCGACACATTGAACACCATGGAGGTGTTGGCCGCATCAGTAGTGGCAATCGTGTCGGTCGACAACGAAATGTCGATGAGGGTACCTAGAGTGACCGTGATCGAATCCGTCAGAGCGATCGAATCTGACACCCCCTTGTCGACCAGATTACTCTCAGCATCTGTGACCGAGACGGTATCTCCTAAGAGGATCGAATACTCACGAGAAGCTACAGTGGAATCGGTGAGTGTGACCGAATCCGAAAGGGTCTTGTCGACCTGATTGCTCTCAGAATCTGTGACTGAGACGGTATCCGAAACACTCCTGTTGTACTCAAGGCTTCTTAGAGTAGAATCAGAGGTTGAAATACTGTCAACATTGAAGTACAGGTCCCAGACCACGTCTTCAGTGACTACCAACGTATCGCTCGAAGAACGATCGAATACGTTTTGAAGAGTAGCGGAATCGGTTACTGCAACGGTGTCGCTGGCGGATCGATCTATCGCTGAGGTGGTTGGAAAATCAGCGACGCTCGAATCAGTGATCGCGATCACGTTGCCGTCGAAGAATTCGATGACGGCTGAGCTGGTGACCGCTACTGTGTCGCTGAGTTGGAGATATGGGTTGAACCCAATATCGGTGACAGCTATGGAATCAGTAGACGTAACTACATCGATGGTGCTAGGTAAAACACCCTCGCCGAATAGTACGAAACCAAAACTCCAAGACATTAGCTAATCGATCGTATTGTCCAAGAAAAGGCGCGGTCAGTTCCAGCAATCTTCTTCAGAGTGACGTCCCAACCTACTCCCACCTGCCACCCTGCTGTGACGAACAGGGGGTCAGCTTGAGCCCCCACCAAAGTGGCAATGACCATTCTTCTCTGGGTGCCGCCGCTTACAGCCTTTTCAAGTATAGCTAGTTCAAATTCATCACCAGCTGCTAAAGCATTGACATCGATCCACACAGATATCACTGCTACAGTTGTGACCGTAGCTAAAGAGGTAGAGTTGGCGGTTAGGCTGTACTCAGTAGAAGAGATCGTCTGAGCAGATTGAGAGTAAAGAGCATTATTTAAGGCCATTGTTCATTTCACTCCATAGGCGCCCATTGAGATACCAGACACTGCGGTACCACTACATTGGAGGCGCCCGTACACAATATCCCCTGCTTTGGCTTGGTAGAGGCTTCCCACAGCGATACCGTTGTCGTACCACTGTTCGGTTGTAGTGCCTTGCCAGACCCTATCTTCTCCGACTATGACCTTATTCGAAGCGTCCCCGATTCCCAGATCCCCCGTATAGGCCACAGCTGTAATGGTGCCTTGATTTATACCTACACCATATTGCCAAAACCACGGATTGTCTCCAGAAGCAATGGTCCCCAACGAAGTCCAAGTGCCCTCGGAGGTTGTTCCTGGAGTCACTGCGGTACCTGTCGAGCTACCGGTACTGATCCCGTAGGCAATAACTTTGGAACCTACCAAGACGTTTCTACGGTCTCTAGGAGCCCCGTATACCCGAATACCGCATCGAAGGGTTCCGACTGTTGCATTGTTGACCGACGCTCGGACAGCGACCGTAGACCCAGCTTTGATGTAAAGTGGGAAGAAGTAGTTCAGGCCAGAACCAGTTGCTCCCAATGAAGGAGCTGCACTGGAAGCTAACAAGGACGGAATGAGAACCGTGTACGAGGTACCGCCAGCGGCATCAATACCTATGTCACAAATCGTATCCCTAGCGGCTGTAGAAACAGCATTTGAGCTAAATTGGATCTGAAGTCCGAAAACATCCTTCGATACGTTGCCGGAAGTCAAAACCTGGGCATACGACCCCATCGTATTATTGCCAGGAGTCACAGAAGTGCCCCAGGAGGCGGCAATACGAGTACTACCCGTAGAAGAGAAACTCCAACCGTATCCAGTCAATCCTTTGGGCGTCCAGAGCATCTCAAAACTCCTTGTAGGGGGCAACCTAGAACGCCCAATAAGGGTTCTTATGGGTTGGAGACTGTCTGATTAGATCGCCTCACAAAGGTGCGCTAATAAGAAGGCTAAGTAGTTAGTCATCTCATTGGAACAGACAATACCCCTTTAAACAGAAATGCCGTACCGAAGCAAAAGCATCGAGTACGGCATTTCTTTTTGACAACTTCCGATATGTTGTCAAGTCGTAGAAGAATCAGGTCACACGGGCGCGGTAGGTGATACGTAGTTTATCCGCCGTGGTCTTGTTGACGGCTGTGAACGTCGAACGAGACAAGGCCGAACCACCAGGGCTGGTGGGCGAGTTCATCACAACTACTTCACGGATGTTGGTGGCCGACTTGGTACCAGCACCAGAAGCGTACGAGACGATCCACTGCATGGTGCGGGTGCCGCTCAACAGAGTGACGGCAGCGGCCGCCAAAGTGCCGGTCACAGGGGTGATGAGATTGGTTTGAGCGGAAGAGGCAGCCACACCAGAGGTGCCGATACGCATCCTGGTGAATGAGTGCGTGTTGAGACCCGTGCTCATACGCCAAATCTGGCGCTTGCCGGTGTTGACCACGAGATTCGGAACAACGCGCCGTTCCAACACCTCAGGGCCAGTCTTACCGTCACGAATCACTTCGATGATGTATACGCCCGAGGCGTTCAGTTCGTCATTCAGATTGTCTGACATTCTCGATAGTCTCCTCCAACAGATTGATGTTGGCTTGCGCCTCTTCGAATGCCCAAGCAGCAGCATTATCCGGAAGCAGTTCTAGTACTTTACGTGCCCAATAAAGAGAATCTTTAAGCCTCCCTAGCTCTCCAAAACACATCGCCAGTCGTTGGCAAGGCATCCAAGAGTAGCAGGACAGATCTACCCACCAAAGGGTGAAGGGGGGCTCTCCTACTTTAGTTCCCGCATACAAGTAGAATTGAAGGGCTTCCTCGTATTTCTCTTCATTGAAGGCCAGATCCCCCAACCAAACCCAATGCTCAGTGCGACTCCAGTCATCGCCCGAACAACCCATCAAGGTTTCCCTAGCCTGGGCTAGTATTTCCTTGACCTTGGCCTGCTCACCCTTCTTGGCGGCCTCTTCTGCCTCTTGGGCGTACAGTTTGGCCAGTTGGAGGCGAGTATGATACCGCATTGCCCCATTCTTTCTGGGCAAACGGATGTATTCCTCCATGTAGGATCTGGCCCTTACAGGGTCGTATTCCCGCCATTCAGTACCCAAGTAGTGCAGCGAATTCTCGTTGCGGTTGGCTCTCCAATCTTCCAAGAGAGTCAGACGGTTCTGGGTCTTTCGTTGCTCGGCTCTTGAGAGCTCACGGTCATGCACCCTATCATGTAGGGTTCGGATGGTCGGTAGTTGGACCACATAAGACCCATCTGGGTAGTCCAGAACATTGTGGGTCTTACGCTTGTATCGGATATCCTTCTGGTTTTTGCACAACCAGGGGAACGCCCATTGCTGATCATGACCCGTCCGGAGGACGAATCCGACCTTGATAGCTTGATTCAGGTTATTGAGAGAGAGGAGGGTTTCCCAACCACTGATCAGACGCTCATGCCCCTCGGTCATGAAGATCCATTGGCCAGTGCAACGGTCCATGCATTGGTTGCGAATCCAACCAAAGTGGACTCCACCATCTGGAGTCTCATCATCCTTTGGTCCCTCAGGATCTTTGAGATCAAAGATCACATCGGCGTACTTCTCAGCCACTTCCCTGGTGTTGTCGACCGTCCTAGGGTCGATACCAATCACTATTTCGTCCGCCACTCCACGGAAGCTGGCCAGAGTGGCCTCCAGGTCGGCACCCTCATCACGGCAGGGCATCGTCACCGACAAGGTGAAACCTTTGGGATACCCACATACGCCCAACAGATAGGGCCCCAGCACCTCAATCCGCACGTCGTTGAAGTGCTGCTGCAAGTCCCGTTTGAAGGACATGGCCGTGTATTTGATGGTGTGTTGCGGTTCTTCGTCCGGTCCCAAACGATCGTTGGGAACAGAGAGCAGCGCTTTACCTATTTTGGCCGCTGTGCTGAACAGTAGATGTCGAGTGGCGGCGCTCAGGTGCTCCACCACCTCAGTCGCCACCACTACATCGCGGCCAGTAACGACTCGCTGAAGATCGGCTTCGTTCTCCAGGTCAGCAATAGCTGTTTCCAGGCCTTCTTCAGCCGCTTTCTTGAGAGCTTCTTCACTGTGATCCACCACCAGGACGTTGGCTTTTTTCGTATCGCGGAGGCGTCGTCCCAATGCACCTACACCGCCGCCCAGGTCTACCACATTAGCCCCCTCAGGCAAAATTCTTTCGACACGAGTGTACACTTGCCGCAAAGCATTGACCCGCCACTCTTCCTCCCCCTTCTCTGCCCACAGGCGATTCCAAAGGTCAGGGCTATTGGCAGATCGGGCCGCCCTCTCAGCTGCTCTCGATTCAGCCATATCCGCAGCGGAGGCTTGGAGCATCATATCTGGCTTCCTAGGGCCAGTGGGAGGTTTTTCGGTCAGGTTGTGTAGATCTTCATTTTGCATCTTATCTGGGGTCCTCTACTACTCACGTTTGCGAATAGGGTGTGGGTCTATGATGTAACTACGAATCTCTTCTGGGGGAAGCTTGGGAAGCTGCTTGGTCTTTGGGGGTATGGCGGGCTGTAGGGATGGTAGGGGCTCTTGGAATGTTGGTATAGCGCTCAGCAAACCATCCCCTTGAAAAGCGATTTGTAGCACACCATCAATCCATGGGTATACCTCATCGGTGGTCTCCAGACCATCCAAAGATACACGATTGTACTGGAATTCCAACCCTGTCGTCTCAGTCAGGGTCAGTAGATCGGTACCGAACGCATCTTGTACTCTACCTGATTGGATAGCATCCACAACGGACATCAAATCCGAAGGAGCCACCCCGTAGAACATCGCCACCAAGACTTGATCCGTAAGGTTGGAACCATCGAACGGCTTGCGTTCATAACCGTTGCTAGTCAGGGCACTGTCCTGGGTCGAAACTGCATCAATCGCACCAGCACTCAAGTTGGACTCGACATTGACCTGATCCGAATATCCCACCGAATCGGCTAGGGCAAATTGATACGCCATCGCCAGTGCGATAGCATCTGCCGAGATCGATAGAGTGTCAGCCAAAACCTCATCAATCTGAGTCATCTGATTCTCTCAACAGGAGCCAGTCTTGATGAAAGAGGCTTGGCTTGCGGCCGGTTGGTTGACGACATCGTAGTCAATCACAATCAGCTGTGGGATAGGAGCGTAGCTGAAAGTCAGGTTCCAATGACCCAACTGGTTAGCATAGAAGCGTATCCCGTAAGCTCCACCAGTCAACTGATTCCAATAGATGCTTCCCGAAACCACCTGGCTGTCTTGGACGGTCGTACCATCCACCAACGGCCAAGATACGGTCTGATTGTTGAGCGTGAGGATTAGCCCGACATTGGACGGAATCAAACCCGTTACGGGGTTGTATTGGTCCGACTGAAAGATGTTGACCTGATCGAACGTGATCCGGTTCACCTGCACTTGTCGATTACGAAAGGTAGCGGCCATCATCTAACCATTTCGTAAAAGGAAATCACAGCTCTTGAACGGTCAGGTAACCGACTGGGAAATAGACTGGTTTGGTGTCAACGTTCTTGGTTGTCTGCACTGCCTTGAAATACAGCATGTTGCCTGCCGTCAAAGCGTCAAAAATGCCTACCGCCACCACCGAACCCCACGCAGAAGTAGGTGTTGGGAAATTGATCGCCCCTGTGTTGGCCACCATCTTCCCTGAAGGTGCTCCAAACACAACCGTCTGACGCTGATACGCCCCACCCACCACCTCGACCCCACCTCCAGCACTCGTAGGCTCTACCGTGTAGAGCGCCACATACAGGGCACTTGGGAGGGTAGGCGTGATTCCTCTCAACCATCCGTTGAGTATCTGGTTTGCTAGGTAATCACTCTTGTTCATCAGAGGTACCGTGCCATCAAAGCTATATGTCGGGACCCTTTTCGAGAGTTACAAGGCTTGCAGCAGGGAACCACATTGTCTGCCGTGTTGGATCCCCCATGAATAAGGGGCTGCAAGTGATCCAATGTACGTTTCTCGATAGCCAGTGTCCTGAGGTCTACCAGGCAATACCCGCAACGATGGTCAAAGACCTCTAGTATTTGGTCAACCTCAATCGCAGTCAGCGTGTTTTCAGCCTTTGAACGACGCATCCTGTACTTGGCCCCTTGTAGACGGGCTGCATGACGGTTCCGTCGAAACCAATCTCGAACGCCAGCTCGCAGTTTCTCACGATTGGCCGCCACATAGACAGCTCGACGCTTGCGGACCTTTTCCTTGTCTTGGTTGGCCGCATAACCAACCCACTGTTCCTTGTTCTGCTGGTAGTAGTTGGCCAGATAGGTTTTGTAGTACTCTTGATGTTCTTCGCGGAACTTCTTGGAAATGGCTCTGTGGGTAACCGGATCAGCGTCGTACTTGGCTTTGGCCTTCTTACGAACCGATTCACGATTCTTGGCGTAGGAAGTCTTCGTCAGAGGGCTACGACAGAGCTTGCAGACTGGATATCGACCGTCCTTCTTACTCTTGTCCTTCTGGAAGTCGTCCAGCTCTTTCGCTTCCCCACACTTACTACATTTTTTCATGTCTGGTAATGTAGGTAAATGTCAGGGCATGTGGCAGATGCTCTTGAGAGTTTTCACGGCGTTTGCGTACGGCAGTGCTGCCACCTTGCCAGTTTGACTGAACCAGGCGTTCTTTAGTTCGTCCATATTCGATATCGAGGTGTCGAATATGAAGCTAACCTTGCCAGTGCCGTTCCGATCGTGGCGAGTCATCGTGACCCCAGCAACCTGCAAATAGGCTGCGAAATAGAGGTCGGACGTACGGAACTCGTTATCAGGAGTAGATGATTTCATTTTGGATTCCAATCTCGACCCTTCTAGGGATCGTTAGGTCATCTGGATCTAGGATTTGGGTCTATATCTGAGCCCCCTCATGGAGGGGGCCCTCATGTAGCTATCAGGCTACTGCACGCTTGGTAGAGACACGTTGACGAACCTTCACCTGAACGAAGGTGGTGACGGTCGTCAGACCAGCCAGCAATGAAGCAGGGATGACGATCGAAGTAGCGGTCACGGAACCGCCGGCCTTCTCAATCACCACTTGATGCAAGGTCTTGTTGATCTTACCGGTCAGCTGAACGGTCGTCTCTTTGCGATCGTAGACACCCAAACCGGTTCCCGCGATCGTCAGAGCGCCAGAGGTGGGGCTGTCTTTGGTGGCTGAGCTGGTGACTGGCAATGTGGTGGTGAAGGTGGTTGAACCATCATCTGCCACAACCGCAATTGCGGCTCCACTGACAAGCCCTCGACGAGAGTCTGGATTGTAGCTAGCTGAACGGTATTCAGCAATCATACCAACCAGCCAACTGTCAATCACCACCGGAGTCTCAGCAAACTTCGGAGCAATCGCATCAGCAATCGCCGTCTGGGTGCCGCGAGCTGCGGGAACCAACGACAAGGCGTTTGCGTTATTGCCAGAGCCCACCGCATTGATGGCAGTATTCGACACATTGAGAGTGCCGCTAATTGGGTTCAAGGCAGTGATGAAGGTCGCCGAAGAAGGGGTGGTCCGGATGGTGGCCGTCAAGCCCAAAGCGGTGTAGGCAGAGTTGGCGATAGTGGCGGTTTCGACGTATGCAGAAGAACCTTTGGGACCTTCAAACGACACACGTTGACCAGAACCGACACCTGTGAAAGCTGAGACGCCAGAGCCCAACAGGGCCGCGTTGATGGCGGCAATCAGGTTGGTGATGTTGGCGTAGGCCGCGTTGGCAATCGTCACTGTGCTGTACGCTGCCGAGGACGTGGTACGTACCTTCAGGACGTTGTTGGTGCCGTTGATGGTCAACGGGAACGAACCAGAGATATCGCTACCCTGGATGATCGCCCCTGCTCCGGTAGAACCGGACAACACAACGTCCAACTTGGCCGTTGTGGGGCGGCCGATATTCCGCTCCTGGCCCTTAGCTTCGACTGGTGGATTGAATTGAGAAACGGGCTCCAGATCCATCAAGTGAATCGGACCTGGAAGATCCCCTCTGATTACGCCAATACGCATGGTATGCTCCTATGATGGATCGTGAAACAAGTCAGTTATGCCGAGAACCGTCCTCGGGCTTGGTCAATCTTGAGGTTCTGGAGAACAACCCCGTAATCTGCGAAAAAGTCTGAGATTGAAGTGAGGAAGGACAGATCATCAGTTCTCCAGGCAAACTGAGCTTTTTTGATCTGGATTCGCATTCTAGCAAGGCGTTTGATGTAAAGTGGGTAACGATCCAAGCTTTGGAGTTCTTCCAATGCATCTTCCAACCGATTGAGTCGGCCCAAGGCATCTTTGAGCAAGTTCCGTCTATACGGATCAGGGATAAGGCTCTTAGGTTGCCAGCGATGGTCAACCTTGTAGAACCCAGTCCCCTCTTGCTCAAGGATACTTGGTAAGATACGATACTGCACTTCACAGGCTTGCTTCAGAAGGTTTTGGTGTTGCTATCTTTGGCGTCAGCTCGAATGATCATCGTATTGCCGGTCGTCAGACCTGCAATCAAAGACGCCTTGATCACCATACCGGTGTCGGAGGCTGAACCACCACCAGCGCCAGTAATTTGAGCCAATGTCAAAGTCTTGCTGCCAACGCCAGTTCCAGCAAATCGGACCGTTGTCACTTCTGGAGCAACCGAGGCCAAACCAGTACCTACTACCGTCACGTCACCAGCCGAGGGTGAGTTGAGGGTGGCGGTTGTGATGACGGGAGCGGCCAAGCTAGCTGGTGTGACAGTAGCTTGGGTGATAAGACCCGCTCGAACCAATTTCGAGATCTTACCGGAAGCGGCCGAAAGGATTACCTTCTCGGTCTCCAACACGTCAATGTAGCCAGCAATGGTGGCATCCCCAATCTTGGTGCGAGGGATGTAACAAGGCTGCTTGGGCGAATTGGCGTAACCATCCCGCCTGTATGCCTTCGGGTCCCCTCGGCTGCCTAGACGATGAACGCTCTTATTGGGAAGACCGTCGTCAATGTCGTCAACACGAATGGCGCCCGAAACTGTCTGGTTGTGTGTAAGCCTCAGCATGCAATACTCCTCGCTTGTGGATCAAAAGCGATAAAAGGAACCTTAGAGTGGTAGATAGTTGGTGAAAGAGGCCGAAAATGCTACCGTACCTCCGACACCTCGAACCAATAGGGTGTCGGTAGGGCCGTGGAAGATGGTGAGTGTCTCTTGAGGAGCTACCTGCTGTTCACCACCGCTAGCCAGAACTGCAATGTATAGATTGCGACCGCCAGTGGCCTCCTCATTCTTGATATACAGGTCTTGAGTTGTGAACGGCAGGTCCAATTGTTGGGCGTTGGCCAAAGCCGCCCCCTGAGGAGCCGTCCCAGAAATCAGGATTCGGCTGGTGCCGTAATGCTCTGAATCGGTCAACACAAGGGTTGCTGGACTGGGCGTCCCAGGAGTGCCTGAAAAGTCCAGGGGCACGAATTTCAGCCAGAAATTCTTGGAGTCAAACACACCTGCCCCATTGTAGGTGTCCGGATTGAAGACAATTCGGATATGGTCCCTGTTGTTGACGCTATGCAATACAGCAGGGTTGATGGTTGGATCAAGAAAGCCAGAACTGATGTCGGCTGTCATCAAAGTGGTGAAGGAACCATCGAAATTTGCAGCTCCTTGAAGGCGGTAACCCTTTACATTGGGTTGTTTCGGAGTAAGCAAGTCCACAATGCCCTTACGACGCCGAATGATACTGAAACTTCTAGCCATTAGGATGTGCTCCGTTCCTTAGAAACAAGCGGCTGATAAGTGCTAGCTGAATCCTCCCCTTTGGTGGTCCGGACGTGATCCTGTACATCCGACCAAGAATGAGCCTCCTGACCCTGGTAATTGGGAATCAACCTAGACTTGAATACATGGTCCTTCTCTCGTTTGGCCATGTCGACATTCCGTCCAGCCCGATATTTCTTCTCTTTCCCTACCTTAGAAGCCCAACCACCACTTGCCCCATCCTTCATGACAAATCCTATGTCCCCAGGATTGAACACTAGTTCGAGGGGGGCTCCGTCAGCATCGAGCAACACTTGAGTTCCCGCCTTGACTTCTTCGTATGTGGAGAAAGTGAGGCGTCTAGTTACGAGGGTACCATCAACCGTATTCTTGAGAGTGTAGGTAGGCATTTTCATTCTTTCTGGGTTTTGAGGGCTTTCTTGACCGCCCTCTGAGCTTTAGCTTTGGGGATTTCCCAGCTCTTGGTGAAGCTGAGGACCGATGCCACGTGTTTGCAGACTCGGTTGTCCCGTTCAGGATCTTTGATGTCCGGGGTAGAGGCAGTGCCCACCAAGGGACCTAGCTGATACCCTTCCTGCTTGGCGTGGAACTCTGGTCCCAACCATTGCCAAGCTGGACACGAACACGACATCTCAAGATCCAGTTTCCCGAAGGCAATCACATTGCCAGGTCGAGACGCCTTGATTTTGACCGCCTTAGGGCCGTTCCCACAGTCAACTGCGAAGATCCATCTGAGATTGCCCAGATCAGCCCTTTTGAGGGTGGTGGAGCAGCTGGTGGCTCGCTGCTTGAACTGTGAGTCCAAGCCCTCAAGGATTTGCTCTGGCACAGCCGCAAGCTTGACCCCATTGGCAGGTTTCAGTGTTTTGGAGTGGGCTGACCCCAATTTCCACAGCTCAGCGATAAAACTAGCGTTGTGGGTGTTTGGGATACCATCTCGGTAAGGGTAAGGACTAGTATCTCTAGGCTCCGGTTTTCCTAACCCATTATAACTAGGTTTTGCTTGAGAATGATCGATCTGATCGGGATTAGTTTGGTCTTTGGTCAGATCGTCAGGACTTTCTACCCGATAGATGGACTCGTCTTTATTCTCAGGCTTACGAATGTCATCTACAGGTTTTGAAAATGTTGACGAGCCAGGGATCCCAGGGTCAAGGGAGATCCCCTTTTGCGCAGGTTCGCCTCCTGGCAGCTCAGCTACTGCAAGAGTTTCGCCGTAAGGCGGACGAGACACAAGGGGTTGGGCCAACGTTATTTGGCCTTCTTTTTCAGATTTCGTTCCAAACTCTCAACAGCATTGAAGGCTGTGCCTATCTCGTGATCCATCTCATACAGTATCTTCTGTACGCGACGTACATCTGGGTCATCGTAATTATCGGTGTACGACACACCAGAAGCATCGTTGCCCACATCAGACAGCATCTGATGAACTTTCCGGATCTTGACTCGTGTCTCAATCAAGCTATCGACGCTTTCCTTCATGGCCTTTGAGAGCTTGTCGAAAGAAGGGGCCGCCGCAGTGAGGTCGTAGGAGTATTTGTTAGACATCAATCAGGCCTTCCAGATCAGATCATCGACAGAGGCCGTCTTTGCAGTCAGCCCGTCCTTGATGGCTTGAAACATAGACGGCTTGACCCAATCTTTGGCCTTCCGATCCGCCTGTTCTTTGGGCAGTTTACCTTCGATCTGAAACAACTTGCTGGCCATCTCTCTTACAGATTCTTGCCAACCACTCTTCTGCATCAAAGCCGACAAGCTCCCCATACCGATCTCTTTTTCGTGCTTCTTGAGACGCCGAACGAACGAGTCTTCAACTCCACCCGCTTGCTTGAAGTTGTCCTTGTTCTGTTCGTTCTGTTCTTCCCACTCTTTGGCATCCTCCGGACTCATGTTCTGAGTAGGGTCGGCCGACTCCCCTTCTTGGAAACGGGCTGCCTTGAACTTGTCACCATACTGGTCAGTGTTGTCTTTCCACTTGGCAGCATCGTCCTTGTCCATGTTTTCAGTAGGGTCAGCTGGCTTGCCTTCCTCAAACTTGGTCCGCTTCTCCTCGGTGGCTTCCACGTCCCAAGCAAGCCCTTCTGAGGCCATGTGAGCCATTTCAGCGGGGTCCCCTTTTCCATGACTAATGGTGGGGAGCGCCTGACGAATCTCTCGTTTGAGAGCTTCCGATTTGGTGGTGTCCAAGCCACCCATCTGAACCAAGAGTGTCCCAATGTCGTCAACGATGAAGAAGAGTTGCATGAAAGCGGGGCGCCAATGCTCCGAATTAGCAGCCCTCATGGCCCTCATGGCCTTGTCCTTGATACCTTCAAACAAGGCAGGAATAGATGGGGAGAGTTGAAGAGCTGTCTTGGACTGCCCTTCCTCATCCGGCTGTTGGGCCGCCAAGCGTACCGCATCATCAACCGTAGCTTCCATCGCTACCCGACGAACCACCGCCGCCAAACGAACCCTGCTCAACGGCTCTTGGTTGGGATCTTCCAACATCTCAGCCAGCTTCTCCAACTTATCAGCTGCCGTTATCTCTTGAGAGGCGGTGACGCCTGGCGGGTCAAGTTTGGTCAAGAAAGCGGCAACCTCGTGTACAGGTATTTGACCTTCTTCACGGGCAATACGGACGAATTCTCGGAGCTGTTGAGCGGCTTGTTTGGGGTGCATAGCAATATCCTGGGTTGGAAACGAACGATGTGGGACGGTCCGAATCCTAACCTCTTGTAGGACCCGTTCTAACTCTTCTACCTTTTCAGGGCGTAACTCTTGCTTGAGTTCTTCGTAATCGATACGATCCGCCGCCAATGCTACAGCCTGCAAAGCCTTCTGTAGTTTGAATGCCGACTCAGGGATCCCCCTGATCAGATGGCCCGCCACCTCGAACAGATGATCCTTTTGATCGGACCGTTCGACCAGTTTCACAGCCTCATCCACGTATCGAACCAACTGATCGCAACGCAAACGAGCGTCCCCAAGCTCCTCTTGAAGATAGAGAATAGGGGACGCTGTTTTTGAATGACCTCGATTGAGGCACCTGTCAGTAGGATCAGTCATACACGCCCTTTTAGGATTCGCCTAAAGGGCGTGCACAAGAAGACTAGGGAAATTCGGGTTATCCGACGAACGCCTCTGGGAACTCCTCAACCAACCGATTACGGACCTCTAGATCTGTCTCGGCCGCTGCTACTGCCCGAATCACGTCCGGACGATCCTCATAATCGGCCTGTAGACGGGCAACTTTCTTACGAGGAGCGTCGTCAAAGTTGTAATTATCCGGAAAGTCTGGGCAAATCGACTTAGCGATGCGACGCCTAGAGTCTGTAGCTGGAGGATTTACGGTCGCCACTACCCTGGTGGGGGCTGGGGCCGTCTGTTTGGCAGCTACCTTTTTGCGTGGACCATTGGTATTGGTGATCTTGATACCATCAATCTCAACCACTTCGACATGATCGGCACCAGCTCCACCGGTACCTCCCAGGTCGAAAGTCTCAATCCCATTCCCCACCGTATTGGTGATGTTGAAGCCGTCCTTGTCCTGATTTTTCAAAGCCGGAGCCCGTCCGACCACTCGACGTTCCAGGATCGCCTGATTGGCGGCACGCTCCCGCAATGCCCTAGGGTCCTCTTCAACCTCCCTAGCTGATCGAAATGCCTCAACTTCAGCCAAATAAGCTTCTCGCTCACCCTCTGGCAAACTATTGGCCAGATCTTCACGGGTACGGCCCACGCCTGGCTGGACCTTGATCTTCTCAGCCTCTCGAATGGCCGCCCCAGCATCATCAAGATTGGTTCTGTGGACAGTAGCTGAAGAAAGTGTCCGAACCGGAATCCCTTCTTGTGAGTCAGCCGCACTGGCGTGACGTTGCCCACGAGGTGCGGTATTGAGTTGTCGAGTCTTTTGAGCGTGAGCCTGGACGTTGCGAACCTCTCGTTCCTCAGCGTCTACAGTCGTGACCGCTATTCTGGGCTTTTGAGGATCCATCGGATTGCCACCATCAGGATTCCGCATCGAGATCCCAGCCGAGATGGGTTGTAACGTGATGTTCGGATCGTATTCAGCTTCTGGGACAATCCAACCCATAGATATGGTACCGCGCAACTTAGGGACTGGCACTGGAGGGTACCCGTCCAGCGTTACGCTCGTACCATCGAAGTCCAACTCCATACCTTTGGAGATGTTGAAACTCTGATTGTTAGGCAACCCCACAGAGAAAGTACGGGTTGCAATGAAGCGAATCGGAGTGCCAGGTGTGAATTTGATTGGTTGACTCATTTAGATACATCTCCCAGAAGCCAAAGACGAAGCAGGCCTCTAAAGGAGAGTGTAGATAAATGGATAATCAGGCGGGAGGGTAACGCCAGCTACCTGGTTTACCGTCCTCATCGTAGTCCAAGGGTGGGCTAAAGAAGATGCCGGTTGGGTTTAGGATACAGAGTCGCACCTTCCCATCTGGCAAGACTTCTGTGACGATGGCCGCTCGGGGGACCGACAGGTATTCTCCCCCTGGAGTCCCATAGGCCTGATAGTGTACCGAATCGCTTATTTGAGGCTGACGCATCTACCAATGCTAGTAGATTGCGGGCAGGAAATCAAATCATCACTTATGCTTGAACCATTCGACTTGTTCCAAGCGCTTCTCGGCTTCACCCTTCGAATCGTAGCAACCGCCGCTCCAAGAACCGTTGTCAGGCGAGCGCACGCAGTATTGACCCTTTTCTTTGCGGATCACGGCCTCTTTGAAGCGGGCTACAACGGAACGGGGCGAGATCACAAGGCCTCAGTGCCCCCAACCAGAAGACGTCTCATACTTCTCTTTGCCATCCCATTTGCTGGCATGATGACCGTCGATCTTAGTCCCATTGGGGCCAGGAATCGAACGTTCCGCGGGACCATGGAAGCTGTTTGGCACAGCAACAACATAGCTAGCTCCCTGGGACTCACGAACGACCTTTGAACCAATCGGCCTCGTGACGATCACTTTACCCTTGACTTCGACCACCTGAAAGAAGTTCACGTTCGTTTGGTCGTAACCCCACGTGCTATACAGGATGTCGCCCACCACAAAGCCGTGAACGTGGTTCTTACGGTCATCCACACGCTTCTGCTTGAATTCCAAGCTCAGCTTACGAGATTTGACCGTTTCATCGATCTGACGTTGACGATTGGCGTCGCTCTTGAAAGAGTAGTTCCAAAGAGGCTTGTTCTGCTTGGCCGCAAACGCAATCGCGTAGAACTTGCCTTGACCTTCCCACTGCCAGATCGCCAAATCCGTGCCCTCTGGGGTGAGCGGAGCTTGATCCCTCACCTCTGCAGGTAGGTAGATCGACCTAGGCATCGTGAAGTTGGCTGCCGCCTTAAACCTAGCTGCCACGCCTTTGGCAGAGGCTTCTTTCGGAGACTTTTCTGTCGCGTTGATTTCAGCCATGTTCCTATAACGGCTCAAATCATAAAGGATTAAGGAGGTTGAAAAAGATAGGCCAGTCGGTCAAATAGCCCAGTCGATAGGAGCCTCCCCGATCTGCTGAAGGGCCGCATTCACTTTCGAAAAAGGCTTGGATCCAAAGAACCCGCTAGAGGCCGACATAGGGGAAGGGTGGGCCGACTCGATGATGGTATGCCTGGAGTCAATCAGGTCCTTCTTGGCCCTCGCATGACGGCCCCAAAGGACGAAGATGACCGGTTTCTCTCTGGAGCTGAGGGTTCGAATCACCTCATCAGTGAACTGTTCCCAGCCCTGCCCCTGATGTGAACCCGCCTGATGAGCTCGGACCGTCAAAGTGGTGTTAAGCAACAGAACTCCTTGGCGACACCATGGCTCCAACCAACCGGTCTTTGGTTTCTGGATCTCTAGGTCTTCCACCAGCTCCTTGAAAATATTGCGCAAGCTAGGAGGTAGTTGGGTGCCTGGTTGAACCGAGAAACTAAGCCCATGGGCCTGACCTGCCCCATGGTACGGATCTTGCCCCAAGATCACCACTTTGACATCATCGAAGGGCAGCTTGAAACAATTGAACGTATCTTGTGGGGGAGGAAAAACAGGACCACGCTTCCGCTCAATGGCAACGAACTCAACCAACTCCTTGAAGTATGGCTTGGTGAATTCACCCGACAGGCGTTGCTTCCAAGAAGAATCCAATCCTCACCCTACCTTCAACCTAGCGGTATCCAGGATGGCCTGGAACTGCTCGGCTGGCAACAGCTCACGAGCTGTGGTCATGAAGCAGTTCTCCAGACTCCCTTGAGCGGCCTTGTTCTTCTGTCGCAACAGCAGCTGGATCTGCTGACATTGGCGACCCTTGCTCTTCAGTGCCCACTTGGCCCTACCCCACCAGTCCGAATCGGCGAACTCACCCGTCTCTCTCGCCTTCGCCTGAGCGGCGTCAATTTGAGCTCGGATGGAATCGATGTCGGATTCCAGTGTTAGCTTTATTTGTAACAGTTCTTCAGCTGATTTGGCGACGAGATCGTCAGGCATACGGTGCTGTACACCGTCATCGGATGGCCATATAGGCCAATTACGGCGGCTATTTAAGCCTTGGACAACAACATCTTGTCCATTTGTGCGGTGGCGGCCCGAAGGTCCTGCCTAGCGTCAACCATTCTCTGGATAACCTGACCCAGCTCGTTGAACCAAGGACGTAGCCTAGGGCTCTCGTCTACAGCGAGGTCTTGACAGAGGTTGACAGCCTCAGTGAAACTGCGATCGGCACCCTTATCTACCTTTGGAAGAATGTTTCGATTCAACAGATCGGCCAACTGTTCCTTCTTCTCTTGCAGTTCGGGATTTTCGGTCAAGTAGTCGGCAGTACCTTGGAGGAAATGAACGGCGTTTCGAACGGCAGCCTCAATCCCACGTTGGTCTTGGGCCCTAGCAGCATCCATTCCCTGTTCGATTGCTGAAAGAACATGATCAAGGTGCTTCTTGGCGGCAGTATCGTCAATTTGACGAGATGCGTCCTTGATCTGGTCCACCACATCATCAAAAGCTTCCAAAATAGCCTTAGTGTCGTGAGTGCCGTCCCGCATGTATTTAGCAGCAATGGTGTTCAGACTGGTCTTAGCTTTATCAAGCTTTGACCGAATGTCGTTCTGAGCTGTAAACCGGCGGACGATATTTTTGGCTTGCGACATGATATCTGGGTAAGGCTATAAAAGGGTCATTTGATGACGGCTTCCAACATCTGCACCTGCCCATCAGGCAAGGTCTCTTCAACGTAGTGATCGAACATCTCAGCGAAGTTCTCTACATAGCTGGTACGAGCGTAGGGACTGACAAAGGTTTCTTTCTTGAGGCCTTTGACGTTGATCCAACCACTCAGAGAGATTGATGCCTTGATGGTAGGCTCCTCTTTGAGATGAACCTGGACCACCCAATCATAAGCTCGATTGAGCACTACCTTTTCCACCTCATACACCTTGCCGTCCTTGTCCTTGTGAAGATCTCCAGGCTTGGGCCAATTGGCCTTGTCGTTCAGGGCCTCTCTGAAGGCCGTTTCATCCCCGTTAAGAAGAGTTTTGTAGAGAGTCTCAATCTCAGCGTCTTTGCTCTTCAGGAACTTGAGATGTAGGCGGTGGCCCAACTCATGAATGATCGTACTGATAGCCGGTCCTTGCTTGCCTTTGAGGTTACCACGTACGAAAAACTCGTCTGTTCTAGCAACGTAGAAGGCCAACACATTGGAGCTACGATTCACCGTATTGGTCACCTGAATGGTACCGTAGCAGATCTTGCCGAACCCTTTGGCTTTGATCAGAGCGCTTGCTCGATCGACCACCTTGGCCACATCAGCCATCTGCTGGGCCGAAAAGTCGCCCGTATTGACGAGCGTGAAACATCCGGCCGTCTCAGTCGTGCCTGAGGCCTCATCGTTATGCAACTCTCCCTTCTTGATCACTCGATCCGCCGCATCCGCATACGACCGATAGGTGTCTACCTTCTTCTTGAGGACTTCAAGCGCTACATCAGGTTTAACTCTCTGGATGCGATTCTTGGAAAACTCCTTCGAAGCTTGCTCAATCAGCTTTCGATCGGCACTTGAAGAGATCTTGTATTGCTGCAAAATCCCCCAGAATATGCGATAAGCCCCCACCCGATTGAGGACTTCGAACGTCCCTGGCAGATAGACGGAGGCTCGGAGTGTAGTCAAAGAATCATCCTGAGCGGCACTAAGTTCGACCCACCTCTTCTCCATCGAATCCACTACTCGACGAAATTCGGCCAGAAGTGCCAGGATGTTTTCCGCCTCAGCCAATTTCCTACGATCATAGGACTCTGGGATTCGATAATCGTAGCTATAGTGGATCATGCCCCTAAGTTGAGGCATAAAAGGGTCATTTGCTGGGCGGTCTGCCTATGGTTCTGGGATGTTCGATACCTAGGCGTTCGAGATGCCTTGTCACCGTTGTGGGTGCTTCATCCAGAATCTTCGCCATGCGTTTGATTGGAGTGCCGCAATCGACCAGCTCCTTAAGGCGTTCAAATGTGAGTTTTTTGCGTAGTTGGTACTGAGGCCCCTGGAATCCAAACGACAACTTGTAGTGCATACACTCTGGCATATGGGGCGTAATCAGGGCGATGAAACGTTCCGCCTGATCTTCACCCTCAAAGTGGAAGTTACCTGTGTTACCATCACACACCTCCCAACGAGGCTTGAATCCAAGTCTCTCGAAGATGGTCAATGCTATTGCATGACTTGACGGCTGCATACCAAACGTGATGCGTGGCCACCAGCCAGAAGAACCGTCATCCATGAACCATATTGCTAGAGCCAAGTAATCCACCAAATCAACTACTTCTGGTTGCAGCTGTTTTGGCCCAGGATTGGGATAGAACAGGGCATGCCAGGAGAGAAGCTGAGTGTGGGAGACAGTTTCGAAACGCCAAGCTGGAAAGTCTCTGGAGATGTATAGAGGCTCAGTCTTTACCCAAGGTCCCCATTCCTGGACTTTCCAATCCAAGTATGATTTCTGAGCTTCAGAGTGAAGCTCACAGTATCGAGCTACATTCAAGCTTTTTGAGATTCGACCATCCCCTAACATTGAGCCGACAAGCACCGATCGTAGTCGACCTTCGATTGGCACAATAAGATGCCTTTCTGTGCGACAAATGGTCTCAATACCAAATCGGCGACGCCAAGATCTGACTCGTTTGACTGTTGTAGGGGCTCCTAAACGATCAGCTATTTGATCGTCTGTGAGTTTCTCGACTAGATACCAGCTACGTAGTTCTTCAGGGGCGACTGGGCACGATATAGATCTCATGATCTCACATCGTAGCATAACGGTGACTTAAGCTCCAAAGAAAAACGCCCCCAGAGATAACCCTGGAGGCGTTTTCGATCAAGCCGTTAGGCTTATTGGGTTCAGATGCGGGTGACGACCAAACGGGTCATAGCACGCGGGTTGAATGCGCCTATGCCGACGTTCTGAAAACAGCTGAAACCAATTGTGCGGGCCTTCGGGTCATCCGCCGACAACACGGTCAGTTCCGTGCGGACGGGGAAGCGACCGAAGTTCTCTGGCTCGCCGCAGACGTACACGAAGCCGGCCGGAACCAGACGCGACGTGATGATCTGAGCACCCCAGAGGGTGGCCTGCAAACCTGTCTTGAGCAGGGTGGCCTGCGACTCGATATCCAGGATGTCGCGACCGAACTTGCGGATGTCCGCGTAGTCGGTGGCGTTCATGTAGATACGAGCAACACGGAGGTCGTGGCGTTCGATTTCCGCGAAAGCATCGGCGAGGACGCTTGGCGAGATCGGGGCCACCACGGCGATATCCGGGTTGGTCTGGCCGGGGAGGGTGTCGAAGCCCGAGACAGCGATGCTGTCGAGGACGGCGAACACGCGCTCATCTTCAGCGGCCTGAATCTGCGCCTTGGCGAGGTCCTGGCTGCGTTCAATGAGGTCGAAACGACGCTCCTTGATCTGGGTCAACGGTATTTCGGGGTTCGAGGCGATCTCGAACAACGGGAAGATGACACGACGTGGCTTCTGGATAGCCAAGATGTTCGAGCCTTCTTCGCCGACCACGAAAGCCGTAACTTCCGGATCCTTGTCGTAGATTGGCAATGCGCCGTCCGGTAGTTGTTCTACCAAGAAGGTCTTGCGACCAACGGCCGTGTAGTCACGGCGGAGACGCAAGGGTTGGATCATCGAGGCTGCGAGCTTGGCACGACCGGCGGCGGTCTTGATGTACTCGGAGATGATCTGCTGCTTGACTTCGTTGCTTACTTGCTGAGGCATAGCTTTGTTTTCCTTACGGGAATTCCCTTAGAGGCCTAGTTTCCCGCTCAGATGCGGAGATCGAATACCAAGAGCGTGTTGTTCGCATCGGGGGCTACCTTGAGGATGCCGACGATGGTGGGTGTGTTGGCGCTGAGGGCACCGAACTTTTCATAGGCGTCAGCCGCCACGTTGGTGATGAACCCGTTTGCCGAAGCATAGAGGGCATCGCCAGGAGCGTAGGTCAGAGCCGCGCTACCTGAAGCTAGGTTCTGGGTTTCCCAGAGCGAAACGCCGACTGTACCGAAGCCGCAGAGGTATGGGCCACGACCAGAGGCAACACCAGGGGTGTTTTCGAAGGCGTTACCCAACGAATCGTTGATGAAGAGGCCGAGTGGCTTCTGGCCAACCACGTAGGCTGCGCCTACCTGGGCAGGACCACCGTGAAAGCCGTTACCAGCGTCTGGACGAGTGAATGCGAAGCTGGCGCCCAAGACGCCTAGTTTGCTGATACCTGCGAGGGTTGTGCTTTTGTTGGCACCGGCAGTGACGTTCACGGGGTTGGCTTGAGTGAAAGCGTCCGCCGTCAAGACGCCAACGCTGTTGCGTTGACCGACGTGGAAGATCTGCACTCTGCCGGAAGTTTCCCTGAAGTCACCCGAGCCTTGGCCGAGAGATAGAGGCATATTGAAATTCTCCTAAAAATGGGCTTTGTTGCTGGGGGACGAAATTTACATCTAGATATTGAGTATTAGGTCTTCAGCAATTCAGATGCCGAAGATGCCCTTCACGTCTGGAGCCGACTGCCAGAGGCTCGACAACTTGTCGATATCTCCGCCCGTAGCAGCGTTTCCACCGCTACCGATTGCCGACACACCAACTGAGGGCTGAGTGCCAATCGTACGCTTAGAGGCCGTACGGGTTGTGTGCACAGTCGAAGCCTGAACCGGAATACCAGTCAGGATTGCGTTTGCTTGCTGTGCTTCGATGACTTCTTGATTGGAAGCAAACAAGGTCTTGAGAACCTCATCCTCGGAAGCGGCGATGTGAGTCTCACCAACATCCATCGAGATACCGTCCAACTCAATGTCATTGAAGCTATTGGCCAACACTGGCTGACCAACCTCGTCTTGGAGCATCTGGTCCAGCAATTGGTCATCACCCAACTGCTGCTGAACCTGAGCGGGAGCCTGTTGCTGCTGTCCTTGACCCAGAGCTTGCTGGAACAACGACATAACCTGATCCTGCTGCAAGCCCGTCTGGGCCATCGCATCACAAGCGGCCTTGAAAGCCTGGTAGGCAGCTTGCTTCTTCTGCTCTTCCGCATCATCCTTAGCCTGCTGCTGAGCCTGCTTTTGCTGCTCTTCGTCAGCCTGCTGAGCTTGCTGCTGGGCTTGCTTAGCCTGCTGCTCCTGGCCCTCTTCCTTCTCATCCTTCTTCTTGAAGTTCTCAGGAATCTGACCAGCTTGCTTCTGCTCTTCCGAGTCTTGAGCTTGCTGTTGCTGAGCTTGTTTGCTCTGCTCTTCTTCGTCTTCCTCTTCGGCTGCCAGACGATTGACAGATTCGATCAAAGCTGCATCAGGCATATGCATGAATGCGAGAGCTTGATCTTCAATCATCGACTCAGAAGCCTTCTTGGACAGGCAGCGCTTGGCCAGCTTGATGCAGAGAGAGGCCTTCTTCTCCAGCACCTCATCTTCCGCAGCAGCTTCTTCTTGCTGTTCAGCAGCTGTCTTCTCAGCATGGTTGAAAGTGTCACCACGTAGTTCGGGCATTCCGATCTCGTTGCGCTTGACTTCACCACCGCTGTACTCAGCTTTCCAAGTAGTGTTGGATGGATGAACATCTTCGGCGAAATCCGAAGGTCCACCGATCTCATACTTGTCGGCTGCCGGTTGTTGGCTCAAATGGTCTTGGTTCATTGCACGGGGGTCTTCTGCAATTCTGACGTTCTGTGCAATCTTTTCACGATTCCAGGTGGTGCGTTCGCGCATGACGGGATCACCCTTTCCTATGCCTTGTAGTGGGGTATAAAGAGATTTACGATTTCGAGAGATCGAAAAGTTTGCCTTTTGTGATCAAGGCATCGGTCTCTGATGTGGTCAGTTCTCGTCCAACTGCTCGACGACAAGCCGCCAAGTAGCTATCTGCATCTCCGTAAGCCAACATCCCGCCAACAGTCAAAACGGTGCGGTAGATTCGATGTTCGCCTGCAATCCTAACTCCCTGGATGTTGTCCAGAAAGCGTGAGATTGCCAGTACTTCCGTTCCTGAGTACGAAGCTTCTTTGACGGCTTGCCAACCGCCATTCTTGAACAACAACAAGCCAGTCAAGACCTTGCGAGCCATCTCTGGATTGGGTGTTTGGGCCAACACCACCTCTGCTAGACGCTTCCAAGAGGAGCTCTTTTGGACCGCTTCACGCAGCAAAGTGTTGTTCTGATTTTCTTTCAAATCGGCACGAGGGGGGAGATCTTTTTGATTCATCTCACCTCGAACCTTCTCCAACGCCTTCTCTTTGATCAGATCAGCCAGGCTATCGACTGCCTTATCTATGGGTTGCTGATCTTTCTTAGGGTTGGCCGGAGCCGCTTGATCAGCCCCTTCAAATTGTTCTTGATCCTGTGATGGATGCGAAGGATCCGATAGAGAAATCCTAGTACGAGGAGCAATGGCAGGGTTCTGAACACGACTCACAACCCTCATATCGTTGGTCTGCAGATGAGCCGCTTTTCCGAATTGAGAAGCGTCCGGAACCTGAGTGGGCATCGAGAAGGCGACTTGCACCTTGTTACCAACCTTGGCCAATTCATCTGGAGTTAGGATGTTGCGAACCACCGCCCCCTTGAAAGCAGGATTGGCGACCCAACTGGCCTCAATAAACTTGACCGAGCGAGGATCTGTCACATGGCCGCACAGCTCGGCAATCTTACGAGTCCTCCCCAGAGCATCAATGAACTGATTGCCCTTGGAGTATTTGATGTGTTGACAGAGCTGGGTCTCGTCTTCCGCCACATTCCCACATTGTGTGCAGGTTGTGTGGGCGACCGTGCAACCCATACTTAGAGTCTGTAGTTGCTGAGACTTGATGGCCGCAATCAGAGGGGAATGCTTGAGTTCCGTTGCTACCAAGATGTCTACGTAGACCGTGTCTCCAAGATCACGAGCCGCCGCATCAATGATGCGTCCCTTAGACAACTCAGGTATTTGCAAATGTTCTACGTAATTCTGACCACCAATGAAGGTGCGGAACGTTGCGAGCAACAAGTTACGTTCCCAGCTATCCTGATTGCTGTTGACATACTGTGCCGTCTTGGTAGTGATGTAGTAGTCTTGATAACGACGATCGATCTGGAAACCGTTATCAAACGTACGTCCCAACTGACCAGGACCGTTCTCGGTATCGACAGACGCGATGATGGTACAGTGTGTAAGCAGATATTCTTTGGGGTCGTATTTCTGGACCACTTCCAAGCTGGCTGTCTTGGCAAAAGCTCCGCCCATCGACTTGGCACGCAAATCGTCCCATGTCGACATCGTTACGACGGGCTGAACCACTGCCGCATTGGCGTACTTGGAGAAGGCCATGACTTAGAACACCTCGAAAAGAGGCAAACCTAGGAATCGATCAACAAGGCGATTGGCAGAGGCATACTTGGGGGATTTACCGCTCGCAATGAACTCATCAATCATCTTGATTACCGCCTTGACAGGCGGCATATCGTTCACGTGGAATTTCTTAATGAGGGCCGCCTTCAATGCATTTAGCGCCTCAGGAGTTGATTCGTTCAAATAGGAATGAACCAACTGCTCAGCTTCCTGTTTGGCACCCAGCCAAAGAGAAAGACGATAGATGTTGTCTGGACGACCCTTCTTTAGGGCGTTCTGCTGAAGAAGTTTGTCATAGCGAGTGAGACGGCCCACTAGGATGGTCAAGAAATTCTTGACAGTGCCTGGAATGTTGGCTGATCTCACCATGCAACAGGCTCCCCACCTGGACCAAGAATGTCATCCTGCTTGATCAGGTACAAATCTTTGGGACAAGCAAACAAGCGTGTTCGCTGTCCCTCAGACATCTTATAGGTGGTTTTCCGCATCGCTGTCCCGCACCTAGGACAATTGGGACATCGGTTATCAACCTCAGCCCTGGTGGCCCTGTGGGTACGATTCTGAGCCGCCCAGTAGGTGGCCGTCTTACGGACGAACTCACTGATGAACAGGTCTACCGAGTTGGAGGCAAAGCGATAAAATCTCTGCACCTCGTCCCTCAAAGCCGTATCATCAGAGAAAGAGGCGTAACGATGCCACAGTTCGTCATATGCCCTTACCTCATGAGCACCCTTGTGGAACAGTCTAGCTAGCTCTTTATGGAAGCCAGCCGGCAGCTCGATTGAACGCCATTGACCCTTCGAAGCCTCTCTCTTTTGCTCCAAACCAGGGTAGTAGGAGAAATTGAGACTAGGTGGTAGGTAGGCGGCGAATTCCTTGTTGACCTTCACCACCTCTTCAGGCGAGACTCGTTCATTGTCAAAAGGCCACTGGACATCAAGAAAACCGATCCCATGTAGGACCGCTGTGACGCGACCCACATAGGGCGATAGACTGACACTTCGACTGGGGATGTACTTCTGTACGAAGTCCCCAGGCTTGAAGTCCTTGGTCAATTTCCAGTAATCGATCACTTGCCCGTCCCTTACTAAAACTTAGTTCAGGGAGCGAGAGGACGGCCCGTTGTCGACTTACCGTTATTGACGGCACTCGACTGATCGTCGGCGTAAGCACTCATGTACGGTTCATCAGCATCCGTCTGGAGCGGCGCCATAGGCTTGTTGAAGGTGTCCATGTAAGATTCGTCCGAATCCTTTTGAATCACCTTGGCACTCTTTAGGACCACCACCTGACGGCGAGCCATCGATTCTGGACCGAAGAAGTGAGCCTCTGCCTCATCCGCCACCTTATCGAGGTGGTTGACAAGTTGCTTGGCATTGTCGAACGACAACCCCATAGAGGCGAAGTTCGCTTGAATGTCGGAAGCGATGCGATCGAAAGCAGAGAGAATCTCGCTTGCCTTTTTTGACTGTTCTGCAGAAAGTTTGTTAGCCATTTGTGGGGTTCCTAAGTCCTTCTAGGTAAAAAGGGTTCAGCCCAGGTTCTTGAGAGCCTGGAGTAGTGGCCGGAAAGCGGCGCGAGCGGCGGCCGGAGTCTCAGAAGCAGTCTTGATCACAAGAGCCTTGAGTGAGGCGTACTTGGCAGCTTCCTTCTTCTCCTCTTTGTCGTCTTTCTTCTCTTCCTTGTCGTCGTCCTTCTTCAGCCAAGGGGGCAGCTCACCAGCAGTTTTCTGCTCCTGTTCCTTGTCTTGTTGCTCTTGCTCCGCCAAACGATCCGCGAAGTCGGTCATCTCAAACGCGGTCTTGGCATCAAACTTTGCAACCTTAGCTGCGAATTCACGAACGGTGCGTGATGATTTCATGGGGGTCACTTCTCCAATGGTGGCACTCAATGTGTTGTTAAAAGAAGAAGTGCTGTCCGAGGACCCGCTCTTCTCAGTTACGGTCAAAAGGGTTTGGGTCGTGCTGGGTTGCGGCTTGCCCGCCAACTTGGCCAAAAGATTGGCATATTGGGTGGCATTCACTGCACCGTTGTAACGACTTGAGTAGATGGCCAGATCCAGAGCTGCTCTCAATTGAGCATCTGGGTCAACCCCCGGGTCGGCCACATCCAACAAGCTGGACCCTAAGAATTGACGGGCCTCAGCCAAGATGGTTGTCCAATCAGACTCTCCCAAGTCTCTTTGGTGCGGCTGCATCCAACCTGGATAGTCTGGTGCCCCATAGGCGTACGGGTCGACACCATGATAGACACTCGTTTTGCTGGTAGATCCCATCACATGGGTTCTAGAATAAGTAAAAACACTAGCCTGTTTGACAGCTTCGTGACTGGCATCCTCATGTTGATTCTGGGAAAAAGCATCGTCCCAAATATCTGAGGCCTTATCGGGGCCCTCTTCTGGAGAACCTGTGACTGGTTTTTCTGGCTCTGGTGGGGCTTCCTCAACGAATCCTCCTGGAGGTTTACCTTGAGGATTCTTCATGTAGGCCTGCAGGGCCTCTTCATGCTTGGTCTTACGATTAGCCCAAGCACTGTATTGAGAAGACCAGCGCTTATGGAGTGCCTTGTACTCCTTGTGCTCCAATGGCCCTAATAGTTGCTGAACTTTGGTAGCTTTCTCGGGGTCCAAAGTCCTCAATCTATTCATGAGGCGGGTTCGAAACAGCTTCTGGGAAGGATTGATCGAATGATCATCCCCATAAAGGGCGTTGCGTTTCTGAAAGTATTG